GGCTGCACCGACGAGGATGGGGCGCGGCGAGTCCTTCAGCAGAACGGTTACAAAGACATCACCATCACCGGCTATCGCTGGGGCATGGGCGGCGAAAAGGACACCTATGTGACGGGTTTCGAGGCAACATCTCCGAGCGGCGCAAGAGTTTCGGGGGCTGTTTGCAGCGGACTGTTCAAGGGGTCAACGATTCGCTTTGACTAAACGGCGGCGGTTCCTTCGGGCAGACGCTTGCTTCGGCAGGCGTCTGTTCGTTTAAGGGGCTAGACTTTCTGGCAAGAAATAAGAAGTATGAGCAAGCCCATCTCCCCCGAAGGTCAGAAAGTCAACGCCTTTGTTAACGAAGGCGCAGAAACCATCGCCTACCTCTACGACCGTTGGCAAGATGAAAAGGAGTATGAGAACATCAACGACTACTCCAAGCCTCTTGAAGCTCTGGCGACCAAGCATGGCCTCAAGATTGAGCAGATGCACAAGAGGCCCTTTGGCTGCACCGTTTCCATCAACAACCGAAAGTTCAAGGTCGATGCCAACGCTCGTTCGATTGGTTGGAAGTCTGTTGGCTAGACTTTCGCGCAAGAAAGCAAAACCATGCCACTGAATGACACTGAACGCAAGGTCTTTAGCGACCTTCTCGACCGATTCTCCGACATGCTTGGTAATGCTGGCTGCAACGACCTGGACCTTCCAAAGACCGAAGAAGGTCAAGCCCTTGCCAACGAGGTTGAGGTTTATCTCACCAATGACAGCAAGGATGAACCCAGAAATCCTGCGCCGCTCTGCTGCATGGACTGGGCCGTTCTGAGCGTTCTCCGCAAAAAGGTTGGACTTGATAAGCAATGAACCAACTCTGGGAAATCCTTGTCCCTACCGTTCGTCGCTCTGACGGCAAGCCCATCAGAACTCGCTACCACCGCGTTTGGGATGAGAAGGTCCGAGCCATTGCTGGCGGACTGACGATCCTTCAACCATCAAAGGGTCAATGGATCTCCCCAAAAGGCGACTTGTTCAACGAGCGCATGATTCCTGTTCGTATCGCTTGTACGGAGGAGCAAATCCACGCCATCAGCGATATGACCGCCAAGTATTATGACCAACTGGCTGTTATGTTCTACCGAGTCTCTGACTTGATTGTGGTCAAAGAATACTAGGGCTAGACTTTCTGGAAAGAAGTAAAAGCCATGCCATGCAACTGCGACCACATGAACGCCAACAATCTCGAAATCGAACTCAGCCGAGTTCTCATGTTGACGGAGGAACTCGACACCGGGCTTCTCGTTGACAGTCGCTCAAGTGATTGGAGCGGCTACAAGAGCGGTGTTTACAACGGCGGCGACCTTAAGAAGAGGGCCGACGAAGCAACTGCCAACCTTTGCAGCCGTCTGCAAAAGACCGATGTTTCCAAGTGTTCTCCCGAAATGCAGATTTGGTGGCGCGACCACCAGGCTGCGGATCGAGCAAGAGAAGCGGCAGAAAAGGCGGAGGCAGAGCAGCAAGCCATTCGAGCAGCGGCTCTCGCAAAACTGAGTTCTGCTGAACGTTCTGCTTTGGGACTGAAGTAGGCCAAGGCACTCCCGTTGGTCGCAGAACAAGGCTAGACTTTCCTGAACAAAGGAAGGGACATGGCAAGCGGAACTGGCATCAGAATCCTCCCCGAGCATACGCATATGTTCAACGACATTTGCAATGCTCTCGAAGCAGCCGGCATCGAACACAGTCCTTGGAACGCTGAGGCAATGCTCGATCCGAACTACAACGGTCCCATTGACCTTGACTGCGATAACAGTCACCGTTGGGAGGATTTCGTTCGGATTGTCAAGTCTTTCACTGCGCCGCAAATCGTTGCCGAAGGAGCCGATTAATGCCTTGTATGTGCGGAGACACTCATTGTCGTTCATGCGGACCCGCCCAAGGTAACAATCGTTGCGAAGCCTGCGGCAAGTGGGATGACGACGGAGGTTGCGAAGATCCCGAAGCCTGCAAGAAGCGGCTCAAGGAGATTCAAGACTTCGAGATCGACAATGAGAACCGTTGGGCTAGAGGCTAGACTTTCACTGCGCAAAGGAATGTCATGGAACTGACTCTCGAAAAGAAGCATGAAATCGAAACCAAGGCCAAGCAGATGATGGAGTGCCTCAAGGCAATCTTCTTGTTGGCTGGTATCGAAATCAAGAGAACCCATCAACTCCCCAACGGCTATTGCGGCGACCTTTGCTGTCCCAATAAGCCTTGGATGCTTGCCGAAACCAAGTACGGAAACATCAAGATTGGTTGGCGCAAGCGCGTTCTCAGCATCGAATGGACCAACGACGTTGTTAACGTCCACGGCAAGACCGTTCTGGCGAAGGGCGACGAAGGCGTTACGAACTGGGACACTGGCGTTCATGCTTGGGGCTACGCCAAGGCCATCGAGCAACTTGCGACCTTTGTTCAACTCGCCGACCGTTTCATCTTCAACAAAGAGGCGGATGCTCGACTCACTGCGCCCGAACTTGAGGAATATCAGCGGCTCATGGAAGCCCACAAGAGCAGCAACGACCGCTTCCCTCCTCGACTGCAAGAACTCAATGACAAGAGGATTGGTAGGCTTTCTTACTGAAACGGCGGCTAGACTTTCCTGAAAGAAAACAAAACCATCAGTCAAAGCGTTTGACTGAAAGAATCGCAACCGCAACGGAGCAAAGTCATGGACAAGGTTATCGGGGCGATTTTCGCCTCCATTTTCGTCTTCTTCGGCGTTTTCATCCTCGGCATCTTCTTCTCCCTCATCGCAGCCATCCCCCTCTACTTCCTCTGGAACTACCTCGCGCCGACCTACTTCTCGTTCCTTCCGCCGGTCTGGCTCGCCCTTCCCTTCTGGCATGTTTTCCTTCTCATGTGGTGTCTCAGTCTCGTTCGCAACATCATCATGCCGAGCGCAACTGCCACCGCGAAGGCATCCGCCGACTAAGACGGCAACAAGACCAACGACGCAGCCTCTACGGAGGCTGTTGTCATTTAACAAGGCTACTCTCTTTGTTCGCAGAACAAGGCTAGACTTTCCTGCGCGAAATAAGAAGCATGTCCAAGAACCTTCCATATCGTTCTGTCGGAGGAGTCGGTCACTGCCTCATTCTCGCCCAAATCCTCGGCGAAGACCCAACGACGGGCGAAGAAATCCCTTCGTTCTTCGCTGCATACATGCTCAAGGACGGTAAGCCCGCTTGCTGTCTCGCAGAGGCCACTGACATTCAGCGAGTCAGCGGCAACCGCAATGCCTACCAAGACCTTGTGGGTTACTGCCAAGGCTTCAGCAAGGCAGCGGTAATGTGGCGGGGCGTCAGTCCCAACGACTGGCCCTACCCTGGCACCATCGACCCCAAGAGCGTTTGGGATCTGAAGCACGCCGACCCTGAGATGAAGCGGCTTCGCTCTTGGCCCAACCGTCCTGAAGAAGCAAACGAGCCTTTTCTTCTGACGCCAACCAAGAGTCAGGGCTAGACTTTTTGGGGATAGACTTTCGGGGTCATTTCAATAGGCATGACAAACTCGAATAACACCCCGTTCCAGCCAATGCAGCAAGGTTCCCATAACTCGTTCCAAGTCACTCACAGCGGTCAAACCAAGACCGTGACTGGGGCGAACAACGCAGCCGACGCAGCAAGGCAGGCGTTCGGAAGCAACGGCAACAAGGCAACCGTTCAGCAGACAGCCACGAAGAAGTGGTAATGAAACTTGGGCAGCAGGGCGTAGAGGGCCGTTGGTCCTCCGCTCTGCTTTAAGGAGACTAGACTTCTAAGTAAGAAGTCATAAGCATGAGCAACCGAGACCGTTTCGTTCTCTGCGTCCTCGCCTTTCTCGCCCTTTGTTGAAAAGGAAAAGCCCATGAGCCGAGCAAGCAAAGAAGCCAAGAGAGCAGCAGAAGCCGCACAGCGGCCCAAGAACCCCACCGTTCACTCAAAGGTTCCCATTTGGCTCCGAGGAACCCTTGAGGTTCAGAACGCCGAGAAGCCCAATCGGATTGTTTCTCGCCCCTCATTCAAGCATCCTCTGACTCTGAAAGTCGGCTAGACTTTCGCGCCGAAAACAAAAGGCATGGAATGGTAAAAGCAACAGGATAGACCGGGCGACTGGTCAGTGTATGGTTGCGAGCCTTAGTTACCCCGAGCGGACGGAACTCTGCTATTCGGAACCCGAAAGAGAATCGGGAGGTACGAATCAACGGGCGGCCCTAAACAAGCCGCCCTTATGTTTGCGCTAGCATATAATCGTTATGAGTGACCTTTTCCGTCGCAGGGTAAACGAGACCCAGATCTGGGTCAAAGACCCGGCAAACCCGGAAAGATCGGGGAAGCAGCACCCAGACCAAAGACCCCCAAACAGAAGCCGATACAAATAGATTTGTCCAACGACCCAAAAGAGCATGGATCAGATGGCGGTCAAAGCGGTCATTTGACCGTCAAGACCCCCAAAGACGATCACCTCCGAGGTGCAAAAAGGCCCAAAAACAAGGGCGATCTTGAAAGATCATAAAGACCCCAAAAGAAGAGGAGCCGCTCCGAGGCAGCCGAGGCGGAGGCAGGCGCAGCAAGGACCACTGAACTGCACACAAAAGGCACACAAGAGGCACTGAACTCACACTGTTTGCACTGTGCAAGACCCCAAAAGACGAGGCGGAGTCAAGACCGCTGAACTTCGATGTGGAAAAAAACGGCGGCTAGACTTTCAGAGCCGAAATAGGCGATGTCGAAAAGAATCAGATGCCCAACGCAACCCTTGAACAAGCAACCGAAACCAAGGTTGACCATCTTCCTCCCCATGTTGTTCTCCTTTGGAACTCCGACGTTCATACGCCCGACTTCGTTGCTAACCTTCTCATGGAGGTTTGCAAGATGAGCGAAAAGGATGCAGTCAAAACAACCATCGAGGTCCACGAAAAAGGTAAGGCGGTTGTTTGGAGAGGGCATCTTGAACTCTGCGAACTCAAGGTTGAGCAGATTCAGACCAAGAGGGATAACGTCGCCATTGAAGCAGGCGCACCAAACGTCCCCCTTGAAGCGACCATTGCGGCTGGCTGAAACAGGGCTAGACTTCCGAAAGCCAACTGCGGCTTTCGTTTTTGCATCGAACAATCTCACCTATAATGATTGCAGCATAATCGTTATGAGTGAACTTCCTGATTCGGCGCAAGGGTTAGACTTTCAACGGAATTTCCAGTAGCATCGAAAGCAACCCCAACCAATGAACTTTGGGGCTAGACTTTCAAGGAACTTTCAGTAGACAGAAAGGAACTCTGCCCAATGAAACTCATCTCTCGCAACCAACTCCGAACCCTTCTGCTTGGCGTTACCGCCAATACCATCATCAGCATGGTGGTTGTTACCGAACCCGATACGAGGGCGAACGGAACCAACGGCCTTCCCAACCCCTTCAAGGCGGGCCGTACCATGAAGGATGGTTTGACCATCGGCAAGGTCACAAAGGTCAACGGAACCATCGCGGGCCGTTACGAGCGCGTTGTCGAGAACCGACTCGCAAAGGCGATTGAGGCGGAACGGGCGGCGGCGAACCTTGCCCCCCTCTCAGCCGAGGAACTTGAGGCGGAAATTCAAGACCGCTTCCGCAAGGGCGAATCATGGCATCGGCCTATCATGGCCGAGGATGGTCCGACTTGCCTCAGCGTCAACAAGAAGGACAAGGGCGACGACGGCGCGGCCTATCTCCGCTTCATCTTCAAGGCGGTTGGAACGCCCGAGTATCTCCGACTCGCGGACGGAACGACCGAGCCGACCGAAAACGTCGAGCCGTACCTTGCCCCTCGCTCCGACTACTCCAATCAGGGGCTTGGGGATGATGCGGTTCGGTTCGTTGTCTACGGTATTGAGAACATCGTCGAAATCGCCATCGGCGGCGAACGGTATCGGATTACCGACAACTTTACCGAGCGTCCGATGGAAATGAGGGAGCGAATTTGGGACATTGCCGAAGCGTACCTCATCGGCGAGCGCAGCATGATGAAGGTCTGAAAGCCGAGGGCTAGACTTTCCAAACGAACATTGGGCAAGCCAACGGTAAGGGACGAATCCCTTGCCGTTTGGCTTTTAACTAACCGAAATCGTTATGAGTGCAAGGAAATAACAAGCGACCATAATCGTTATGAGTGCAACGCAATCGGCTAGACTTTCATCAGCAAATCCTTAAGCATGGTCAACCCCAACCTTCCATTGTTTCAGCATCCGCAAGAGGTTTGGGATGCAGCGAAATGCGCCAAGGTTGCCAAAGCCAATCCTAAGAACGCCTTTGGGGATGGTTACGGCAAGGGTTACATGGGGTCATCAGCGTCCATTCCCTCAGCCTATGGGTCAACCCGTTACAACGGCGGATGCGTTCGTAATGACGAATGGTGGCAAGGCGAGTACCGCCCCTTCCCTCAGATTGCCGAGGGTTACGAAATCATCCACATCTCAACGAGAGGTTGGTTTTTGCGCAAGAAGGGCGAAACCAAGCCAGACGCATACACCAGCATCGTCGGCTAGACTTTCGCGCCAGAAATAAAGGTCATGCCCAACTCAACCCCTCAAAGCATCCGAGACAGATTGGAGTATCTTCGCAAGGAACTCCGAGCCGAACGTATCTCTTACGGAGAACTTTCGGAACTCCAATCCCTCGCAAAGCACATCGACGCAAGCGATACCGAACTCCTCGAAGCGGCGGGCGTGCCAGAAGGGGAGAAGGCGTGAGTAAGAACTTCAACTCCAACCCCTCGAATTGGTTTGACAACTTTGTGAAGGCGTACATCGTTTGCGCCCTTTGGTCAAGTACCAACGAAGGCGATCAAGCCACCTCAGAGAACTTGGACGGTCAGTACGACGGCGATGATATCGAGCCGGCGACTTACTTTGATATGGTTGCCGACTGCGCTCAGTTTGCAACCATGATGCTCGAAGAACTTACCACCGAGGAACTCGAAGAAGCGGATGCCGCTCAGTACGGCCACGACTTTTGGCTCACTCGCAACGGTCATGGGGCTGGCTTTTGGGACAGAAGGGAACTCGAAGCCAACGAACTCGGCGAACGCCTTACCAAACTCAGCAAGGAATTTCCCGAGTACGACCTCGTTGGGGACGGCGAAAGAGTCAGCAAACTGTAGGCTAGACTTTCCAACCCTTGTTAAGAAGCATGGGACTTGGAAAGAAGAAACCGAACGGCAAGTACGAACCCATCAGCCGCTACGAAGGCTCATGGGCGCATGAGATGGAGCAACGGAGGAACGGAACTTGGAAGGGGCCACCCCTTGTCAAGCCCCAACCCTACGACGCTCATTGGGTTACGCTCGGACCTTGCGACAGCAAGGGAAACAGAATCTAAGGGCTAGACTTTCGGGTCAAAGCCTTACAATGGGAAAAGCCAGGCGACCTGCCTCTCGGACACGTTCCGAGGGGAGCATTGCAGGGAGCAGCGGATAGGGAACTCAATGCCCCTAAGCCGCTCTGGCTACTTAAACATCGTAATCATTATGAGTGAACGTCCTTCCAGCCCAATGCCCCAAAGACTAGACTTTCGCTCAATAAACAAAAGCAATGACAACGGACTGCCCCAATCCGAATAACATGAGCATCCGTCGCATGATGCACCTGCCAAGCATCGTCCACGTTTACGCTCTGCTTCATCATCCCAAACGACCGACTCCTCGAACCATCAAGCGCATTTGGATCGCTTTTGAGCGAATGAAGAAGCGGCCAATTGAGGCGGCCAAGATGGAAGCGTTCACCTCTCTCGCCGACCGTAACTGGCTTGGCATGGGATTCGTTGTCTCGCCTGAACTCGCAGCAGCGGCAAGACATAAGATGCCCAACTAATAAGGGCTAGACTTTCTCGCAGGAAGTAAAAGCCATGCCCAACCCTCCCAAACAACTTTCCGACGATGAACTCGCTCTGTCAATGTTCGTTTTCATCGAGCAATACGGCGAGCGCATGCTTAAGGCGACTGCCAAAGCCTGCCAAATGGTTTCGGACAAGTCAGCAAAGGAACTTGACGGCACCAGTCAAGCCATTTGGAATCAGACCGCTCGAATCATCGGCAATGCAGCCTACGCTCTCGAAGCCGATGTCACAATCAAGGGTGGTTGCCCAGGTTGCGGAGGAGTCTGCGGTTGTTGGTGCGATGATGAACGCATGAAGGGAAGTATTCGCATCAAGGGCTAGACTTCCAGAACGGAAGATAGAGTCATGCCCAGCAACGACAAATGCGGATTCTGCAAAGGGGAAGAAATCCCCACCGTTGTTGCTTGCGATACTTGCATCGCAAGAAGAATCGTCGGCATTTGTTACGACTGCCATCAGCCCTTTGAGAAACTCGAACGAACAAGCAGCGCAGAGATTCGCTGCATCAGTTGTCAAGTTGAGTACCGAGCAGCCCAAGCAACACAACGTCACAACTTTCAGCGGTACAAGGCGCAACTCGAAGCAAATCAGTAATGCAACACTGCGCCACCACTGCGCAAGGGTTAGACTTTCGCGCAAGAAGTAGAACGCATGGAACAACCGCCCATCAAACTTGTTAAGAAAGACTGCGGCAAGCACAGCGGCCTCAAGGGAGGACCATGCAGCAAGTGCAACAACTCTCGCAACCTTCATCCCTCATCGTTCGCAGCAGCCCTTGAGGGCATCGTGACCCTTTCTAACGGCCTCAAGGTGGAGTTTACTGCAACAGGGAGAATCTAATGAACATCAACATCCCAACGCCAAGCAAACTCGACAAGATTCAGCAAGACCAAGACGAAGCCATGTTCGTCAAGGTGGTCGATTCCCTCATTCAGACTCTCACTCGCCAATACGTTACTGGCAGCACGGTAGATACAACCATTGCCACTTCCCTTGTCAATGAGAGAGTCATCAGAAGGACTGTCAAGGAGTTTGACGAGAGGAATTGGATCGTTCATTTTGGGAACGTACAGAGCGACCAACGAGAGGGCAACTTCTACAACGTCCGCATCCAAGCCAAAGCAGGTCGTTAAATCGAAGGGCTAGACTTTCCCAAAGGAAATAAGAGTCATGCCCAACCCCAACCAACTCCGTCGAATGGACCCCATGCTCATCCTTGCCGCCGAACAATACGGCGGTCTGGACAAGCCAGCCCCCCAACAATTCCTCGCCTACGACGAACTGACAGAACTCGAACGAGTTTTGTTGGAACGGGCGGAAGCGCAAGGACTTCGCTCCCTCGCCATGAACGCTATCATGGACGAACGGAAGAAGAAGAAGGATGCCGAAGAACTCGGCCAGCGCGTCGCCAATATCGAAGGATTCCTCGGCGCAGCGGTTGCCGCCGCTCAGAATCGCAACCCTCAGCCCCAACGCAAGAGGGTAGAGAATACCAACCGCCCGAAGGAACTCGGATGGTAAGAGACAAGGGGGCTAGACTTTCAGCCCCTTGTTAAGAGTCATCAGACAAGTCAACTCCGACAAACCAAGGGAGAACAAACCATGAAACAGAACTAACCCCAACCAAACAAGCGAATCATCCAACGGCAGCTCACAAGGCCCTTTGAGGGCCTTGTTGAGCTTAACTAGCGGTAATCGTTATGAGTGGAACTCTCCGAGCCGCCAACGACTAGACTTTCTGGCAACTTATTATATGTAACAACGAAAGGACTCGACCCATGCGACTCGACCAAATGACGTTCAATCACCTCCGCGATGCCTACGAACTCGCCAAGATGGAAGGCGACGTTGAGGCCATGCTCGCCATCACAACCGAACTCCTCAATCGCAGAGGCGCAAGGCAGGGTTAGACTTTCGCGCAAGAAACAAGAACCATGCCCAATACCCTCCCAACCGTCACGAAACTCCTCAAGGGACACATCTCACCCGAAACCGCATACGTCGTCGATGATTACCCCTTTGGGTTCCGACTTCGCTGCAAGATTCGGTACTGGCTCGAATACAGCCCCAACAAGGGCGTGCGATTCTGGAGCCAGACAACCAACCCCAAGGTGGCAGGCGAAGTTTGGAACAAGCCCAAGGCAAGCACATTCAGCCGCTTTGGTGGTTGCATGTTCCTCGATGAGAACAACCACGTTCAATGGATTGGCCTCAGCGAATACAGCGACGGAGCGTATTGCCGCCTTTGGTCAGACAACTTCCGCGAAGGCGTGCCAGAGGCAGCAATCGAAACCCTCGACAAGTGGGTGAAGGCCAAAGAGGAATACGAAGCACGCAAGGCACAGGCAATCGGCTAGACTTTCGCGCAAATAACAAGCCCCATCGTCAACCCCATTCCATGAAAGGACAGAAGAAGTGACCACGACCAAGCCCAATCCCAAGCACAAGTATTTCAAGGTGGGCAACAAGAAGATGCCTCGCCTCTACTCGCTGCCCGATGCGAAGGAGTGCAAACTCCAAGACCCTCGGCATTGCCAACACGCCGAAGGCATGCGCCTCGCTGGCTACGGAGATCCCGTCGTCTTTCAGAATGACCGCCTCGAAATCCGAGCCATCGCCAACGGCCACCGCCTCGTTTTCTCGCCCAACGCTCAGCAGTTTGTGTCCGCCAAGCAGTTTGACGCAGGACAGCCCGAAGCCGCCGGTACGGTGTTCGACCTCGGCCACCCCATCAGCATCACCCCCATCAAGAAGCAAACCGTCATCAACCGCAAGAAGCGGCGCGATGCTGGCATGAGCAAGGCAAGGGCCGACATCGTTTTCAACCGCAAGCCTGGACAGCACGCAGGCCGTCGCGCTCGCTTTCTCCTCAAGGTGGTCAAGGTCGGCAAGGCAAAGGGCTAACAAAGGCAAGGCTTTCATCGTTGCCGAAAGGCAAGGCTAGACTTTCTCGCCAGAAATAGGCAGCAGAAAGGACCAGCCCAATGTTCAACGAAAAAGCCCTCCGCAACCTCAACCGTCAACGAGCCGCAGCCCAAAAGGGTAGCGGCCTCGATTCCCTCGATGAAGAAGCAGAACGGCAAGGCAACGCTCGCCGTTTCTTCAAGGTCAACGAAGTTACGCCCCAAACCCTCGGGCGCAGAATCGCCAAGCAGAACCGCCAACTCGAAGGCAACTCCAAGACAGCCGAACTTAAGGGAACTCGGCACATCGTCAAGGAAACAGCCGCCATCGCCAGCCGCATTGTTATCCCTCAACTCAGTTTGAGGCAGGGGTAATTCAAGGCTAGACTTTCTCGCAACTTCCAAGAGCCATAAGGGACGAATGCCTCGCCCCTAACAAAGAAAAGGAAACGCCCAATGACGACCAAGACCAAGAAGACCGCCAAGCCCTTCACCCTCACCATCCTCAATAGCAGCATCCACAGCGTCGATTTCGCTATCAACGCCGTCCGCGCCGCCAACCCCAACCTCTCCGATGCCGAAGTCAAGAGCCTCATCGGAACGATCATGACCAAGGGCCGCGCAACCATCGCCAGCGGCACTCGCCAGACCATCCGAATCGCCGCCAAGACCATCCGCGACCTCGGCGGCGACAAGCAGGCGACTGGGATGCTCAGCAGCATCTACGGCATCACCGTCCCCAACGACAGCCCCATCCCCTACGTCATCCGTCGCGGCGGGCGCATCAGCCTCCCGCCCAAGCCCAAAGCGGCAGCGGTCGCCTAAGTCAACCCCAACCCCAAACAACCCCCGTAAGGGGGTTTGTCATTTAACAAGGCTAGACTTTCTAACAACAACTCATAAGCATGAGCGACTTTGAAAGAGATGCGAACGCCATCCAACGCTGGGCAGCCGAACAAGAGCGCAAACAGCGGAGGAACGAACGGCGGAGAGAACGCAACAAGCAGCGGCAGCCCAAGAACTCTCAGCGGTAGGCTAGACTTCCTGACCCTTCGTAATGAACATGAACTACTCCATCATCGAAGTCGAAAAAACGAACGGCAACAAAGTTGATGGAACTTGGCAGGGCAACTTTGGCCCCAGCGGTCCAGAACCAAAAACCATTGCCGAAGCAACCGAAATCGCAAAGCAATGGGAAGCCTACAATCGTCATATTAAGGAGTATGCGGTTGTCGCCTCAGTCAAGGCTCCGACCGACAAGGAGGGCCATCCTCCCCTTCCCTACGGCAAAGTCTTTACCGACCTCGTTCGGCTGGACAAGCCGAGAAAGAAGAAAGCCTACAAGCCTGTCAGTTTCAAGGCAAAACTTCGTTGCGTCTTTACTGACCCTCCCAAGACCGCTGGCGATTACAGCATCGCCATCCTCGACGAAAACAACAAGCCGAAATACTTTACAAACTCCATTCGTCACAATGGAAAGGCTTGGCAGATGACGGAAAATAACTACGTCACCGAAAGCAGCCGAGCGTATTGGGTTGAGGGCTAGACTTCCTCAAAGGAAACAAGGAACATGGCAGCAACCAAAACAGTCAAGGCAACCAAGTCCCGCTCAAGCAAGCAGACTCGTCTTAACATCGACGTTTCCCTCGAAGTCGATGATGTTGTCCGAGTCGCCGGTTGGAAGAAGGCCAACCATATGCTCAACCGAGTCCTCGCCTTCGCCTCCAACAACAAGGGACGCATCAGCCTCAAGGTAACAAAGCCCAAGAAGGGCTAACGGCGCACGGTACGGGTAAAGGGTTGAGCCAACCTAACCTAGCCCGCAAGGGTATGGGTTCCGTACCAAGTTAAGGAGGCTAGACTTTCTGCGCAAAGGTTGTAGGTATGAACAAGCCCATGACCATCCAACAGCAGATTGATAAGACAGAGGACGACTACTCGCAATGGCGCAGAGACGTTGCCGCTGGCGGATACGCAGGCTGCAAGGATGACCCATCCATCCATGCCAAGTTCAAGGCAAAGCTTAAGGAACTGAGGAGCAGCTTAAGAAGGGCTAGACTTTCTTAGGAGGGGTGGGGGCCTGGCGCAGTGGAAGAATGGGAGTTGTTATTTCCCACTCATAATGATAAAAGGAGTACCCCGTACCCCATAGGGGGGGTCTTCAGGAAAAGTAAGATATCTATATTCGCCAGTGGTAGCCTAAAGTATACACAGCTACGGCCTTTTTCCTATTAGTGTGAAGATTGAAACGTAGAATAGTAAAACACACGATAACTAGCTATATGCCATACAAAGATAAACAAAAACAAAGAGAATACAAGAAAAAATGGCGGTCTCAGAATAAAGAAAGATATCGCTTAGAACAATATCTTGGTTCTATTAGAAGAGAAATCAAAAAGATATCCCTCGAAGGGATGAGCGAAGAAAATCAGCAACGATATGATCTTCTATTAAAGAATCTTGAAAAGGCTCAAAAAGAACAAAGTGAGTTAGTAGAATTAGAAAATCAGAAAATCAATCTACAAAACGAAGCAAAACGGAAATTAGAGCAAGAAATAATAAGAAAAGAAATAGAAAATCTTAGAGATAAACAAGAATCTATTTTTCTAGAACAACATGAGAGTCGGCTAAAAGAAAAAGAAAGACTCTTATCGGAAATCAAAGAACTTGAGAAACAAACATTTTTGAAGACGCAATACAAGTACACTAATGCTCAGCACTATTATTTCAAAAAGAGGCAAAATAAGTTAAAAAGTTCAGTTCCTACAATAGAACAAGTATGCAAAAACAAAAAACTAGATATTCGAAAAAACCTAACTCGAAGAAAATATAAAGCAATGGAATATATTTGGGAATACAAACTTAACCATCCTTGTAAAGACTGCGGAGAAAGTCATCCGGCTGTTTTATGTTTTCACCATCGAGATCCCAAAGAGAAAACAAGTGAAATAGGAAGATTAGTGGCAAAAGGCAAAAGCATAAAATCTATACAACAAGAAATTAATAAATGTGACGTTCTCTGTCATAACTGTCATACGATGCTTCATTGGAAAGAAAGATTTGATACAGAATCTTCTAAAGATGTGTATGACATTTTTAGTTAGCAGAAAACTTTTTTCGCTAATAGGGAATAAACCCAAAGGGTATACGTCACTTTAATTTTCGCCAATAGGGGATACCTTGGCACTCTATGCCGTCACTTAAAATTTGCGCACAGAGGGATACCTTAGCGGATGTATGAATGAAATAGTGCGGTCTATACAATAGGAATGTAAATGAAAAGTCTAAAAACTCAAAGTTATTTGAACAAATCAGCGGCTGATATTCAGGGCAAAAGCACTGATCCATATGCCAAATATGAAATGCCAGACAGAAGAGTGAATATTGCTTTATTAGAAGACGATGTGGCTAAAAAGTATGGAGTAGTTGGTCACCCAAAACTTCGTAATCTTCAATCCGTAGTTCGTCATTTTTGGGACACTCAATACGATAGCATGAATCCAAGAGGATATGAACAGGTATTTGCTCGCATATTGCCTCTCATAAAATAGTTAGTGAATATATGAAAATACGACAAAGCATCCGCTGGTAACAGTTTTGGAGGCTTTGTAAACATTTTGGGGACAAAAGGGGTGGCAGTATATGAAAAAAATTGCTGCAATCTTGTGCATTATGTTGACCTGCATAGCGGGTTGCGTATCTGCCCCTACCGATAGGTTTGTTGATTCTCTCAAAGCTTCTGATGGTTATTTGCATATACGAACAAGGATTGCCATAGCAGAAAAGGATGGCTGTCAAGTTCGCAGCATGGAAGAGATTCAAAAAGAGTTGAAAGCGTGCGAAGACTTGTTTAGTGACGTAAAGATCAAGTTTGACATCACCATTGTGGAGTGCGTAGAAGACAATAAGGACTTCAGTTATTACCGAGATGATGCAGAAAGGTATTACAACACTTTGAGCATCTACTATGTTTACATAGCGCCTGAGATGCATAAGGGTCTGGAACGCAACATTTGTGGTTTAGCGAGTATGGCATCTCAGGGAGAGAATGTAATTCTTATTGCTAGGCAGCACTCAAACAAATGGGTGTTGGCTCATGAGATGGGGCATTGGGGTGGAGGTTTAGAGCATGTCTTTGATCCTGACGATGGGGTTGAAGACACTCCTAAGCCCACATACGAAGATGTTGCTGATTCATCTATGAATGAAAACATCATGAACTATGCTAACGGATTTGATAGAAAAGCAATCACTCCGGGTCAGCTAGAAAAGTTCAAGGCAAACTTCTTTGCTTATCGTTGGCCGTACTTGGTCAAGTAATCATCCGATATTACGAGGATGAACGAATCAATTTTCACGCACAAAGAGAACATGGCTTTTTGCTATTCAGGCAGCAAGAGATGGCTCATTCCTTATCTCGAAGACCTTCCATCTCATAAAAGGCTTTGCGAGCTTTATTGCGGCTCAGCTAGCATGATATTCAATACGACTACTGAGGGATACGGAATTGACCGCAATCCTTTAGTTATATCCATCTATTACTATCTCCATAGAAGCAAACCTGAAGATATAGTCAACCTTGAGAAATTTAGGCTCAGAAGCCTTGAAAAAGGCATTACAGACATACGCAAGCTTGATATGTTAGAGATTGGGTTAGAACCTTGGACTGAGTTGTGTGCAGGAGCTTTGAACTACATTCGTGTGAACTGTTGTGGTTTGATAGCTGGCGACTTTCAAAGTTACAAGATGTATGGGAAGAAGTTTTTGCCGGTAGATAGGACGATAGCGTGTCTTCCAAAGCTACAAAGCTCAAGATTTGAACTAGGCGAAGCTACGGATTATGTTGAGCAGGATGGGGATTTGGTGTTTTTAGATCCGCCGTACTTGGATTTGAAGAAGAAAGAAATTTCGCACATGCTCTACAAAGACAAATCTTACAATCCGCAAACAACTGTTGACCTAATAGGAAGAATCAAAGCTCCGATCATCTTTTGCTATGGTTCTACAGCAAAAGAAGTTTTCCCGATGTATGACTGGAAGTTTGTCAAGTCCAAGAAGGTTGGTAATGTCAAGAAAGAGAATACAGAACGTAGCGAATACATTGCTTTCATCAACTGCAACAGTTGTTTGAAACGTGACATTTTTGACAGCTAAGAGACTTTTGACAATGAAGAAGATTTACAGCAACTCTTACATTACGGCTATGGAGCTTCAGAAGGAAGCGGACAGGTTTACATTACCTCCTGGTCGCAGCCCTGAAGAAAGACCGCTTATCAAGAGCAACGACTCTGTAAGATTGTTTCACGGTTTTCGTGATTTAGAGGATGCGATATCTGCATGTCGTCATGGCTTATCTGGTAAAGCAAGGGTTGGGCGAGTATACTCTTACGAAGCCGACAACAATCCTCAAGGCTTATTTGTAGCAACCAATCCTAAGACTGCTTCGGAGTTTGGAGCTTGGATAATTGAGTTTCATGCGTACATGAACGAGCTTGAGGCTCCCGTATGGCCTAGCGGCTCATATACCGTTCAAGGACAAATGGCTGAATACTTTGGCAACAGTAAGGCCAAAAGAGAAGAAGAGAGAATGAAGGCAAGGCAACGAGCGGTTGATCGTAACATTCCGCCTATCTCTCAAAGCGAAAGACCAGAGCTTGCGAATACTCTATTAGGATTTGGCGAAAGCCAAGCCTTGTTTGTTGGTCACTTGAATCCTAACCGTATTACAAGAGTATGGTTACGAGACAATCGTAACGGTCAACTTACAAATGTATCAAGACAGCAGTTCTTGGCGAGCAATAAGGATTACGAGTTTAAGGGCAGCGCCAATAGAGAGTCTCATCATGCAACGAGAAGAGTATTTAGGGTTGATGAAGACTTTGATCCCAACAAGTTTGTTCAACACTTTGTTGATAGGTATGGCGGCAGATGGACTTTTGAAGAAGCAAAGAAAGCTTTGGTGAGAGGCTTTGGCAACAAGAGCGTTCAAATTATGAAGAACGAACTATATAGGTATGTATGGCCTAAGCAGTTGCCAGCAGCCTTGAGATGGCTTGGACAAGAGTACAAAAAACGCAATGTGGTATAAATTCGCGCAAAGTAGAAGAACGGGGTTTAAGGTTGTTGGCTTTGCCAACGGCGTTGCTTATTCTTTGGCTAATCACAAGATACAGTATAGCTTAGAAGTTGGCAGCACTACTGGCGATACCTTTCTAGGAACAACCGAACAGTTCGCAACCGATTACTACAGCGGAATGACAGATGATCAAGAGCTTTTGCTTACCTATTCATATGATGAATCTGATATAGTATCAGGAGGCGACAGTGTGAATGGTGGAGAAGTAAGAGTAAGTAGAGCAAGATTAGAAGGGTATAGGCCTCTTTAGTAATAGTTAATGCAGAGCAGGGAGGTTGTGTAATGAAGAGTATATTTAGCAAATCTTACAAGGCGGCTATGCATGAGTCGCAGTGGGACTACAAGGGACATCAGTGCAGGATAGAGCTTGACTACGAGCGAAACCCTGATGGTTCTGTAGACGTTGTAAAGGCTTACCATTATGTTAGAATACCTAATGGACAAGAGCAACTTGCTGACATAAGCCCATATGACACAAATCCCAAAACTGTTAACATGTGGATTGATGCGGGATATCCTGACAGGCAAGGCTCTGGTCCTCTCAGTAGAGAACAGCTTCAGCAGATGATTGCTAATCGCTCAGGAGAGCAGCCCAACAATGTGGTATAAGCTACTTAAAGCATCTGAAGATCCCTGGTGGAGGCATGGTTATCTTGCTCAAGGTCATAGTTGGACTAGCGCCGACCCTGATCCTCATGACGATAGGAATGCCAAGCTACCTCCTCCGAATCCGAACGATGCTATTTGGATTTTTAGGAATGGTCAGATAGAGTCAGAGACTGCTGGCGAGTGGTATAAGAAGGGCAACAGGGGTTATTCGTTTGTTCATGATGAGATTTTTGGAGCGGAGTTTGGTGGCAGGCTCAATGCCATCAAAGGAAGGTATGATGCGAAGAATCGCATTATATCTGTAGTTAAGAGTCCGGCTTTAGATAGAGCGCAGTCTCTTGTGCATAGGCTTTTGTATAACAAGTTTCCTGGCGGTAGGATAGTGGAGTTCTGATGAAAGTTATCTTTTCACAATCATATGAAGACAAGCTAGGAGCCGAGTATGGCCTAACAAAGGCTGCTGGCTTTGGCACTGGTCATTGGCAGACAAAGGGCTTTAGGGATTTGCTTAGAAAATTGCCGCCTCAGATACAGAAGCTTGCAAACGAAAAGTATCAAATGTTGCTATCCAATCCTCAACAAGTTGGCATCAAGCCAATGGTTGAAAACGGCTTCAAGATACCTATATGGTCTGCTCAGGTAGGCGGCGGTCATAGAGCTTTAGCTTTGAAGTATCAGTCTTACTATGTATGGTATTGGATAGGTACTCACGAAGAGTACAACAGAGTTAAGGGAATGCCAGCAAGCAAAGAGGCTGTTGATGTTGTTAATGGCATTGCTCGTAAGTTGAACCCTGGCAAACCTAAGTAATTATCTACGATTAGCATTAAGCCAGCTTGCGCCGGGAGCGTAGGTTGTTTGGTCAACTTCATCAGTAGATGTATCAACTCTAGCAATATGAACTAGGTTATTTCTTCTTGGATAGAAGTCTCTTATCATTGGAAGCAGCGGGACTGTTTCAAAGATTGTTGTGATTGAGGGCTTGAACCATATTCTATAGTAGTATGGGGCATACATATAGCTACCGCCCGTAATAGGATACATTTCTTTATCAAAGGGGCATACCCAAGGACTAAGCTTTTGGCCTGGTACTGGCAATGGAGCATCTAGGTATGGTTCAAGTTTATCAGGAAGGTTGATACCTGAAACAACAGATTGGTTGCCATATGCATCTGGATAGTCTCTATGAGTGTTAACATACATAGCAATGCCTGTTGCGATTTGCTTTAGGCCTGTAGTGCATACAATACTCTTAGCTGTGTCTCTTGCTTTAGCAAGGGATGGTATGAGTATAGAAAGCAACAAAGCAATGATAGCTATAACAACAAGAAGCTCGATCAGTGTGAATGCTTTTCTCATACTCTGTAATTGCAAGAGCAGAGCTAGCTTACCTTTCTTGACTTAGAAATAAAAAGTCGCGCAAGAGTTACAAAGCTTCATTGGGGTTTTGCGGCGTTGCTTCTTGCTGCGGCACAATCGGCTCTGTAGGCTGTTTTGGCCTACGAACAACAGGAAACTTTGTACCAACGCCACGAAGTTGTTTATTCCAATCTTTCATTTCAGGCGAGCTATCTGAGAGATTGGAGTAATAGGACATAACTTCTTTGAGATGAGAAACGCTTTCGCTTGTTTCTTCTGTTATGTATTCGAGCATATCGCCATTCTGGTGGCATGTATTGATGATGATATTGATATTAGCAAGAGCTTTATCTATAGGTTGCGATTTGAGTTGATGGATGAGGGCATAGGCTTGCTCTACATTTTCTCTTGTTTGTTCTATACCTACGCTTCTCCAATAGCCGAACCATTCTGGGAATAGACCGTAGGATGCAATTTCTTTCGCTACTTCGTAGATATCTTGATGTTGGGCTATTTGCTCCATCATATAGACCCAGTTGTTTTCATAGAACTCAGCAAAGTAATCTGAAAAGTCAAGCTGTTCATAATATTCATCTATTTGTTCTTCTGGACGAGTATCAAGCTCGCCTTGATTTTCTTTGTCTCCTTCGGCCATTTCAGCTTTGACGGCTTTGAACCATTGGGCAAGATATGGCATTTGTCCATTTCGAAGGGGAGCATCAAGGTGTTCAGCTACCGTATCTGGCGGTATAACAATCTTTCTATTCTCTCCAGTCCAAAGCGTGAAGTTATTGAACATTGTTCCAAGGGCATCTGGCGAACCTTCTGCCATTTCGAATTGTTGGTCTATGTGGTTAGTTCCCCATGCAACGGGATTGGTGATAGCGTGTTGAGCTAACCATTTAGAGAAGGCTGGTTCGAGAATATTGATTGTATCTTGTATGACTTGTCTTGCTCTTTGTTCTATTCCGAGAAGAATGTTTTCGTGACGTTTAGGGTGGCCTTTGAACTTATGGATTTGAAGTTGTTGGTATTTATAGGTTAGTTGGTAGAGGGCGGAGAGGCAGGCTTCGAGAGAATCGGTGTGATACTCAACGTTCCATATTTGTCCAAACTTTGCAAGACGGAACCAGTTCATACTTTATCAATTATCGAAAGAACGAGTCTTTTCCTTGTATATCTTACAAAGGAAGATTGCTGTGAAATACGATAATATAGAGTAACCTTTGAGAGAACAAAAGAAATGAGTTGGTACAAGATGACAAAGCATTCGAAGACTGTAACCGCAGAGGTATATTGCCCGAAGTGCGGAGCAACCATGAAGTTGCGTAAGGGTCCGTATGGGGAGTTCTATGGTTGCAGCAACTATCCTGGTTGCAAGGGTCTTGTAAATCTTGTTGACGCTCCTAAGAATCAGGTTCCGAAGGCTCCTATGCCTCGTCCTAATCAGCCTCAAGTTCAGCAGCCGCAAAATCAGCCTCCCAATGCTGTTGTTCAACCTATTGCGCGAAAAACTTGGTTTTTGGCTACAATGTTAGATGGGGGCATTCCGGTGGTTGTATCGAAAAAGGGCAACTATTGGGAGTACATGAAGGAAGACGGAACGGGAGCGGAGATCCCAGCCGCGGAAATAGCGAAGGTCGTAAAAAGTGTCGCGGATGATAGGGGCCAAAAAATTTCTGGCGAAGTCCCGTCTATGCTCTTCAAAAAATTCCGTGAGCTTAACAATCAAGTTGGGGGCGACGAAGGGGCGAAGGCGGAAGAGGCGGTTGCGGAAGATCCCAATAAGGTACAGGGACGAATTCCTGCTGAAAGAATAAGCCCGCAACAAAAAGAAATAGAAGAATCATTCCTCAATACTCCTCAAAGCATAATGATTAACGCTCTTGCTGGTTCAGGTAAGACAACGATGCTTCGTCACTTAGCATCTTTCAAAGACCCAAATCAGAAATGGCTTTACTTGGTCTTCAACAAGAAGAATCAAGTCGAGGCCTCTACGGGTAAGGGTAAGTTTCCTAATGGCGTTGAAGTTAAGACGAGTCACAGCTTTTTGGGACAAGTATTAGGTCGAAGCGCAGAGTTGGGTGCGGTTCAGTTTACAGACTTATGGAATCAGGGTGGGGAAAGAATAGCTATCATGGCAGACGCTATGATGGACGGAGACAATACGTTTCCTAACTCGGTCAAGTACGCAGCAAAGCAAACAATCAAGCAAGTTGCAAGCCTTGCAAAGGCTTTTGCCGTTCATCCTAAGTCTCAAACTGCCGCAACAGACATTGACTCAATCATTACAAAGTACAGCATTGATACGGACCTTACAACAAACAACTCAAAACCGGCGAATAATGCTCAAACGTTCAAGCCTCAGATTATAGACAAGGTTCTAGATCTTCTGTATTATTGTTTGCCCGGAAATTGCAATGTTCCTCAGTGCGAGGGAATGAGAGACCATGATGATACTTTGTGGTATTCTGCAATAAGCCCTGATGTCAAGTTCCCAAAGTATGATGTAGTCTTGGCTGATGAAGTTCAGGACTTCAATACTTGTCAAACAATTATGTTGCAAAAGCTATCTGAGGCTGGCGCAAGAATTGTTGCAGTAGGCGACCCTAATCAGGCTATCTATATGTTTAGAGGCGCTGATGCTCAGGCTTTCAATAAGGTTCAGGGCGTTTTGGGTAATGCTCCAAACGGAAATGTCCCCCATGAGCTTCCTGTCAACTACCGTAGCGGTCGCAACATTATTCAGTATGTCAATCAGAAGACTAAGGTTAAGAACTTGGTTGCTGGTAGGGACTTTGACGGCCAAGTAACGGAAGGCACTAAAGCCGAGGACGCTTTAGGGGGCATTGCTAATGAAAAAGCTCGAACTGGAAGGTTGTCGGCTCAGACTGCATTCCTTGCGCGAACAAATGCTCCATTGGTAAACACAGCATTGTCATTGATGAAGTCGAATGTTGATTTCGTTATCATTGGAAGAGACTTCTCAAAAGAGCTTATTGACCATCTTAAGAAGGTTGTAGGAAGCGGCAGAAACTCTAGAAGGGTTCCTATTCAGCAGCTTGGACAGGTTTTGGACTCTTTCTATACAGAGACTGAGGCAAAATGGCGCAACAAGATCAGCAAAGAAGCTGAGCTTAAGGATATGAAGGCGGTTACGGAGGCTTTGGGTAATATCGTTGGTCACTTGGAGGCTAACGGCTTTACTGATCGTGGTCTGAATATGAGGGTTACTGATAGCGAAACGTTCATCAATTTCATCAAGAGCAAGTTTGCTGGCGTCAACATTGACGATGCGGGCGAAGCTGAGAAGTTGCGTAACAAAGATCCATTGTCATATGTAACTTTGACATCCGCTCACAGATCTAAGGGTTTGGAGTTTGATCGAGTTTACATTCTTGAGCCAAATCTTTTCCCTCACCCTAAGTCCAAAACACCAGATGCTTTGGATCAAGAAGAGAATGCCAAGTATGTTGCATTTACAAGAGCCATGAAACAGCTTCATGTTCTTGCTCCTAGTGAAGACAAGAAAAAGAAGGGTCGAGAGGTTGATGCATCTGCGAAAAAGAAAAAGACAAGGAAGGGTTGGTACATTAAGGCAAAAGGAAAGAAAGCCAAGTGAATTGGTTCGTTCGCATAGCTGATATCAACTATCAAGCGTTGGGGTTTAGCCCAAGCGCTGAAACCTATTTAAGAAACCTAAACGACTGGGACCGTGGAACGGCGGTTGAGCTATCAAAGCTTACAAACGAAAAAGGAGCTTCGAGGCTTGAGTACCATCTCAACAACTACAAGGCATACCTTCATACTGTTCAAGGTAGAATCCCCAATCGTTTTCTGTTCTTCATATATGGGTGGCTTGTTAACGGTCAAATAAGGCTACCAGAAGACCTTGGAAGACTTACGAATGCTCTAACTATCTTTACTCAACAGAACAACAAGTTTGAGCTTAAAAACCTACAGCAATATCCTTCTCTTGGAGATCTTGAAGTTGCTGTTGGAAAGGTTCTTGGCGTCAAGGACGAAGCAAGCAAAAGACAGGTTGCCAAAAACATCAAGATGCAGGGTAGTAGGGAGATTTTTCGAGATAACGAATGGCGAGTTCTTGAGATGACAACTCCTGAAGCTGTTTGTGAGCTTGGTAAGGGAACCAAGTGGTGTACAAACGCAGATGTTGACGGCTACGAAAACGCTCAAATGTATTTAGAGGGCGGTCCTCTTTTGTTGTTTCTGCATAACAATGGCGGCAAGTGGGAAAAGTATGCTCAAGCAACGTCTTCTCTTGATCAGGTCATGGATATTCTTGACAGGCCCATCAAAAAGCCTACTCCATCTTTCATTTCTCTGATTAGAGAGCTTATACAAAGAGGCAGCATCAAAAAGGACGACTTCCTTCAGAACTACGCTTTCAACATTTCTTATGAGGGAGCAGATGTGGATCTTGCGAACTTCTTCATGGAAAAGGTTAAAGAAGAAGACGATGGCAAATTCCCAAGTTATGCTTTTGATGACATGCTAGAATACGCAAAGAAATTTGGCAGACTTAAGGCTGTTGAAGATAAGATCATCTTTAACCAACTTCCTTCTGACGCGAAAAAACTCAAGAACTATGGAGTTACAGATGGTAACAGGATAGCAGAGTACCTAGACGCAGTTAGTCAGCAAGGTCTTCGTTGGAGAGACCCAAATCAAGAAGCCAAAATCATCAATTCATCATATGCTTTTGAATACTGGAAAGACAGATATTCGGACTACAATTATGGACAGGGCAAGCCAGGAGGTGGAGATTTCACTCCTTGGCCCGAGTATGAAGCGGCCATAATGAAGAACCCGAATCGTGCTGAAGAGCTTGTTGGGTATCTTTGGTATTTGAATGGTTCTCAAAGAGCAGAGAAGAGGTTTGAAGACTATCTCTTAGAAACTGGCAAGCAGCACTACTCGCAGGAATACGCTATAGAGTATGCGAAGAATTGTAACCTCAGATGGCCTGAGCTTGAAAAAGCCATTATTGATAGCGGCAAGATCTGGGATATGTATGAATATGCCAAAGAAGTTATCAAGGGAAGATGGCCTGAAGTTGAGAACTACTTACTCAATGACAGATGGGGAGGCTTAAGCGAAGCGTTGTATTACGCAAGAGATGTTGTAAGACAGAGATGGACTGAGCTTGAAAAAAGAATCATGGAACTTAAGAACGGCTGGGCAGCCGGTCAGTATGCTGTTCATATAATGAAAGCAAGATGGCCCGAAATGGAACGCCTCATTCTTTCAAGCAAAGATAGCTCTGTTTCCAATTACTATCAATCAAACTTTGGTTTTCTTGGTGTAAGCACCTCGAAAAGAGGTTGGTACAAAAGAGCGGACTTTCCTGAGTACAATGTATTTCACGGAACTGGCGACCAAAACTCTATACAAGAAAGAGGCTTTGTTTATGACTACATAGGACAAGGCAATGACCAATACGGTCCTGGTTTTTATTTCACAAGCAGACGAGAAACAGCAGGCAATTATGGACAAGGAGGACCGTCTCCTGGAGTTATGCAGGCAAAGGTAAACCTAAAGAAGCCTATTCAAATTTCGTCTGGACATATTGAACAGTCAAGTGCTTTTGATATTTTTCCTTCTCTAACCGCTAATCAAACAAGGGGTCTTCTAAAGTTGGCCGTACAGTTAGAAGGCAAGCAGATTCTAGACAACTTTGGAGATGTTGCAACTGAAGGCGAAAGGGTTGTTTTTGAGAGTATGGCAAGAGTATACATCGGTAAGTCTTCGGCTTTCATTCTGTACGATCTTTTCAATAAGAGTAACTTTGAAAAGGTTCTTAGGTTCATTAGCAAGGCAACAGGATATGACGGTATCGTTGTAAATCACGGAAACAACATAGACCCAAGCAAGAAAAATGAACAATGGGTTGTTGCTTGGTTTCCTGAGCAGATTCAAGTTATTGGAAAAAACAAATGAGTTGGTATGTTTTTGCGCAACTTAATGTCTTTCTTACTCAACAGGGTTACAGCCCTGACTTTATTAGTTACGTTATGACTTTACCAAAGCATGTGCAAAAAGCCATAGGTACTGAGCTTAACAGAACTCCTGGCCTTGACGAATCTTGGCTTCGAAGAAGAATACAAACTCTTCTAACTCAGCCAATTCCTGAAAAACAACCTAAACAAGTGGCGATGCCTGTTCTTGAGGAGAGATTCAAGAAACCTGGGGAAAAGGGTGTCTTTTATGCGAAGATTCCCAAGGAGTTTGTTCCTTGGGTAAACGGCCTACTTAACAATCCAAGATTTTCGTTCATACCAGCAGAAGACGGTCCTAGAATGTTTGCTGCTTTGAAGAACTTTCAGATGCTCAGGAATAGACCTGGCATTCCTTTGGAAAAGGATATCAACAAGTATCCTGATTTGCTTGCGCTTGAGCGAGAGCTTGAAAAGTACGTTGAAAGCGGACCTAAAGCTGGTGTAATAGAAAACGATCCAGCTAGAATGCCAGGCGTCAAAGTTGTTAAGAGCCTTGAAGACGGTTCTATGGTTTATCAAGTCAGTGATCCGAAGTCTGTAGCCAAGCTTGGAGTAGGAACGAAATGGTGTACAAGGGCTGATTATCCTCACTGTCAAGCAGACCGCTATATCAAAGAGTATGGATATCTTTACATCGTGACTAAAGGTGGTAGACCTGTACTACAGATGGACCCTCAACTAAATCAAGTTATGGATATCAATGACGAGCCAACTTCTTTGCCTAGAGGTTTGTTTGATATTCTTGGAGAAAGGTACGCCAAGAAGCTTGGCATTCCTTACAAGATGTTGATGCAGTTTTCTACGGAGGAAAGTGCAAACGATCAGATTCTTCTTTTCAAGGCCATCAAAGAGAATCCTAGAGCAACCGTTTTGGCTTCCGATCAACTTAAAGATGATCCTCAGTTTATGATGGACGCCAATAAGGTTGGAGGAGAAGACGCTCTTCAGTATGCTTCTGAAAGAGTTATGGCTATTGATGGGTTTGAGGACAACGCCAAAAGAATGAGAGGCGAGTTTGATTACGACCTTGGAAGAAGTAATTCTTTAGATGAAGATTTGGAAGAAATCATCTATGGAAACGGGATGTATGGACCAACGCCTTTGGAGAAGTGGGTTTTTGATGACGCTTATGATGCTGTTGAAAACTATGTCAGCAGAAGGTCTAGAGATGGTTCTGGTTATGCAGCAAGAGGTTGTGGAGAGGTTCTTGGTAGAACAGCCGTGTTGTCTGATATTGCGGGCATCAAGGCTGGTGACTTTGATGTACGAAAGATGAAAGCCAAAGCAACTCAGATTGCTAACGGAGACAAAAAGCACTATCCAACGGATTACAAGAAGACTCGACCAGAGTACATGGACACAATGCTTAAGGACTATTTGCCTGGAGCCGAAAAGATCGTAAGACAAAGGCTTGAGAACATGGGAATGCCGTTCGATCCTGTCGCTCAAAGAGAACAGATTAGAATGCAAGCTTTTGAGAACAGACAATCAGAAAGAGTATTTCCGAGCGGAATTAAGAGTATTGATGAATTGCCTCCTGAACTTCAAAGAAAGTACATGAGCAGGGCGATAGATGCGATTTCTCAAATAGGTGTTGCTAGAGAAAAGATACAAAAGAACAATGAGGAGTTTGATTCGAACTTCTATTGGGACGATAGCGATCTTGGTGTTGGACCGGAGCCTGACGAAAGCGACTTTCTTACCACGAAAGAATATCAAGCTGCTTATTCCGAATGGGAAGAAGAGTCTCAAAAGGCAAGAGATTACGCAGAGACCGAAGCAAGAAGAGATTCTTTCCCTTACAACATGGACATGGACGTTGAAGAGCATATAAGAAGAGAAATAACAAAGCAAAACTTCAAGGTGCCTTCTTGGATAGTCAAGTTTTTTGCAAAAACAACTGATTACACTCCAGAGATGCTTCAGGTAGTTAGACATATGGAATACAAAAGAAAAGAAGAGGAAAAGGCTAATAAAATCAAAAAGAAGGTAGTACGTCCTAGGACCAGGGCATCTGGCTGGTATGCCAGGATTAACAAGCCTCAAGATTTTCTACGAGAGGGCTAAAGAGACTATGTTATAGTCTTGTAGAAACAGAGATGTTTTTACACCAAAGTAGAGTGTTGGGAGAAGCGAGAATAGAGATAAACTTCCCGCCGATTTGGTCTTTGGCTGAGTCGGCGGTTTTCTTTTGTGCGAAAGTTTGTCGATTCTAATATCATGAGCAAGAAAGAGAAGGATAGGGACGATTTTCAGGGAATATGTGAGTATCTTCTAACGTTTGGAGAGATATGCTGATGAATTGGTATGTTGCCGCAAGGCCATTGATAAAAGTTGCAGGACCGAAAGAGAAGATCCAACAGTATAAGGTTGTTGATCCAATCCTTCAACTTTTCATTATGAAGTTCGACTCCATGATAAAGTGGGGTGGATATAACGTTGAGAACGAAGAGACGGGGCAAGACGTTGCCAAGAAAATAGACCCAAAGAACGGCGAAAAAGACATACAAGAGTACATTCAGCTAATGGTTCTTCCAAAGCTTTTTGCCAAAATGGATCCAGAGAACCCTGACAACTACTTTGCTAAGAAGTTTGACGTAGAGAAAGAGTATGAGTTTGCCAAGAGAAATAACATCTTCAATCCTGAGCTTGAACACGCTCACTTGATGTACATAAACAACCCTGAAGGGGCTGAGAAATTCTATCTCAACGTTATCAATAGACAGAAGCAACAGACATATGATGGGTGGAAGCAGTATCTTATAGAGAATCCTGACTATGCTGCCAATCCAGCCTTTATCTACATGCTTTTGAATCCTGTTGTTGAAACTTCTCAAGCCAAAACAGTCAACCCTCCGCCAGCAGCGAATCCTGCTGTTATTGGACAGATGTTTCAAAAGCTCAAGAGAGTTAGATTCAAGTATGACGGCCCCATTAAGGACGAAGCCGCTTACAAGAAGATTCTTGCTCTTAATAAGGAAGGCAAGACTACCGAACAGATATCTGCCGAAACAGGAATTCCTGTTGATCAGGTTCAAGGAGCTATTGATCAAAATGGCTCTTCTAGAATTGACATAATCAAGGACTATCAGAAAGACCTTGTTGATCACAGTATTGAGGCTGGTAGGAAAGAGTTTAGTAAGGACAATCAATCTGGATGGCTTAAGCTTCCTATGAAGGCTAACACCAAGCCAGGAGTAGACGAAAAGGGCAATCCCCTAACAGCAGAGCAAGTTTACGACAGAAACCTTGATATTCTTCACAACTTCTCTGTCCCTAATTCTTGGTGTACAAAGAAGAATAGTAATGGTCCAATCTATCTATCAGATGGAGATTTTTGGATTCTTGTTGACAATGGAAAGGGTCACGTTGGTATACGCTTTGGTAATCAAAATCAGCAAATTTACGAGATAGCTGGCGATCAAAGCTTTGCAGACGGAGTTAGTCGTTCTTGTCCTACTGCTTATTGGCGCGAAATTACTGACTTGATATATAGAGAAGGTCTTGAGCCTAAGATAACCGGCAGTGCTAGGTCTCACTGGGACAGAATTCTCAAAGAAAGAAACCTCAACAAGAGCTTCTTCAACGAAGACGGTACTCCTAATCTCGAAGAGCTTGAGTGGTTCAAAAACGAGCTTGAGAGAAGTCCTGAACTCTATAACAGGGTTACAGAAAACGAAAACTTCGCCAAGTATCCTGCTGTCGTTAAGTCAATGCAAGATGCGTGCAAGAAGGGTTGGTTTAAGAGAGTTGAAGCCTTGGGCGGTAATGACGCTTTTGCTTTGGCTGAGAATCTTGCCAACAATGCGCAACAGATGCCTGACTTTGTGTTGAATGATCCTGCCTTTACTGACAATGTTCATGGTAGGCTTGCTGTTATGTACCAGAACGCTCCTGAAAACGTTGGACAGGTTTTGGATCGAGTTCCTAATCACTGGCAAATCTTCCCAAGAGGAAAAGAGATGTTCAAAGAAGCTGTCCTTGCTAAGTACAGGGGCGGCATACACTGGATAGCTAGCGCTCACGGAGCAACAAGAAAGACTAAGGAAGAAAGAAGAAGAATCAACATAGCCAATATGCAACTTGAAAAGATGCAAGAAGCTATTGGTAAGTATCTGCCTGAACTTAACGAAGACAGAGCCTTTGAAATGGACAGAGAGCAGGCTAAGTTAGAAAGTGCCGGTCCTGCTATTGAAGCTGGATTTTTCTCTCAAGACATGCCAAGACAGTCTGTTGAGGCCTTCTTTCAGAATGCGCAGAACATTGAAAGAATAAGCGACGAGTACGCTAAGAGAATTAGCGGCGCTCACAAGCTTCCGTATAAGAGACAAACGGAAGACACGATATTCCTCAATGAGTTTATGGACAGAGAAATCAACTCCATTGCTCCTGGATGGGTTCGCAAACTTCCGTCCTTTCAGCAGCTTGCTGCGATTACCAAGAGAAAAGTTCTTAACATGAACATTGGTAAGTTTGTCAAGTTTGATGAAGAGTACAGAAACGATCCTGGTCTTTTTGACGCATACAAGGCTCACGTTCTAAAGAGCGACCCACTCAAAAGACAACTTTTGGACGGTCAGGGGTATTTTGATCCAAGGCTTCAGCAAGATCCTGATTTTAGAAAAGCCGTTGATAACGCTCAAGAAAACATACCACAGATTGTAAAGACAATCAATTTGAAGCCTGCTGTATATTTGAGTCTAAACCCAGAGCAACAGCAGTTGCCAGAAATCTTGGACGCATATCTAAGAAAAAGAGTAAACACAAACGCTGCCATATCTTACAGTCTTTTGGCTAAAGAGTATCCCAAACTTCCTGCTTTTGTAAAGGCTAGAGAAGATGTTAAGGAGAAGTATGTCAATGTTGTTATCATGCTCCTAACCTCTGCCCTGCCTGGTAGTTCTGGATATTTGAGGTGCGAAGAAATTGATCCTGTTGCTATGGCTGACGCTAGAGTTGTCGATCTTTGCAACAGAAGGGCCGCTAAGCAAGGAAAACAAGCTTCTTCTAGTTGGTATAGGAAATTAGGGGTATTTGGTTGAATAACTGAATAACAAGGGAAAGATGAATGTTATCAAGCTACTTCAAAATTGATAGGCTAGTTAGATTGTCTCAAAACGGAGGAAATCCAGATCCTCTGAATAATGGCGATCCTTTGGGAGACGGCAATCCTGAACAACCAGTTCAACCTCCTGTTAATGAGGTTCAACCGGCTGCTCCTGTTGCTCCCGCTGCTCCCGCAAATCAAGCGGCTGTCCCCGCTGCTCCCGCAGTTGCGCCCGCTGATAATCAGGCTCCGCAAGGACAAAGGCAACTAGCTGTTCTACAGAATCACGCTTGGGGTAAAACCGGAAGAATTACAGCCATTGTTAGATTGGAAGGCCTTACTGAGGTTGAATTCAAAAAGCTTCAAGGCATAGCCAAGAAGTTTGTTGATGGACTTAAAGACGGAAACGGTAAGTATCCTGAATGGGCAACATGGAAAAACACTAAGAATCGAAACAAGATTGAGCCTGCTCCGTTCTTTGTTTTCTCTAAGGCTCAAATTGACGGCCCCTACTTCCATGTTATGATTAGCGACAAGGGAGCTTTTGACGCAATGAACGCTGCTCTTAAGGGTATTGGTTTCAATACCGCACCCCTTGAAGAAGTTGCTATGCAAGTTGCCGCTGGCGGAGAAGATCAAGCCGGGCAACAACCTCTTGCTGACGAAAAGACTGTTGAAGTTAAGGTTCCAACTTGGGACGCTATTGCCATTCGCTTCAACTATAATCAAGAAATTATGAACTACATACGCCAAGAGCGTATCGGCGGTCAAGAGGTTTCTATTAGACCTATCGCTTCCTATGTCTTTTCGAGACAAAAAGGAACAGTTCCATCGCAACTTCATGCTCTCGCCTCTTTTATGAGGAAGAGAGAGTATAATGTACAAGACTTCATTGATGCTATTGATAAGTACGATCAACAGCTAACTGAGAAGAATATAGCGAAGCTCGACCCTAACAAGATTCTCGTAGTTGAAGATGCAAGCGTAAGAACAAAGTTCTTCATGTTTGTGCGAAGTCCTCAGACTCCTGGCTCTAGAGAAGAGCTTGGAGATTTCATCAAATTCTCTTTCCCAAGTAAGGGCAATCTTACTGACTTGCGACCAGAAAAATACGACGATATTAGGGGAGGATTCATTCCTCAGCAACCTCAGCTTCCTATGGGAGGCAATCAGGATAACCCTGCAAACCCTCAAGAGCAACCAAAGCCTGAAAGACATAAGCCAACAGGAATGAGACTTGAACAGAACAACGGTTGGTTTATTTGGGGTTCTTTCGACGACTTCGTTAGGTTTAGTCTTCTTTTGAAGAAGAGCCAATGGGACGTTAATAGCATTCGAATTCTTTTGGCTCGCTTACTGAATGACAAGAAGCTTGAAAGAACAAGATATACCGGCGAGCTAGATGGCTATGCTGTTATTGAAGATGGTGTTCAGAAAAGGAAGAATGGTGAACTTGAATGGGACTATAACCGTTTCTTTAATGAAACGGACGCTGCCGTTCCTGGAGCTAAACTCTTCAAAAAACAGAAGCAAGGTGTTGCTTGGTTGTATCAAAGAAACAGTGCCATTCTTGGAGACAAGACTGGTACAGGTAAGACTCTCTCCACCATTGCAGCAGCAAAGATGAGAGTTGCTCAAAGCGGCGGAAGAATCCTTATCTTCACGCTCAAAAATACCCAAACACAGTGGATGAGAGAAATCGTGCAAAAGCTAGGAGAAGATCCTGCTCAAGTAAGCACGAATCCTGCGTCTAATGCAAAATGGGTTATTATGTCATATTCTGATATCTCATCCAACGTAAAGAAGGGACCAGAGGGAGCAATAAGAAGACCGAGCGGCGCTCCAACGGTTGCAAGAGCAACTTCTCAAGCTTATCTCGACGCTTTGTATACAGGTCAGTGGACTGTTGTTGTGTTTGACGAAGCACATATGCTTAAGAACGAAACTACAAGTATCGCTAAGAACCTTTCTGATCTGGCTCCAAAGATTCCCTTTAAGTGGGCGGCTTCTGCAACGCCAGCAGCAAACACAGCGGCTGACATTCATAATGTCCTAAGAATAACAGGACACACCCTTGGAGAGCTTTCAACAAGAGACTTTACCAATGAGTTTATTGGCTCTAAGGCGACCATGAAAAACATGAACGTCAAGGAAGCTATTGAGGCTCAAGAAAAGGGAGCTTACAATCTTCGTAAATGGCTAACCTTGTCTGGCGCATATTTGAGCAGGTCTCAAAAGTCCATGAATCCAGACATTCCTCAACACACTATTGGAGAAGAGTATATTGACGAAGCTGATTTTGATATGGACGGCTTTGCTGTTGAGCTTCAGAACAAACTCAACGCCTACAAGAACCCAAATGCGGCAATTTGTAATCTAACAGCATCAAGGCTTGTTCTAGCTAAGAGAAAAGTTCCAAAGACACTTGCTGACGCTACTGCCTTGATTGATCAAGGAGAAAAGGTTCTTATCTTCTCCTGCTTTAAGGATACATGCCGAGATCTGGTTAGAGGCCTACAGGAACATCTTGCTGGCATAGACCCAGACCTAAAGGTTGTACACGTTATGGACGGCGACAAGGGCGCAAACATCCAAGCCGCTGTTGATGAGTTCAAAAGAGAAGACACTATGGCAAGGGCTATGGTTGTTGCTGCACTCAAGGGTGGTACTGGTATCAGTATGGAAAACTCCACTCAACACGTTCTTATGAACGACTTTGACTGGACGCCTAGGGTTTGCGAGCAGGCTGAGGGTAGAGCTTTCCGTATCAATAACTTCATGCCCGTAAACACAAGATATATGGTTGTCAGAGCCGAAGGGGTAGATGCTAACGGAAACAAGAAGCTTAATCCTGACGAGGTTTTCTACAGATTCGTTAGGAACAAGATCCGCATTGCAGGTATTGTTCAAGATCTTGATGCAAAAGCAGAAGAAACGTTGCTTGCAGGTATGGATGATACCGAAGTTCAGCAGCAGCTTAAGGAAGCAAGGGCTGAAGATCGTGCAAATCAGGCGCAACTTGCTGCTGACTTGAACGAAATCTTGAGACAAGCTGGTAAAGATGCAGCTTTCCAAGATAATCTCAATCCTGATCTTTGGGAAGAAGAAAGAGAACTCAATGAGGGAGGCGAGAATGATCCAAATCAACCTCGTCAAGCTTTTGGTACTTGGTATAGAAGAATAATCGGATAACGTCTTTTTGGTGTAAGGCTTTAATGTGAGACCGTTTTTCTCGATAGGCAAGAAACCTATCGCGAGGATTATGCGGATGTCACAGAAGATGTACAATGTCCGAGTTTGTCTCACAGAAAACTGCCCGGATTCCATTGAAGAGATTCTTCATGGACCGGGCTTTTCTCTTGGGCCAACTCAAGACAAAGTTCAGGAAATAGCCAAACAATTCAAAGGCTCATTTGCAGACTGGGAACCTCTTTGCTGCGACTACTCTTTTTCATCAAAAAAGTCAGCAAACAGGTTTATTGAAACGGTCAATAAGACGTTCAACAATCAGGTATTTGCCGAAATTACCGAAATAGAATCGACAGTGAATAATGGATCTTTTATGCGAGTCTACAAAGAACTGCCGTCAAATGTTGTTGAAAGGATTGCGGCTCTTACTCCGCCGAAGATTGGCTTTCTTGATGTAGAAATACGCTATATAGAAGATACCGAAAACCTCAATCTTCCTCAAGAAGAAAAGTACGAGAATTTCTACAGAACAACACACATAAACATGCAGTGCGAGGTTACAGGAAAAATTCGCAGCAAGATGATTGCTCTGAGATCATCTACTTTGATGAACAAGATGTCTACCGAATTTGAGCTACAAAAGTCGCCAGAATTTCAAAGAGCAATGAACGCTGGATGGACAAGAGCAGACATCAATTATGATGCACTGGTTAGGGCTGTATTGGTTCCCACTATCTTGAATACAGATGTTGGGGGAGATCAGTGCCCAGAACTTCAGTTTGCCTGCACAAAGGCTGTTGTAGTTGTTCACGACTATCATGGTCAGCAGTATGTTGGCTGCTATTTCTACAACGAAAACCTTGACAAGCCGCTGAACTTCTCTTCTTTCAGTATTTGAATGTGAAGAACCGCCCTCCTATCATTCTGACTGAGGAAAACCTATATGCTCACAAAAACTATTCCATCTGTCGGTACGCCAAGAGTCCTTTCCACCCACAATATGTTTGTCACTTCCAAGCAGACAGCAGACTTTCTGGGTATTGAGGAAGCTGAAGTTGACCGAATAGCAGAGGCAGGTCATTTGCAAATCTTCCTTGACGGTCCCAATAAAGTCTACAAAAGCGAGCAAGTCGAGCTTCTTGCTAGCAAGCTGGGGCCAACATTGCCTCCCGAAATAAGAAAAGAAAAAGACACGACAGGCACGATCAATCTTGCTATTTGGGCGATTTGCGGTCTTGTTGCTTTTGTTGGTATCTTTTCAAGAAGGCTTTATCTTCTTGAGTTTGTTGTACCAGTAGTTGCTCTTGTTGGCTTTGTCACCTTTGGTATTGTAATCTGGCAAAGCCAGAAAAGAAAAGAAGCTGAACGGCTTCGCAAAAGAATGCAGGCAGAAACAGACACCGTGCTTGCTCAAGCTGAACGTCTTGAGCGGCTTAATTCAATGATGAAGTAACGTTCTCAAACAAGCGTCAATGACGCAAGGAGTTTATAGTGGCTTACCATTCAGAAAGTTCCGTTCCGTTCAAAGCGATTGCCTCAGTTGTTGTAATTGCTATTCTCGCCATTGCTGGTTTTGCTACCTTTGACCTTGAAACGGTTGGCGGTAGCGAGATTGGCGTTCGAGAGACAATGAGCGGCGTTGACTCGAATTCTCTTGGCCCTGGCGTTTACTCTCGCAACAGAGTAACCACCACAATCTATCGTTACGACATGACCAGCCAGGTCTTTGTTATGAACGATACGCCTGCTGGCTCCGGCGAATCTGGAAGAGGCAGAGATTATGATCCCTATCTTGTGCAGTCCGCGGATCAGCAGGACATGCACATCAACCTGAGCGTTCGCTGGCGCTATGACCCGACCAAGGTTGTTGATATTCACAAGGGATATCACTCTCACGTTGATGCCCCTTCTGGCTTGATTGAGGAAAGGCTGCTTCGCAATAGCGTTCAGTTGATCGTCAAGAATCATGCCACCAAAATGAAGGCCGCTGACGCATACTCTGGTGAGGGCCTTGTTAGACTGCAAACCGAAATTGAGCAGGACTTGGCCGCTGCGAATGGCGAACTTCGGGAAAAGGGTGTTATTGTCGAGAACTTCGTAATCGAGAAGATTGCTCTTGATCCTAACTATGTCGCCGAAATCAAGGCTCGTCAGATTGCTCAGCAGAAGAAGCTTCGCGCTGATGAAGAAACCAAGGCAGCAGAGGCTGATGCATTGAAGGCAAGAGCCGTTGCTCAGGCTGACCTGAACAGAGCGGTTGTTGAAGCTCAGAGAGACAAGGAAGTTGCTAAGCTTAAGGCTGAGCAGGTTGCGGCTGCTACCTTGACCGCTGCTGAGGCGCAGAAGCAGCAGACCATTCTTGCCGCCGAAGCTGATGCTTCTCGTTTGAAGATTGCATCTGAGGCTGAAAAGGCTGCTGCTGAAAATCGCGCTGCCGCCATCCTTGCTGAGGGTAGAGCTAAGGCTGAGGCGCAGAAACTCTTGTACGCCGCTTATGAAGGTATTGGTGGTCAAACCTTTGCTCAGATCGAGATTTCTCGAAGCATGGGAACGGCCTTCCAGAACTTCAACGGCTTCCTTCCTCAGAACATGAACTTCACTTCGCTTTCTGGCGACTTCATGGGAGCTATCAGGACTGCGCTTGGACAGCCTTCTGCTCGTCCTAACACTCCTGTAAACGCAAGCACCACTGCTCCTGCGTCAACAATGCTCATTCCTTCGTCCAAGTAATACCAACAGTCCCTGCTCTAACGGGCGGGGACTTGTTTTATGAACGTATTTTTCAAGCCAAAACGCAATGAACGTCATATCGTTCATTTTCATAGGCCGTTTGTTGAGTTTGTTCAAAGCTGGACATTCCGTGGCAACACGAAATTGCTTAGACGCTTTGCTTGCAATTGCGTTGTTGACGGAGAAGAGCGTCAACTGTTGATAGCAAATCTACCAAAAACGATTGCGGTTGAGGTTGAGAAATACGCAGAAAGCAAAGCTCTCAAAAAGAACGCTGTTGTTGTGGCTTCCGTGTTGCTTGATCTTCCTCCTGGTCGGCATCCTCTTGAGACAAAGTATATTGTAACAGGAATGGATTCGTACCCATCTGCTACAAAGTTTCCGTGGAGGCTTTCTTCCAAAATTAACTCTATTCGGGAGATACGAATTGCTGACTCGCAAAGATATTGAGGAAGAATCTCGACGTTGCAGCCTAATGCATCAAAAGCACGTTATGGGAATGGTTATCCTCGCGATAATCTCTTGGGCATGCTTTAAGATAGCAAGGGGATGGAAGAGAATTTTCGGTAGTCGCTAGCTTGTCTTTTCTTTCCAGACCTCTCGGTATGCCGATAACAGCATTACCGGGAGGTTTTTTCATGCTCAAAATTAAGTCCTTGCTTCTTCGTAACTATGCTGGCTTTCAAGATCCTTGTGTTTTTGATTTTACAAGAGCAGATGGTTCATTCAAACCTGTAAATATGTTCTTTGGTCCAAACGGATGCGGCAAAAGCACAGGATTGAATGCTATCGGTCTCCTTGGCAGGTCAAAAGCCTACGCAAAAAGAAACCCTTCTGACGATAACCTTCTGCTCAGAAAGCTTCAATATCATCCAGATTACGATCCAAGCTATGCTGGATTCACTAAGTTTTCGGACCAAATGGAAATTAAGGGCATTTTCTATGATGGTCAAAAAGATCTGATAGTTCACGTTAAGGATGATGATGTCATTCAAAACGACCTAATCGACAGAGGGGCAATAAACTCAGTGTTTATTGACGCAGACAACCCTCTCAATACAAGTAAGTTCCAAATACCAGCAGAAAGAATCGAACTCTTTCTTGATTTGGCGAGAGCCATATACGGGTACAAGTGTTACGCAGAAAAGCTTGTATCATCAGAAGGTGTCGAAGGAGGGAACGAGTCCCTAAGAGAGGCTATCAAGGCTCTTGCTAAAAACTACGGCAAAGAAAAGATAGAAGCGCCTACCATGACCAAAAACGAGATCTACGATAACATCACTCAAAGCGTAAAAGAAGACAAGAATGCCTTCTATCAAGGTTTCGTTATCGAAAAAGGAAACGTCAAAGTTCACTACAAATCAATGAGTGCTGGCGAAAAGAAGATAGCAACTCTCCTAAGAAGCCTTTGCGACCCGTCGCTAATAGACAAAAGCGATATCGTAATGGTTGACAATATTGAAATGCATGTGTATTTCAAGAGACACAGAAAAATGATAGACAAGCTTATCGAGTGCTTTCCTGACAAGCAGTTTATTGTGACAAGCCATAGCTCCGTAATGATTGAACACGTGAGAGACTTGTATGGAGAGGACTGTTTGTTCGATATCCCAGTCATCAAGGGTCAACCCCTTGTTGATTGAGGCGATATATGACCAAAGACCGTTTTGAAAGCCTAAACAAGCTGATTTACGCCTATAAAGATGCTTTTGCTGCTCGAAACGAGTTCAGCATCTGCTCGTCTGTCAAAAACATGGTTTTGAAGGTCTATTCAGAGAAAACGGGCCACAATCCGTTGGTTTTTCTTGTTGCTCCTTCATATTTTGACAAGACTAGGGCGCAGACAATTGTTGCCGCTGGTTTGGCTTATCTTGGGAAAAAGGTTAATTGCGAAAGCGACATTGATTCTGACTTCTCTGAAAAACTTCAAGAGTTCCTGTGTTCTGGTGTTACAGTTAAACTGGAACTTGTTGAAGACACTATCTTTGCGACTTCCAAATACTCAAAGATAGAGCTACTTAGAACAAACTCAGACGAAGCGGCTAAGCAGATGTTAATGAGATCTCTGTGTATCTTTTTTGCGAGTTGCGAAAAAGAAGTTACCAACAATCTCGATTCTGTTGCAATCAACGAATATGGGAGAGTGTCATGAGTACAACGCAGTACAAAGAGATAGCTGGCGTTAATAGCGAACAGATTTACACCGATGTTGATTCTGTTGGCGAGGGATACAAAGAGATCCCAATCAGCTTTGACACTACTTTTTTTGGAACAGTTCTTGATGACAGTAATACTGTCATTCATTCCAACAGGGAATCTACGGCTGGCTGTTTTTATGCACCGTTCATAAAGTGCAGAGACGCAGAGCAGCTTATGAAAAGAATGACCAATCTTGCTCAAAAGCTCTCATCAATGATAAAGGCCTCAATCGGAGCGGAACCTGCTCCGTTTGTTCGAATTTTTGTCTACCGCTTTGTGGACGCTTCTGGTGTTCGCTCTTTTGCTGTCGGAGCAACGAACGGTCGCCCAAAGCATCCCATCTTTCATAGTCTTGGAATCAAAACAATAAGAACTGAACCGCAACAACCGATTGCTTATGACCTATGGGAAGCCGTAGCTGAGGAAATGTCTCTCAACCCTAAAGAGGTTGGTCTTTGCGAGATCGAAAAGAACGAGGTTATGCAGTTTGAGAGAAGGAAAGTTCCTATTCCAAACTCAAGCAAAAACGTTCTTATTATGCTTCCTGCTAGCGAGGGGTTTAATGCTAGTCACTATACCGCTCCAACTAGAAATAGCTATCATGGTACTATGTCAAAAGCAGGAGATGTTGTTCCTCCTGGAAGCTTTTTTGAGATAAACAGCGTGCGATTCTCTTCCATGAGAGAACTAGACCTTTCTATCAAATGGATGGTTGAGTCATATCGCTCTATAACTGGTTCTGCAAAAGTCAAGGCAATAGCACTGTATACGGTTGTTGCAGGCGAGGCTCTGGATGCAGGCATAATCTGCTACACTCCTGCTTCTGAAACGTCCGAGTTTCCAGATGATGAAGCTTTGCTGTAGTTTTTTGTGAAGAAATTCTGCTCTAAAATAGGGAATGAGCAGAACAAAAGCCATTTACGCCGCAAGTCTTGACCCCATAACCTTTGGTCATCTTTGGGTTGTTCAGCAAGGCCTTGAGCTTTTTGATGAGCTTATTGTCTGTATTGCCGTAAATCCCAGCAAGGTTGGAAGATACCTCTTTACAGCCGAAGAAAGAGCGTCTATGGCTACGTCTTGCGTTCCCAAAGGCGCTGTAGTCAAGACGATTGGACCGAACTACTTGGTTGATTTTATCCGGCAAGAAAGAGCGACTCACTTGTTGAGAGGAGTCCGAAATGCCGAAGACTTTTCTGTTGAATCAACAATGGCTGAGATCAACAGGAAAATGGCAAACAGTAGGGGTTTTGATGTTGAGACAATCATGGTAACGCCGCCTCATCATCTTTCTGTTGTTTCCAGCAGCTTCGTGAAAAGCCTTATCGGTTACGAAGGTTGGCAAAAAGAAATAAGGCAGTACGTTCCTGAACGAATCGCTGAAGCACTTGAATCAAAACACAGAAAATGAGAATGCTTGAAAAGAAATCTCACCCTCTTATTGAAACGTTTTACGAAAACGGTTTCTTGTACTACGTTTTTGATAGAGCAGTGAATGCAGGATTGCATCTCAACAAAATAAGTCACACCGTAAGAATGTACAATGTCCTTACTAGGGAATATGAGGAACCAATTGCTGAAGGGACTCCTAGAAAGTGGCATGATTTTGAACACATCAGAGAAGGAGTGAAGGCCCTAGTCGATGTTGAGTCTTCTTTTAAGGGGAACATGAACCATGTTCTTCTTGCATGGTTCAACCACGATAGAGTATATAAAGCCGTTAGCAATATAGATAACGAAAAGAGCAGCGCAGTTCTCTGCTATAACGATCTAATGGACGCAGGTTGGACTTCTGTTCAAGCTTCTAGAATCTCGGAACTGATTCTCTTTACCAAACACAACAGCCCTCCGCCGCCGGAAGATTTAGAAGCAAATTTGTTGGTGGACGTTGATCTTCAACGGTTCGGGGTTGACGATTTTGATGCCTACATGAAACTTGTTGAAGGGGTTCGTGCTGAATACAGCATGTATACAGACGAACAATGGAGAAAAGGAAGAGCCGATTTCCTTAAGAAATTCTTGGAAATGAAGAAAGGAAAAATCTTCCTAAGCCCGCAATTCGAAAAACTGAACTCTGTTGCTCTTGTAAATATCAATGGAGAGTTGTCCCGGTTACAACAAGACTGAAAGGAGAAAGCAATGGGAAAGAAGCCTTTTGATGAAGAGAATGACGCAGAGATGGAAGATTCCGAGTTTGATGATGAACTCGACGACTTCGAAGATGACGAAGAGTTTGATGACTTTGGTGACGACGACAGTTACGACGAATTTGATGACGACGAAGACGATGACGATATCTAAACACAACCCCGCTGTTTGCGGGGTTTTTGTTTTTGGTGTGAAGGTGGAGTTTTAGACAGGATTGTGCCGATACCTCGCTCTAAGCAAGAGGCGGTCTTCTTCTAAAACAGCCTCTGATTGTCAAAAGGGTAATCATCCCTACCGCTCACCTATGGGTGCTGGACAAATGATTAGGCTGACTCTGGCCTCCGTCGAAGAGTTGAGATTGCCCCACAAAGGGCGGTAACAGTCAATATAGAAGCTCTGTTTTCTGTTTCTTCAGCCGTAATAGGCTAGTTGCTTAGCTCACTTTGTCCCCCATTTCATGAGCTATTTAGACGTAAGAAGACGGTAGACTGAATGAAAGCTAAGTCTTAACGCCGACCTTAAAAGATCAACTTAGCAACCTACCTTGGCTGGTAGGGAAACTTTCAGTTGATTCTGGTTTCTTTTTATTGAAGATTCTAGAATCGACTGAAAGGGGCTTGCGCATGGCGCAAAGCGCATTGGCGCATTGCAAAGAAACATTGAGCAACAAGCAATAAGAAAATGTTGAGTTGGAATCATGCAACGCATGATGACAACTGCGAGCCGCAAGGCGAGCCAATATTGCAATGAAGCAACAAAGCAACAACGCAATGGAAGACAACTCCCTGCATCAATGAAAAAGTGCGCCTATAAAGAAAAATCGAATAAACATTGGTGTAGGAATTCTTACAATAATGACGAATTGATGGTATAAGGAGAAATTCTATGGACAACAAAGACCAGCATGAAGAAGTTAGAAACCTTAACCGTTCAACGATAAACAAGGTTAATCAGAACACGCCATCAAACATCAATTGGGAAACGCTTCGCAAGCATCTAAACCAAAGCAATAAAAACGAACATCCCAAAAGTCTTTGGGGTTTCGTAAATCAACAACAAAACAATAAGGGAAAATAAGAAGGCACCCTTTCGGATGCCTTCTTTGTTACTTCTTAGCCTTTGATTTTGCGTTTTTCGAACCTGTTGAACCGCGAGAGTTTGAATACGAGATGATACCCTGTTCGTAGAACTCTTGTTTTACAGCTTCCAGACTCTTATCTATGTCAGCCCTTTGGTTTTCGGGTACTATTAGAGAATAAACGTTGGTTTCTCTTTCAAGTATCTTCTTTTCAACTTCATTTACGAAGTTGTTTATTACGATACCATCAACGTCTGAGGACTTTCTTTCTTTTAGCTTGTTAAGCATCGAGAAATCGTAAACGTGACTCGTTCCAACATTGTGCTGCCAAAAACGGACAAGAAAATAGTGAGGAGCAATAGTCTTTAGAACTCCTCTTTCATAGAAATCTGTTTTCTTGCTGAACATACAGTCGCAAAGCAGCTTGAACCCTACATACAAGTAGGCTTTTTGTATATCAAGAGTAACTAATCTTATGACTGTATCAAACGGTTTGTTTTGTTGCCACTCATCGAATGCTTGACGGAAGCAACGATTGATCTCATCTATATACTTGCCATCAAGCAAATAGTGCATGGAGTCAATAGTTCTGTACTCTTCAGGCACGAAATCTGCCGCTGGTATCGTTTGCGATGGATACCATTTCTTGTTCCAAGCCTCATGTTTTTCTTTGTGGTGGTCTTCAAACTTCGACCAGTCAAGACGATAAAGCGGTGCCTTACTGTCATTTGTTGGGAAGTTGATCTCTTCGACGAAGACTAATTGTGGAAACCTAATTGGACAACGAACTGTAAGCATACCTATACTCCTTTGAACAAGTCGCAACCTTTTTGCGACTAACCAAAGAAGGTATCGGCAAACTGGAACAAAATCATGGAAACAGACACATCAAAGATGGCTCTTGTTTACGCGCCTGCCGATATCCTTCAGACTCGTTGCGCTGAGGTGCAATCGTCAGATAATGTGAAAGACATCGCTGGGAAGATGCTTGAAATCATGAAGAATCATGGTGGTATTGGTTTGGCAGCCAACCAAGCGGGAGTTTCTCTTCGTATGTTTGTTATGCAGCTAGGGAAGATGAAGAAGCCCAAAGTTTGCATCAATCCTGTCATTATTCATCGGTGTCACCCTTACACTGAAAACGAGGGCTGCTTATCTGAGCCTGGTCTTACTCAGAGCGTAACCAGGGATAAGTTCATTCTTATCAAGTATACAGATCTTGAAGGCAAAATCGTTCAAGAACACATGAAAGAACTTGAGGCTCGCTGCGCTCAGCACGAAATCGATCATTTGGAGGGAATTTTGCTTTCCAGCCACTCAAAGAAGGATTCTCAGCACTAGACTTGTAATCTCACTATAAGCTTTGTGTTGATAGGAGACTACAGTGAGTAAGGCTAAGAATTTATTGGGCAAAAAATACGGGAAATGGAGTGTTCTGAAAAAGGTAGAGCCTTTAGAGTCTTTTGATAAAAGACGCCAAAAAACAAGATATACACAACAATGGGAATGCCAGTGTCAGTGTGGGTTAAAAAGAATTGTTATACAAGATCATTTATTGTCTGGTAAAAGTAGTCAATGCAGAAAGTGTAAAGCAAAAGAACGCAAACTAAATGGGAAAATATCTAGCGTTTTTTATGCTCATATTAAACACAGCGCAAAGTTAAGAAAAATAGAGTTTGATAAAGATATAGACAGAGACTATTTACAATCAATATACGAGAAACAAAATAAGAAATGTGGAATATCGGGATTGCCTATTGTTTTTGCAAATTCTATAGAAGAACATAAAAACGGGTATACAACAGCTTCTTTGGATAGGATAGATTCTTCTAAAGGCTACACAAAGTCAAATATACAATGGGTTCATAAGGATATAAACAAAATGAAATCAGATTTTTCAATGCTTCGTTTTGTTGAGCTATGTTATGCTGTATTGAATGGCAAGCTCTTGTCAGAGAACGGCAAATAATCGTATCTAAAGCAAATGTTCTTGAGTTCTTGATTGGTTTCAAGAGCTTTGCTTATGTCTAGGGAAGAACTTTTTGCGAATCTTCCCACGTTCTTTCCTGAGAAGCTAGTACCTAGAAACCAGCAGATTCTTTCAAGAAGTTCTTCTCCGAAGTCTTCTACTCGATATCTCATGTACTTTTTGCCTTGGGCCTTTTCTTCTATTAGAAGGTTCCACTTAGTGTAGAAGAGTTCTATTCGCTCTCTTGTGCTGTTGGGCCAATTCCATTCCCGTCCCTGGTACTTGATGAACTTATTGGCAGAGAAGTCTGTTTTGTGCGAGTAGAGATAGTCTGTTTCCCAGTTGTTAAAAAGCCTAGATCGTTCAGCCTCTTCAATAAACCTTGAGGGATTTACTGTTTGATGAAGAATGATTGTTGAGTCTTTGAAAAAGTCAAGATATGGCGCTGCAAACCAAGAGCAATCGCCTTCGATTTCGTTCTTGGGATCAAGGTCCATCATTGCCCACCAATCGTTTATGCTCTTTTCAACAGAACAGCCAATACCAATATCGTTGAGAACTTTAGCGGTTGCAGCATACCCGCAAAACGGCGTTCCAGTAATGATAAAGTCGAACTGCCTTCTCATTTATTCGCTCTTATACTGAGACAGATACGTTTGACTGAAAAAGGCTCTTTGCTTTTTCCAGGCCTCACCTATGTCTCTAACGATAACTTCTTCAGGGTATAGTACGGCATTGTCATAAGATATACCAACATCCCACTGAATTCTTCTCATTAGAGCTTCAGGATTTGCCTCGTAACTCATGTATACCTTTTCGTCCTTCTTGTCAACAAACTTGTCGGCAAATGTTTTGTAATAGGCTTTTTTGAGAAGTCCTGGGCAAAAAGTCACTCCTCTCCAATCAGCCGAGTGATGTCTAATAGAAACTTGTAAAATCTTAGGATTGTTCTCCATTATAGAGAAGAGTTCGTTGATGTGAAATTCTCTTTCAAGACGCCAATCGTCTTCAAGATGAAAAAGATAGTCTGCGTTTGCGGAAGACCAGCACCATTTCATAGCCTTAGAGAAATTTCTTTCCTCTGGTAGGTTTACGATAACATTACCGAAGTAGCTTTTGGCAATTTCTACAACGGTCTCCCTTTTCATTATGTCTTCTTTTGGTATTGGAGCGACATCAAGAAAGAGCGTCATTTCTTTGTAAGAGACGCCTTTCATTTTACTTGTCCATGAACGGTAGGTCTCTTCAATTACCTCTGGTCTACACATAGCGCATGTTGAGAATTGAAGATTCATACTATGTTAATAGGAGAAACCTCAACAATAAGACCGTTTTTGTCTACAGAGATAACCCCAAGCTTCTTATTATTGATTTCTACATCTCTTGCGACCGTTAGGAGCCAAAGCCCTTTAGCCAATGCATCTAGCTCATTGATTTCAAAGAACCTGCAAAGATTTTGTATGTGCCTAACTGCGTCAGAATCGCATTCTATGGTTATTACATGCTTTTGTTGAGGCTGAGATGGTGGTTGAGGACCAAGATTGGTTCTTTCGTTGTTGGGAAAATCATGGCTATTGGTAGCGATGAGGGTATTCGGTTGAAACATAACCTTGTCTTTATGCGGCAACTCCTGAGCGATTTCCGCAATAGACACAGGCTCTATGAGCTTCTCTTCAGGGAGTTGAACCTCTTGAATAGGCTGATCCTTTTGAGAAGGTTGGTTCTTGAGAAAAATGGCCTTTACAAGGCTTAACGTTGATGAGACAAAGTTTGTAATCATGGCGTTTCCTGTATTGTTCTATCGACAATTTCCCTACCAACTAAAGCCCTACACTTTCTTTGTTCGATAATGAGATATGGCTAAAACAAGAATAGAGTGGGAAAAAGAATTCATTGTTGCTTTGATCCGGTTGCGGGACTACTTTCTTCAATTGGAGGGTTCTGAGCAGTCAGGGTTAGAAAAGTCCAAAGCTATCAACAATCTAGTCCTTGGCTATTTCTCTGAAAGACGAGGTTGTGTTGGTATTCCAGAAGTATCATGCTACACAACTAATGAAGAGATGGCTTTTTACATCAATGATATAGTTCTTGAGTTCATAACAGATGAGCATGTTGGTTTTCTTGAAACCGACTGGCAAAACAGATACATACTAAAGTCTGAGGAAGATGACATATACTCAGATAGTTACGACGAAGATGAAGACGATAACTGAATGTCTATGTAGTAGAAATCTTCAGTCTCAGTCATTGTAAACGGAACCTTGAGGTTGTTGGCAAAGATTTTCACGCTTTTATCAGAGAACGTTTGAATCATTAGTAGGTTGGGCGTTCTTTTTCTTATGCGTATAGTTGAAAGATTTCTAAACGCTTTCATTGTTGCCCAATATGGGCAGTATGAATATTCGATAATGTCTTCGGCTTGAGGAGACGCCTTGGGGCATATATTGTTGTTCTTGAGCGTTTTGGCTACGAATTTATGCAAATTCTCTTCTTTTGCTAAGATTGTTTCATGAAGACACTCTTTGCATCTTATAGATGAAAAGAGATGACTATTTACTATTGAAACTTCTTTAGAAGAGCAAATTGGACAGAAATGCTTTGTCATATTGACTTACGAGAGTTTTGTTGTTTTCTCGAAGACTTTATCGACATTGTTCTGAGAGGCGTACCATCCTTGCGGACATCCATTTGCATAATCTTGAATGTACTTTTCGTAGGCTTCGTGCCACTTCTTGCGATCAAATTCAGATGCTGCTAAGACTTCTTTCTTTGTAAGCTTAGTAGTTTCTTCTGCTCTAACCTCAGCTTCTTTTCTAACCTGCTTCCATTCTTCAATGGTTTCTGTAATTGGACCCCAGTGAAGAAGTTTTTTGTCTTTGGAAATAGCCCAAAAATCAATGGATGGAGCCTTGAGTTTTAGTAGGGATTGTGTAAAAGAAACGGCATCTGGGTTGAATCCCAAATCTTCAAGTTCAGATTTTGCGATCTTCAAAGCGCCGTTATAGCTATTGTCTATTGCCAGTAAATCTCCAGAATCAAAGTTACATTCAATCAGTATGTCAATGTCTTTCACTCTAGATTCTTTGTTCTCGAAGTTTTCTGCGACAGAACCCCAAGCATATACGTTTTTCACTTGCTTGCTTCCAGAAATAGACTTAGCAGCCTCCTTTAGGTAAGGCATGATGTCATTTATCTTGGGTATTGCTCTATCGTACCATCTCATAGTAAACTTTCCATTATGAAATCCTACTACAGTGTTTCGGATATATGTGAAACATTCCTCTTTCACTTGTATCTACAAGTAGTTTGGGGTTTGGTGAAATCGGCTCTAAATATGCAAGTAGTAGTCGAAGTAAGGTCATACATGGCAACGAATTGGAAGGCTATCGCTTCGGCTTTCGAGAGACACCAAAGGCATTTGGATAAGGCCCAGAGTGCCGTTTCGCTGCTCAAAGAGCAATTAGCTGAAAAGCCTACCTCTACAGAAACGTCTAAGCACATTAATCAGATGCTTGAGATTGAAAGAGACATACGAGTAACTAGGAATCGTATATCTTCTTTTATCGAAAACCACTGCAAGCAGGGCGAAATAACAAAGAAGTGGCTTGCTCGGAGAGACTCTATTTCCGAGCAGTTTTCATTTGTTTCCAACAAAACGTCTAATCTGTGTAGCCAAGCGATACAATACATTACGGCTACGGGTCGTGAAGATGGCGATTAAACCCTCAATTTAGTCGAATTCCATCCATACTCTTTTGTCGAGGAAGATAGATGGAAGCAACCAAAACATTAGTTCTGTATCCAGATCAAGAAAAGCCGCATCCAGCCTTTGATGTTCATAAGGTTTTGGATTATGGTTTTGTTCGTCTCGTAGACGCAATGCCAAGCCCTACGGACCCTCATTCTATATCAGCAGATGATGCTATAGCTCAAGCAGCTAGAGTAAGCTATGGTAAGGGAACAAAGACAGTTAACGAGAATAAGGGTCTCATCAATTACTTGATGAAGCATAGGCATACAACTCCATTTGAAATGGTTGAAATGAAATTCCATTGTCGAATGCCTATGTTTGTTGCAAGACAGTGGATTCGTCATAGAACAGCTAGCGTCAACGAGTATTCCGCAAGATATTCGGAAGTGCCTGAAATAGCCTACATTCCTGATACCGCTAAAGTCCTTGGGCAGAGCAAACTTAACAAGCAGGCTTCTGACGGAGAACTTGACGAAGCGGTAAGAAGAGAATTTGTTGAACTACTTAGCAATAATTCTAGGGAATCTCATAATGAATACGAGAGTTTCTTAAGGAAGGGCGTTTCAAGAGAGATTGCAAGAACTCTTCTTTCTGTCAACTTTTACACAGAGTGGTATTGGAAGATTGACTTGCACAATCTGTTTCACTTCTTGTCGTTGAGGGCTGACTCTCACGCTCAATATGAAATCCGAGTTTTTGCCGAAAAGATGTTAGAAACATGCAGATCTCTGGCTCCTCTTGCAACAGAGGCTTTCGAAAATCACAGGATGAAATCTGTAACATTCTCTGGCGATGAGATTGAGACAATGCAGAAGATTCTAACGATCAACCCTCATGACGTTTTGATGCGACTTGACCTCATTGCGACAGAAAACAAGTGGAGCGAGCGAAAGAAAAAAGAGTTTGCAGCAACTCTTAGTAAACTACTACCAAACGATAGAATATGACATGAAGCTAATTGTAGATTTAGAAGCCACATGTTGGGAGATACCAAAAGTACCCGACCTAAATGAAATCATAGACATTGGCATTGTTGTTGCTGATGACAACTATAACATTCTCGATAGTTGGACAAGCTTTGTTAGGCCAAAGATAAACACAAAACTATCTTCCTATTGCAGAAGGCTTACTACAATTAAGCAGTCAGATGTCGATGGCGCTCCATACTTGGCTGAAGTAATAGAATCGTTCCATAAATGGTATTTGGATAAGTTCAACTTAACAACTAAAGAAGTTGTTTGGTTTACTTGGGGCAGTTGGGATCTAAAATGCCTAAAGGGAGATTGCTTTCGCAATAACGTTGTTCTTCCTTTTGGAGAACATCGCAATCTCAAAGACATTTACTTTGTTGAGAGAAACTGCGAAAAGGCAGATAAGCTTTCTGTAAAAGAAGTCTTAGTAAGAGAAGGTATTGTCTTTGCCGACAAGCTTCATCGAGGCCTTAGCGATGCAACAGCAACAGTTAAGATTGCTCAATCTGTGTATCTTTCAATTGGTAGGGATCTAATACCACCAGAAAAGACTACTTAGATTCTTCTAAGAGATTAATGGCTCTGTCTGCGTACTCGTCGCCGCCATTATATCTTTTGAACACCTGCCAAGGCTTATATCCCTTGTCGAGATAACGAACAACAATGCTTTCAGCAACCTTTCTATTGGTTTCTGGATCTGCGAGTTCTTCTGGTGACACTCTAAAACCCATTTCCCATGCCTTCAAAAGCATTACTTGATAGGGACCATAGCTGCTTGCTGCCGCTTTGTCTCCATATCTTTTTCTTAAGGTAGGCATAAGTCCTTTGTCGCCGTAGTTTTCAAGAAACTCAGGCTCAAATCGAGCTTTTGCGTTTATTCCGCCATTGGATTCTAGTTGGTGGATAACGTTCATAATCCTGTCTAGGTCAGCATGATTCTTTGTTGGGCTAGCCTTTGTTGGTTGAGTCTTTGTAGCAGTTTGTGGCTGAGGTTTTGGTTGCTCAGCTTTTGCTGGCTGAGGCTTTGGCTGTTCAGTTTTTGGAGAAGGTGTTGTGACTGGCTGCTTTGGCATATTTGCTGGCATTTGCTGAGTGATTGCTGGTTTTTGAGGTTGCTCTACTTGAGGTTTGCCGTGAGGCCCTGTCATAAGACCGACAGCGAGAGGGACAGCCCCAAGACCTGCTCCCCAGCCAAGTCCTTTTCTTACATCTTTCCAGTTGATAGCTTCTTTTGCAAGAGCTATGTCGTTTTTAGCGGCCCTGTAGTACCATCCGTTTTTCATTTAGCCAGTTCCTCTTAGTGAAACAATCTACTACTATATCGAACAGAAAATGACGATATCCTCTATTGTCCAGGAGACTTAAAATGAAGATTACAATGACCCCAAAAATGCAAGTTGTTGAAGAGGCTGTTCAAACGTTTGACGAAATATTCCAGGCTTGTACTCGTCCCGACAGGGCTATTTCGGGCAAAACTCTTGAAATTTACAACGAATTGGCTGATTGGGGTTTTATTGAAAAGTACAAAGTAACAGATCCAGACAGTAAATGGCTCTACATTGTTCTAATTGCAATGCATTTGAGCAAACACGCCAGCAATGTTACCGTTTCGGATTCGTATGTAAAACAAGACCAAAAGGGTAAATGGCAGATTATTCAGTCAGCCCTAGAACGGGCAAGTAAAGAAAAAGAAAAGCTAGATTCAGAGGAAAAGAAGGACAGACGAACTAAGAAAAAGTGATATGACTCAATATGTCTCCATTTTTTACGGAGATGTTTCGCCGAGAGGCAATAGGATATCCTATTTGCTGATAAGCAGGGACATAAAGCATGATTTCGTCATTTCTGATGATTACTTTTTTGTGTTACAGTCGATCCAGAAGACCAGGCAGATAAACGGCTTTGATGAGATTCTTAGGTATCTGAACGAATACAGGTACATATTCGATTTTCCGGAGGTTGACTTTTGGAACTCTTGATTCACTTGATATTTTCAGTCTTGTTTGGTTGCTCTTTGGCCGTATTGCTAGTAGAAAAGGGCGACGATTGGCCTGTAAGTCTTATCACAAGGCCTCTCAAATTCCTATTTGGCAAAATATATAAGAAACTGCCTGAGTTATTAGAATGTACGGTTTGCGCTAGTTTTTGGACAACGCTAATAGGCGAAGTCTGTTTGAATATTTGGATTACGAAGTTGTTCCTATGGCCTTTTACCGGAGTAATAGCCCTAGGTGTTACATGGGTTGTTATAGAATTTTTGAACGCCTTAGACAATTCTCGTAATCATGAAAACCCCTCCAATTAAGATAGCAGGACTTGGTTGTGATTGGAACGAGCGGTACGCTATGCTGTACAAAGAAAAGCTCTGTGAGGTAGGATTTCATGCCAAAACGCTGAAAATAGAGAATGGATTCTACGTTGCCTACTCATATCGATCATTTACGTCTGAAGAAATCCAAGTCACTATAAACAGCATATTAGGAGAAGAAAATGACGAACGCAAGTAAGCTTTTTTGGGGCATAGCAATCTTTTTGACTGTTATGAGTTGGAGTTTTGTTATCACATCATGCACAAGTTCTGGTGACAACACAAGTTCAACAAAAACCCCACCTGAAACTCCAACCGTATTGAAGGAAGGAGAGAAGGTTGGTGAAGCGGCCAAGACCGTTGGTGAAACAGGAAAGGATGTAGCAACTAGAGCCGAAAAAATTGATGAGCATACAACGAACATCGAAACCAAAGCTCCACCTGAAACCAAGGAAGTTTTTGGCCCCGAAATCTCGGGCATAAGAACAGAAACGAAAGGTTTAAGAGAAGATTCGGCCACTCTTATTGCTGTCGAACAGAAACTCAAAGATACACAAACACAGTTACTAGAGCAGCAACAAAAGATTCAGAACTATACCGCCTTTGCCAAAGAATCAGAAACTCAGAGGCAAAAGCTCCAAGATAAGATCAAAGAATTGGAATCTTCCAATGCGAAGATGTTGAGAACTATGCTGTCATGGATTGTTGTAGTTTGTGTTATAGGTATAGGAGCTAGCTTGGTTATAGGCTTCTTTTTCAAGACACCAGCAGCCTTTATGGTTGCCGCCGGTTGCGTTGCGACTATGGGTATAGCTGTTGCTGTAACTCTTTACCTACAACAGATTGCTTGGGTTGCTTTGGCCGTCCTTGGCTTAGGTTTCCTAGGAGCCGTTGTTTATGTATTCTTTCAGATCAAGAACAGGGATACAGCCGTCAAGGAACTTGTTCATACTGGTGAAGTTGCTAAGACCTATCTTCCTCCAACCGTTAGAGAGAAGATATTTGGTAACGCAGTCGAGCCAGGCGTTGCTCACCAGATTCAGTCTGGTGCCACAATGCAACTTGTGAACAGAGTTCGTTCACTTGATAAAACCAAGAGAGGTTATGGCTTAGCTCCATCGCCCTCTATAATTCAAGTTCCCGCACTAGTAAATCCGTCTTCCACAGCGACGGTTCCTTCTGCACCCGTAGTAGTAACCGCTACGGTTCCTGTGGCGACTGCCTCTCCCAAGACGATATTGGGTTGAAATCAAAGCAATATAGTGTAGCGCAAACGTTGTATACTTAAGCGGTTGAAACAAGAAAGGACGTTAGAATGATAAGTAACGAAGCACTCAAGACGAAGTGGAATAACTTCGTCGAGATTAGAAACAAGTTTGACAAAAACGCCTCTGATTCTGTGAAAGAAACTGAAGATTACAAGAAGTCACAAAAAGACTACGAGAAAGCCAGAAACTCACTACTCGAACTGTACTACCCACTTGTTAGCAAGGTGGCTGACAGGATGCACAAGAAGATTAGAGAGGTTGATATCGACGACCTGGTTGCATGGGGAACTGACGGTCTGTTTCATGCTATTGATCGTTTCGATCCAACCCTTGAGAATAAGTTTGAAACCTTTGCAATTCATAGAATCAAGGGTTCTATACTTGACAACATTCGACAGGTTGACTGGGTTCCTCGTCTTGTTAGACAAAGACACAACAAGCTGCAAAAGGCTCGCCATGCCTTAGAGTGCGATCTTGGAAGAATTCCAACTTCCGAAGAGATGGCTAACCATCTTGGCATGACGCTGGAAGAGTTTACGGAGATAGAGGCAAAGGCTAATCCTGTTTCTTGTGTGAGCATCTACAGCAATTCTTCAGGTAAAGAAGACGGTGAAGAACTTCAGATTGAGAGCTATGAGTCTAGCGAAGAGCAGCCTCTCGGTAGCGTTGTCAAAGAAGAGATGTTCAAGAAGTTGATGGGAAGGAATTTCATTCCTCTTGAGCGCAAAATCGTTCACATGCACTATTACGAAAATATGACCATGAAAGAGATTGCAGAAAAGACTGGTTATTCTGAATCCAGAATAAGCCAAATGCATGCAAAGATTCTTGAGCGTTTGCAGAAAAAAGTGGCACTCAATCCCTCGTACATGAGCGATTTGGAGGCTATACTTCAGTCGTGAAAGTTGTTTCCCCTATTTGAGAGCATCCATGAAAGTCATCCAAGGCGACATTACCAAGGTCGAAAACATTGATGTTATTGTCAACGCGGCCAATGGTATTGGCGTCATGGGCGCTGGCGTAGCGGGAGCTATTGCTCGTTCTGGTGGAGATTTGCTGAGAGCGAACGTCAAGAAGGTGGTTGATGAGGGTGGTCCATACGAAGCGGGCGATCTATACGTTTCAGACGCAGGATTACTGAAGCGTAGAGGTGTAAACCTTGTCTATCACGCAGTAACTATGAAGTTCCCAGGAGGTCATACTTCTTTAGGCACGATAGGGAATCTGCTTCGAAAGGTTCTTGATACAGCGGTTTCTACAGGTCAGAAGTCAATTGCGTTTGGTGGTTTAGGATGTGGAATAGGAAGACTTAGCAAGCAAGAAGTAGCGAAGAGAATGGCTCACATTTCTCAGGATTACGATGCACAAATCGAAATAACGGTCATAGACACAAGCGAAGAGTTTATCAAGGCCTTTCTTGATAACCTGAGCATAAAAGCAGAAGTAACAAATGAAGCAGCGATCAACAATCACTCTCCCAACGCTGGTCCTGAATAAGGGCTGGACGCCTATTTCAATCATGCCTGTCAAGAAGGCGATTACTAAGGTGATGAGCGATCTTGCACGCATTGTTGATCCAGACGACTATCAGCTTTACACCTTTGAGGACTGGATGAACCTTTCTGTAAAGGAGGGAGATCTTTTTATCTCGACTTCTCATTCGAAGGTTAGAGTTCCTGAAATCATTGTGTTGCAGGAATACGAGAAGCTTCCTCAAAGGGAAGTAAAGCTCAGCCGTAGAAACCTGTTGATTCGAGACAATTACACGTGTCAGTACACGGGTAAGAGAATCACTATGGATACTGCAACAATGGACCACGTTATCCCAAGGTCAAAGGGCGGAGGCTCTACCTGGGAGAACCTTGTCATGTGCTGCCTTGACATCAACGCAAAGAAGGCAGACAGAACTCCTGACGAAGCAGGTCTCAAGCTTTTGAAGAAGCCTGAGAGACCAAAGTGGAATCCTGTCTATGCAAGATTTGCTAGACTTGCTTCTTCTGCGGTTCCTCCTTCATGGTCAAAGTTCATCAAGGTTGACGGTAATCCATTTGGAGAGCCAGCTTGATGACAGTCAAAAGAATCAGGTATTCATCTGTAAGACAAAGGGGCGATGTCCGAAAGTGGAAGGATAGATTGCTCGGTGTTCCGGTATTCATACTGGGCAACGGACCTTCCTTAAACGACGAAGACATTGCCCCTTTGTCCAATTACTTCACTATTGGAATAAATCGCTCGTTCTATAAGCTTGATTCAACCATTCTTCTTTGGCAAGATGCAAGTCTTTGGTTTACCGAGCGAAGAAAACTACTGGAAACTAAAGCCATCAAGTTCAGCACATCTCACGGAGATCCAGAAAACAGATTTCTAAGATACAAGATAAAGGCTGGTAAATTTGATTTGCCATCAGATTCTACAATTCTTTGCGGAAGCGGAGCAAGCTCGCCGCTTGCTGTTCAGCTTGCGTATGTTCTAGGTTGCGACCCTATTATTCTTCTTGGTTGCGACTGTCGCCCAAGAGGAGAAGACACCGACTTCTATGGCAAAAACAAGTTTCATAACAACAAAACAATGGATAACTGCTTGGCAGGTTTGATTTGGATCAAAAGCGAGATTCACGACAAAGGGGTACGTCGAATAGTAAGTTGTTCAGATAATGCCGTCTTTGATAGAGAAAATCTCGACAGCGTACTATCAACAATAGATAACAAACATAAGCAGCCAAGGGAGTATTGGAGTCAGTTCTTGTTATGATTTTTCGAGCAAAATCAAAATTTCCCATCAACGCCTGGTCCGGTCGAATGGCTGGGGAGGTTGCTTTTATTGTTGGGAACGGTCCATCTTTGCTTGAGAACAATCTGAAGCTTATCGAGGATTGTTTTACTATTGGAATCAATCGAGCATTCAGGGTTATTCTTCCCAAGATACTGATATGGCAGGATGAGTCTTTGTACGCAGACTGTTACGAAGATATCGTCAAGCTTCCATGCGCAAAAATCACAAAAGAATCCATAGACTCCAAAAACCAGTTCACTCATTTTACGCTTGAGCATGGTTCTTTTAGATTTGGCAACAACCCTGCTGTCTTGTACGGAGGAGGCTCAACCGCTGCTCTTTCTGTACAACTTGCTGTTTCTATGGGCTTTTCGGCAATCATACTTCTTGGGTGTGATTGTGGCTACAAAAACGGACAAACAGATTTCTATGGAAACAACAAGAATCACACTATAACAACTGTTGACAATTTCTTGGCAGCGATGGATTGGGTTAGCCGTGAATGCCCGATTCCTGTTATCAATTGTGGCGATGCACCCTTTTGGCCTCGGGTGGATTTAGAGGCAGCTATTGGATTGGTTCGACCCAACAAGAAAACTCATCTTGAATGGTTGAACAAACTGACCTGAGGTTTTTATGAGCGAACAAGACGGTATTCAAGTCATTGATAGTAAGCTGTCTGAAAAATTGATTTCTGCCTTGAAAGAAAAAGGCAAAGACAATGTTGCTATCATTTGTCACGATCAGCCAGATCCAGATTGCCTGGCGTCTGCCCTTGCTGTACAATCGGTTGTTGAATCTGTTGGGAAAACGTCAACAATCTATTACGGCGGAGAAATTCCATACACTCAAAACAGTGTTATGATGAATGTTCTCAACATAACAGCAGTGAAGCTTGAGATAGATGAAGATAACGAAGAAGAATCATTGCAGCAGATAAAAAGCAATCTTGAGAAAAGCTTGATTGTTGTTGTTGATACTAGCTGTTGCTTTGGAAAAGAAAACAACACAGGAGCTTTTCCTTTCCTTGACAAGGACAGAAAACCCGACGTTGTTATTGACCATCATACCTCAAATCCATATCTTGATTGCCCAAACTACATAAACAAGCAATATGGCTCATGTTCGACAATACTGTTCGAAATGCTCAATACTTTAGGAATTGGGATTGATAAAGGGCTTGCCACGGCTCTTTATCTTGGCATTTCAACCGATACCGCAGATTTGAAATCAGAAGGAACAACTCCTAACGATGCAGCAGCGATTGATTTGCTGAGATCAATGATGGATGTTGAGTTGCTTCGCAAGATTTACGACTACCCCAAGCCTCTTGCGCTGCTTGAACTTAGAAGAAGAGCGTATAGCAACTTCTTTGTTTGCGGAAACAATCTGACCATATCAAATGTTGGCTTTGTAAACGCTCAACAAAGAGCCTTGCTTGCTAAGCTTTGTGAAGAAATGCTTCAGATTGAGTCTATCGACAGCGCTCTGGTTATGGGAATTGTTGATGAGGGTATTGATAGACCCAAGTACCTAATTTCCTCTTTCAGGACCGGCGTTCTTAGTATAAATGTTCACCAGTTCATACAGAAAATCTTTGGCAAGAAATACGGAGGCGGTCGTCGAGGCGCTGGTGCATCAAAGATTCCTCTGGATGATAGGGTTTGTTCTGTGATTGACTTTATTCGCAGACAGCACCCAGATTCCGAAAAAGAGCTTGAAACATTTGTTAGTCCGTTCTTTCAATTCTACGCAGACAAAACTAAAGAAGAGAAGAACAACAACTAACTGTGAATTAGGTCAATTCTTTTTAGCCATACTGCCGATATGGTAGCATGGCAGATCTCCAAAAAATAAAGCTCAAAGACGCAACCTTGCACGACTACGCGCAAGCGTTGATGTCCGCTGATTCAGATTCGCTCAGAGAATTTCACCTAGATGAGTTTTTCAGCAAAGCTGAAAGAACTCTAAGCGATTCTGAGGCGGCAGATCACTATACCCACAGAAAGCTCCAATATGTTTGGGAGCGTTTCTTCAATGACCGAGGCTGGAAGCTTCAAAAAGCCACAGACTATGGTTATCTAAACGAAGTTCCTCCTACCCTCATGGATATTGAAGTTGAACCCAAGAAATATATCAAGGGGTACAAGTCTGCAACTCTTTATTATGTGAATGACCAAAATAAAATGGTCATCACCATAACCCAAGGCCCTAGAGGAGGGTTTTACTACAGCATACAAACAACAGAGAAAGAGGGTAATCTTTTTCAAGACCTTCTTAAGTATGCTTCAGAGAATAACCTTTACAAAGGGAAGAAGATTGATTGCGACTGTAGGTTTTTAGAGCTTGACAATGTTACTTGGGAAGATGTCATTCTGCCAAAAGCTGTTATTGATGTTGTAAAAGCAAACATAAATGATAGCTTTAGTCTCAGGGATAAACTTAGAGCATACGGCCTTTCCATCAAGAGGGGCGTGATTCTTCACGGAGAGCCAGGAGTCGGCAAAACGAATCTTTGCAAGTGCTTGGCAAAAGACCTTGACTGTTCAGTTTTGTACGCTCTTCCTTCTGATTTTACCAGAATAACAGGCATCAAGCAGGTTTGTTCAATGGCAAAAGACCTAGCGCCTTGTCTTCTGATAATTGAAGACATTGATTGGATTGCTCTTGACCGCTCAAGCGGAAACGCATCCTTTGTTATGGAACTTATGAATCAACTTGATGGTATCGAGAGTTTTGGCGATATCATAACCCTTGGAACGACAAACTGCTTGAAAGATCTCGAAGTCGCAGTCAAGAATCGTCCGGGTAGGTTTGATAGAATCATCAAAGTAAACAAGCCAGCAGAAAAAGAAATTGAGAAGATGATTCTCAGATTCACAAACAGATTTGTTATTGACGAAAGCGTGGATCTGAAGAAATTGTCTACGTCCCTTAAGGGACTAACTGGCGCTCATATTCGAGATCTTTGTACAACGTCTGCTTTGTTTGCTGTAAAAGAAGACTCTAACAGAGAAGGAAAACTCCTTCTTAAAAAGTCTCACTTTACAGAAGCAATTAAAGAAGTGAAAGACAAAGATTATTCATCGTATATGGAAACTCAAAGTAAGAAAAAACCCCTTGGTTTTGGGCAAGAAGCTCCTTCTCCATCTCTAGAAGATTTCATCGAAGACAGCGAAGATATGCTGTAAAGTTGAGATGTCAAGAATCAAAAACGATTTTCATAACTTCTATAGAAGGAAGCGATTCTTTGTTGCTGAAATTATGGTTTACGCAATTTGAAACAGTAAAGGAAGAATGAATGTTAATTACGGAAAAAGGGAGAGAACAACAGATGTCAACGGTTTTCTATTCGGAAGAAGATGCACTACAAAGATCGCTTAAATACTTCAACGGAGATGATTTGGCGGCTTCAGTGTTTGTTAGCAAGTATGCATTGAGAGATAACAAGAACAGGATTATTGAAGCAACTCCTTCTGACATGCACAGAAGACTAGCTGCTGAGTTTGCAAGGATTGAAAAGAACTATCCAAACCCAATCTCTGAAGAAGAGATTTTTGATTACTTTGAACACTACAATTGGATTATTCCGCAAGGCTCTCCAATGAGCGCTGTTGGAAATCCGTTCCAAGTTCAATCGTGTTCCAACTGCTTTGTTATTCCTTCGCCGGAAGATAGCTACGGCGGAATTATGAAGACAGATCAAGAACAAGCACAGATTATGAAGAGACGCGGTGGCGTTGGTTTTGACATAAGCCATATCCGCCCAAGAGGTCTTGAAACAAAAAACGCCGCAAGAACCACTGATGGTATAGGCGTTTTTATGGATCGCTTCTCCAACACCTGTCGAGAAGTTGCACAGAATGGTCGCAGAGGCGCTTTGATGTTGACTATTTCGTGCCATCATCCAGAAATTAGAACGTTCATAAACATCAAGAAAGACCGCAAGAGAGTTACAGGCGCTAATATCTCCATTCGTCTAACAGATGAATTCATGAAAGCTGTTAAGAACGGAACAGAAGTCGAATTGCGTTGGCCGGTTAGTGAAGAAAACGCAAAGATGCGTCAAATGGTTGACGCAAGAGAGCTATGGAAAGAGATTATTGAGGCAGCTTGGCAAAGCGCAGAGCCAGGACTTCTTTTTTGGGACACCGCTCAGAAATACACTCCATCCGACATCTATAAGGATTTCGGATACGAAAGCATTGCGACCAATCCTTGCGGAGAAATTATTCTCAGCGCATACGACTCTTGTAGGCTTCTTTGCGTGAATCTGTTCTCATTTGTTACAGATCCGTTTACAAGCAAAGCTCGCTTTGACTTTGAGAAGATGGAGAAGATTTCTGGTATCGCTCAAAGACTCATGGACGACATGATTGATATTGAAATTGAGCAGATTGATAAGATTCTTGCAAAGATTGATTCAGATCCAGAAAGCGATGACGCCAAGTATGCTGAGCGAAAGCTTTGGAACAACATCAAAACAGCTTGCATCAATGGAAGAAGAACAGGTCTTGGAATTACGGCTCTTGGAGACGCTATCGCTGCTCTAAATGTTCGTTACGGCTCTAAGGAGTCTATCGTTCTGACCGAGCAAATCTACAAGGCTCTTGCTATTGGGTCTTATCGTTCTTCTTGTGTTATGGCTAAGGAAAGAGGAGCGTTCCCTATATGGAATGCTAATCTTGAAAAGAACCACCCATTTCTTGAAAGAATTTGGAATGCAGCACCTGATGTTTATGAGCTTTACAAGAAGTACGGTCGCAGAAACATCGCAAACACAACAACCGCTCCAACGGGTTCCGTTTCAACTCAAACCCAAACAACGTCTGGCGTTGAGCCTGCATTCTTGATTTTCTATCTCCGTTGGAAGAAGATCAATCCTAACGATCACTACACAAGGGTTGATAGGGTTGATGAACTTGGAGATAAGTGGCAATGCTACCCAGTCTTCCATCATCACTTCAAGACTTGGATGGAAGCAAACGGTCACAAGATAGACGAAAACGCTCCCCCAAAGAGCATTGACGATTTGCCTTTCTATAAGGACTCTCCATACTACAAGGCAACATCAAACGATGTTGACTGGGTAGCTAGCGTTGATATTCAAGCTGCTGCTCAGAAGTGGATAGACCATGCTATAAGCAAGACATGCAACGTTCCCAAGGACTGCCCGAAGGAAGTCATTGCAGAAGTCTACATGAGAGCTTGGGAACAAGGATGCAAGGGTTTTACTGTCTACAGAGACGGATGCAGAGATGGTGTTCTTGTTGCAACTGATTCTGAAAAGAAAGCAAGCTTGCAAAAGACAACCGCTCCCAAGAGGCCCAAAACCCTTGAATGCGACATTCACCACACAAAGTCTAAGGGAGAAGATTTCTTTGTTATCGTCGGCCTTCTTGACGGTCATCCTTATGAAGTCTTTGCTGGTCGCAACGGTTGCATAACTCACGCAAAGAAAGGTAAGATCAGCAAGCACCAAAGAGGTCACTACGTTCTTGACGCAGAAGACGGAACGACCGTTAAGGATATTTGCGACTTACTTACCGACGAGCAGGCGGTAATAACTAGAATGATTAGTCTATCGCTTAGACACGGCTCAGATATTACCTTTGTTGTTGATCAACTTGAGAAGAGTCCTGGCGACATGACTAATTTTGGTAAGGCTATGGCCAGGGTTCTCAAGAAATACATCAAAGACGGAACAAAGGTTACAGGATATTCTTGCGAGGCTTGCGGTAGCGTAAATGTTATCCGACAAGAAGGCTGTGCAACGTGTAAAGACTGTGGAAGCAGTAAGTGTTCATAAGGAGATGCAATGCATATTTCGGTAAAAAAACTTTCATCTGAAGCGGTAATTCCTCAAAAAGCTAATGTCTCTGACGCAGGATTTGATCTTGTTGCTATTGACGACGGTGTTGTTGATCAAGAAGGTTTCATACAGTACAAGACAGGTCTTAGTATTGAGCCACCAAAGGGTTACAACACTGAAATTTGGCCTCGTTCAAGTATCAGCAAATACGACCTAGTGCTAGCGAACAGTGTTGGTCTTGTTGATAACGGATACCGAGGAGAGCTTCTGGTGAGGTTTAAGCCAGCATTAAGATTCAATCAGGATAAGACAGGAACTGTTTTTGCAACTCTTCCTGTTCCGTTGAAGAAATACAAGAAGGGCGACAAAATAGCTCAGCTTGTGGTTTCTCAAACTGTTGAGGCAACACTTATTGAAGTTGCCGAGTTGGGTCAAACGGCTAGAGGAATTGGTGGTTTTGGTTCTTCTGGTAATTGATTCGATTTTGCTGAGTACATAGAGGAGATTGGTAAATCCGATAGTACCATAGAGTAATCTATGGTATTATTGTTTTATACCATCCTCACATATAAAAACCAACGTGAGTGGGAGTGAAAAGGATATGTCGTTTAAGTTCTTCCAGTCAATGGGATTTCTAGGACAGCCTAGTGTATCGCAATTCCGTTCGGCCTTCAATCTTTTCTCCGTTTACCCAGCAAGCGGAGCCTTTGTAAATACAACAAGTCTTGCGATTGATACAACAAAAATCAATCAGCTAGTTGATGCGTGCATAGATGGCGGCTATGACGCTATAGCGTGGAATGAAACTGGCTCAAATCTCGAAATGGCAAGAGCAGGCATAACGGACGTAGAGATTGATGCTATTCTAGATGCCATAAAGAGCGTATACGATCAAAGTAAGGCAAGAGCTAACGCAAGAGGTCGTTCAGACCTATTTGTTGGCTTTGACGACATCCCAGGCGGATTTTCAAGCAGCTATAGCACTCCCCTTCAGTATGAGCAAAGTCCAGCCAATCCAACATATCTTCAGAATTTCCAAAGTTGGACGGCCTGGATGGATAGACTTAACAAGCGAAAGATAAACGGCGTTTTTGTAACAACTCCTTTTAGTGCCAGTTTTGACTTCATTTGTCCCAAAGTAAATGGAGTTTCAGGAACTTCCTCAACAGCAGTTTCTGAATGGAAACTTTTCGCAAGAAGAACGTTGCAGGAAATGAGATCAAGAGTTGCAGGAGGAAAGCCTCTTTATGCCTCGTTTGCCTCAACTTACGATGCTTCTTCATACTATATTGGTGTTCCAATATCTTCAAATCACATGACTGAAGCCATTTCTTTGTTCAAGACATATTCTGATGGCGTCGTTCTTAAGGGCGGGCTTGGGTCTAGTTACAAATACGGCAATTTTAGATGGAGACCATCCGGCGCTAACGAGGCTGCTGATTTGGCTTCTTGGAGAACTATTTCTAGCGGTTCTTTCAGTCTATCCATAGCTGGCGTTAGGTACAAGATAACCGGCATCAACACTTCTGCTGCTCTTAGCATGACTGCCGTTGCATCAACTCTTCAGAGCGCAATACAGTCGAAGATATCCGCAGGTTTGGCTGGCACGTTTGATGGAGTGTATCCGCTTCCTCTTGGAACTGTTACCGTTACATGGAACGCAACTCAGAAAAGCTTCTTGTTTTCTATGACAACAAACGGAGCAGCAACGCCTCAACCTCCGTATCTTCACAGAAATTACCAAGGAAGCGCTTTTACTATATCAAGCAAAAACGACTGGAACTCAAGCGTTGCTGGTACTGATTTGGCTGTCTCTCAGTTTATTGGAGACATTACAGTAAACAATGCTTCTGCTCCTGCTAATAAGCAATGGGTTTACACTAATTCTAGTTCTCAAAGAGAGTGGGAAGAGTATGCAGAGAATCAAAGCTGGTGGACCGTTTTCAGCGAACAGTCTCTCTTGACCGCAGACATTAAGGACTTCAAGTTTTTCTATTGGTCGGCAATGTCAGGACAGCCAAATGTAACGACATTCAGAAATACCTACGGTCTTGAGTTCATGAATGTTGGCGGAGGCTTTAGTCCTTTTACAGTTACCTCATACGATCCAGCCGTTCTTGTTCCCATACTTTCCGCAGGAACATTGACTGTAAATGACGCAGCGATTAACTCGCTGATTTCAACATATCTTGATCCATCTCTGGGCGATAGTCAGTCAAAATATTACTGCTACGACTTAGAGTTGTACATCTCTTTCATGGACAATACACAGTACAGCGACACTATTATTGATAACATGCTAGAGTCTTATATTCTGGCGTACAATCGAACAAAAGAACTTCTTGCAGCAAGAGGGATAACAGATGTTAAAGTTGGATTCTACCTAACACCTTCGTTTAAGTCTTACTATGATCCTGTTATGTATCATTACACAAGGGGCAACAACTCTACTGAGTTGACTGACTACGATACTTGGCAGAACAAGTACAGAAGAATAAACCTAAGAAAATCTGGAAGCAGTTACATAACTAAGAAGTTTTCTGATAACGCAGACTTCGTTACTTGTGAAGTTTATCCGTTCTACGGCGAAAACGACATTTATGATGATGCGTATTTCAAAGAGAACATTTTGCAAGCAGTAAGATATGTTGCTGGTAATAAGCCTTTGTATGTTTTCATTGAATCAGCTTTTCATCCTTCGTCCGCCTGGAATGGTAAGGTTGTTTCTGGCAATTACATGAGAAAAACAGTTTCTTGGGTCAAAAGGATTGCTGACGGATGCGTTCTTTGGACGGCTTATCGTCCTAGCTACAGAGGGGCAAGACAAAGACATTTTATGACTGCATCTGGCGGTCCTCCCTCTGTTCCGACCAAGAGTTTGTCTGACTGGCAGACAATAACGAATGGATGTTTTTCTTATTCTGCCGGTGGCCTTCGTCACTCAGTTACGGGCGTTAATTTCTCTTCGGCAACAAGTGTTGGAGGGAGCGAGTCAACAAGCGTTGCAAATATCATTGAAAAAGCTTTCAACGATGATTTGTACTATTTGAATACGTTTTACTATGGAAGCCCAGCAACAACCATTCCAGGCTTGGTTTTTTCGGTTCCATATCAACTCGGAACAGTTGTTGTAAACTACAACTCTGACACTTCTAACAACTCTCCAAATTCATACTCAAGAGTTCCGTGTTTTGAAATTTCTTACACTGATCCCTCTTTGGTGTGTCCTCCTGATTTCAACTCCTATAACGGAAGAGAGCATGCGTACTGCTTTACTTACACAGCTTCAGCATCGCTTCCTGGCGGAGCTACCGACATTGGAACCGCCGACTGGATTGGAACCTATACATACACTGACCAAGAGTATGATAGTAACTACTACTCTGGCGCAGATTTCAACTCCGACGAATTCAACAACGGATGGGTAATAAACACGAATTGGTTCCATGCGTATTCGTCTATGGCTTTGGCTCACAAATACTCGAAAGAAAGATCTCTATACATTACAGAGAGCATAAATAACTGGACTGGTAAGCCTACGTTTACGGAAATGAAGGCTGTCAACAATATTGATAGGGCATATACTGCTTACACAGGAGAGGGGTGGGCGCAATTTACTGATAGCTACATAGCTGCTCATATAGCACAATGCCTTTCACAGAATTGTACTCTGTTTGTTTGGGACGTTGAGGGTGATTACTGCAATGTTACAACTACTGCTGTTTGGTCTTTTGGAGTTTCAGAAGCACAGGCGGACGCAAATCTAGAGCAGTTTAGAAGCCTATACAATAGAACAAAGGCTCAATTAGCCGCACTAGGCAGAACTGATGTTAGGGTTGGTTACTACGGAACTCCTTTTGCTGCAAACACTTATTACGGCGCTCTTTATTGGGCAGATCCTGTTACATACGCCGCTCACGCAACGGCGGGCGCTCAGTTTGCAAACAGTTTGGTTAGGACGAACCAGAGATATTCAAACGGAACGTATGTAACAACTCCATTTGAAGATTACAACGACTTTTACGCTCCATCATTCTATCCACAATACGGCGGTTGGAATGCCGCAGACATTCAAGAAGCAGATGCAATCAAGGGAGCTATGACTAAAATCATAGAGGTTTACGGTCATAACAGACCAATATACCCCTTCGTTATGCCAACCTTCTTTGAAGCAGGGGCACTGAATCCTTTGACAGGAATGGTCCATAAAGGCACTCTTGCACAAAGACTTAATAGACAATGTTTCGAATCCGAAGCAGATGGTGCTATTATGTGGTATGGAGTTAGAGCAAGCACCCGTTACACTAATCATAGATTTACTCCAACGGCAGTAAAAACGATTCCTCAGTGGCAAGCGATTACTAATGGTTGCTTCGTTCTTGGGGTTGATTGTTTCCCTGTTATGGTTACAGGCTTAAACTTTAGTGCTGTTGCTTCTATGAATGATGTTTGCTCTGTTATACAGAACGGGATCAACGCAAAGATAGCAACGATAACCATTAATCCTTCAGCTTATGGAGTGTGGTGGACCGGCTCTCCTACGGCCCCAAGAAACATAGGTGATGTAACTGTAACTTGGGATAACGCTACTTCTAAGTTCATTATGAATTCCGCAAGAGGTACAGCAAAAACTCCGTCTGGACACAATTTCCCACCGGATTTTGAAAAGTCATTCTTTGTTATCAAGGCCTGGGCGGACTGGGGAAGCAGTCACGGAGCTTTGCCTGGAACGGATCTTGGAACAGCCGAATGGATTGGCAACCACTCTGTTTGGACTGACGCAACAATAGCAGCGACAGACAATACCACCGAATACGAAAGATGGGCAGAAGGCTCAGAGTGGTGGAACTCTTACAAGTCATTTGCATACGGAACTTTTGGTACGAATCTTTCAAACAGAGTTGTTCCTCATATTGAAATATCAGAAACTTCAGGCGAAGCTCCGTTTACTGTTCATGTAAACGCATCTGCTTCTTGGTTCAACGGTATTGACCCTCAAGACTGTGTATTTGAATGGGATTTTGGAGATCCAAACCCAACATCAAGCGTAGCAAATAGAACATACATTTCAGATCATAGAGTCAACAATGATTGCGATGCCAACGGATCGCCTTATAGAGCAACCTCTCTTTCTAGCAAGCAAAGAGGCATAAACGCCGCATATACTTACTATCACAACAACAATGGGACTCCATTTACTATTACGCTTAAGGTTTGGCATAATGGCGTTGCTAGCGATACTATCGTTAAGAGGGTTACTATCTCCAACCCCGTAGTCAATAACTATCCTACAGTTGTGACGGGACAGTGGACTAAGGTTCAGATAATGGCTAACAATCTTAGCCCATCTGGAACTGCTTATCCAAACGCCTTCCAGACCCTTGCTTCTGCTATATCTTGGATGAACGCAAGCAAGCCTGAAGGTAAGGTTGTGTTTGAATTCCTATCAGGAGCCTTGTTTGGTCTTGTTAATTTCCCGATTAGCGCTAAGGTTACAATTACCAAGCCTAACGTGATATTCAAGGGGCTAAACCAAAACCTAGCCTATATTGAGGCTGACGGAAGCTTCTCAAGACCATCAGCAACATCTTTGATAGAGATTTCTCCAACAGCCTCTAATGTTCATTTTATGGACATGGCTTTTGGTAAGACATCAGAAAGCGCATCGACTTCCAATCTTATTGGATGCACAATCAAACCTCCTGCCCAAGGTTCAATGTCGTTTAGAAACATTACTTTCACAAGGTGTTCGTTTGTTTCTTTGCATCAAGCTGTGAAGTCCGAGCATTTCGTAAGCGGTCTTTACTTCAACCAATGTTTGTCACAGCAAACTAAAATCAAGACATTTGATCTCATTGGGCAAAGCGTTGTTATGAACGCATGCAATCATAGCAAGGTTAATACAACGCAAGTTATAGGAACCCACAATCAGACTGATTGCATTGTTCACTTTGGATCGTCAAGCGGAATGGCGGAATTGTTCTCGATGAACTTCTGCGACTTCCGTTACAACGGAGAACTTGGCTCAAACAGTTCTGCTGGCTCGGTTTACCTACAAAACGCCAGATATGTAACGGTATACGGATCGGTGTTGCATTCTGGTTCTAACTACGTTGACGACAGCTTTGCGGTTAGATTCGATTCTAACATCATAAATACGGGCGGTTACGATTATGGCGTTATTGTAAAGGCTCCTATTAGCGATATTACCTTTGCAAGCAATAGATTCAACATACATAGTCGTGGCAATAACTGTGGAGTTTTGAGATTCGCAGGAACGAGCGGATTGATAAACAACATCAAGATACTAAACAACAACGTTGTTGCCAGAAGTAATCTAATCTACACAAACGCTGTTTGGAATTTGACCGCTCCTACAGGAACGGCCATTGCAGATTCTGTATTTGTCAACAATCTGAACGTCGAAAACTCAGGCATCTGCATGCTAAGGTGGGTTTCTGTTGGCAGTTCAACATCTACTCAGTTTAGCGATTTTTCTCACAACATATGGCCTCTTCGTCTCGGTTCTATGGATTTTGCATACATAGGAGGAAGCGTAAAAACATGGGACCAGTGGGCTGCCTCTGCTGTTGACTCAAACAGTCAGCAAGTAGATGTTATTGTTGAAGACATGATTGGAATGTACGCAAACAAATTGCTCATTGGAACGTATCCTCAGATACAGTCTAACTCTTACTTCCATCCTGCTGTTTCGAAAGACTTTAATGACGAGGCTAGAAATACGTCAACATACTATGGGGTCGGAGCGGCAAGGCCTCTTGTTTCCTTTACTCCATCTGCCTCTTCATTTACAGTAACTTCATCAACTGTTTCAAGAACAAGAGTTGCAGAAGCCGGATGGACCCCTCCTGCTGCTCAAAACATCTTTGTAAGCATTACAGATCCTGCTACGCAGACGTTTGATAGCAATTTCCAGCTTGTTCCAAAGCCAGTACAGAAGAAGATTAATGCAAACGTAAGAAACCTTGTCGAGTTTACTCCTCAAGAGGCTAATACTTCGCATTGTAGGGCTTTGAGAGCAAAGCTTGACATTAACCAAAACACAGCATATAAGAACGTATCCTTTGGTGTTATTGATGATAGCGGAAACAAGAAGTTTAGAGGAGTCTTTACTTTACAGAATGATACCGTTCAAACTCTCATAGATATTCCTCTTTCCTCGTACTCTACTGTTTCCGATCTTGCTAACGCCATACAGAGTTATGGTAGAAACACTTTGGGACTAGCCGGCTTTGTTGTTCAGGGCTTCGGTTCTCTACCAACATCGAATATCAATGCAACCGGCACTACTTCAGGAAGCAATCGTTGGGCAGTTAGTTATTACGATCTTACGGTCAACTATGGCAACTATATCAACTCCTCATATTCCGTAACAAACAGACCAGACGGTTATGATGTAACAGTAACCTACACCAACGATGGTCCAAGCGGACAAGTAGACGGAGATCCAAGACAGAGACTCGGAAGCGTTTATATAGACGGCTTGTTGATTGGTCCTAAGTTTGCCTATGTCTACAACATGCACGACTCTTCATCAGTAGAAATTGATACATATTTCTCATTGTTCTTTGGAGGGGGATTTAATTATCCGTTTGACAAGTTCAGCCCAACAGTTAATCTGGTTGGATCAACGTATGGTATGGGCGTGTCCGTTAAGTACGATCAAATTGCTACGCATAAGCATCTAACAGAAATTACTGGCGCTTGGAACACCTGCGCCATCAATAGATGGAAATGGGGTTCAGATGTTCAGGCAGACGACATTTCAGTGGCGAATGCAGATTGCTTAGCAAGCGGTCAGACATATCAAGCTACGTTCTGTGTTAGAATAACAAGAGATCCAAGAAAGTGGGTTCTTACTCTTGAACCATACAAGACATACTTTGCTCAGAACTTTGGTTCTGTCAAATTCATGAAAGACCCAAGACCAATTAAGCCAATGGTTCCGGCAATCCTTAGTAATGGACAGCCTTTTGGTCTTCATGGTTACGAAGATACGGCAAATCAAAATCCCGCCCTATATGGATGGGCTTGGTGGGCAAACAAGATAAGATACAACTATAATTCTCTTGGTTATGATAGGCAATTGATTTGGGCAACCTCTGGTTTGTACGCAAACAACAACATCAATAACTACCCATTCTTTATGATTTCTCCGCTAGTGGACAGTGATGGAGAATTCCCTCATTCTTCTGTGGGACCGCATTATGATGCATGCTATAGCTTTGTTAGCTCATGCATTCCTGGAAACTTTACAATCAACCCTCAGCTTTTCCAGGGCACGTTCTACATGATTAGAGACATTATTCAAGAAGTTCCTATCTTTGGCTTTTACCAAGGATACGGTAGCATTGTTCACAAGAGATGGAATCCTGACTATAAGGACATTTCAAAAGCCTCTACATACATGAACCAAGGAGACCCAATAGCTTTTGATATGGCTATTGACGAGTGGAATCTCATAAACTATCATGCCAAGTCTAATCTTCTTGGAATTGACGCATATTCAGCAGGCCTTGATTCTCAGAACCACACTTCTAAGTTCCTAACTTTCATAGATACTCAATTCCAAGGAACCAGAATCATAACAGAAGTTTCGCCTGATGATATAGCTTGCACTCATTCAGCCGGATACATCATGTCTGGTAATGGCGTTTCAACAAATCCAACAAGTCCGCACTATATCGCCGACTACATATTGCCAGGAAATGAAAATATCGTAATCATTTACATGAATGAATATAGGACTCAGTTCCCATACGGAACCTATACTCACTGGTACGTTAAGAATAGAATGGCAGCGCACGCAAGGTGGGGCTATGTTGTTGGTCATGTTGATCTTGACGGAGACATTAACTCTAACGTCAACGTTTATCCAGTAACTTCTTCAATTTATCTTGCCGCAGACAGAAGATTTGTTTATGACACAAAGCCCGCCTCATACGGTCCTCTTTCTTCTCCAACCAACATTCGTCACGCTATAACAGACAGGGCTGTAAGCGTCAAGTATCCCGACCTTAAAAAGCAGACAATAGCTTTGTCTTGGGATAGTAATACTGAATCAGATTTTAGTCACTACCTTGTATACAAAGGAACCATAGTAAACGGTCAAGTTGATCTTTCTAGACCATATCAACTCAAGTCATATGTCAAGACTTCGTTCTTTAATGACAATCAGGTTTTCCCAGGAGAAACGTATTACTACAAGATTGTAGCGGTTGACGTTGACGGCAATTCTTCTGCTCCAACCCCCTATGAAGTAACGTTCATAGCTGACAATCCTATTCTCAATCCCCCAACAAATGTTTCCGCAACATCTTCTGTTGTCGAGGGTAAAATTGTTGTGGCTTGGGGAGAACCTTCTGCGTCTTATCTTCCATCTCCTTCGCTCAAGAGTCCTCCAAAGGTTATATTGCAGACTGGCGGCGGTTGGACAAGCACAGACTTTGCTCATCCAGTGTTTGACCTAGCAAACGTTTATCCAATGATCAACGATGTTATTTGCTTCTCAGATACAGACGCAAGGACTATGGAACAAAGAGCAACAACCGCTGCTGACACTATTACAGCATACAGGAATTACTGGGTCACGAACAGACCAAACACTCCATTTAGGTATGCCTTTTGGCCTCAGAACTTTGGAGCCTATGGTTGGGGCAGTTCAACAACTCGTCCTTTTGCTCATATCAACGACAGGCTTTCCAATGGCAATAGTTGCTTGTGGACGGTAAACGGAAGAGCGGAAGCGAAATCAAGAATGCAAACGTTCTTTGCAACTCTTTCTTCTCTTCTTAGAGCTAGAGGCATCCCTGATCCTGTATATGTCGATCCAGACTATGAAGGCGGAGCAACGCTTGCGGGAGGAGACTTCAATAACAGGCTACAGTGGCATGGATGGCTCACTGCCGATCCAAGATACTCTACAACAACTTTTGATGGAGTTCAAACATATGCTCAGTGGGTCTCCGGCTTAACCGATCTGGATGGAGTTGCAATTCCTGCCAACCATTGGATGGGGTTACAATTCCTACCAACCAACTTTATTCTCATATTTACGGCAGCGATAGCACAAGCGTTAAGAGAGCCTTTTTGACTCAAACAATCAATTCTATGGTTGTTGACTATGGAATTTGGGACACTGTAGGTATTCCCGCAAAAGCGGTTTGGCCTAATGTTGTTGTTGGCAACTATAACACTTTCTGCGCAAACAGACAGAATCTTGTTCATGGCTATCGCTTCAAGGAATCGCCTGTTGATTTGAATGCGAACTTCCATCTTGATGTTCAGATCCCGGTTCAATATGGATGGTATCCTACTGACGGCAACTCATTTGCTGTAGGAAACGGCTACAATAGCTACGCAGAATCTCTTTACAGATACGGAGTAAGCGCAGACAGTATCAAAGACCCAAATGCTCTTATTAGAGCCATAGATGTTGCGAATACGGAATATTTCTGCAAAGGATGTCAAGCCGCAAATCCGAATAAGCCAATAGCGTTCTGGATGACCTACTTGGATTATCCTATAATCTATGACAATATCTTTGAGAGAAACAACATTAAGTTCCCAACAGGATTTAGATCAAGTCTTATTTACGACAAAGAACACTTCATGAATATGTTCCGAGTATACAATAAGTACAACGTTCCGCAGGTTGGTGTATTCTTGGGTCAAACTTCCGGATTGTCAGGAACGCAAAGAAACAGACTCTTCGATAAGCTTTACATTGCCCTTTCAAACTTGCAAGAAGCAGGTTATGTAGTATAACAAGGAGAATATAATGGCCTTGCCTTCAGATTTTGCATATTACGAGATATACAGAAGCGACAACAACGAAGCTTTCGTTCTGGTTGGTACTTCTACTACAAATGATTTTAACGATACGTCTGCCGAAATCGGTCACACATATTGCTATCAAATAGTAACTGTTGACATTTTCGGTAATAGGTCTTCTCCAAGCTCAGACACCTGTGTTTTTTTTTCGACCCAGGGAGCGACGGGGGACAATCAACAGACGATTGCAAATCCTACAGCGATACTTTCAAAGGACAACATTATCTGCGTTTACCGTCAAGACGACTCCGAGAGCCTGTCTCTCGCATTGCGGTATCAAGAACTGCATGACCTTGATGATGACCAATTAGTTTCGATTCCTTGTTCGAACATTGAAGTATTGACCGACTACATAGCCTTTCAAGCAGAGGTAGAAGATCCACTGCGCCAAAAAATAACATCCGCTCCTGTTCGAAACAGAAGCGTTTATGGCATAGTCCTTATGCCTTACGTTCCAGGCGGCTTTAGGGACGGTTCAGATGTCATATCAACAACTTCTCGTTTGGCTAGGATCTTCTATCCATTTGAGAAGAACATTCAAAACCCAATATACAATAGACAGGTTTTTCAAAGGTTCAACGGTTATGACGCCATACAGTCTCTCATATGTACTAGGATTGATGGTCCAAGTATAGTTACTTCTGTCTGGTTTGACAATATTGAAGCCGCAAAAAGCAGACTAGAGACAACGGGTAAGTTCTATTTTGACCCATACGCTTCCTACACCTATTCGGGAGCTTCAGAATACACAGATGAGCTTATTGACTTCAAAGATAACTACTCATCAAGACTGGGGCTAACTATTCAAGGCACTTCTCGTCCACCGGCTGGAAGGGATGCTTTTTTCTCTCAGATAGAAGACGACTCGTTCTTTTGGGGCTGGGGAGCCGATAGGGGTTCTCTTTCCTACTTCAGAACAACGGCAAATACAAGAGCCTTCTTCTATAACGCAGACTTTGATGGCGGACTGACAATAAGAGACCTTGACGCTCGTTCATGGCCTATTTTGGCAATAAGGGAGGGGTATGTTGCTGCTGCCGGAAGCATGTCCGGTGTTGATACTTCTTCTTTTCTAAGGCCTGTTCCCTTTATGGATACCCTTTTTAGAGGAGCCTCTCTCGGAGAGGCCTTTGTGTACTCGCAACCTTTACTCAATTCGAGTATGGCTTGTTTTGGCGACCTACTTGCGGTTTTTGCATTTCCTGTTCCATTTGAAGAATCTCAGTTGATAGATCCGGTAAAAGCATGGAAGATGATGGAAACGTGCTATGCCGAATCTGTCTGTTATCTATTTAGGAAGTCAAACATCATTAAAGATCTAAGAGATACCATTGTTAGCGGATCTGATGAAGTTGTTCAAGAAGAGCTTGACTACGCATTTGATGCGTTGTACTCAGAGTTTGACGATCTATCCTGGAAGAATGATTTTGTCAATTTGACAACAAAGTTCATTGATTTTGTTGTTGACAGAAATGCCACTCGGTTTGACTTTGCATACCCAAACTTTAATCAGTATCTAACGGCAACATCAACAAAGGTATCGGATATCGTTCTTGATACTTTACAGAATGAGACTCTTGTTTCTTCCATAGTTAGTTCAAACATAGAAACAGAGGGTTCGTGGATATTTGAGGACTACCTTGAGCAAAACCCAGGTGATTTTAGGTTCTATCATATAGAACTTCAAGTTGCTCGTAACTATGAGGATTTTGAAGGGATAGGGCCGATACTATCAAAGGATACGTTTAGTGATATCACCAATTGGTCCTTTGAGGATTACAATGGGGATTTCAGGCCTTTCAACGGAAATGGTATAACAAGTAACTATGAAGGACGAAAGGTTCGTTACACAAGCTTAAACACCGAACTTCTTGAGAGAGGCGAGTTCTATTGGTTTAGGATAAGACAAAAAGATGATCTTCAAGAATTTGCTTGGAGATACTTTAGGAGAATCGTTTTTCGTTAATTGAGACAACCTATGGCAATCGTACCAGTAATAACAGTCACTTCGGACAACTCAGGATTTGCGCCTTTTACGGTTCATGTCAATGCTGCTGCTTCAAACTTTGACGGAGAATCTAGTCAAGATTGTGTATTCGTTTGGGACTTTGGAGATCCAACGCCAAGCGTAAACGGAAATCAAGACAACAACAGGTACGAGTCACTAGGAACAGCACTAACAAATACAACCCTTGTTCAGGGCAACTTCAAAAGCAAGACGAGATTCCCTATACCAACTATTGATTGCGGAGTTGATAACACAGGCTTTTGTCACAGAAGCGGCGATTCAAATTCTGAACAACAAGGACTGAACGCTGCATATACCTACTACCACGATAACGGTGGAACTCCATTTACGATAACTTTGACGATTATACATAACGGCGTTGAAAGTTCTTCAACGACAACGACCATAGCAGTAACCGCGCCAACGATTTATACATCATGGACAACGGCTGAAATCAATAACTCTGGACACGCCGTAAACAGCGCCAATTCGTGGGTTACTATTAGCGTAAACCCATCTTTTTCTGACAACCCAGCAACAGGTGCATCCAAGAACTTTAGCTCTCTTGAGAACGCAATGACATGGGTAAACAACTTCCGTTCTACGGCTTCTCTTGGAGGAGTAAACGGAAGAGTTCGCATCGTTTTGAACAACGCATCTGGACAGTACCTAGCCAAGATAGCAAATACGCTCAACATTACCGTGAACAATCTTGTTTTTACGGTTAATGATAATAACTACCAAAGAGTTTTCAAGATTATGCCGGCGACTTCGGGCGCTCTTGCTAGCCCAGGCTCTCCTATCCCAATGATAAGCATAAACTCAGGTACTAAGAACATTTACTTTGAACACATAACGTTCCAAGGCGTTCGTACAGATTACAATACAACAGAAAGCTCTGCAACTCCAACCTCCTCAAGCAATGTTTATGCAATACAGATTGAAGATGCGTCAAATATTGCTCTTCACAATTGCGGTTTCATAGGTTGTTATCATGGAATTTACTCAATTTCTCTAGCATCTGAGTGTATCTACCTAAACAGAATGATTATCGGAGGAGGCGGAACTACTGGCTACGTTAGCAGATATTCGGTTTTCAATCTTAGCGGAACAAACATTGTTGTTTCAGGCGTTGATATTGGAAACTTTGATCTTTCGACAATATACGATCCCAATTCTCCTTTGATTTACCTAGGAGAGTCTGATGGGGCTGATATGGCGACTATACAATGGTGCTACCTAGACGCAGCAGTTAGTAGCTCTACGAACTACAACGACTCAAGCAATTATGGATTTCTTTACGCAACATCAACCCTTCATAATGGAGGAGCAATCAAAACATACGCATCCTCAAATGTGTTTGTCATTTCAAGTATTCTTTCCAAAGGATGCAACATTTTTGAAAAATCAACAAGCATTAGGCTTGATGGCAATTACATGACAGGAGCGGGCGGAGGACAGAAGGTTTCTGTGGCTTCACCAGTTATGAGTTCTCAGTATGGGATAATAACTCTTAGCGGAGACATTGACGGACTAACAATAGTTAACAACGTATTAGAACTTAGATACAACAACTTGATGGGAAATGTATTTTGCTCAAACTCCACGATTGGAGTAAAAAACGCCGTAAAAGCGGCAAACAATACAACGGTTTTGTGGTCAAATGTTTCTTCGTTGATAGGAGTTTGGGATTTTACGGAGCAAGGTTCTGCTTGTAGTGGTTACGAGTTCGTTAACAATCTGTTTGTTTCAAACAGAATAGGTGTAATGTGTAGGTTTGTCAAATACGACAACGAGCTTATTTTTACAAACACATCAAATAACGTGTTTCCTGAATTCGATTCTGGAGTTCGTTTTGCTCACGTTGACGGGTCGCCTATTGATAATGAGAGCTGGTTACTAACGACCGTTGGTGCTAATGATCAGTTTTACAATGTTGAAATCGGAGATACTTTTGTTGAAAGAAAGTTTGCATATGACTCGGAAAAGTACCCAAACCTAATTGCATATGCGACAACCGTTCCTTATGTAAATCAAGACTATGCCAAAGCAATAAGAACAGCTTCTGCTGACTGGTCGGTTGGCGCAACTAGGGCCGTTCCTCATTTGACTCTTTTCCCAAACTCAGCAAGCGAAGACTCTGTAATTGCTGTTGCGACTTCTATTGCCAGGAATAGACCAACAAACGCAAACGCAACTCCGAATGATTCTCACAATTTGTATCTTGAAGTTTATGATCCAAACATACTGCATCAAGACGACTCGGATCTTTTTTCGAACAAGAGGCTGATTGGACAGTCTTATGGAGCGAGAACCATAGATGTTGGTTCTGGCTATCTAAATCTTTTGAACAATGTTGGTGACTACATAAAAACAACAATCACAACCGCTGATACCACTGATGGTATTGATATTACGATTGTTTACACCAACGATGGTCCAATAGCTCAAACAGTAGGATCTGCTGCTCAAAGGCTTGGCTCTATAGATCTTGATTATGTCTTTTTGGGAAGAAATAACTCCCTAATGTACAATCAGAACAGTTTTTTCATTGACAGTTCAGCGATGCATGTCTCAAAGGCGTATACCACAACAAATAACGCCCTAACATATCCAACTAACAGATTTGCTCCCGTTACCACATACCTTACCGATACTCACGCTATAACAGTGTGCGTCATCGCAGATTTTGTTAACAACGACAAATTCATTCAAGAGAAAACTTCAGGGCGTTCAGATGCGTCTTCGTATCTAATTGGCAGAGGCAAGACATCTCTTGAGTGGATAAACAATACATTTAACAACCACTGCTTACAGAGAGGAGAGTCATTTTCTGTTACTGTTTCCGTTAGAATATCAAGAGATCCATCTAGGTGGGTTCTAACAACTAAGCCTCTCAGGGATTATCTACAAGCCAACTTCCCAACATTGCTTTCTAAAGACCCAAGACCTGTTTACCTTGAAAATCTGAATTCAAACTTTGACGGATCAACGCCTCTTCAGTTGAATGCGTCCTATCAAATAACTAGCACTGGATATGCGATATACAGAGCCGCTGTCATAACCAATGTTTTCAACAAAGGCTATGAAAGGTACATGGTTTGGGACACTCTTGGACAGAATACGGGCGGACTGAACTATTACCCTCAAATAGTTACGCCTATCTATAGAAACCAATCGCCTTGGACAAGTTATCCGAACATGCTTGCCACGATAAGCGAATTCAATAGACTCGGAGAAGAAATCCCCACGTTCATTTTCTATCAAGGTTACGGAGACTTGGCTCTTACGAGTTCTGTTGCATATGGTCCAACGTCAACGTATGGAACTATAGACTTTACCGACTCTGCCTTGATGCAGAAGTTTTACGACGAAATGGATATTGTTTTCGATGTTTACTGGGCCGGAGGTGTAGGTCTTGATTTCTTTGGAGCATCAACAAACGAGATGCAAGTTAAGAACTCTCTTGATTTGTTAGATGTTTACATGGAAAGATATCCCAACGCTCACCTTATGGGAGAAAAAGCAAGGCCCGATATTTTCTTATCAAGGATGGCTTCTTTCTTGTTTAGCGATCAAGGAGCGTATTCTCCGCACGATCTTGCAAATTACCTAGTTCCTGGAAACGAGCATTGGCTTGTTGACTATGGCCCAACAAGAACAGACGAGTACCCAACAAGCGAAGAAGAAGCGTATCGACTTAAGCTATTTGCTGAATATGGCTATGTTTCGGGAGTTTACAGTCCATCGCAGTATGTGGGACTTAATGCGTCTTCTAGTGACTATGAAGCTGTCGATAGGAGATTCGATTACGTTGAAGTTCCAAATGATTATACTCCAACCGAGGCCCCCGCAACACCGACCAATCTGAACTACGGATTTTACAGTAACGTTAGAAGTACAACATATACTACTGCAACAAGAATGTACATCAAGCTTACGTGGAGTCCAAACCAGGAGCCAGATTTTAGTCACTATATCGTTTACAAGTCAAAGATAACAAACCAAGTTGTTGATCCAAATCCAGCAAACTTCCAAAGGAAGAAATACTCCAAGGACGCATTCTTCTATGATACTGCTGTTAGGATTGGAAAGACTTACTACTACCAGGTGTCAGCGGTTGATGTATTTGGTAATGAATCTGCAAAGTCAAGTGTTATTGCTGTTACCTTTGTAGCCGACGATCCAACACTGAATCCTCCAACAAACATAGCAGCAGCAGCAAACTATAACGAAAGAAACATAAGCATAACTTGGAGTTCGTAAATGTCAACACCGGGAGACTTCTATCTATTCAAAATCTATCGCTCAACTACTGGGCTTCCTGGTAGTTTTGCTCTTGTTGGAACAAGCACAACAACAACCTTTGTTGATACGACGGTTACTCTTGGTAATACATATTACTATTTCGTTTCTATAGTTACACGTTATCTTGTTGATGATTTGGAGACTTTTGAAGAGTCGGGTCCAAGCGATATCTTTACGGTAACGTATGCATTGTCGTCTTCTCCTCCTCCGATAACTCCTCCAGCGCCGCCTGCTCCGCCTGTTTTTAGGCCAACAAGAGGCCCCAATCCTGATGACGGTCACAGAATAGGAACATATGACTATAGGGTAATAACCGAGAGGATTTCTGAAGCTTATGATCTTGGAAAGCAATCACTTGGACCTTTGATTTGCATGTTTAACACGCTGCGAAATACTGATGTTAATGCAAGGCAAAGACACAAGACCGAGCTAGAAAGCTTCTTGAGAAGAACGTATGCTTACATTATTTTCAAGCACCTAGATAACCAGCAGACAATGTACAATGCTATCAGGGCTTTGAACGAACACGTTCTTAGAGAATATGGCGAGGCGTATGGTTACGAAAACCTTGACGAGTTCCTTATAGATCAATTTTTGCAGGTTCCTTTGACCTATGCCATTCTTTCTGAACAGATTGGATATACGATAACAGTAATAGGCGACTCAAGGGCTAGATTGATAGACATAGGCCTATTAATGAAGGATATAACGCTTCCTTGGGATAAAATAGGATGGGAGAACCTGTAATGAGGACGTATAGATGAGTGCTAAAATAGGAGATAAGACTCCTGCCCAAATCCATAACGATTTGTTCTATTTGAACAACGGTAACGTTGGAATAGAAGAAGAAGCCAAGCCGCTCTATAGCGGCAACGGTGTTGCAACGCCACTGAAGATTGGCGTAGAAAAACTCGAAGCAGATTTCCACCAAGGAGAACTAAAGTCTCCGTTACTCAACGAGTGTCATCTAAGTTTTAATGACATAGGAGAGGTTTCTGGTGACTATCAGATTAGTACAACCGGAGGAAATACTCAAAAGATGACATTGACAGGTGATGTCTCTTTGACCATACTGAGCAACGTTAGCGTTACTAATGCTTTTGAGATTACTCTTCTTGTTGAGCAGTCTTCAGGCGGTCATACAATAACGCTCCCAAGCACTTTCAAAACAAGTTCGCACCTTGCGATAAGCTTTTCAACAAACTCTGGCGCTATAGACATATTGAAGTTTTTTACTTATGATGGCGGTGACACGTGGATTGTCTATAAGATAGCCTCAGACTTGAGGTAATAATGGCTAAGGATAAGAAAACAAAGAACACTGATAATGTTGTGTCTGGATTTGATAAGCTACGTTCAAAAATGAACGCAGATGCTGTGGCAATAGGTAAAATGCCGAGTATTCTAGAGTTTGTCGAAAGCCCAGAATATCTTGGACTTCCTCACAACAATCCACCAGCAAATCTATACGACATGCAAAAACTGGTGCTGAAGTGTTTCTATCGAGGAAGCGATGGAAATGAAAACGTTGAGCTAACTCCTGAAGATCTTGCTCTTATGGAAAAATACGCTCTTAACGATCCGCACAACGGCTCGATGCTTGATAAATGGAAGTCAGGAAACCACTTTAGAGAGCTTGTTCTTGTTTGGGGAAGAAGATGTCTTTCTGAAAGCGCAGAAGTGGTCGATCCTCAAACTGGTAAGATTTGGACTCTTGGTGAACTTTGGAATTACGGAAAACTAAAGCTTGATTCTTGGACTTTCGATGAAAAAACAAAGACCATGAATCTCATCAATGACTGCAACCTCATAAGCCAAGGCAAGAGGGCTGTTTATTTGATTCAAACCGCATCTGGGCACGAAATAGAAGCGACAGACAACCATCCGATGCTGACTGATAACGGATGGGTGCAAGTAAAAGACTTGAAGCCAAAGGACAAAATAGCGATAGCTGCTGTTCAGCCGTTCTTTGGGTCATCAACAGAAATCTGCGAAGACGAAGCGGCTTTTCTCGGATATATGAGCAGCGCAGCGTGCGATTCAACAGGATGCTACGTTGCAACGACGCTTGCCGAAGGAAGCGTTCTTGAGGATTTCAAAAAGAGAATCGGAGCTATTTCGGACGATCTCAAAATTGACAGCGCAGAGAACTACAACATCAAGTCTTTTGATGAAAGAAAGTACAGCTTTGTTGTTGCTCAAAAGGCATCCAAGAAAGAAGAAACAGAATCTAATATCATAACTCTGATTACCGCTAACGGACTGAAGAATAAGAGTGGTTTGCAAAAGTTCGTTCCTGCAAGAATCTTTCTTTCCCCCAAGAGTATTGTTGCGTCCTATCTTAGGGCTATTTTTAGCTGCGACGGAGTTCCAACGCACACAAAAACGTCTAGAACTACTTGTAAAATAGAAGCAGCATTTAGTAGTCTTTTGCTTACAAGGCAGATTCAGCATCTACTGTCTAGGTTTGGAATTTTTGCAACACTACAATCAAAGCTCATAAACGCAAAACCAGAGCATGTTCTTACTATTTCGAAAAACTCATATGTCAAGCTTTTTGTTGAAGAAATTGGGCTTATTGGTCATGAGCAGTTTCAGAAAACAGCAAAAGAAAGCTCTGAAATAGCTATTGATTTTGATGCTCCCATATTCTCTCCAATCACTCAGATCAAGAAAAACGGCATCAAAAGAACATACGATATACAAGTTTCAGATAAAGAGCATTTACAGAACTTTGTTTCGAATGGCTTGATTTGCCATAACAGCGGTAAAGACTTCCTTACTTCTATCATTGCGCTATACGAAGCAATGAGACTTCTTGAAGTTCCCGGAGGTAATCCTTACAAGATCTACAACCTTGGCTCTGCAACTCCATTTACAATACTAACCATAGCAAACGCAGCGGCTCAGGCTCAGATTCTGTTCAAAGAAATCAAAGACAAGGTTCTTAAGAGCGACTACTTCAAGGATAAGGTTGTCCCAGAAGGCATTACTTCTGATGCAATTCATTTCCTTACTCCTGCTGACAAGATTCACAACGAAGAGCTTAGGTCTAAAGGCTTTGCCCCAAGTTTGGGTTCAGTTGTTGTTCGATCAGGTCACAGTAACTCAGACAGCTTGGTAGGTATCTCATGCTATGTTCTCTTGTTGGACGAGATTGGTTTGTACAAAAATACCGGAGGTTCTTCTTCTGGTGATGCTATTTACAACTCTCTTGGCCCTGCAACGAAAACGTATGTTAGAAGTGTTCCAAGACTCAATGAACACGGTAAGTTTTTGTATGACGAGAATGGTGTCCTTCTAACAGAAACCATTTATGATGGAAAGATTATTTGTCTTTCGTCGCCAAGAGGTAAAGAGGGTATCTTCTACAACCTTTACAGTTCTCATGAGCAAGTCTCTCATAGGCTTGTTTGCAGGGCTGCTACTTGGCAGGTCAATCCTATGCAGACCAAAGAAGGCCTTATGGCAGCCTTCCCGGACATGCCCGAAGAAAAGTTCCAGATGGAATTTGCTGCCGAGTTTTCAGGAACTGCTGGCGAGAACTTCTTTAGGGAAGAAGACGTTGAAAGCTGTTTTTCTGATAAGTCTTTGAAGTTTAGAGATTTTGGGCTTCATGGCATAACCTATTTTGCCCACTTAGATCCTGCAACATCAAGCCATAATTACGCTCTTGTTATAGCTCACAAGGAGGTTTTCTTTGACTTTGAGCAGCACAAGAAAGACTGGAAGATAGTCGTAGACCACATTAAGTATTGGTCGCCTTCTCCTGGAAAGCCGATTGTAGTTGATGAGGTTGACGAGTATGTTGCTTCTCTCAACTTTAAGTTCTGCTTTGGATTAGTCACTTATGACCATTTCAACAGCCAGACAAGCATTGCAAAGCTTAGAAAAAAGGGAATTCCTACAAAAATGACTCCCTATAGCAAGCAATACAAAAACTTGATCTACGACAACCTTTATCAGATCGCAATCAAAAACAAACTGCTTATTCCTAATCATCTCCTACTGAAGAATGAGATGCTAAATCTTCAAAGAAAGTGGCTAGATAGCGGATTTAAGGTATACCCAAGAAAAGACGGAGACGTTACAACGGATGACCTTTGTGACGCTCTTGCAGGGGCTTGCTATAATTGCATAGAGAAAGAACTTAGCAGGCTTCCACAAGGAAGACTTGTATCAGTTCCCGTAATTGGAGGTGGGAACGATATAGTATGGAGATCTATGTCAGGTCAACCATACGGAGTCGGCCCAGGCGGTCAGGTAGCAAAGAATTTAGAGCGAAGATCACAATCGTATCCTCGCTGAGGAGTTTAAGATGGCTTTCAATCTCAAGAAATCACAAAAAGTAAACGACAGCGTAATGCCACAGTCTTCGGCATTGCCAGCAAACACAGAAAAGCATAACCTATCCCTACATGGTACTGGCGTTGTTTCATATAACGCTATGCTTGAGAAGGACCGTAGGACAACAAAGGAAGTAACCCACGAAGCAAGGCTTGATGAGGCAAGAAAGAATGCCAAGGCTGCTGAGAAGGTTACTGAAGGCGCTCTTGAAGACGCAGATTCTTCTTTGTTTCCTCACAGGCAGTTCAAGGACGGCGAAGACAATTATCAAGTTGCGCCTATTGATGCCCTTGCTCATGCAAATGACAGGAAGTTTAGAGATGCATTCTCTAAGGCAAACAAGGGAGCAGATACGGAATTTTGGGACAAGTATATTGGAGTTCAGTTGGATGGTCCTATTACTAAGGTTCCAGCTAACGTTCCATCAAAAGGAAGTCAACTGCCTAATAGCCCTGAAAGATTTGGAAAGCTGAACAACCTTCCGCTAGATCCTAAAGCTCAAACCAATAGAAAGAATTTTTCTCCTGGCTTGGACATCAAACCTATGCATGGTTTTGCGGGCAACGAAAAGGCTCTAAAGATGGCTATGTCATCTCTCAAAGATGCTGATGGTTTGCTGTTTGGTATCTATTTCAAGGCCGCTCAAGAAAAAAGAGATCTTACAAGAGATGAAAGAGAACTCGTAGACGGAATTAACAAAGATAAGGCTCTTGTAATGGCTCAGATTGTTCCAACTCCCGGAGACCCGGCTAATCAGGCAGATTTCTTGGATGGAAGTCCAGACGTAACAGACGATCCCCTTTTGTCCGCCAGAATGTCCGGTATGGATGCTTCAAGGGCGGATGTTAGTCCTGAAGAGGAAGCTGAGGCCTTTAATGGTTTCAGCATGAGTGATATTCCTATGCCGCCAGAAGAGCTTCCAGGCGCACCAGTTGGCGATACTGGCTCGGTTGGAGCGCCAGCGGTTGACGGTTCTGCACCTCCTACAAGCGGTATAGGCGGTAATGGTCCCGTCCAAATTGACAATAGCCCTGTCGATGTGATTCCTCAAGATGCATCAAACACGGGGGAACCTAATGAACCAGAAGCGCCCTTTTAATCTTTCGAAACTCGCAAGACAAGACCCACCAGAAGTCTTTGATCTAACTAGCCCTTTGCTTTCGGACCCTTATAGAAGAAAAAAGGGCAAACCAGGAAGCGGGGCTGGTAATGATTTAATTAGACCCGGCGATCATGGTTTTTCTGATTCTACTCCATCGGGTGGTGCGGCTTTTTCCGAGAACAAAGAATGGCCTTCTGATAAACCGTTCATAACGGACGAAGAAGGACGCCCAAAACACGACAATGGAACAGGCATTGTAACGGATCATGGACTTGAGCTACATGACGATAAAGAGCCTTCAACGGGAGACGCCACATTAGGCATAAACGATACAGTAAAACGACAGTTAGACGATAATGGAAGAGACAGGCCTCCCTTCAATGTAAACTCAGCACAAGGGGTTTTGAAGGGGGTTAGAAGTAGGCTTAGACATCTATAAGGAGTAGAACATGAAGTTGAACGTAGTAGAAACACTTAAAGGTAAGCTCTCAATTTCGTTCTTACCAGGAAGTTACAAAGCTGGAGATCTTGTTGAAGTAACAGCAGAGCAACTTGAATTTGCCGAGACCCAAGGGCTTATCAATGCTGGTCTTCTTCTGATTGACAAGAGTGAATTGCCCAAAGGAGGCAAGAAGAAGGCAGTAGAGGGTATGTCTGAATTTTCAAACGAATCAAAAGGCATTCTTGTGTTTTCTTGGGGACTAACTGTTCGTCCTGCTCAGAGATTCTTTATTCCTAAAAAGCACGCCGAAGGCCTAGAGTTGCTTCAGTACATTAGAAGCGGCAAAGTTTTGGCTGTCAATGCTGATGGTGAAGTTCAGAAACAAGAAACCCCTAAATCTGAAAAGCAAGAGAAGACTGAAAAGAAGTCCAGAACCATCAAGAGGGTTGGTAGAGATGAAGACTCAGAAAGTAAGAACGGCGTTTATGTAGTCAACCCCAACGGAGAGGACTTGGTAAACAAAGCTAACCCCAAAGGCACCTACGTTCATAATCCAAATAAAGGCAAAGCTCCAAGCAGTATTGAGGAACGAATAGCTGAAATTGATAGAGAAAACGACGGTGGCATAGAGTTTGTAGATCAAAAACAAGCAAAGGAAAGACTCATACAAACTCAGAAAAGTATAGAGTCCAGAAAAGGGGTCTAATGTTTGAAAGAGATAGTTTCTAAAAGTGTATCTCCTAAGTGGCTTAAGAGGAGGAAGAAGGACGAGGCAAAGCTTACGCTTTACTGGTCCAATCTGTATCCTCCTGATTACGCTGAAGATATGACTAGGGACTATCAAAAAGAAGCCATACTGAAAGCTGATGGATTTCTGAAAAAGTTTGCAAGCGATGCTGTAGATGTTGTTTTTCAGGGAGAAATTAGGCAGACCAGAGATGGCTTTGTTTTTGTCGATGTTCCTAACTCAATTTTTGGAGGGTTCTTACCTCTATTGGGTAGCGACGTTGAAAAGCCACCCAAAAACGAAAGACACTACGACGATATCGGCGCTCACATAACGGTTATTAAACGACGAGAGGTAGTTGACAATAACATCTCTTTTGCAGATGTTGGCAAGAGAATCAGCTATAAAATGAAGGGCGTGCAAAAGGTTGAAAATCCAGACGGTTGGGAAGAAATGGAAGCTGTTTGGTTAATTCCTGTTGAAGCGCCTGAGCTTGAGAAGCTACGAAAAGCATACGGTCTTTCCCCGAAGATTCTGGATCACGATTTCCATATTACGCTAGGCATCAAGAGAAGGCCTGTTGAGGACGTAAGCTATGCTTGATCTACTTAAGAAAGAACTAGCCATTCACGGCATTACCGTGAAAGGGAATAACGTCAAAACGACCAATGGAGTCTTTCCAATTAGTCATGCTATTGCACTTCACAAAGCAAAGGCCAAGGCTGCTTTTGGTATTACCGAAAAGCTCTGGAACGAAGTGTGCGAGATACTCAAGGAGCCTTCTCCTAGAAATGGCAAGGCAGCAGAAGGAATAGACAATATCTTTATTCATTCGCTACAAGGACTAAAGCGAATGGTTTATCTGTTTCCAGGGCTAACCAACTTTGCTCAAATTGAGGACTCTCTTTGTTGGGCACTTTCAAGGGATATTAACGAGTTCTCGTACAGAACGATGTCCAAGATAATTGAGTACAAGCTTGCGATTGAGTGGGTTAGTCATGTCCTTGCAAAGAATCTATACATAAAGTCTTTGATATCAAGATATGCAAAATCTCTTGTCAACAGAGACGTAACAATAGCAAAGGGTGTGCATGGACCGTTTACAAACCTAGACCTTCCTATGCAAGAGAGGGTTTTTGATTGGTCTTCAATTAGCGACGAGGTTGCTGGTAGAGAGAAGGATAAGCAAGGACAACGTAGGTATAAGATGGGATTAGAGGGATATAACGATCCCCGAGTAAATGAAGGTTTTGTTTGGAGAGAGCTAAGGAACGAGCCGTTTCTTTGGGGCAAAGAAGGCGAAAACCCATATCCTCACAGGAATACTCTTTGGTCATGAAAAAGATTGCTACAAAATCCTATGTAGAAGCTCAACAGTCTCAGACTGTTACGTTTTCGCCAAACAGACTGAAATCTCCTAATCAGCCTCAGCAATCAGACCCAAAGATTAAGACTTTTCAGCAGGCGTTTACAACACTGAATGTTTCAGCGATAACTGGTTTGTCGCAGTCCGATGCAATGATACTAAACACTATTCAACAGCAGTTGAGACAAAAGCTTCGTTCTTTTGACGTACAAGTGAGCTTCTAATGGAAAAAACAGCACAACAGTCTTTGCTTGACATTTTGATTCAGATTATGCCTGCGCTACAGGATGTAAGGTCAAGAATCATCAATAGGAAAGATCCCGCTAATGAAGCTCTTTATTCTATATGGGATGGTTCCGGTAAAACAGCGAATCGCAAGTTCCTTAAGCCGTCAAACCTAAAGTCTTCCGACATCAAAAAGATGGAAGCTGCTGGTTTGGTGGAAGATCAAGGAAATTACCTCAAGATAACCGAAAAAGGCGCACAGTCCATCAAGGTTATGATACTGAATGACGATACATTTGCTTTGTCTAAAAAGTCTTCCAATGATAAGAGAATGAATTGGTATAAAAGACTGAAGAATGAAAACTATCTATCTTGAAATAGAACGGCGTCAGACAAAGCAAAAGCGTAATGTCGTTAGCAAGCACCTGTGGTATGACGTTCTTGAGGGTAAGATGCACGCTATTAGCGGAGGCGTCTTAAAGTTCAAATACGATCTTGATCAAAAACGTATGATTCCATACGTTGAAGATTTAGTTGTCTCAAAGATAGTGGACGTAGACAACAAAGATCGGATAATGTCTTGGGTTCGGGCAAATAAGCCGCTTGTAGCAATCAACGAGACAGAAACCACAACAAGTAGTATTGCAATAGACGTTAACGACTCTGATGTAGAGTATGTTACGTCAATGCTTGATAGATGTGGTTTTCGTTATGAATAAGAAGCTATTGACTGATATACCTCAAGGTATTTATTGGCAGTAGCATCCCAAGAGTTTCTTTCAACAAACGAATAGCCACTTGAGATCAAGTCGTTACGATACGTCTCGGAACTGAAGATCTTATCTATTTCTTGAGCAAGTTCTATATGGTTCTTTGGTCTAGGAATAACGCCTTGAAGATCGTCAAATAAATGACTTTCGCTTGCAAGTACAGGCCTTTTGTTGGCAAGAGCAATACGAATCGCACCGCTTGCTCCAAAGACTTCGTTGTTTGGATCAATGATGTAAGGGAAGATTGCTATTTTAGCCAACCTTAGATAGAGGTTGATCATACTTTCTGTCTGGTACTTCTGTATGATAACGATATTTGATTCTATGTTGAGTTCTCTCGCCATAGTCATGAGTCGTTTACAATACTCTGAATTTGCTGCGCTATTATGAGAGTTTGTGCTGCACAGATAGATGTACTGTATCTTTTCATACTTTTTGTCAGAGGCTTTTAGATGAGCGATGCTTCTTAGCGCTCTATCTACTCCTTTGTAAGAAAATCCAAATCCAAACTGGACTATAGTGTATGGGCTAATGCAAATGTTCCAAAGTTCGCTTACGTCGCCAGACTGAATACAGCCGTGAGGTACTGTAAAGATGTTATTCGTGTTACCCATTTCTTTGAGAACCTTTTTGGCTTCATTGGAATGGACTATGATATTCTTTGCACTTTCGCTGTAAACAGCTTTGTCAAGATGGCGATAGACGCTGTGCATTACCACTACATATGGAGTGTTTTCCAAAGCCTGCATAAGTTGCATAAACTTGAATGCATTGGGGAAGATGCCGTATTCATGCTGAATGATTACAAAATCAGCTTTATAGGCTTTGAGTCGCTGAATAAGGTCTGTTAGGTCTTCTCCTCTCTTCCAGCAACGTACCATTCCTTTTTCTTCGACCTGGGTATCGCCTTCGACATGCTCAGAGAAGATGGCTATTTCTTTTACCTTTGGTCTGAGCGCATCTACAACGAACTGGCTATAGGTTGATATGCCGCACCTGTCTTTCCAGTTGCAGACAATGGCGATTCTAAGTTCGCTATTCAGTTTTTTGTTGCTACACCCAATGCTTTGAAGAATGTCGGCAGGAAGTTTTTTGTAGATGAGTTTTTCCCAATTGCGATCTTTCTTTACCTTTAGAGTTGTAAGGTTTTCGCCCTTAGCTCTGGTAGTTGAGATCGCTCGTATGATGTTATTTTCGTCATAGAGAATAAACATGTGCGACTCCTTATGTTAGTAGCATATTCTTCTTTAGCTCGTTCAACAAAAACTTATTCATTGACGCTATACTGCCTATCTCTTCATTGTTATTAGTGTCCGAAAGCAAGTTTTTCGCCAGAGAAACCATTTTTGTTGAACTGAAGTCGGCAAAACCAATTGAGTTCTTTTGATATCCTATCGTTTCTAGGAAGTACCTGTTCTTGTGGTTGTGTGTAATATCAATAAACGGTACTTCTGTTGCGGTTGAAAAGATGGAAGAATGAAGGCGAGTGCTTATTACGCTATCGCATGATGAGATTATGTCAAGGGTATCTGTTACGCTAAGATCATCAAAGAAAATTGCATTCTTCTTCCACCACTTACATCTACTAGCGACTATGCCATTAGAGATTCTATCGTCCCAGGGCTGTTTAGTGCTGAATGGAATGAAAACAAAGCTTGCAGGAGTTTGGTCTATTGCTATAGAGAGATCAAAGGCAAATCGTTCGAATCTTGACTGTTCAAACGCAGAAGCCCCATGCGGAGGTAAGAGGTGTCCGTTGATTACGATTCCGATTTTCTTGTGATAAAGTTCGTGCTTGTTGGCTGCAAAGAGCTTTTGAACAAGGGCGTGTCCTCTTTCTTTGTTGTAATCAAGGCAGAAAGAAAAGTCAGGATACAAAAGAGAGTCAACACCGCTTTTTAGTAGTCTTTCTCTGGAATTTTTGTCTCTTACGATAATTGTTCTGTAGCCTTTTAGAAGTTGAGAATCGAAATCTTCAGAAACAGTTACCGACATAATGTGCTTGGGCTTATCAATCGCAGTGAAGGTTTGGAGTAGTTTTTTGGTAAGAACATCTCCTCCGCCTATGATATAGGCGTCCGCATCCTTTACGGGGCAGTCTGAGAAAACAAAATCGTACTGCGGAAAGAGTCTAGGGAAAGCTTCTTTGTAGCTTTCGTCTCCGCAGTTCTTCCTGTTATACCAACCGACGATATTTACTCTGTTGCTATCCATGTTATTTTTCTGAAACTACTCTTGACGTTACACTGAATAATAAACCCATGATGGACGATCTTTACGTCAAACCAATCATTGTGAGCGCCGCAAACCGGCGTACCATGATTGTTTTCAAGGCTGATAAAAACATGCTTTGGTGTCCATCCGGTCTTGATATCGACTTGAGGAACCGAAGAAGATACGATAAGAGTACCAGAGGCACTATTTCCGAACAGGACTTTGAGGACAAATTTGATTAGATTGAGCATAGTATTAACCTCCATTTCTGATCGACAGCTATATTTACAAATCGCATTCAAAAAGTCCTATCTACTAAAACAAATAAAGGGAAACGGTCTGAAAAAAGGAACAATTCAGTATGGAAATTAACACAGTCCCAACACTCAATGTCAAGATTGCGGATACTCCTGAGCAACAAGCTAAGGGTTTGATGTTCGTTAAAAGTCTTGGACAAAAAGAGGGAATGCTATTTGTCTTTGGTTCGGTACAGAAATTGTCTTTTTGGGGAGAGAACACCTATTTGCCTTTAGACATAGCTTTTGTTGACGAAAGAAACAGTATTGTCAAAATTGATCGTATTGATCCATTGTCTAGAAGAGCAGTTAGTAGCGGCTTGCCTTGTAAGTACGCAATTGAGGCAAACGTTGGGTTTTTTAATTCGAACGGAATAAGAGTTGGTGACAGAATAATCATTAACAAGAAAGACTCATTCATTCTTTTTGCAAAACGCAACTCGAAAGAGTCAACTAAATCCGTTAGGCTTGCTCAATCCTTGCCAGACGATATAGCCAATCAGTTTCCAACGCTGTCTGATTACTTTGATCATTATGATGCACAACAGAGTCAACAACCTATGAAGCAAGAAGATCCAAATCTTCCTGTTCTTAGTCCTGACGAGATTGGGCAATACTTAGAAGATTCTATCGAAGAACAGAAAGACATGCAGGAACAAGAAGGCCTTCCACAAGAGGAACCTCCGCTTCCTGAAGAGTTAGAACCACAAAATGTCGAAGATCTTGAAGAGAGGATTCCTCGCTTTTCAAACATCTCGGACGCTTTCAACTGGGGCCAAGAGAACAAGGAGGTTATGAAAATCTCCTATCAAACAACTTCCAAAAGGAAGGGAACAAGGATGTTTGGCAACAATATGATAACAAGATACATAGAACCTCATGGTAGGTTCACATCTCACCCCGATTCGGAACCTTCAAGAGAGGTTCTTGTAACTTTTGATGAAACTGTAGGAGGAATTCGAGCCTTCCGCATGCAAAATATTAAGACATTCTCGTTTGTTGGAAGAACGTTTAAGCCGAAGTTCGTGGTACGATAAGGAGCCAGATTTTATGGAAAACACAATAAAGCTACTCGCATCTATTGCAAACCAGCTTGACGAACAAGGTCTGGCTGCTCTGGCGTCAAGGGTTGATGCTGTTGCTAGTAATGCTTTGAATATCAAGGTTGCTCAGTATGTAGGCATGCAAGGCTATGCCATACGAAATTCTAGATGCTGGGGCAATTGCTATCGCAAGAAGAGACTAGAAACCCCAACAAAAGCTGCTCAACAAGTTTGGACGGAATGCCATGCAGAGTATGTCGAGTCTATCAACAATGATGGTTCCAAATGGGATAAGTACGCAAGCCGAAACGAACCTTTTGTAAAGACCGCTTCTGCAATTGACAAGTATAACGAGATTGACAAGAGAATAGCGGAAGTCATTGATCAAAAGCTTGCTTCAGGCCTTGACCTTGGTAATGCTATTTTTGCTTCAGTTGAAGACGTTGCTAATATTCCTCAAGAACAGGCCATTGCTGCAAGTAATGAGCTTTTAGAGATTGCTTCTGAGCTTGTCTCGAAGCCCCATCTTGCAAATAAGCTCTCCGAAGCCGCTCAAGGGCTGCTTAAGGAGGCAGGCCCAATGGATTTTTTTCGTGGCGTAGGACAAGGCATTAGTAATTGGGCAGGAAACACCGCCTTTATTGGCAAGCTCAAGTCTATAAGAGAACAACTTTCTCAAAGCGGAAAACAGTTTCAAGATAGCTTTGCTAAAGCTCAGGCGGCTTGGCAAACATCTAAGCAATTGTTCAAAGAAACAGAAAATACACTTAGCAACGTAGCGAATTCTCCAACGTCAACTCCTCAGCAAAAACAATATGCAACATCTGCGTTGCAGGCTATTAGCGTTGCTAACAACGCTCCTACTGATGTAGATTTTGGAAAGGCCTTACCAAAGGTTATGCAATCACTTGATGCTGTTTTGAAGGGTAATTTTGGTCCTCAACAAGGTGGTCCTCAGCAAGGTGGTCCTCAGCAAGGTGGTCCTCAGCAAGGTGGCGGTCCAGCGGGCGGCCCTCAAGCGCCAGTAGGTGGAGGCCCAGCAGCGCCTCAAGCGCCAGCAGCAGTTAATCCTGTAGCTCCCGCAGCGCCAGCCGCTCCCGCAGCAGCGGCACCAGCAGCGGTTCCGCCAGTAGCAAACCCAGCCGCTCCCGCAGCTAATAAGCCCGCGGCACCGGCGGCAAATCCAGCGGCAAATCCAGCGGCAGCACCAGCGGCTAAGAAGCCATTCTTGCCTGGAGTTAAGCCAGCAGCTAAGCCTAAGAATGCAAGCTTGCCGCCAACAGGTGTGCCTAATAACCAAGTTCAAAGCATTCCAGTTGATCTTTTTGAAGAGGTTTGGAAGCTATTGCAGTCTCAGCAAAAAGGAGCTTCTTCGGAACCCTATTTCAAGTTAGCTAACTTGAATCCAGCGCCGTCAAGCAATCCTTTGGCAACAAAAACCACAAAGCAGAAGGCAAAAGACATTATCAAGAGCCTTGATCCTGAGACTATCAAGTATCTACAAAGCCTAGATGCGACTGGTGTTCAGCAGATTTTGGATTGGAAGAAAAGATTACAAGGTTCTCAGTCGAGCGTTCCGACCCAAAAACCATAATCTAAGAAGGAATTTTGCAAGATAGCAAAGAAATCAATCTTAAGGCAAAGCCTATCAGATTCAAAAAGGAGTGTATTGTATGAAGTTTATCACAAACAGAATTTCAACCAGTAAGGCAGGTCAGTTCTCTGATTTTGTCAAGAAGCTTGCAGAAAGCAACGCTAGCCTTGCCAAGACAGCAGCAGCAGAGACTCCTGTAAAGAAAGCCAACATTAGCAATCTCGGAGACAAGAAAGCTCCTCCTTTCGGAAAGGAAAAAGAAGAGGGCGAAAAGGAAGGCAAGAAGGCTCCTGAGAAGGAAGCCAAGAAAGAAGAATGCTGCGCTACTACCGAGAAGGAAGTCAAGGTAGCCAAGGAAGACAGGAAGCCAAATAAAGATGGCGAAGTCGTCGTTGAAATGCAGGAAATGGATCCTGTTGGCGGCACAAACACTGGCAAGACCGAAGGTGAAAAGAAAAAGGAAGCTAAGTCTAAGGCTTCTAAGGTTGCTGCCAACTCTGATGTTGACCCAGCAAACAAGGGCGTAACTCATACCCCAGACAAGTGCTGTGGCGCTCCAACCTCTAAGGGTGATGACGGAAGCGAAGGCGAAAAGAGCGGCAAGTCTGAGGCTAAGTCCGAAGCTAAGTCCGAAGAGAAGAAGGAAGCTCATTCTCGCAGAATGACAAGAATCGCCAATCTCGACTCCAAGACCAAGGCTGAATGGAAGAAGTATTGGGGAAATCTTTTCCCTAAAGAGTATGTTGATGCAATGTTCGCCGACAAGTAATTTGGCTTGTTGATATTTCTATTTAGGAGTTCTGTAATGGCTATTGTTCCAAGCGGCAATCGTCGATTGATGAAGTTCCAGCAATCCACCCCGAATGCTGGCACACCTGCCCCTCGCTCAGGAGTTGAGCAAGAGGATATTGGTGGCAAGCAAGGGGGAGATGCTGGATTTAATCCAATTGGACAACTTGGTAATACACTCCAACAACAAAAGCAACAGCCAGCAGTAAAGCCTAATGTTCCAAGTCAACAAGAACTAGATGACGCAGTTGGTGGTGGTCCAGATATTGCTGGGAAAATTAGCCCGAACTCTGGCAGCCAAGGTTCAGAATCCGACTCTACTCAAGTTGGAGATGATTTCAGAGATGCGTATTTCAAAATTATGGAAGGCTTGGGTATTGAACCAAGAATGTTCAATCACCCACAGCACGCTGAAAAGTTCTTTCATATTGACGAAGAAGTTATTGGAAACGGAGAGGCCAAGGGTTTCTTTATTCTTCCAAGCAAAACTCAATCAAAAGCCATATCCAAAGAAGAAGCTTGGAATGTTGCTAAGCAACTTGGTTCAAAGTTTGGTGTTACAAAGATGAACTTTACTTATGCCCCAGGCAATAACTATAAGTTCAACTTCCAGGTTTTGGTCCAAGACAACAGTGATATGACAAACAGTTCGTTGGATGCTCTTATCAGTGGTGGTAAGCAGCAAATGGCAAGAGCCGCATCCTCAAGGAACGCCCTCATCAAAGAGAGCCGTTCAAGTATAGTTAACTCTCTTATGAAACAAGGGTTTGGAGGTACAAATGCTTCGTAAGCAAACAGAAAATTCTAGCTTTGTCGATGGTCTATTGAACCAAAACGGCAAGATTGATTACCGTAAAGAGCTTGCAAATCGTAAGCCTGAAATGAAGTCCGCGAAGAAGGCGGAACCAAGAGATCGTTCGTGGGCAGAAGAGAAGGGCTATGATCGTACTGAGTACAACAACCCTGTTGCTCGCAGAAGCTCTAGCGTTCGTCCTGCTCGCTGCGCTGCTGACGGTGGCATTACCGATATTGGTGGTCCAACAAAGCATGTCAATGTAACAGGCAAGAATTCCATTTGGGATTCTGAAGTTCTTTCTAGAGCAGCGAATGTTATTTCTTCAAAGGAAGCGACTCAGCTTGAGAAAGAATCAGTTGAATCTATTCGACAGAAGAAGCAGGCAGAGTATAAGCAAAGCATGAGTCCGAAGCTTGGTGATGATGCTTTGGAGCTTTCAAAGAAGGCTTCTTCTGTATCTCCTGCGTCTGCAACATCTAGCGGCAAGGGTTGGGTTCCTGCAAACAAGCTTAGCATGTTTGACGAAAACACCAACTTTGATAGATTAACCGCTCTTACTGAAAGAGTCAACCCAACCGTTAAGAAAGAAGAGAAGCAAGCTCAAGTAAAGCAGGCCTCTAAGGCTCTTTCTTCCAAGGATGTTACGGCTCGTTTTGTCGATGGTATTGTTGATCAAAGCAAAGAGTCTTCCTACAGAAGCATGCACAACGACAGCGTTGATAGGCTCTATAAGGTTCTTGCTGAAAGAAACAAGGAAAACAAGTAATGGAAGGAACGATAGGACCATCTGCTGCTAACCAAATGGCTGTTGCCAAAATGCCTATAGAACAGGTTGAAGACGCCAATCGCGAGCTTGCGGCAGTTAGGCCTATTATTCCTCAAGGGGTTCCTTCTGCTGAGAAGAAAACGTTTCTAAACGCTCTTCAAACAGCATTTCAGGATACAGTGAACATATCAAGAGACAATCAAGGCGAAATAACCGAAATGAAAAATGACGTTAGCCAAGAACCAGAACTTGCGATGGCATCATCGTATTTTGATCTAACAAAGATTTCTCAGCAAATGACTGCTATGCCTACAGACATGGGGATGCCTGCTGAACAACCAATGGCTGACGACTCTATGGGAGCAGAAGTCTCTGATGAAGAAACAGGATTGTCGTTCAATACTCCTCAAGAACTTCAGCAGATTCTAGATAGCAACGCTCAGAATCCAGATTTTGTTAATCAACTTCTAGAAATGACACCAGCGGAATCTCAGCCTATGGTAAGAGATTCAATCCAGCGATATTACGAACCTGGTAAAGACGAAGCTGACAAGACAATCCTTTCGGCAGAGATTTTTAAGGCTATACATGGCAGAGGCCAAGGAGAGGATCAAGTGAGCGCAGAATACATTCAGGCTTCTGTTGAGAAATCAATTTCCGAAGCAAACAAGTTGATTGAGCAATTTGCTAAGAAGGCGGCTTCTTGCAAGGTTATCAAGAAAGAGGCGTCTTCGTTCAATCTCAAGAAGCAGGCTCAAGCGTATGCAGGCTCTTTGCATTCTGAGTTTTTGAACTTTGGACCAAATTCAATTAGAATGCTTCCTCACAGCAATACAGGTGTTATTGGAAGCGACTGGCATGTTTGGATTAGAGCTAAAGATCACGGTTTCATAATGGATGATCATGCCGTTGATTTTGAAACATTTTGGCGCGGCAACATTATGGACAAGTATAGTCAACCATATCGCAATGATAAGGGCGAGTGGGTTGGCGGTTATTTGAACAAGAGATTTGAGACTGATCGCAACGTTCCAGAAGGTAATAACCATCAGTTGTTGCCTGGTCAACGCCGTCGTCCATATATGCCAGAATTTGCTACTATGGAAGCAAGGCTTGAAGATTCTAGAGGTAAGTTCGCAAGGGAAAGGGGTTACGATCCTACAGACTCTGATGCGAAGGCTTACAACTGGAAAGAAGCTAGCAGTGTAAAAAAAAAGTAACGGCTGAAAGCTACGGCATTCCTCCGATTCCTTCCATTAATACAGTGAAGCCGATTGGTAACAAGAAAGTTTGCCCAATCTGCCAGTCTGACAATAAATCAAGCGATACAAAATGCACGAACTGCGGTGGGTCTCTCGCCGGAGTTCGTTCTCAATTGGTTCCACCAAAACCCAGTGAACCTGGCGAGCAAAAGGGACAGAATGAGCATGAAACTGTTAGAATGCATGTTCCTGGAATGCCAAGGGCTGCTCAGACAATGTTGCCTCCTAAAACGGTTTCTCTGCCCAATAAACCGATAAAACCTAAGAGGATGATTTCTGATGACGATGTTGACGTTGTTGACGAGTCTCATATGAGCAACGTTGAACACTCAGCAAACCATCTTGGTCTATAAGTAGGAAAACAGCATGGCTGAAAATGAACAGAAACCAATCAAGATGCAATTGCCTGATAAGAAGGCTGCTGCCAAAATATCTGCTCTAAAAGGAGCAGTTGTGAAAGAAAGCAGCGTTACTAAGTCTTCGACCTATACAGGCTCTACTGTTATTAATTTCCCAATAACGAAGAACTCTCAATTTGCTGGCAGTGGCGCAAACGTCACTATGACTCAGCCAATGTTCTTTTCTCCTCTTCATACTCCGCAAAACTGGCAGATAGCAAGTAAGCGAAAAGAAATCTACCAATGGGCAAGGCATTATTACGAAAACGAACCCAAAGTTGCCGCAGGCATTGACTTCTATTCTCAGTTTCCAATAAACGGACTCAAGCTTGAATGCAAGAAGAAGAGCGTGCTTCGCTACTTTGAAAGGCTCATAGATAAGATTGATTTGATGTATTGGCTTAGAATGATAAGCCATCAAAGGTTCTTGCTCGGTGACGTTTATATCATGACCGAAATCGAATGCCCTCATTGCAAGGGTTCTGGTATAGACAAAGAAACGAATGAAAGATGTAACCACCCTGATGGTAGCATTGCTCGCATGACTGTTCTTAATCCTGACTGGATTGAAGTCATGAAGACTCCTATTTCTAATGAGCCTCAAATTGTTTTGCTTCCAGACGAAGAGATTCAAAAGATTGTTCAAACCAAACAGCCCAAGTTTTTGTACGATCAGATTCCAGACAACATTAAGATGCAGATTTTGGCTAAGAAGCCGATTTTGCTTTCTAACACAGTTACAAGTCACATAAAACACGGAGGAGTTCCATACGGAACTTACGGAGAATCTCTGCTCCGTCGTTTGTTTACAAGCTTGGCTTACAAAACGAAACTCATGACCGCTAACTGGATTGTTGCTGAAAGGCTCATTCTTCCAGTAAGAGTTGTTCAACTCGGCTCAGATGAACGTCCTGCGACTGAAGAAGATTTGGCAGATGTATCGTCTCAGCTTTCTGCTGTTGCTAACGATCCAAACCTTACCATTGTTACTCACAACAATTTTGAGTATGAATGGTATGGTGCTAGTGGTAAAATTCATAACATCAATCAAGAACTTGAATATGTTGGCAAAGAAATTCTAGACGGTCTTATGCTTAACCAAACACTCCTTAACGGAGAAATGGCTGGCTACAACTCCGCTCAGGTTGGTGTTGAAGTTATGATTCGTCGTCTAGAGTCTTGGCGAAACGAACTTGCCCAATGGATTGAAAAGCATGTTTTCTTGCCTGTAGCGAAGATGCAAGGCTTCATTGACGAGGAAGAAACTGAAGAGTTTGGCGAGACGGTATATCTATACCCAAAGGTAAAATGGAATGACCTAAAGCTTAGGGATAACTCTAATCAGTTGCAAATGTTTTTGCAGATGCAGCAGAGCGGCCTTATATCAACTCAAACTCTTCTTGAACAATTCGATCTTGACTATGACAGAGAAGTTGAACGCATAAGAGAAGAACAAGTTAGTGCTATGCAGAACGGAATGCTCGCCGGTGGCGGCGGTCAGATGGCAGGAGCAATGGGCGGTGGTATGGGCGGTGCTGGCGGCGGCGCTGGCGGTATGCCTGGCGGTATGGATATGGGCGGAGCGGGCGGCATGGGCGGACCCGGCGGAGCGCCTGGTGGTATGGATATGGGCGGAGGCATGGGTGGCGGTATGGGTGGAGCGCCTGGCGGCGGTATGGGTGGAGCGCCTGGCGGCGGTATGGGTGGAGCCGGTGGCGGCGGAGGCATGGGGGCGACTGCCGGTGGTTCTCAGCAAAAGATATATCGCCGAGGAAAGGGGCCAAAAGAAGACGAAAATCCTCAACCGATTCAGCCAACTACAATTCAGCTAACAAAGCCAGAATCAAAGATGTATAGAACATTGATGGCTATGAATTTGCCATTTAGACTGTTTGCTCAATACAAGCAGCCAGTACCTAATGATTCAAACTTCTATCTAATGGATTTTGCTATTCCAGAAATAGGTGTTGACATTGAGGTTGATGGCGAAAAGTGGCACTCAACTTACGAAGACAAGCAAAGCGACAAGGAAAGAGATGTTAACCTTGCTTCTATGGGATGGAGAGTTATTAGGTTTACTGAGCAGGCTATTGGTGAGCAACTACAAAAAGTTCAACAAGTAATAGAAAAAGAAGTCTCAGAAGCCGCAAAAGAAAAGAAAGCTCTTTCAAAGAAGGCACAAGCCTGGGATCAAGCGAAATACATTACAGGGCAGTTTAGTCCTTTTGAGGGTTGTACTGTTTCAAAGTGTTCTCCCGTTGATAATAGCGAGGTCAAAGAAGGATGAGCGATCTAATCTTCAATCTAAACAAACAAGCCGGTCGTAAAAGAATCAAAGACCGAGGCATAAAGTGGGAAGAGATCTATCGAGAACGTTCAGCTTCGCTGAAAGAAAAGTTCGAGAAAGAGATCGGATACGGTTCTTATTATCGCTGGGAAGGTCATGATTACACCACCAACTCCATGTACTATGTTGTTGTTGGACCATCTGTTCAGCATAGCGTAGGAAAGATGTTCTTTGCAGGCATTAAGAAGATTCCTATTGAAGAGTTTACAAAAGATCCAGATACCAAAACGTATTCGCCTTACGGTGAGTATTTTCCAACAATCAAAGCAGCCCTAATCTATGCTAGTCAGAGATGGGGGACAAAGATTCCAAAGCAACAGATTCCTTACACTAAAGAATCTCTTCTAAATGCTGATATACCGGAGCATGTTAGAGCATGAATAAGCGTACTCCTCAATCACTGATACAAGGATTGCTCAAGCAGTCTGACATGGCTTCTCAGCCAGGCACTGTTAATGTCAAGAACAGAGGTCTTGATTTTCATGTGTTTGACAGAAATAAGTTTAGACAGCGATTGTCTAAGCTTCCTGAAGTTGTTAAGGATAGCATAGAAAGGCAAATGGCTGAATTTGATAGAGCGTTTGCTCAGTTTCCCGCCGCTCAAAGCAGAGACTATGCGGGTATGCTTAGGATTGCGTATGCTGAAGATAGGCTTGTTTCAGAAGAAAGGCTAAATGAGTTATCTAGAGAGGCTCCAACTCTTGTTGAAACAGCAAAGTTTGTTAGAGAGTTTGGTATTCAACTTCCTCCTGATATGGGCGGAACCGTAAATGGCAAAGCCGTTGAAAAGGGAATTGGCTCCCATCACTGGTTGTCTATCTTTGGTTATGCATATCAAGCGTTGGGTAACAGAGGGCTTGATTATCATGTTGCTCAGAAGAGGAACAAGATTCCAAGACAGATACATGAAAACGTTAGCGGCAAGCAATATCCTCGTTCAGTAAACGGAACGTTTCAAGTTGTTCCTGCGGGAGAGGGTTTTACCTTTGCCATTGTAAGCGACGGTGGAATCACTTATATTTTTGACAAAACAGTTACTTCGAACAGCACTATAATGAAGAAATTCTTTAATGAACCAATCATTATGGATCGTAGCGCTGTTTATGTCACTCCAGACAGTATAAACTACATTGGCAACGCTGACGCAACGATTCAGGCAGATCCAACTCAAGAAGCTCGTATATGGGGAATCTTTGCCGATCCTGATAATGGAGCCTTCTATCTACAGAAAAAATCAAGATACGGAGCAGGAGGAAGGCCTTCTATTGATCCAGAAACTGGCGAAAAAGTTCAAAGGACAAAAGGCGATAAGCAATATTTGTCCTTTGAACAAGTAACATCATTAGCAAACAGAAACACTCTTGGTAAGACTTATAGAGTTACCGCTCAAATTGATCAAGACGGCGTTGGTAATCAAGGCGATGGCGAAGTTGACGCACAAGAGGTTGCTAGCGGATATAAGTATGTTTACTTGATTGATGACGAAAACACTCTAAACAAGATACATAATCCTCAAACTAAAGATGAGTTTCCTTATTCCATAAGTGCGCTTAAGCAGCTTAGAAAGTGGCTGCAAATGAAGAACAGCACTACAGAATTTGATGAAAGAGGTCGCATAGTCCCTTCAGACGAAGAGCTTCACACTTCTCTCGAAGGTTTCATCGTTTACATGGCCGGACCTGATTTTACAACAGGAAGAAACGCCGGACAAGGTAAGACTCTTGGTAATCCTAACATGACTCAGTATAAGGATCTTCCAGAAGGCAATCTCGAACAAGAAGGCAACTCGGTTATTACAAACAGACAAACTTTTGTTGTTGTAGCTAAGCAAATATCCATACCAAGAATGATGGCAAGCGAAAGATACTACGAAAACAAGTTTGCTGAAAAGAAAATTGTCATGTCTCCTTGGAGAGAAGTTAGAAGTGGTCTTGCGACATTAGCCGATGCTATATCAGAAATGAAAAGAATTATAGTCGGCAATGGAGGAAAAATAGTAGAAGATGAGGAAGGTAAAGCTGTGGCTGTAGATCCTCTTGCAAGATTACAGCCTGATGCTAGAAGTGTTCAAAAGGCAGCTCAAGCTTTTAAGCAGTTTGTTGGAAACAGGGAAGCTCCTCAACAGCAGCCCCCTCAGCAAGCTCCGCAGTTACCTGAAGGACAGGACAATCCAGATATAAGAATGGCTTCTATTGCAAGAGACTTGATTAGGAGATTGAACTCAAATGTTTGAAAAACGAGCCAAAACTGATACAAAAATGACTATCGAGGCTCTCCATGTTCCCAATCAGGGGGCATGGAAGTTTTACAATACGTCTCGAATCAAGGTTGCTTCGATTGATAAAACCAAGGCCGCAGACCTTGGCGGCTTTGATCTCAAGGCGGCTATTGAAAAGAACCCAGACAACTTGTTTGTCAAGGTTTTTGCGATCAAAGCAAATGAAGTTAATGACAACGGTGACTGCTTCAACGAGGATGAGCTAAAGAAAGCTGCTCATACTTTTGTTGGAGTTCCTGTTTTCGTTAACCACCAAAATGACAATGTAGAAAACGCAAGAGGCAAGGTTGTTCACTCTTGGTATGATGATGATCTAAAGGGTATTTACTGCATCAACATGGTTGACAGAAACGCCTATCCTCGTCTTGCTAGGGGTATTGAAGAGGGCTACATAACTGGAACTTCAATGGGTGCCCAGGTTGGTTTTTCTCTTTGCTCTATATGTCATAATAAGGCTCATACTGCTGACGAATTTTGCACCCACATCAAGAATGGTAAGAACAGAAAAGTAAGCGGAAAGTATGATTGCAAGTATCACGAAAGCTCTTGCAAACCAGAAGATGACTGTCCCTTAGACGGCAAGAAGAAGTCAGAGTCTCATGAACTTATGCACAAAGAAGCAAAGGTTTATGAATGGAACTATGACATCAAATTCATAGAAGATAGCTTTGTTGTAAATCCGGCATGTCACGACTGTCTCGTTTGTGACATCCTTAATCTTGATATGGTAAAAGAAGCAACTTCTTCCTCAAAGATTCAGGAGTTGAAGAAGGTTGCCTTTGCCCTTAAGAGCGCTGTTGATAAGATGCCAGAAGGCTCAATGGAGAAAACCGCAGGCAAAACTGAGGTTGAAGCTCTTACTCAGGCTATGAATCTTATGGAGCATGTTGCTCGTTCGATGATGGCTCAAAAGCAACAAATCCAAATGGATTATGTAAGCGATTTGATTGAACAGCTTGCTAAGGTTCAGTCTCTAACCGACGAGCTTGTTGAAATGGGATATGCACAGTTGCCTTCCCCTTCAGATCAGCAAATTGCTCTTGGAAACATGATGCAAGCGCCTGTTTCTGGACAATCTCAGCAGGTCTCAAATCCAGCACAAGTTGGACAACAACAACCACCTCCTGCTCAAAGCTTAACACAGAACTCTTCCCCAAGTTCTGCAAGTTTGGGCGAAATAGGAAGCGTAACTCGACCTACCTTTACAGGGGCGTCTCAAGAATTAAAGAAGGATTTTTCTAAACAAGCTGAGAATATTAGCAGTAAACTAGGTCTCGTAAGCTCTGCCCTACGTGGATCTCTAGTTCTGCTTGCTCAAAGGAGAACAGAAGTGGCTGATTCTGAACACATTGCTGAATTTTCTAATGGGAATCTAAAGATAACCGTTGCCAATATCGAAGGCGATGGATTGGTTGTTGGTAAGTGGAATAATGATAAGTTGGTAAGCTGGGCCTCGGCAGAGGAATTTGGCGATGAGATCAAGGGTCTTGTTGCTTCAAATCCACAGGAAGCGGCTAAGGTTATATTTAGTCAATATCAAAAAGAACTAGGAGTTAATATGTCTGCAAAAACGAACAAAGTAGCGTCTGGCGATACCTCACAACAGGAAGTTACAACACAAAAGCAACTCGAAGATGCTGGACCTCTTCATCCTAGAGAAAACAAGGCCCCAGAAGTAGTCACTCAAGCACAGCTTGATGGCGATGGCGGTCTTCCTCCAGTTAAAGACACAACTTCTGACAGTGGACAGCTTCGCAAGAACTCTCCACCAGAAGTTGTGACTCAGGCTCAGCTTGAAGCTCTCGATGGCCCTCTTGCTCGTTGGGGTGACTTCCCTGAAGTTATTACCCAAGGTCAGTGGACTGAGATGAGTCGCAGAGTCTCGTCTTCTTTGGGAAGTGACTATACAGAACAAATTACCCAGGCTCAATTGCAGAGCTTGCAGAAGTCCCACAAGTGGACAATGCCTGAGACGATTACTCAAGACCAACTCAATAGCCAGAAGAAGGTTTCCCCAGAAGGTAAGTCTGATTCTGAGCGTTGGGCATCTTCTGCAAAGGCTCTCGTTAAGGCTGCATCAGCAACCGTAGCAGACGCTATTGCCGGATATGGTCTTACTCCAACTGATGTTTCTAAGGCTCTCGGTCAAATGACTGACTCTCCTTATGCAGCTATCAAGGCAGGATATTTGGCTCTTGTCAATGGTTCTCCAAACAAGGTTGCAGCAAGAGTTGCAGAGCGTAATCGTTCTAGCTACTTTGCCAAGTTCGCAAACACAGCAAACAAAATTGATCCAGTAAACGGCCTTCTTGCCGCAATGGGCGATAACATCGGAAATCACAAGTCTGAGGATTTCATTGATGCTATCAAGTTCGTTGTAAGCGACAAGAAGGCTTTTGCTTCTGCGGAAAGCGCAGCACAAGTCAAGATTGCTTCTAGAACGACAGATACGGTTGAAGTTGTTGACAAGAACAGCATGTTCCGTCAAGCTTTTGCTGAACTTGATCGTCCAGAAGACGGTCTTTACAAGGTCTGCGGAACATTGTCCGAGGACGTAACTGTTGATCCTAGTGATAAGGCCTCCTTTATGAAGGCTCTTCACTCTTTCGCAAAGAATCATATTGATGTTCCTTTTGTTATTGCCAAGGTTGACTTGGATAAGGAAGCAGGCGTATTCGAAGCAGAATGCAAGGAAGAAAGACTTTGCTCTGCTGAAGAGAAAACCGCTTTTGCTTCTGTATTGACTCAGGTTAAGACAGCAACTGAAAAGCCTCAGCCAAGGAAGACCGCAAATCGTTCTGCTCAGAGAAACGAGCTTGTTAAAGAAGCTCAGATGATGGGTGGTCAAATGGGTGGCGGCATGGGTGGTGGCGGAGCAGCGGGTGGTATGGGAGCAACCATGCCAGGCGCTGATATGGGCGCAACTGGCGCTCCACCAGCCGAAAACCTTAGCGGTCAGCCAGGCGAGCTTGGCGGCGAAGGCGAAGACATGATGGGTGGCGAAGATACTGATATGCAGCCTAAGCCACCAGGCACTATTTGCCCAGTTTGTGGTTCTAGCGACGTTGACGTTCTTGATGGTAAGGGTAAGTGCGGAAACTGCTCTGCTGAGTTCGCATATAAGGTTGACCTCGAAATTACCAAGTATCCTGGCTTGCTTGATGCAGGCGGAGAAGAAGGTGGCGAGGGCGAAGAAGATGCACTTGGCGATGAAAGCGGCGGAGGCTTTGCTCTACCAGAAGGCGGCGATACCGCAACTGACCCAGCAAGCATTCCTGTTGCAGCTATGACTCAACTTCGTCCAGAAATGATCAGAAAGGCAACAGACGATGCTAAGGCCAACGGATCTAAGTGGTCGCTTGGTAGCATTTCTCCTTACACTGGTTCCACCAGCGTAATGAAGCTCTCTGATAACAAGTTCCTCTGCCTTGATACTGGCGCTACATATGAAGTTCATGTTGCTGGCGTTCAGAACAAGAACAAGAAGGCTATCTTTGCGGAATGGCGCTTTGAGGCTCTCCCTGCTACAAGCAACTGCGAAAGTTGCCGTCGTAAGAAGAGCGCTATTGCGTCAGCCCTTAAGATTCACGGTGTAGAAGAAGAAGTTTTCGATTCCATGCTTCTCTTGGATAAGGGTAACACGATCCTTGCTATGAAGGCAAAGGGACTGTTGAACACAACCAAGACCGCATCTAAAGGTTCTTCTGTTCTTCAGCGTCTCAAGAAGACTGCTGCGTTCGGAAGTAAGTTCCCAATCGAAACATGCAGAGAGAAGATTGCTCGTAAGTTTGGCGAAAACGCCCTTGCTTTGAGCGGTCCATGCGAAGGCAACAATCTTGCTGACTGCGTATGTAAGAGACTTTCAACCGCCGGCGTATACAGCAATGATGTTGCAATCAAGGTTGCATCTGTTTGGGCTGAAGAAGACGGAATGGTTAGCTGCGTAGAAGATTTTGTTAGAAGCAAGAAGTTTAACATGAAGCAAGCATGCTTCATTTGCGACCAACTCAAGACCAAGTACGCACAGTTCGATGACAGCTTGGCTGACGAACTTAGCGGCGACTCTGGCGGCATGGGCGGAATGGGACTTGGCGACAGCAGCGAAAGCTCTGAAGCTCCTCCTGCTCCTCATGGAGAGGGTAGCGAATTCGGTGATGACGTTGATCCTTTCGCAAATGACGAAGGCGATATCGGCGGTCCTGAAGGTGGGGCACCTGCCCTTCCTGGCGAAGGACAAGAATCAGGCCTCGGTGGTGATATTGGCGGAGGACTTGGTGGCGGACCTGGCGGAGGACTTGGTGGTACGGTAACAATCGAACTTCCTCTCGATATAATCGAGAACTTGGATAAGGCGATTGATATAGCTAAGGGAGAAAATCCTGCGGCTGAACCTCACCATCAGACACCTCTTTCCGGCGAGGCTGTAATCGAAATGCCTGGTGCGGCTGTTGAAGGTCTTGATCAGGCTGCTGATAAGGTTCTAGATACTGCTGTAGATGCAACTAAGGGTCTCGGTGGTATTGTAAACGACACTCTTAATGCGGTAGACGGCGCTATGGGTGAATCCCCAAGCGGTCCTGTAGACGCAAACCCTGTAGAGCATGCTGATGCTCCTCTTGGCGGCGAGCCAGGCGAGGGTGACGTTCCTTCAGAAACCGAAATCCCATCAGCAGATGGCGAAGCTCCTGAAGGTGACGCTTCAACTGAAGAGCCTTCTTCTGAGGGCGGAGAATTCGGTGAAAGCGAAGAAAACAGCGAAGAAAAAGAGGATTCTTCCCCAGACTTTGGAAATAGCGATGAAAGCGAATCTTCGGAGGAAACTCACATGGCACAAGCCGAGCAGGCAACAAGAGCCTTTAAGAAGGGCAAGATTGGCGGAACCGGAGAGATCAATCTTGATCTCAGCGGCGTCATGGCTGTCCTTGCAAAACAGCAAGGCAAGTCTGTAAAGGTTGCCAAGGAAGTAAGTCTTCAGAACGCTCAGGACGACAAGGACATTGGAACCGTTTCTGACGGCTCTACAATGGGTAACGAAGAAAAGTTCGACGCCAAGAAGCCAGAAGTATTTAGCGGAGACGCAAATATGGGTGGCGAGAAGGATGCTGGTTATGATAACAGCAAGCCAAAGGCATCTTTCGATTCTGGCGGCGCTGAAATGGGCGAAGAAAAGGCTCAAGGTTATACAGCAGAAAAGCAAAACGTTGCAACAGGCGGCGAGAAGGGGCAAGGAAATGTCTCTGCATCAAGCAAGACAAGGACCGCATCCCTCGCAGAACGCATTGTTAATGCAACTCTAAAGACAGCAAACGACAAGAAGCTTGATAAGGCTGCTCCTGTTTCTGAAGATGGCGACACAAAGCCATACGCAGCTAACAAGGACAACCCAAAGAGCGGCAATCCTATTACTCCCCAAGAGTCTGCGGATATCGGCAAGATCGAAGCCGGAAGCTCTAGCTTCATGGGTCATGAAAAAGAAACTTTGTCTGACGTACCGAAGGAAGAGAACTCTGCCCCAAGCATTCCTGCTGGCGGCGGAACCAACGCCAAGTACGACAACAACGAAAAGAATGCGCCAGAAAAGCAAACTGCGCATAAGGGAACAGTAATCGCTGGTGGCGATACAGAGTCCTCGGCGGCTAAGAAAGAGGCTGCAACAAGAGTTGCGGGACGTAAGCTCAAGGCAGGCATGATCACAATTGATAAGCTTGCTTCTGAAATCGAGAAGCTTTCTCGATACGAGTCTTCCGACCTAAGAGATCTTGAAAATGCCCTCTTTGGAGCCTCCAAGAAAGGACTCGACACTGTTGCGAAAGGTTCGGAAAAGCCTTTGATCATATCCGAAAAGAGTAATCAGAGAAAAATTGCAAGTGAATTGAAGGATTCTTTGCAGAGTTTGTTTACTCTAAACAAGAAGAACATTCTTGCTTCGGAAGATCCAACTACCGAAGTTAGAAAAATGAACTATAGGTCTTAAGTTTAGAAACGATTTTCAAGGAGAATTTCAAATGGCTCTTATTCCAAAGTATCACACAGCAGTTGCAATGTTCCCAGTTGACCCAGCAGACGTTACCCAGCTAAACGCTGGTGGCGCTGAATCAACCTACGCCATCTATCAGGGCATGGTTGTTGGTATCAACTCAAGCGGTTATGTCAAGAAGGCATCCAACTCGGTTGTCCCTGTTGGTCTTGCTGGCGACTCTCTCGCAGTTGCTGCTGGCCACACAGCTTACCAAGACAGCTTGGTAATCAATCCAGGTGGTTCTCGTAAGGGTACTCAGAACCGCGTTTCTGACTACTTCAACGAAACCCTCGGCTCTGGCCTTATGTCTGTCTACATCACTGGTGGTGAGTTCTACACCGATATGTATGTATCGGGAACTTCCTTCACTGTTGGTAGCAACGTAAACGCAAGCAACACCGCTGGATTCGTTGACGTTTCAGGAACCTACAAGATTGGTATTTGTACTTCTGGTATCGCTGGATATCCAACAGGTGTCCCAGGCGCTATCAACGCTGCTGATTACAGCATGCCTCTCAGAACCTACAACACCAACGGCGGTTTCATGAGCTTCATCATGAGCATCCAGTTCTAATGAACTGACTAACTAATAGGGGCGTCCTTAACGGGACGCTCCTGGTTTGAATCAAAGTTTGTACAGTCTTTGTACTGTATTGTCTTAGAAGATTGTTTTCTACTAAGAAAAGGGTTTTGTGATTCTGAGGTCTATATCCAAAAAGACACTCAGGGAACAATAAGGAGTATTTCAAATGAGTCTTGTAAAGAACTATAACAACGAGCAAAACGAAATGGTTATTGCTCAGGCCCTTGAGACAGATGAAGGCCGTACAGCACTTGCTCAGGCAATGGTTGAGCCAATTCGCCGTTCTCTCGAATATCAGGCGGTAGGCCGTAAGCTTCTCATGGTTGACGAGTTGCCACAGGGCGCTCTTGCTCGCTATGAGAGAGACGTTGCCGCAATCGCATTCGTCGTTTCCCGCAGAGGTGCCGTACCTGACCAGATTCAGGAAGGCGAAGAAATCCTTGTCCCAACCTGGGAAATCGCAGCGAATCCAACGATTCGTCTCAGCGAAATCAAGGCTCGTCGCTTCTACATCGTAGACCGCGCACAGATCAAGGCTAAGGAAGCCATTCAGAAGGAAGAAGATGAGCAAATCTTCAACGCATGCATCAACGCTGCTCGTTCTGAGCAGACCGTCGTTGGCGCTGCTCCCCTTCTCCCAAGCTACTTGAACACGGCTTTCCGTGAAATCGAGCAGCACGACCTTGTTTGCACCAAGATCGTAATGCACGCAAACCGTTACGCTGAAGTTCGTCAGTTCAACAACGGCGGTGCAGTTGGTACAGCTAACTCTACCAATCCATTCTACGACCAGGCAACTGTTCGTGAAATCCTCACAACTGGTCTTTACGGCCACTTGTGGACCGCAGACCTTCACGTTTCATCTCGTATGGACGTAAGGTACGTTCTCTGCGTAGCTTCCCCTGACACTGTTGGAGCCTTCCCTATCCGTCAGGATATTACGGTTCTCCCAGCAGATGATCCTAAGAAGCTCCGCCTTGGATGGGTCATCTATGAGGAAGTCGGCGTAGCAATCATCAACGATTACTCTATCGCCCTCATCTCCCTCACTGGCGCTACAACCTAATAGTAGGTTCATAATCATGGTCTTGGTCAGCCAAAATTGACCTAATAGGGCAGTCCGAAAGGGCTGCCCTTTTCTTTTGAATGGATTTTGCCGATATACAGGATGACGCTATCAAGGAGAAATAAATGATCAAGCTAACGCTAAGAGACATGGCCCCGATGGTTAATAGTTTCAATGTTATTCTGAATTTGCCACTTCCAGCAAGAGATGCATACCGTCTTGGTATTGCTGCAAAGCAGATTCAAGAAAGAGTCGTAGTATATGAACAGACTCGCCAAAATCTTATCAAGAAGTATGGAGAAACGATTGAAACGCCTCAGAAAGAAACAGTAATGAGAGTAAAAGCTGAACACATTGATGCTTTTACTAAAGAGCTTGAGCCGCTTCTTGAAGAAACACTTGAAGTCAATATGGAACCAATTCCTATTGATACAGTCGCAGATAGTAAGCTGAACGCAATTGATCTACTCAATCTTGCTCCATTCTTTTGTGAATCCAAAGACAAGTAATTGTCGAATAGATAAGCAACATACTCGTTAAGGCCTCTAGCTTCGGCAACGCCAATCATGGACGAGTCTTTCACAGAGTGGACAGAGAAGGCGAGACCGAGAAATAGAACCCGCTTTACGGCGGGTTTTATTTCGCGCCGATAATCAAGTATGAAGTTCATAAACCTAACGAAGAACTCGGTTTACCTTGATGACATAAAAACATCAGTACCATATAGCAATGAGCAACCTCAGTTGATTGACTCTCAATCCGTCAAAAAGAGCTATGCTTTTCAACAAATGGTGGCTATGGGAGGGTTTAGGGTTATCGAGGCTTCAGGCGAAAGAATAGAGCAAAACCTTCTTAGAATAAGCTCTTCTTTCAAGCCTAACGAAGAACAATTAGTTGACAGAAAGCCTAGCGGCTCAAAGATAGAAGTCATACTTAGAGGTCACTTTTACGAAACAACTGGGTATTCAAAGGTCAACAGAAGCCTTGCCCTTAATTTGTATCGAAAGGGATGTCTAGTTGAAATCGATCCAATTTCGTTCAAGAACAATGATATGAACGAAATGGAAGCTAAGGTCTTTTCTATGTTCAGAAGACCAGTTGGCAATAGCGCCATACAGATAGATAGCGTTATTCCAACGCAAGGTAAGCCGCTAAAGAATCACTACAACATTCTATACACAACGTCCGAATCTTTGTCTGTCCCAGAGCAGTTCATAGACGTTTCCAACGGCTATGATGAAATATGGGTTACAAGTTCATTCAGTAAGAGAGCTTTTGAAGACAGCGGATGTGTCCGTAAAATAACAGTTGTTCCTCCTATACTGAATGGCAATATGTACAAAGAGAATGTACTGCCATATTCATTTAGACCGAAGCTGAAATCATTCGTGTTTTTGAGCGTTTTGACATGGGGTTATAGAAAAGGAAGCGATGCACTGATAAAAGCGTTTGCTCGTTCTTTCTCCGATAGTGATGATGTTTCCCTTTTGCTTTTGGTTGCCGAAAAGTCTAAGGATGCTCAAGAACAGATCAAGACTGAAATCAGAAAAGAACTTGGCAGTAGCTTTTCTCCGCACGTTTGCCTTTGTACTAAGACTGTTCCAGAGTATCAACTTCCGTCTTTCTATAAGGCGTGTAACGCTTTCGTGCTTCCCTCAAGGGGTGAGGGGTTTGGGTTGCCGTTTTGCGAGGCCTCTTTATGTGGTTTGCCTGTTATATCAACAGAGCATGGAGGTCAGCTTGACTTCTTGAATCACGAAAACTCAACACTTGTCCCAATTGATCGCTTAGAAAGAGCAAAGAGCGGGGCAACGGGAGTTCATTATTGGGATGGCCTCTATTTCCCGAGCCTTTCTTCTGATGATTTCATTGACAGACTGGGACAGTCTATGAGGAACATGGTAAACAACTATGAGTCTCAAGTTGTAAAAAACAAGTTACTCCAACAGAAGATTCTTCAATCGTTTAGCGGGGAAGTAGTCGGATGTAAGACGAAAACAATTCTAGAAGCTGCTTGGGCTTTAGGTAAGGAGATGCCAAATGATAGTGCTTGTCAATCCATCAAATAAAACAGTTACGATTTGCGATAAAACAGTTAAGGTTTATCCTTGGCATAAGATTCAAGAGCTTAGAGATATTCTTTCCGGGCAAGATGTTTTGTATGTTACGTCAGCCGTTGAGACAACAGGAGAGGACGTTCTTGATGTTATCAGTAGCAGCTACAGTGATGAAGATATTGGAGATCAAACCCACCCTGACACGGAGTTCTATATTTACTGCACAAAAGGCATTTTGATAACAGCGTATAACGGAAAAGAGTACACCTTCAATTCGAGAGACTTTTTGCCTGTTTGGTCTTTGCCCGAAGGAATACTCGATAAGTGTAAGACGGTTGCTGATGCGTTGAAAAGCGGCCTATTGGTGATTGTTGGAGAATCAGAAAGAGATTACTTGATACAGGAAAAACAAGAGAAAACTGCCGCAGCAAAAAATAGAGGCAGAAGAGAAGAGGAGCTTGGGTCTGTTGATAACCCAATTCCTATTGAAATCTCTTCGACTGGTAATTTCAGAAAAGGTGACTAAATGAAGATAGCTGTTCTGAACTTTGGTGAACCCTGGTTGGTTCTGGCTTCAACTAGCCTTATTCGAGGGCTGATGAAGAAGTTTCCAGAAGCCAATATTTCATTCTTTGTTGCTCAAGAAAGCCTTCCAGTTATTCAGTTCAACCGCAAAGTAGTCCCAATAAGCGGTTATACGCATAATAAGGACGTTGTTTTTGATCTTGCAGTCAATATGACCCCAACCGTAGAAGCTTCTGATTTTATGGCTGAAATTGACGCAAAAACCCAAACAGGTTTTCTTGAGAGAAACGGAGATATCTTACCAATAAACAAGGACGCTGAAGAGTATTTCTCTATTATGCACGAAGGGCAATCGTCCGACAGGCATTTACTACAAGTTTTGTACAAGCTTGTTGGGTTGACATGGAGAGGTGAGGGATATGACTTGGCGTACTATCCTAAGAACAAAACAAATAAACACCGCACAGGTATTGCTATTTCTCACGATGCTCTCAGACAGTTTGTAAAAAACAATCTGAAGCTTGAAATGTCAGAGATCTATAGCGTACCAATCAGGAAGAATCTTCTTAAGAAAATGGACGAAATCAATAGATGTATGAATATCATAACAGACGATCTGTTTATTCTTCATGCATCTATAGCTCTTAGGAAGAATGTAGAATTTCTTGATACAAGCGGGCTGACTACTCGAATAGAGTTTTTCGGTAGAGGAAACTACTATAGGATATCAGATGGAGACTGGCAGAGTCAATTGCAAAAAGACGGAACTCAAGAACATACACGGTCGCCCCAAGCGGCGTGTTAATTACCAGCCTTCGCTGTTTGGTTTTAGAGATATACCAGGCAGTGGTAAGTTTGTGAGAGTTTCAGTTATTGATAGCGGATTACCTTTTCACAAGAATATCCTAGTCGATGAGTTCAAGTCCAAAAACTTTACAACTAGCGGAAGCGTAAGAGATGTTTACGGTCATTCAACCGCTCTTGCTGGCATTATTGCAGCAAACGGTAAGGATGGCATAAAAGGCATGGCTACCGAGACAGATCTGTTTTTTGCTAAAGCTCTTTTGGATGGGGATGGAGAAGGCGATTTTGACTCAGTTATAGACGCTCTTTTGTGGTCTATTGTTAGAGATGTTGATATTGTACTGATGTCTTTTGGATCTCCTAATGAGCATGAAGGTCTTCATGATGCCATCAAAAAGGTTCACAAAAAGGGAATAGCCATGTTTGCCGCTGGCGGTAACTGTACATCTAGAACGAAAGATGTTGATTTTCCAGCAAGGTATGACGAGGTTTTTTCGGTTGGTTACTCGAATAGTATAAGTTCAAACGAGTTTATCAAAGTAGGCGGTAAGACAAAAGGCATCATACTGCCTTCCCAGGACTTTGAAACCACCTATTCCGGATCAAGATTTGCCACAATGAATGGCAGCAGCTTGTTAACCGCAGCAGTTGTAGGGGTTGCGGTTCTTGCATATCAGGACATGAGGCGTAAAGGATTAGACGTAAAAAACCCTCAAATTCTATATGATGAAATCGGTAGGCTTGGTGTCAAAGAATAACTAGGGAGATTATGAACTAAATGCCTTTTGTCCCTCGCAATAGCCTGTCTTCTATTGATGCTACTCAAGTTAGCTTTATTCCGTCCATTTCAGTAGACTGGGAAAGTAGTCCATCAACCGTTCAAATGGCTTTGGACGAGTTAGCTGGAAGGTCATATAACGCCTTCTCGATAGAATACACTCCATCTGATGAATCGCTTTCTTGTTGGATTGGAAGTTCAGAACCAGCAAGCGTTGGAGATGCTTTAGATCAAGTGGCTTTGCGCCTTTGCGACATTGAAGCCAATCCTATACTCTACTACATTTTTGATATTCATGACTCTCCGCCTTCCAATCCCGCTATAGGACAATTTTACTACAACAGTTCTACAAACTTGACTTACTTCTATAATGGGTCAACATGGGTTTCGATGTCAGGCACTGGCGGAACAACAGATCACGGCCTTCTAACAGGTCTTTCTGATGACGATCATTCGCAGTACATATTTGAGACCCCCGCAACATCCTCAAGAAACACTATTGCTCCAACTGTTGCTGACGTAACAAGCTTGACGGTGAAAGCATCAAGCGGTTCATTTAGCTCTGCTCATAATGTCTTTTCTGTACAAACGTCAGGCTCAACTGGCTTAATGTCTCTTTATAGAAGCGCCTCTTCTACTTTTTCGTTCATACTCAACACTAACGCCGCCTCTGCTGGAACTCTTGGATATATCAAGATGGACGCTTATTCTGGCAGGGTTACCGGATATATCAACACTTCTGCTGGAACCAATTCTGATGGAGGATACATAAATACGGTTGGCTCTTCGTTTGGTTCTGCTGGTGGCGGAAATATTGATACTCATGGTTATGGCAATACTAATTGTCGAGGCGGTAACATTTATACTTATGCAGGAACCTCCGCAAATGCCTGGGGCGGAAATCTAATAACTATTGGAGGTTCTGTGTCGGGTGCTCGTGGTGGCTCTTTGGACTTAAGGGCTAACGTCGGACTTGGCGGAGATATTTCTGCTATAGGCTCAGGAGTTGCTAGCGCTAATTCTGGTTCTTTGAACATTTCAGCATATGGTTCTCAAGCTGGCGGAACCATTTATACCTTTAGCGGAGGCGACGATGCTGATATCGGCGGCGCTGGCGGAACCATTCAAACACAGGGTGGCGATGGGGGTGTTAGTGGCGTTGGAGTTACAGGTGGAGACGGAGGCTCGATACTTATTTACGGAGGCGCTGGCGGCGGTGCTGACGACTCTTACGGAGGTGCGGGTGGTAGTCTTTCTCTGTATGGAGGTATGGGTAATGCATCTGACTCAACATCTCCTGGAGGAGCCGGAGGAACCATAGATACACACGGTGCGGCTGGTCCTTCAGCCTTTACTGCGGGAGGTAGCGGAGGCAATATATACACTTATGCTTATCAAAGCTACTCAGGCGGCAATATACTGTCGAATGCAGGAACTAACGGTACGGGCGGATCTATCAACATTTCCGATGGTGGCGGCTCTATAGTAACAAACGCAAATACTTCGTATATACAGCTTGGCAGATCATCGCAAGGACGAGTTACTCTTAGAAAAACAAGCGGAGCAGCAACTGATCTAACGCTTACCATTCCTCAGCCAGGCAGTGCTTCGTATAACGTTGTCGTTGCCAGCGGTTCTCAAGTTGCAGACAATTTTGCTGTTGCAAATTCAACAACTCTTGGCGATGTAGTTTTCAGAAACATCATAGCTTCCGATCTTACAACGGCTCTTATTACCTCAGACGCCGTTGTAATAAACCCAACATCTTCCTCAAGAAATGTCATACAGCCATCAGACAATTACATACCTCTTGTTGTTAAGGGACATTCTTCTCAGTCGTTTGATTTATTTCAAGTGGTTACAAATAGCGGTGGTTATTTGATGACAGTTAGCTCAGGCGGAGACCTTTGGCTTGCCGGAAATCTGACGGTTATGGGCGTTACAACAACAATTAATACTCAGAACGTCTTGATAGAAGACAATTTCATTACACTAAATAGCGTAGCTTATGCTATTGATTCTGGTATTGAAATTGAACGAAACTCAGCAGGAACCGGAGATAACGCCTTTTTGAGGTTCAAGGAATCTGTTGACCAGCAATGGTACTTAGATAATGGAACTTATGAATGGATAGTAGGAAGAAAAGCAACAGGAACCATTACTGGTAACGGGTCTTCAACTTCATTCAACATTTCTCATAATATGAGTACCAAGAATGTTATAGTTCAAGTTTATGATTCTGCAAATCTGTTAGCGACAACAGGTGTCGATACCAGCAACAGTAACTATGTTGCAATAACATTCAAGGTGGCTCCGGGAAATGGTGTCACATATAGAGTTGTCATAATGGGATAAAGTAAATGGCTAATGCGAATTTCCTAACTTCGATTTCTTTAGGCACTAACGCTCAGTTGATAACATACGGTAGCGGCAGCCCAGAGTCTGTAGAAACAGCACCAGTTGGTAGTATGTATTTGGATGGTTCGGCTTCAGGATCTAGCTCTGTTCTTTGGGTTAAGGGTTCAGGCGTTGGAAACACAGGATGGTCCCAGTTAGCGGCAGTAGCTATACCTGGCGGCAGTGATACTTACGTTCAGTTCAATGACGCTGGCGTTCTTGGTGGCGATGCTCAGTTTACATGGAACAAGACAACAAACGCATTGTCTATTGGTTCTTCTGGAACGGCGGGTTCGATTCTTTTCAAGAATGCAGGTCAAATTTCACTTGAAGAACTAAACTCAAATGGAACTGATACTATTTCTATCAAGGCTCCTTCATCTGTTTCTGCAAGTTATACAATAACCTTACCACCTCAAAATTCTCTTGTTAACAACTCTTTTCTCTGTTTATCATCAACAGGTCAAGTTTATGTGACCAATGACTTCTTTGCTTATGATAATGCCACAACAACTTTTTCGTTTTTCAATTCCAATTTTGTTCAAACCTTCTTAGCCTCCTATGATGGTAGCTCTAACTTGATTTTCTCTATTGGGCAAGATCCTTCTCTGTTAGAAATAGTAACTGTTCATTCAGGCCTTATGCTAAACAATGGATCGATTCTTTATTCGAGAAACACATCCAGCGCTCCTATTGAGATTTTTACCCTTTACTTTGATGATACATTCTATTTTGGTCCTTACAATAACGGTGTAGATCTATCTGGTCTTGATATGCAGATTAGGTATGGAAGAGGTAACTTTGGTTCGGATTCCGCAATATTGATTGCAGGAACTCAACAATACATAGAAATTCCCCTTAAGATTGTTACGAATTGTCCAACTCAAAATGGCGTTCTCAATCCTAAGCTCTTACACTTTTATGGAGTTTTGGCAAATCACACCGGGCTTCAGGTCGGTGATGTTAATGATGTACTGTTTGAGTTAAACAGAAGCGTTCAGTTTACAACCGGCGCAACCATTTCAAACATCAGATCTTTTTACATTAAGGGCGCTACTTTTACCGCATCGGCTGCGACTCAAACAATAACAAGCGCCGCAACCTTGGTTGTCTCGGGTGCTCCTGTAAAAAGTACAAACGTTGCAATCACCAATACTTCAGCTTTCTTGGTTGAAGCAGGGGCTGTTTCTACGGCAACAAATTCCTATGGTATATACGTTAATGCGCAAACAGGAGCAACCAACAATTATGCAGCAGGCTTTACTGGTGGTTTTGTTGGAGTAGGAACTGTTGATCCAACAGGCACTCTTGATGTTGTGTCTTCTAGTAATAGTTCTAATGCTCAGTTTCTTGTTGAAAATCATGCAGCAAACAATACTCCCGCAGCTATATCTTATGCTAAATCAAGAGGTTCAAAATCTTCTACCACATCTGTTAATACACTTGACTATCTCGGAGTCTTTTTGTTTAGAGCAGCAGACGCTGTTAATACACTAAGGCAGGTTGGAACGTTTGGCGTCAGAGCCAATGGAACAATCGCTTCTAATAGCGTTCCTTCCGAAATGTTCTTTGGAGTTTCTCCGGGCTATAACTCGACAGATCCGTTTGCTGATGCAACCATTCAGCTTTTGCTCTCTGCTGACACGACGGTAGCTATTAACTCAACAACCAAAGGAACGGGTCAGTTCAATGTTTTCAATGGTTCTGCAAGCAGAGTCGCAACAATCATAAGAGGAACAACTTCTCAATCGGCAGACTTACTTCAGCTTCAAACTGTTACTCCGACAACTGTTTTCTCTGTAAGCGCAAACGGAGATACAACTATAGCTCCTATTGTTAGGACAACTGGTTCTCCTAATCTTGTAGTAGTAACCGGCCCTGCTCACACAACACTTACGGCATCAACTGAAGCAACAGATATCAACTTCAACCTTGCTAGAACAGTTCAGTTTGCAACTGGCGCTCTTACTACACAGAGGGCAATGAGAATCCAAGCTCCTACATACGGTTTTGTTGGAGCTTCAACGCTTTCTCATGCTTCAACGGTTTCTATAACTGGCGCTCCTGTCAAAGGCACAAATACTACACTTACAAACACCTCTGCTTTGAGGATTGAAGCTGGGGGCGTATCGACAGCGACAAACGCATACAGCTTGTATGTTGCAAAACCTTCAGGTGCAACAGCTAACTATACTGCTTATTTTGAAGAAACCGTAGGAATCGGAGTTATTTCGCCTTCGGCATATCTTAATATCAAAGGAGGCACGACAGCGGCCTCCACTGCTCCGCTTAAGATTGAAAACGGTTCGCTCATGAGTTCTCCAGAGTCTGGTGCTATTGAAAGAACAAACAAAATACTCTACTTTACCCCTAACGCAAAAAGAGGTGTCTTGCAAACTTCTTCGCAAGAAAACATAACGATGGCAGCGGATGTGAATAACTATGCCATTGATGATGCAACAAGCTATCTTGCTGTTGACTCAGATGGTTCAAGTTTGTTTACAGGTATTGCTGGAACACAGTACGGAGGTAGAGTTGTGTATATTGTATGCCTTTTGTCTTGTGGACAGAAGTTGACAATATCTCATCAGCACGCAAGTTCTTCCGCAGCTAATCGTTTTGATTGTGTCGGTGGTGTGGATTTGACGGTCACCTTTGGCGGTATGGCTATATGCGTTTATGATTCAACGGAAAACAACTGGAAAGTATATACTGTCTAAGGTGGTAATGCATGGCTAATCAATTTTGTAATGATTGCATCTCTGAAACAGGCTCGACTTTTTTGATTACCTATAGCGATCAAAAGAGTCTTAGCTTTTATGCAATCCTTTTTTCAGCACAAGACCCAACTAAGGCGTGGAATCCTTCTGAGTCAAGTTTCCAAACGTATACCCTTGCTTCCCATAGCTCTTTTGCAATGACGCTAACTGAAAATTCAGAACGGCTTGGTTGGTACTCATATGAGATTTCGGATGTCACAAACATACCCTCCGTTTCTGAGGGTCAATACTACTTTCTTGAAGTTTGGCAGAAAAAAGGCTCAACCCCAAGTAGAATAGCGGACCTCAATACAGGAAATGTTAAGGTTTGTTGGGGTAGGAACGATTGGCTTGAAACAGCAAAAGCCGTTTGGGAATATGGGACAAGGGAACTTACAAACTTTTCAGGAGTTACTCCTCAACAGATTTGGGAGTATACCACAAGAACCCTTACGGCCAGCGGTACAACAGAATGCGATTTTACTGAGCTTGAAAGGCATATATTGGCGGCTATTACGCTTTCAACAGGCAAAACTCTCGAAGAACTTTCCAAGGTTAATAGCGAACTTGGTAGTAGTATAGAGAAGACATTTACGCTTCTTGAAGAGTGTTGTTCTTCTAAGCCAAAAGGGTCGCCAACGATCCAAAGCCCCAAGATAGGTCCGAAAGGTTCTAGGGGTCCAGGATCTGATATGCGATTTAGTGGATAATGGAGTTTTACGCTAATGCCTATTGCTATTAGAGTTGTAGATCAAATAAGTCAACAATCAGACGTTACGCTAACTTCTTTGGCGAATAACGATGTATTGGTCTACAATAGCTCAACCTTAAAGTGGGAAAACAAAACACCCACAAGCTATCTAACAATTCTTTTGCCAACCCAAACTGGTAACTCTGGCAAGTTTTTGACAACTGATGGTTCCAACGTGTCTTGGACAACCGTATCTAGCGTTGGAACAGTAACTGACGTTTCTGTTGTAACAGCTAACGGTGTCTCTGGTAGCGTTGCAACAAGTACAACAACTCCTGCTATAACGTTGACTTTGGGAGCAATAACACCCTCGACAGTTAATGGTCTTATCCTAACCTCTGCCGCTACTGGTTTTACCGTTGCAGGTGGAACTACTTCTAAGACACTAACAGTTTCTAACACTCTAACTCTTGCTGGAACTGATTCTTCTACATTGAATATTGGAAGTGGTGGAACTCTTGGTTCTGCCGCTTTCACTGCTTCTTCTGCTTATGAAGTTCCTTTGACCTTTTCTACAGGGCTTACTCGTTCTACAAACACAATAACTGTCAATACTACTCAGAACATAGCAAAGCTTTCTAACTTGACCTCAAATGGTTTTGTCAAGACATCAGCAGGCGATGGAACTCTCTCTGTTGACACAAACACTTATCTTACTGGTAACCAGACAATAACGTTGTCTGGTGATGTTTCTGGATCTGGTGCAACAGCAATAACAGCAACAATAGGAACCAACGCTGTTACCTTTGCAAAATTCCAACAGATATCAACAGCTTCTATTCTTGGCAGAAATACCGGCGGCACTGGTAACGTTGAAGAACTTTCAGCAGCCACCACAAAGACGTTGCTTTCTTTGAATAACGTTGAAAATACTGCACTTTCTACCTGGGCTGGTTCAACAAACATAACAACTTTGGGAACCATTGCAACGGGTACATGGAGTGGTTCAACAATTGGTGTACTTTACGGAGGTACAGGGCAAACCTCTGCCAATGCCGCCCTGAATGCCTTGCTGCCCTCTCAAGGTACTCATAACGGTAAGTTCCTTCAAACTGACGGTTCTAATACTTCTTGGGTTGCTGTAACTTCAGGAACAGTAACTGACGTTTCTGTTGTAACAGCTAACGGTGTCTCTGGTAGCGTTGCAACAAGCACAACAACTCCTGCTATAACGTTGACTTTGGGAGCAATAACACCCTCGACAGTAAACGGTTTGACTTTTGCTTCGCAAGCTGTTGGCTTTACCGTTGCAGGTGGAACGACTTCCAAGACGCTCACGGTTTCTAACACTCTAACTCTTGCTGGAACTGATTCTTCTACATTGAATATTGGATCGGGAGGTGCGTTAGGTAGCGCTGCCTTCACAGCTTCTTCTGCTTATGAAGTTCCTTTGACGTTCTCAACAGGACTTACAAGAAGCACCAACACAATAACTGTCAATACTACTCAGAACATAGCAAAGCTTTCTAACTTGACCTCAAATGGTTTTGTCAAGACATCAGCAGGCGATGGAACTCTTTCTGTTGATACTTCTACTTATCTTACTGGCAACCAAACAATAACACTATCTGGTGATGTTTCTGGCTCTGGAACAACGGCAATCACTACCGCAATCGGTACTAACGTTGTCACTCTTGCAATGATGGCACAGATTGCGACGGCTTCTATTCTTGGTAGGAATACTGGTGGCACTGGTAACGTTGAGGTTTTAAGCGCTGCTACTACAAAGACATTGCTCTCTTTGAACAACGTTGAAAATACTGCTCTTTCAACTTGGGCTGGAACTTCTAACATAACAACAATTGGAGCGGCATCAACAGGTGCTTTGGTTGTAAACGGTACTATTACAATCAATTCTAACTCAGGTTCTGGCGGAACAAGAACAGTCATAACCTCTAACAGTTTCTCTGGCAGAACAAGCGGAAGCGTTAACCTCTCGGCTTCTTCTACCGCAAATGGCGGCTCTATAGCAATGGTTGGAGGCTCTTCAACAGGAAGTGCCGGTAGTCTTACAACGTCAGCAGGATCAACTGGCTCTGGTGGTTCTATAAACACTTCAGGAGCCGGAACCGTTGCTGGTGGTTCTCATCTTTCTTATGCTGGTGCAACAAGCACAAATGTCGGAGGCGTTGGTGGCAATGTTTACACCTACGGAGGCGATGGATCATCGGGCGGTGTTGGTGGCGCTGGTGGAGCAATAAACACAAGCGGAGGAGCCGCCTCTTCTACCCATGCTGGCGGAGCGGGTGGTTCTATCAGTATGATTGGTTCTGCTTCTTCTATTGGATCTCCTGCCGCTGCTGCTGGCTCTATTAGAACCGATGCTTATGGTACGATTTCTGGCGGTAACATATACACTTATGCAGGCGCTTCCGCATCCGGTCCTGGAGGGGCTGCTGGTCATGTCTATACATACGGCGGAGATACCATTGGCGGCTCTTCAGGAGGTGCTGGTGGTACAATAAGCATGTACGGTGGCGCTGGCAACGGCGGAGGAACAGCAACGGCTGGCGCTGCTGGCTCTTTGTCTCTTTTTGGAGGAGCCGCCGGTTCAACTAGCGGAAACGGAGCAGCAGGAGGCACGATTAATACGTCAGGAGGTTCTGGCGGCTCTTCAGGCGTTGGTGGTGCTGGCGGAACAATAAATACAAGCGGAACTTCAGGTTCTGGTGTTACTGCCGGTTTCGCTGGTGGTTCTATTAACACTTCTGGCGGAGCTTCGGCTGCTGGTGGTTCTATAACAACGTCTAACGGTGGCGGTTCTATAGATACAACTGGCAATGGTTCCATTCAGTTTGGAACTTCAGCCAATAGAATAACCCTTCAAGGAACAACTTCTTCAAACGGTAAAACGCAGACTCTTCCCAACCTAACAGGAACGGTTATCGTTGCTGCCTCTACTTCAACGACTAATACTCAGATTTGTATGGCTACAAGCACTGCTGGTGGTGTAGCTTTTGCAACAATGAGTGGCGATGCAACCATTGCCAGCGGCGGAGCTTTGACTATCGCTAACAATGCCGTTACTCTTGCGAAGATGGCTACTGTTTCAACAGCTAGAATTCTTGGAAGAGTTACTGGTGGCTCAGGCAACGTTGAAGCAATGACTGGAACTCAAACAACAACATTGCTTGATGTTTTTACTTCTTCTTTGAAAGGTCTTGCTCCTGCGTCAGGCGGAGGAACATATACTTTCTTGAGAGCAGATGGCAATTGGGCTTCTCCTCCAATTTCTGTTACTAGCCCTGGTGGAACAGACTACAGCGTTCAGTACAATACTGAAACAAGTTTTGGTGGAGATTCAAATTTTACATGGGATTTCAACAACGGCGCATTATTGGTTAAGGGAGTAGCAACAACTGCTGATGTTTTAACTGTCCAAGGTTCAGCTTCTCATACAGGTAAGCTTCAGTTCTGGAAAACAAACTCATCAACAGTTCTTCAAGTTCTTTCTACTGGTGTTCTTGAATCTCTTATATCAACCGGAACCGCTCCTTTCATCGTTGCTTCAACAACTAAAGTTACCAACTTGAATGCAGATTTGCTCGACGGAGCGGAAGCTTCTTCGTTCTCGCCTGTTGCGGGATCTACAAGTATTGTAACTGTTGGAACCATTACAACAGGAACATGGACAGGTTCGGCTGTTGGTGTATCATATGGAGGTACAGGACAAACCTCGGCTAATGCTGGATTGAACGCCCTACTTCCATCACAAACAGGGCATAATGGTAAATTTCTTCAAAGTGATGGTTCTAATACATCTTGGGTGGCTGTGGCCGGCTCTGGAACTGTAACAGATGTTTCCGTTGTGACAGCAAACGGAATTTCTGGTAGCGTTGCAACAAGCACAACAACTCCTGCTATAACATTGACTCTGGGCGCTATAACTCCATCAACTGTAAACGCTTTGACTCTTGCTTCGCAAGCGGTTGGCTTTACTATTGCAGGCGGAACAGCTTCTAGAACGCTTACCGTTTCTGGTAATGCTGATGTTTCTGGAACAAACACCGGCGATCAAACTATTACTCTTACTGGCGGAGACGTAACAACATCCGCAATGACTAGCGGTAGCTATGCGGCAACGATTGCTGCCAACGCTGTTACATTTGCAAAGTTTCAACAAATATCAACAGCTTCTATTCTTGGTAGAAATACTGGCGGAACCGGCAACGTTGAAGAGCTTTCTGCTGCTACTACAAAGACGTTGCTTTCGTTGAATAACGTTGAAAACACAGCACTTTCTACTTGGACTGGTTCAACAAACATAACAACTTTGGGAACCATTGCAACAGGAACGTGGAGCGGCTCAACAATTGCTATCAACAAGGGAGGTACTGGACAAACCTCACCAAACGACGCCTTCAACGCTCTTGCTCCTTCTCAGACGGGTAACTCTGGAAAGGTTTTAACTACAAATGGAACTAATACATCATGGGCGGCAACTTCAAATGTTGTAGCCGCAACTGTTGATTTTGGTTCTGCCTCTTCTGGTGAGGCGTATTCCGCCAGCGTTACAGTAACCGGGCAATCGTGGGTAACGGCTTCTAGTAAGATAGTTTGCTCTTTGTTTGCTGAGGCAACAGCAGAACATGATATAGACGATTATATGTTAGAGCAGATTCAAGTCTATGCAACAAATATTGTTAATGGAACGGGTTTTGATGTAGTAGCAGTAGCTCCAAATGGAACGTTTGGACGATATGTAATTCATTGTATTGGAGTATAAGAATGTCAGTAATCATCAAAAGCGGGGATAGCACTAATACGGCAGTAGTTAATTCTGACGGAGAGCTGTTGATAGCCCCAAATCAAGATATAACCAAGGTTGGCCTTGTTGCTATTGCGGCAAGACCTGATGATGGAACAGTTACGGGTTCTCAGCTTGTTCGAGAACTTGATATGAACGATGACTATGCCGCAAGAATAGCCATTGAAAACTTGCTTTTCATAGAGAATTTTACAGGAACTGCCATAAACACTGGAACATGGAATCAGTCTAGCTCCACTATGGCTATTGGTGTTACAGGCGGTTTTTTGGCTCTTAATAGCTCAGTCAGTACAAATATAAATACATATGCGATTGTAAACACATACAGAACTATTCCTCTTTATGGATCAAATACAACCTATATACAGTTTAGACTAAAAGCTGAAGGTACGGCTTCCACAAATAAGACAATAGAATTTGGATTGGGTTTTGTTGCAACAAACGCTACTCCAACGGACGGTGTTTTTATTAGATGGGATTCTACTGGTGCATGGAAAGGTATCATCAATAATAACGGCGCTGAAACTCCAACAACGCTTGGTGGATCTTATGCAGACGATGATGTTGCTAGTTTTATTATTAGCATATCTCAACAAAGAGTTGAGTTCTGGAAAAACAATGTATTGTTAGGATCTATAGATTGTCCTGCAACTTTAGACTCACCAACTAGGGCCGGAGCTTTGCCTCTTTTTGCAAGATGCTATAACGCAGGAACCATACCTGCGACTGCTCCTTATCTTGGTATATCAGAAATACAAGTATTTAGTTCAGGCGCTGACTTCAAAAGAACCTTTGGCGAACAAATGTCTTTGTGCGGAAACAACGCCAACAACGGAGCGACAGGTTTTTCTACTCTTGGTACACAGAGTAATATGTCAAACTCTCTTGCTCTAACAAGCGGAACTCTTACCAACACAGCGGCCCCTTCAGCCGGTTATACGGGTACAACTTTGGGCGGTGAGTTTCAGTTTGCTGCTTTAGCTTCTGCAAACACAGACTTAATTATCTTTGGTTATCAAGTTCCAGCAGCTTCTGCAACAACTCAAGCAAGAAATCTTGTTGTTACAGGAATAAGGATTAATACAGTCAACACGGGTGCTGCTGTTGCTACTACAGCAACTATAATTGCTTGGAGTTTGGGTTTTGGATCTACAAACATAAGCTTGGCAACAGCAGAAGCAGCAGGAGCTAAAGCGCCAAGAAGAGTTCCTCTTGGTATACAAGGTTTCTTGGTTGGTGACGCAATAGGTCAGCAAAGAGATCCGATTAGCGTACAGTTTCAAACTCCTATTGTTGTCTATCCAGGACAGTTTTTGCATGTAGTCGCAAAGGTGTTTTTGGGAACAGCAACAGGTTCTGAAGTTTTCAGAGGTATGGTTGGAATTGATGGATATTGGGAGTAATTATGCCAGCTACAATAGTAAGCGGTTTAGACTCAAACGTATTGAGCGTAAATTCTAACTCTGAAGTTAAGATTGCGTTTAATCAAAACAAAACGAAAGCTGGTCTTATTGCTTTGGCTGCTAAAGTTGGCGACACCCAAGCGGTAGACGAGCAGATATGCAGAGAGTTTGATATCACAGATGATTATGCTCTAAGATCTTCAATCGATCAGCTTTTGTTTTACGACAATTTTGTTAGTACAGCAATAAATACTGGAACTTGGAGACAGGCTACGAGCACTTACACTATAACGCAAGGTAACGGTTATTGTACTCTAAACAGCGCTGCAAGTAACGCTGCTAACGTTGGAGCTTTGATATCTTCCTATAAGTATATGCCGTTGTATGGATCAACAACGCTTTATGTTCAGTTTCAATTAAGAGCTACAGGTGTTACTCAGGGTCTAAAGGTGATTGAGTTTGGTTTGGCTCTTGTAAGCAATGCTACATCCATAGTTTCTGACGGAATCATGTTTCGATTTGGTTCTCATGGAGATTTAAGGGGCATTAGGATTCACAACGGTGTAGAGTTTCCAACAGATCCCATTAACTATCCAATCTTAGATGGCGAAGTTCATCAATACGTTATTGCTATTTCAATGGATGGAGTTGACTTTTTCATTGATGGAGTGTATGTTGGAAGATTAGAAAATACCAACCTATTAGATTCTCCCACCCAGGCTGGATCTTTGCCAGTATCTGCAAGAGTTAACGTTATAGGCGGAACTGCAACAATCGACTTGCCGCCCAGAGTAGATATATTTCAAGTACAAGTTTGGTCTTCTGGAAACAACTTTGCAAGAACCTTTGGCGAACAAATGTCCCTTATGGGACAAAATTGCAACAATGGTTGCACTGGATTTGGTACGCTCGGCACTCTTTCGAATATGTCGAATTCATTTGCTCCTACAAGCGCTACGCTAAGTAACACGGCAGCGCCTTCAGCCGGTTACACCGGAACTTCTCTTGGTGGTGAATTTCAGTTTGCTGCTTTAGGTTCTGCAAATACAGACTTTATTATTTTTGGTTACACTGTTCCTGCTGCTGCTGTTGCTTCGCAGCCAAGAACTTTGGTTATTACTGATTTGTGGATAACAACAGTTAATACTGGTGCTGCTGTTGCAACAACTCCAACTGTTATTGTTTGGAGTTTGGGATATGGATCTACGTCAATAAGCTTAGCAACTTCTGACGGAGCGGCAACTAAAGCGCCAAGAAGAGTTCCCATTGGTATACAGAGTTTTTTGGTTGGAGATGCTATAGGAAAAGTTAGGGATACAATTAGAATTCAGTTTACAACACCTATTGTTGTTTATACAGGACAAGTTTTGCATGTAGTTGCAAAGATGCCGGTTTCTACTGCCACAGCATCGCAAGTTATAAGAGGTATGGTTGGTCTTAACGGTTTTTGGGAGTTTTAAGTAATGAACGTAGCAATAAAAAGCGGAAATTCTGCCGATCTAGCAACTGTAAACAGTAACAAAGAATTGCTAGTTAAACCAACAACAACCAGAACCAATGCTGGTGTTATCTCGGTAGCAGGGCGAAACGGAGATATAACATCAGTAACTGGTAGGTCTGGAAACGCATATACGGGAGAAAATCAAGTTATTGAACTTGACGCTACGGATGATTATGCGACGAGACTTGCTGTTGATGGTTGTTTGTTCCAGGAGTGTTTTGTTGGTTCTGCTTTGAATACAAATCTTTGGTCAAACGCTACGCAGTCGTCTGCTACTGTTACTGTTTCTGGTGGATATGCTATCGTTCAGGCTTCTACTGCTGGCGCTTCTAGCGCAGCCAATTTGCAGTCTTACAAATATTTTCCAATGTTCGGCTCAACGACAACATCAGTTGTTTTTAGAGCTAAGATGACTGGAATAAAATACCCATACAAAGTAGTTGAATTGGGCATAGGTATAGTGCCAAGCTTGACAGGTCTTATGTCGGATGGAGTTTTCTTTAGATGGGCAGATGATGGTTCTTTTAGAGGGGTTGTTAATAATAACGCAAACGAAATAAGAACAGAAGAGATTGATTACCCGTTTGTTGATGATGGCGTTTATCAGTTTAGAATCAACTTTAGTCAATCTTCTGTTGAGTTTATGATCAACAAAAAGATTGTTGCCATTGTTGAAAGACCGCTTGGTTTGAACGCTATGTTTAGGGCCGGTGCCGGAAACCTTTTCGCAAGAGCTTATAACATTGGTTTTGCTCCTCCATATGCTTCGAGCATTTCTATAGCAGAAGTTCAAGTTTTTACAAGCGGAGGCGATTTTAGAAGAGATTATTCTCACGAAAGAGCGTCATCTGGATTCAATTGTAATAATGGAGGAACAGGTTTTTCTACTCTTGGTACACAGAGTAATATGTCAAACTCTCTTGCTCTAACAAGTGCTACACTAAGTAATACGGCAGCGCCTTCAGGTGGCTATACGGGCACAACTTTGGGTGGCGAATTTCAGTTTGCTGCAATTACTGGTTCGGATGTTGATAATATCATTTTCGTTTATCAGGTTCCGGCGGCTTCTGCAACAACCTGGGGTAGAAACTTAGTCATTACAGGATTGAGGATCTTTACTCTTGGATTAGGAGCGGCAGGAGATGCAACAACTCCAACATTTATGAGTTGGAGTTTAGGTTATGGATCTACCGCTGTAAGCTTAGCAACTTCTGATGGAGCGGGAACTAGAGCGCCTGTTCGAATACCTATTGGAAACCAGACTTTCAATCCATCCGCTGCCATAGGAGTTAACGCAGATCCAATCGTGTTTGTTTGTAAGTCTCCTATTGTAGTTCCTCCAGGACAGTATGTTCATATCATATGTAAAATGCCTATTGGAGTAAATACTGCTTCAAGGATTTTTAGAGGCCTTGTTGGTATAGATGGTTATTGGGAGTAATTATGGCGTATACAGCTACAACATCAATTGTTCTTGGAGCTAGTCAGGTTGGTAAAACCCTAAACGCTAGGCTTGTTACTACAGCCGGTGCTAATTATGGCGATGTTATTTCGTCTGGCTTTGTTGAACTTGGTGTTGGCTGTTATTTGTGGACCTACTCTTTTGAAGACGACTTCAGGGGAGGCGTCAAGATTTTCAACGAAGGAGACGAATCGAACCTTCTAACTATCTTTGCCATAAATCCGGAAGAAATACAACAGATTGCTGAACTGACAGAAATTGTCAACAACATAAATGATAACATGAGCGCAACTCCGAAAGAGATAACGATAGAGGTTCCTCATATTGCTACGCATGGAACAACTATAGATCTTGCTACAGGAACAAGCGGTTCAAGTAACGAAATAGAAATCAAGACAGGTGTAAGATAATGAGTGAACGCATATACATCGAATACAGAAGCGGCGGCGTTTTGACAAACGCTTACTCTGTAACTCTAGCCTCTAGCGACGGAACCTATGGCGTAAAGACGCTGAGCGGAACCTCCGTTGTTGATAGCGGTACTTCTGTAACGAATTCCTCAACAGGTGTGTACGAGTATGATCTTGATGTTACATACGGAGTTGTTTATGTCGCTTCTTGGAAGATCGTTCCAGAAAACGGCGATGATCCAGTGTATGCAACTCAAACAGTTGGTCCCTTCTATGCAGCAACCACAACTTCGGTTAAGTCTGTTCCTGATATACGAGGAACTTTTGCTCAAGGAACTACAGGCACTTTGTTCTTAAGTCTTACTGATGTTCATGGTAATCCTATAACAGCAGAAGAGATTACTCTAACTATCTCTAAGGATGGTACTAGCGTTATTGAAGACGCCAATCCAGATTTCGTTAGACCTGGATTCTATACTTTTGATTGGGGTCTAGACTCAGATCTTGAACTCGGAAAGTATCTAGTAACATGGTCATATACTGTTGATGATTTTTCTGGAGTCGAGTTGCAAGAAGTTGTTGTTTCTTCTAGCGGTGATACAGAAAATTCGCTGGTTCAGTTCTATGGCTCAAGGCTAAGCGATCTTAGGGTTGCTCTTAGCGAAATGATTTGCTGCGCTCAGAAGATTCCCGTTTATCACGAACAAGCTATTCCAGATGTTAGCAACCAAAAGTTCAAGCTTACTTTTCCTCGATGGAATCAAGCCTTTGGCACGAAAATCTACCGAAACAACAAGCTTGTTGAAGGCTCATATGAGATAAACTACTTCAAGGGAACTATTTTGTTTGACAATCCGCTCTCTGATTTTGACATGGTTCATGCTGATTACAATTTCAGATGGTTTGAAGATGAGCAGCTTGATAGATTCTTGTCTAATGCTCTGTCAATAGCAAATTTCTATCCTCCGCAGAGTTCTTATGACATTACAACAGTTCCTGATATCTACATTCCTTTGGTTCTTTATGGGGCAGCAAAGGATGCTTTGCGAGAACTTTTGATGTGTCTCAACTTTCAACAGCCTCAGCAGGTTTTTGGCGGTCAAGAAGCTGCGCAAAAGGCGTTTAGCAATATGGAAACGTTGAAGAAAAACTACGAAGAAGAGTTTACAAGATTGCTAGAACAGAAGAAGTACGGAAGATACCCAAGAACAAGAGCAATAGTAACGCCAGAATTTACCTTGCCTGGTGGTCGCTCTCGTTGGTTCAGATATATGTTTGGAGGCGGAAGTTAATTATGAAATTCATTCAATCAAATTCGCACAGAGAGGCTTTCCCAGAACAGTATAATCATCAAATGTGCGGCAAAAATGTTAGAGTCAAAAAGCGAGGCGAGACGGGAGCATCCGGCAATGCTCCGTCGCATAGCGTAAGCGGTACTGTTTTGAGGGTTGTTCCGTCTAGATTTGGGGAGTTAGCTCAGATATCAGGAGCCGGTAAAGACTACTATTTGGTGACTGACTTAGTTGTTCTCAGGTAAATCTGCCGAAATAGGTATTATGGAAAACAACAAACCAACGTCAAAAGAAATGCTTGAGAAACTCAAGAGGCTAGGAATAGCTGATGAAATCGAGTTTTACTTTGTTCCCTCTGCTGAACTAAAGAACAGAATCGTCAACGGTGGCGATCCTATCATAGATCAACTTCCTCCATTGACTAGAAAGATATTTCTTGAACTACCTCAAGACAAAGGTATTGCGTTGTATTTTCCAATGGTCCTCAAGTATATTGAGGGAACTCTTGACAAAAGAAACTCTTACATTTTCGATCTTGGTGAAATAAGAGTTCGTAACGAAAATGAGCTTATGATTAAGGCTCTTAACAGGGCAAAGAATATGCCAAAATAAAAGCTTGTTTTCAAAGGACTTTTGTTGTCCTAAACGTATTACAGTAATGTATTTTGAGGATACTTTTATCGAGACTGAATTGGTGTTAACCTTCCTTGCTGCGAGTCAAAGTAGAGACTTGCACCCTCTTCAAGAGGGCGGGGAAGGTTTTGTATTTTAAGCTTCCACTTATAGGAGTTTTCTAATGGCGAAGAGATCTAAGGGAAAGAAGGACGGGAAGGATTTCGTTTACACAGATACAGCAAAAACTTCTAAGCTTCTGATTGCCGTCACCGCCAAAAATCCTGGTCAGAAGAAATCGCTCAAGGCAATATCCGAAAATCAAGTTACTTTTCTTTATGGAGCGCCCGGTAGCGGAAAAACACACTGCGCCGTTGGTTGGGGAGTTCAAGAGTTGCTAAAGGGCAACTACGAAAGACTTGTCTTCACAAGACCATATGTTGAGGCTGGCGAGAAGCTAGGATTTTTGCCGGGAGGATCTGATCATAAGTTTGCTCCCTTCGTTATGCCTCTTTACGAAGTTGTTTCAGACTACTTGGGTCAAGAAGATCTAAAGACATTGATAGAAGAGAAGAAGATTGTCATTTATCCCCTTGCCTACATGAGAGGTATTACATTCAAGAGATCATTTGTTGTTGCCGATGAGGTTCAAAACTCAACAGTTCAACAAATGAGAATGATGCTTACAAGAATCGGAGAGGGTTCAAAGATTGTTTGCACGGGAGACGTTGAGCAGTCCGACCTTGGAGCTAAGCTCAACGGATTGGCTGATGCTATAACCAGATTGCAAGGTATTGCAAACCTTGAGTTTGTTGAGCTTGGGTACGAATCTTGTGTTAGAGAGAAAATCGTTTCTGATATCGATCAAAGATACAAAGATTTCAATGCTGCAAATTTGATTAAAGTGAGAGAAAGCATAGCTGCTGCGAAGAATGGGGCGGCAGGCGGTTCTGCTCAAAATGGCACGCACTCAATTGAAAGCGAAAAGTACGACTGACGATAATTGGTTCGTGGTCTTACTGAAAGAAGGTTTTTGGGCATATGGCTGCTATAGAACTTATGGCAGCTTATGCTATTGATTTAGTCAAATCTTGAAGGACAACGGCCATTCTGCTTGAATTATTGATGAGGACAAGGAGCTAGTATCAATGCACGTTTCAACAATCATAAACAGACTGAAAGTTGGTCTTTTGAAGGAAGAATCCCTAAGACCATATAGGCAACCTCCATTTAACGAAAAAGACTGGGCAAGGCCTTTGTCTCAAAACGTTCCTCCATTTATGGGCGGAGGCGAAAAGACTGCGCCAGCAGAAGCTCCTGCTGCGCCTGTTCCTAACGCTGGCGGAAACCTTAACGCTCCAGCAAAAGCTCCTTTGCAAGGGCCAGTTGCTCCTGCTGCGCCTGCGTTCAGCCCAAACACTCAGAAGAGAAAGCCAGAAACAGTTGTTCACTATTTGGCTATCTACATTAACAAGTTCAACACCACTCTTTCTGAAGTATCAAGCGGAAATCCAATAACAAAGGAAGTAGTTAAGGATGAATTTATTGACTTCCTTGGCAATGAACTCGGAGAACTTGTTGTTCACGATCCTGATAAAGAAAAGAAGCTTGAAGCTCTTAGAAAGATGCAGGACAAGTTCAACGAAATCTATGAAACATACGAAGAAGGCGGCATAAACGACACAAGAGATGTTGATCCAGCAAATGCCCCAAAAACGGGCATCAATTATCCTGATTTGAGTGACAACAAGATACTTGCGCTGTTTGACGCAAACAGAAAGACCAAGGGTTCTGCAAAAGCGGCTATTGCTCTTATGGAGAGGTTGCCAGAAATTACGCAGAACGACAATAACTATGCATCTTTCCAAAGACTCCGCCCTGAGCTTGAAACAAGACTCGTTAAGAGTACGTTGTCAGATGCGGATAGGCAACAGTTATACAGCGTCTTCATGTCGAGCTATCTTGATGATAAGAAAGCAGCTACACCTGAAGATAAGAAAAAGGTCATTAGAAGATACACGCAGCTTCTAAACGAAAAGAGCGCTTCAGAAAGTTTAAGTGGCAAGCGTAAAAAGAAGCCCAACTACGGAAACGACTATGATGACGATTACGGAGATGATAATTTTGACTCCGTAATGGATGCAAATGAAGAGCCTCCTATTGATCCTTTTGCGTTCTTGAAGGAAGAGCTTTTCCAAGCAGACATAAAGAACAAGGACTTGTTCTTGGCCTTCTTTAACGAGAAGGATATGGTCAATACGACTGCTCATATTCTTGGTGAAAACGCACAACCAGAAGAAGTTGAAATGCTTGCCAGGGGCGCTGGTAGCTATAGAAGCGAGCCTATGGGTGTTCTGCAAAACCATGCAGAGTTATTGAAGGACGCTTTGATTGGTTATATGACAGACAAGGCTTCTCCTATGCATGAGAAGTTTTTCAACTGGGTTCTTGGAGAGATTAGAAAGTACGGAAAGAGAAAGAACCCACCAAATGTAATGCAGGAATCAGATCCAGCGGCTGACGGCCTTTCTGGTGGTAACGATCTTTCCATTCGCCCAGATAGACAGTTTGCTACAGATTTCAGACTTCCATTGCCAGAAGAAATCTTCAACGAAAACGGCCTTCGTAATGAAGGTCCGCCCGTTGAGAAAGGCTCTGATGTTGATTCTTCTACTCTTACAAGTCTAGAAACCAACTGGAACAAGATCAATGGTTTCATTAGTGATTTGCTAGAAAAGATGGGCGACACTTATCAAGCAACTCCTAACGACGCTCCAGGTGGTAAAGAACTCAAGCTGAACATTTTGGAGAAGTCATTGTTGTGGGCTAGAGTCCAAAGATCTTGCAGCGACTCTGTGAACCATGTTGTTGAAACTGCGCACAGAACCGGCAAGAATCTTACAGATGCTAGGTCTATAAGCATTCTCAATCAGGATTGGGATACTCTTTTCAAACAAGATCACTGGAGAGATTTTGGTTGGAGCGCAGAAGATTCCGAAGACGTTCAGGCGGCTGTTCAGATGGCGATAGACGATCAACTTGTTGTCAACAAAGACGGAACACCCGTTAATGACCCTTCATTGGTATATCAGGCCATTGTTGGCAAGGTTGACTTCAAGGGTAATGTCGGAGTTTTCCAAAAGGGCGACGAGGGTTCAGCCAGAGATAACACCGCAAATGCTCTTTCTTTGAGATCCAAGAGTAAGCTTACGGGACTGAAAGATTTGCTTGTTGACCCGGACCTTGTATCTAAGTACGGCGGCGATACTCTCATTTCGTTCCTTGACATTATTGGTTTTGACAAGTTTAGTGCTGTTGTTGGTTCTTTGCTAGCACAGAACAATAGAGGTTCGTTTGAGGACAAGATCAACTACTTGACTGAACTTTCAAGAAGAGGCGTTATTCAGACCCCAGAACAAGAGATTGAGCATATGTCTCCTAAAGAGATTTCAGATATCTTTGCGGGAGTCAAGGATACGCTTAAGCTCATCTATTCACCTAAGAGTGAACTTAGAAAGGTTTTGTCAGATCCAGCATATCCAACAATAACAGATCAGTACGTTGCTTCTCTTGCAAACGCAGCAGGAATAAACAACATCAAATCTAAGGCAGACTTTACCAAGGCAAAGAATTCAGACAAGACTGCTATTGTTGAGCAGTTCTATAACACTGAATACGGTAGATACTATGTTGAAGAGTTTAGACCGCTAGAAGCTCTTAAGGAGTTTTTGGGTAAGCATATTTCTCAGACATCTGACAATCCGCAGTTTTTGCAGCAACATGGTTTTGCAAACAGAAATGAGTTCTTGTCGAGCATTGGCATTACTGACCCTTCAAACATAATGGGAGCTATAGAAGACATGCCTCAGAGAAGGTATTCTCAGATTGCTCAGAAATTCTATCCCAAGCTTTACGCCGCCCACCGAAACGGCGTTCTTCAGAAAACTCTTGCAACCAAAGACAAGGGCAACATACAAGGGATTGTAGAAACCCTTCTTGAGAAACCTGCTGTTGGTAAGGCTCTTTGGGATAAGCCGCCATTGGCTGAAGCTCTATTGTTTGCTGATGTTCTTGACGCCAGAGACAAGACGATGACGCTAGCAGCCGCTTCTAAGCATTACCTTCTTCGCAAGATAGCTTCTCAGAAGAGACTGAACCAGCTTCTTGTTTTGAGACAAAGAATGGCGCAGTTTAATGTCGATACAAGTATGATAGACGACATTGTTGCGAAAATAGAGTATGGAAGAAGCTAAAGAGAAGAAAACAGAAGAATCTAAGATTGTAGCGGTTTGTGCGAGTTGTAGAAATCACCAGCATAACCCAACCATCGAGTTCAATTTTGCGGAGAGCAAAGTTTATTGGCTTTGTCAATCGTGCAAAACAATGAACCTTATGGATTTGTCAAAACCTCTTGCTTCTCCCTATCCTAGGACGAGGAGAATGTGATGTACATAGTCAAGAATATCTCAAAAACAGAAGTATCCATCCCTGAGTTGAGAGTCAATCTTGCTCCTAACGATCAAATTGACTTGGATATGGTTTCTTCTAGATTCTACATTGATCAGTCATCTCTTCTTAAGAGATGTTTGAGAAACAATGCTCTGAAATGCATCTTCAAAGATGATGGCAGCGGCGCTTTTCAGATAAAGCGTTCAGATTATGTTCCAGAAAACGTTCCAGGAGCAAAGACTGAAGTTAGCCCTTCAGATGTTGTGGACGCTGTAAAGCAGCTTGAAGAAAAACTAACTAGAAGACTCGAAGAGAGAGTATCTACTCAGCCGCAGGTTGACGTTAACTTGCTGAATCAAGCCCTTGCAGCCTTGCAGGGTATAGCCTCTCAAGCAGGTCAAAATAAGACCACACAGCCGTCTAATACAGAAGAATCGGACGATCCAAGAACTGTGGATATCCACAAAAGGACATTGAACCGATTGACCAACAAGGCGGAAACTAGCGTAAGGCAAGAAGAGCAAAGAACCGATAGTAGTGATGTAATGAAGAACACCCAAGAATTAGAAGGTTTGCTGTAAAAAAGGAGAACAAAAATGGCAAGCAGAGTAATCGGAGTTGACCCAGGAACAATGTTTTTCCAGGTCGCAGAGTTGGTAAACGGACAAGTTGTTGTCAAGAATACAAGAAATGCGTTTGTTGAGCTTCCCAAAACGGATGACGTAGAGGAAGCTTTGAAGTCAAACAACTGGCAGTACATCCGTGATGGAGACAACTATTACGTTGTTGGTGATGATTGTATTAAAGTTGCCAATATTTTTCCTGGCAAGGTTGAAGTACGTCGTCCAATGGCTGACGGCGTTTTGAATAAGAACGAAGACAAGAAGCTTGTTGTTCTTGCCGAAATCATCAAGGCCTCTATCGGGCAGGCTCCCGATTCGAACTCTTGGGTTTGCACTTGCGTAAGCTCTGATTCGATTGATGGTTCTGCTGATTCAACCTTTCATAGAAACCGTTTGACCGCTCTCTTTACTCGACTTGGCTGGAAAGTTAAGATTCTTGAAGAAGCTCACGCAGTTGTTCTAAGCGAAAGACCAACCATTATTGAAGAAGATGGAACGGTTGTTCCTTATTCGGGTATTGGTGTAAGCTTTGGCGCTGGTAGGGTAAACTGTCTTTTGGCTTACAAGGGCTTGCCTGTTATTGGCATGTCTGTTGCCCGAAGCGGTGATTGGGTTGATAAGCAAGTTTGCGAGCAAACTGGCGTAGCTATTTCTCAGATTATTTCCGCCAAAGAAAAGAAGCTCGACTTCAATAATCTTGACGACAATGATGACGTAATTTTTGCACTAAATGCATATTACGATTCTATGATTGAGTATGTTTTCAAGAACTTCGGAAAGAAGTTTCAAGAAGTCAAGAGCCAGTTCAACCAGCCTCTGGACATTGTTATTGCTGGTGGTACAAGTATGCCAAAGGGATTTTGCGAGAAACTTGAGAAGATAGTAAAGGGATTGCAGTTGCCATTCCAAATTAAGGAAGTGAAGCACGCAAAGAGTCCTCGCAACGCCGTAGTAGAAGGTTTGCTTACTCAGGCAATCCTTACGCAGAAGAAAGAGGCATCAGATGCGTTAGATAAAATCCTAACATAATGGAGCTTAAATGGGCTATACTACAACTCAACAGGTCTATGACATCCTTGCCCAGGCTTTAACGTCTGCAACAAATACCGTTGTCAACGGACAGCCCGTTCCTTTGTGGAGATTTGGTAAGAGCAAAGATAATAACGTCATTTCAGATGACACTGTTTTGCAATACATTACTTGGGCAGGCGAACAAATAGATGCAGCACTGAGCGAGCTTTATGTCATCCCTCTTTGCGAGAAGGCCGACCTAGAGCTTACTCTTCTTTCTGACATAGACACCTACAACGATACGGTTCAGTTCAGCAAGGCTGTTCTCCTAAATCCAGGAGACAGTCTTGTGTTCATAACAGATTTAACGGAAGAGCGACATACTGTTTCTGAAGTGGTCAATGCTACAGACGTTGAACTTCAGGATCCTTTGATTGGTATTTATCATGTCGAAACAACAAGGGTCATAAGGGTTAAGTTCCCTCCAACGGTAAGCCTTACTTGCGCTCGCCTTGCAGCAGCGAATATCTATGACAAATACTTTGCTGCTCAAGCTAATCCTGGCATGTCTGATTACGGTAAGACTTTGAGAAAGTGGGCTGTTTCTGATTTGAATGCCATTATCAATGGTATAACCATTTTGCACGGACAAAAGCGTATTGGTAATCGTTTCTTCAACCCAACGCTTAGGGATAGATATGGTTTGCCTCCTTTGGATAAGGATTTCAACATCAAGATTGAAGGAGGGGACGCATGAGTAAAGAGATAGAAAAAGAGGTAGCATTCGAATTGATAAAAGACCTTACTAATCAATTTCGGAATCTTGACGGACAAGAAGTTCATAATGCCACCTTCCCTTTACGTTCAGTTATTAGTGAAACGACTGATGAAGCAAAACAAAGGGCAGCATATGAGAATTTCTTGAAGACCCACGAAGCTGCCGAAGATGAATTAGAAAACTTTGCCTTTGAGTTTGTCAAAGACATGATTTACAAAAGTCTTGACAGGGTTGCTACGGAATACAATAATAAAAACCAATGATAGAATTTCTCGAAAGCCTACGAAGAACGATTTATAGGTGGGTTAATACAACAACCACACTAACCGCTGATGCCGCGTACGGAGCGACCACTATCTCTGTGACATCTTCGAAAAGGTTTAGAGTCGGAGATGAGGTTGCTCTTCATGATGGAACAAACGGAGAGCCTGGTCTTAGGATAAGCGAAATACCAGATGAGAGAACTGTTGTTCTCGAATCACCTGTAAGAGTTATTACGGGATGGAAAGTTTCTGCAAATGCCATGTTGACCAAGACTTACGACGGTCAGTTTATTCAAGCCATATACATTGGAGAGCCTGATGTAATACCCCGTTATCCTGCTATCACTATTCTTGGACAAGGAAGAAGTTCTGAATGGTTTACTCTTGGCACAACGAAAGAAAGATACAAGGCTCAGATAGTTGTTTATGCAGACAATGATAACCATGAAGCTTCTTACAGAATGGTTATGCAGGTTGCAAATATCATTCAGCTTGGATTGAAGAAAAACATCTTTCCCTTGATTGGTCCTTATGATGTTGTAAGCACTATTGCGGACGTTGAAGGCGGCGACGAATTTATCAAGGTTTCAGATTCTTCGAGATTCGCTTGCGAGGACAAAATCATCATAGAGAATCTTTACCAAGCAGAAGAGCTTCGAGTTGCTGCTATCCCTGATTCTACAACGCTTCAAGTATGGCCTAATCCTTACTATGATTACCTAACAAGCGATCAGACGAAAATCATTCGCTTGACAAGATTTGTTTACAACTCTTGGCCTAGCGAAATCAACTATGGCTTCAAATACAAGGGAAGTCTTCTTCATGCGGCTAGTATAGATTGGTTCGCAGAAGAACAAGAAATTCAGACTCGTCATGGATGGTCTGATCCTCAGCTTACATGAGAATGCCGATAATCTCCTTAACGGCCCCGTAAGGCTATGTAAAAGGAGATGTTCCTATGAACAGTATGATTAGTTTTGGTTCCCGTAATGGCGGCAAACTGTACGGTTGCTTGCTTACTTTGATTGACATGGTTCAAGAAAGTCAGAGGCTTCTTTCTGAAGAGCTTGGAGGCTTTTCAGCGATGTCAAGAGCTAAAGAGTTCTCGACAGTCAAGCTGTGTTCTTGCAGAAGATCTGGACACACTTCGGCCATTGCGAAAGTCATAGAAGACAGATTTAGTAAGGTTGTTCTTGTTACCTACAACGTGCAAATGGGCAACTTGTTTCTGAGTCAGCATCCTCATCTAAAAGACAAGGTTATTTTGTGTTCACCCAAGTCTCTAACAAGGCTTTTGGGCGTTTCTGATTATGAGGCTGTCATTGTTGATTGCTGTTCTTTGTTCTCTCAGTCCCAAATTGACGAAATATACAACATAACCATGCTTAGCATGAAGAATCCGTTGTACCTGTTTATGGAGTAATAGATGAAGATCCTAACTATTGGAGCGTCACCCTATCTTCTTGTTCGAAACGGCAAGATAAATGCAGGCATACTTAAAAGACTTGTCCAAGACGGTCATACTGTTTCTTCTGCTGTTTGGCATCATGACGAGGGTTATTTCATGCCTTCAGATGAAGGAGTTCATGCTTATACTGATGCGAGTAAGCATGTTTGTTTTCTTTATCCATTTACCCCCAAGACAGACGAGGCTTCTCCCTATATCTACGAACTTATGAAAGCGGTTCAGCCTGATTTGGTAATAACTATTGGAGATCACAAGGATACCAACTTTATCTATGCGATCAAAGCTATGTATCCAACCTTGTTTAAGTGGCTTGCTATCTACACAATAGATTGCAATGGCATTCCAAGCGTCAATAAGGATGCTTTTGAATACGCAGACCAGGTTATAACTACGAATGAATTTTCCTTGAAGGAGATTTCTTCCTTTGCCAATGCTAACGCTAAATTTGTACCATACGGCCCAAATCATCAAATATTCAACTACGAAAACAAAGAAAAGGCGGGAGTTCTTTGTTCGGCACGAAACGCTCAGGCAAGTAATCTTTCAGCATTTGTTATGGCGGTAGCAGAAAGGCCCTTTAATTCCTATCTTCACACAAATCTCTATGATCCAGGAGATTACAACATAGACATACTAAAACAGAAGTATAAGGCAGTCAACCTGTCATATACAGAAGATTATTGTTCTGTCAAGGATGGAATTCCAGACTTTAAGCTTGCGGAAATATATAACAAATCAGCAATTATAGTTGATTGTTCGATAAAGTCAGCTACTGCTCTTTCCCTACTTGAAGGCATGGCTTGCGGCTGTATACCTGTTGGTCCTTCATACGGAAGGGTTGGTGAAATAATTTCGGAGATGCCAGAAGGACTACGCTTTACTGTGCCGTACAATATATTCATAGGACAGAACGAGGAAGAATTCGCAATTGTTTCCTCCAATGAGCTTTCAGTCCTATTGTCTCAAATTATGAGCAATAAAACCCTTTTACAACAGGCATCTGAGGCGGCTATAGAAGTCGCATCTAGGTATTCAGAAAAGGCTTTTCTTGACAGTCTTTCAAAGATGGTTGAGGAAGTCAGATTTACCAAACAAATCCTCGCTCTAGATGTAGTCTAATTTTTCACCCTCCAAGAAGGAGTTTATTGGAGGCCCTTGAAAAAAAGAGGATACTTCATGTTCTCAAGGAATATGAAGTATGAACTTGTATTTGGACTAAGTTTAGAAAGAGGAGTCAACAAACATGGCGTCTAACAACGTAATCAGTGGGACGGATTATCTGGCGATTGCGACATACTACGCAAACGCTAGAGCTAGCAATATTGGCTCAGTTGACTATCTGTACGATGCAGTATACAGGATTGTCTTGTCTACACAGTTTTACCCAACCATTGACTTGATCAATGAATATTGGACAAGCTACCGAATCAATGCGGACATTTATCGTTCGCCATCGACATACCTTGGCGCTGTTCGAGCAATCAACAATCACGTTGTTAATAGAGCAGGCCAAGATATTACAGACGTTAATGAGTATTTGATCGACGAAAACATTCAAGTACCTATGGGCTGGGCCGAACTCTGCAAAAACACGGGAACTTTGATCTGTCTTGGCAGAATCTCAGACCCTCCTGCGGATCATAATTTTGCAGATGGTACGGCAATTCCAGCTTGCTAACTTAAGAGTTTTGGTTTTTATGACTAGGAGTAACTGATAATGCCTATACCAACAGCGCAAATGGGATTTGTTGGTTCTGTTAGATTCAGCGGCGGATCTATCGGACAAGAAATCTTTGTAAGAGCTAAGTCTTGCGACATCCGAGCAAAGCAAGATATTTCATATCCAGACGTTGTTGATGGCCGCATTGACAATACTCTTTACCAAATCGGTCCTCGTATGGTTGATGGTAACTGTGAATTTCCTCTTGTTCACGAAGGTATCAATAACGGAACCGGCAAGGATTGCGGAGAAGCGACTGCTACTTGCGATACAAACTTAGCAAATCGTCTTTGGAATATTGCGGCAAAAAGAGATCAAGTAGGTAGATTGGTAAATCAGTTCAACGTAGATGTTCGTTATACAGACAATACTGCATATAGATATCCAAACTGCATTATCAATACAATGAGAATAAACGTCACTCAAGGTGCTGAGGTTAACATTGGATTCGGTGTTATCGGAGGAGCAAACGTTACTGACAACGTTAGAGAGCCTCTAACAAGCGAAAGATCGCCAACTTTCTTGTCTCCTGCTCGTATTGTTACATGGAACGATTTCCGTATCAACGTCTTTGTTAGAGAAGAAAGTATTGTTGTTCCTGGTTCGTATATTCGTTCATTCGAAGTAACGCTTAACAACAATGCTGATCGTTTCTATACCTTGAACGGTAAACTTGTTCCTCAAGATATTACCGCTCGTAAGAGAGTAATTGAAGGTAGTATGGCTTTGATGGGCTTTGCAAATAAACAGTTCCACGAATTCATCTATAACAACCAGAGTCGCTTTACGTCCCAAACCAAGATTCAGTTTGGGTATACTCTTGGTAGTTCAACCGTACCGTATTGGGCAACTGCTTTGTGGGGTGTTATCTTCCAGATCGAAGAAGTTGCTATCAGCAACGACATAATCGAAACAAGAGTTCCATTTAGGGCGCTTGGTGACTGCGAAAACGACTACGAAGCTATTGAACTTGGTACTTGTAATGTTAGCGTTGACAGTTCGACCACGTTTGGTGGACCGACCGCTCCTGGTTATTTCCGTCCTTTGACGTAACTCGGTCGCTTTTCCTTATTACATCAAAATGACGATAGGCTTTTAGGCAGATGCCTTTTGCATGCGCAAAGGGCTTTGTCTTCATTCTGCTCAGGAGAATTTCATGGCGAAGCAACTGATTTCAAACACTGATGAACTGATTACTCTAACGTTGTATTACAAAGTCAAAACAAACAAGTATGGCATCCGACAGTATAAAATTCTTGAAGAGGACGAAGGAAAAAGTCTCCTTGCTAAAGGAGACAAAGATGTTGATACACTTGTGACGAAATGGGCCGTTCCGAAATGGAAAACCAATAGTCATATCATGAGGTCTTCAACGTTTTACAATCCTGCTGATGGAACAAATAGGGTTGATTGGTCTAAATATCAAGAAAACGTCTTCAAGTCTTGCTTAAAAGATTGGGATGTTGTTGATGAAAACAACTCTCCGGTTCCAGTGAATCAAGATACCATTGGCGCGCTTCCTCCGATTATTGCATCAGCGCTTCTTGATAGATACGACAAGAGCCTTGCTATTGAGGATGACGAAAGAAAAAAATCATAACTGATGCGGCAAACCTCTTCAGTAGCAAAGAGGTGGCTGAAGAGGAACTGCACGATTCGGTCAAAGAGCATTTGCTTGCATCAGTAAACGGATGGACCCTTGAATATGTCAGAGGCCTCAGCCTAAGAGACTTCAAGGAGCAGTTTTTGATCTGCTTCATAAAGACAAAGATGATGCAGAAACAAACAGAAGCACTAGCAGGTCTTGGAGCGGTAAGGAGTTTGACATGAAGATATTTGTTGATAGAAATGCAGAAATCACAGTTACGCTTTTTGTGTATTCCGGTGAAAATGGTTCAGGATTCTGGACAAAAAACAACCAGAAAAACAAACCAGAAAACATTGACGAAAAAACAGATGGCGTTCAATCGTATAATCTAGTTTTTAGACTTCCGAACTACAAAGACTCTATTGAATTGATGGATTCTGGTGTACAGTTTTCCATAGAAGGCGGAATGCAAATATCCACAGGTGCGGTTTCGTTTGGAAGGTTCTCCAAACTCATCAAATCTTGGGATTTCAAGGATGGCGATGGAAACCCAATTCCTGCTTCTCCTGAAAATGTAGGCTGGTTAGACCCAAACATTGCAAGATGCATTGTTGAAGACCTGGAAAGTCAAATTTTCAACTCGTAAATCGTTTTGGCTTCAAAATTGCAGATCCAGGGCTAGACTTTCCAAAATACTTCCATAGGGTAGAAGTCAACTTTTGGAGTCTTTCCATGAATAGCTTTAATCGTTTCCTTGCGAAGGTTTTTGGATTTGAGCTTGGTTTGTTTGCTCTTCTTCTTGCGATTGCAGCCGTAAAGGGTTTTTTTACCGCTCTCTCCAATGGAGGCTCCTTTATGGACGCAATTACCGTTGGAGCTTTCGGTTTTTCAATGATTCCCATTCTTATCGTTACGTTCTGCTTCTTTTTCATGGCTTTCTTGCCCAACACTCTAAAGGTCGGGTTTATGATTTTCTTCATGCCCATTCCAATCTACCTTGCAGCGTTTATGAGCATTCCTCTTGCCGGTCAACTGCCTAAGAGAGAATTTACCTCAATGACTCGGGTTGAGCAAATATCAGATGTTGAAAAGTCAGTTCTTACGATTATTGAGGGCGCTCGACAGAATCCTACTGGTCCTGAAGCTAGGCTGAAGTTTGACTGGGAAGCCGCCAATGACGGCAAGCCTTACGAGTCTCAGCTTGAAGGATACAGGAAGGAAAGGGAAGAGGCTGCTGCGAAGCAAAAGAAGATGGAAGAAGAGTCTTCTTTCGCCTACAACGCTCTTGTAAAGTTTCTTAGATAAGACAATCCTCGGAAGTAGTTGATTTATTGAAACTGCTGATCCATCAAGGATTGGCAGTTTTTTCTTTGTATTGTTCTACAATACAGGACGATAAATTAACATGGCTTTCGATCCAAACCAATTACCCGCAAATCAAAAAACAATCTACGCTCACCTTGTGGTTCAGTGCGGCGCTGAGCGTGCGCAAGAACTTGTTGAGTCTTTAGACAAGATTGAGGGAGCTTTTAGGAAGAATTCAGAGAGGATTGCGGCCTTTGAAAAGGGTCTTGGTAATGTCAACAGAGTGATTGGAACGCTCGGTTCTGCTATGAATAGCTTTACCGGATTTATCAGCGCATCCAACATATCCCTTAAGGCTGGCCTAGATATTTCCATGAAGTACAGAGACAGCTTTGTACAGACTTTTGCTCAAATGCAGAAGCATGGAATGACTGTTGCTCAGTATACGGATAGAATAGAAAAACTTCGCAAGACCTATAATCTTAGCTATCAAGACGCTATGAAGCTTTCTTCGTCGTTGGAAACATCTTTCAACATGACGAATCCTGCTAAGCTTGATGGTTATTTGCAGGGTCTAAGAAGAACTGTTGGTAACAATATAGACGCCATGAACGAATTCAGGCAAGCGCTTGAGGGTGTAACAAAGAAGAACCCAGAACTTCAGGCAATGCTTGCTTCTGGTAACTTTGAGGGAGCAAGAAAATCTGCTGCCGCAATGTTAGCGGGCAGAGAAATAGACTACGATACTTACAAGAAATTTTTAGAAGCCGCTCAAGGTCAAAACAGATCAGCTTCTGAACAAAATGCTCTTGATGCCTTGCAAGGCCCAGCAAACACTATTAGAGGCTTGCAGATGGGAGTTGAATCTGGTCTCAAGAAATCAGGCGACACAACTCTTGAGATCATAGATGATACCGTAAAATGGGCAGGCGGGCTTGAAAAAGTTAATGCCGCTCTCGAACCTATAGTTCATAGATTTAGTCAAATACAAGGCATTATGTCAGGTTTGGGAGGCTTTCTTTCTGGAGGGCTTAACGCTCTTGATGCTCTTGCTGATCTTAAATATTTGGGCGGAGGTAAATTAATCAGAGGCGGAGCGTCCCTTGGCAGAGGTGCTTTAGGCCTTGGAGGAAGAGGCCTTTCCGCTGGTGCTGGTGCTATCAACGCAATGGGAGGTGCCGCTAGCTTTGGTAGTGCTGGCGGTATTGCTGCTGGCGTTGGTTCGGGCGCTCTTATTGCTGGCGCTGCTATCGGCGGATTTGAAGCAGGAGACTACGCTGCTCAAAAATTTGGCATAGGGCTTTATGGTGATGCTAATGACATGGGAAGCAAAGCAAATGCCGCTTTTGCTAGGGCTGCTCAAGAAACTGACAGAAAGATGAAACTGAAATCAACCATAGCTGCCCTAGGCTATAAGGCTGACCAAGAAAAAACCGAAAGCCTTGGAGGTTTTACTGGTCTCTTTAGAAGCCAAGGAATTGCAAGCGAAGAAACAATGAATGCAATGAAGGCTGCTCAGGCTGAGTTGAAAGCTGTTCTTGAGCAAGAAAAAGATGTTAATAAGCAACTTGAAGAACAAGAAGAGAAGAGAAAATACCTTAACGGAGAGATAGAAAAAACAAAAACCTTTGAAGCTGATATTGGTTATCAGTTAGAAAGAAATGATATCACTCTTTCAAGGCAGCAAAAATGGCTTGAGTCTTCAAACAAACTTTTGTCTAGTCAAGTAATTCTTTTGGGCAAGAGTGGTAACATAGCAGGTTTAGGCGCTGCTGTTGGAGCAAACAATCAAGAACTTGATAAACAGGAGGCTGTACTTAAGCAACGTCTTGCTTTATTACAACAAGAAGCTTCTTCTGAATCAGATCCTGTAAGCCAAGCGAGAATTGCGGCTCAAACCAGAGACGTACAGGCAGAGCTTAACGGTCTCCTTGAAAAGAGAGTAGAAAATGCGAATTCAATTACATTCGCAAACAAGGCACAAGAAGAACAGCTTCAAAGAGCCATAAGTCTTCAAGAAGCTAATATTGCATTGCAAGATAGTGCAGGTTTGGGTTTGAAGGCTCAGGTTGGAGCAAGAAAAGCTCTTGTTGACCAACTCAGTGTGGAACTTTCTCTTCTTAAGCAACAAGAAAGCAACGCTCAGCAGCAGAAAGCGGTCGCAGAGCAAGCTCTTAGCGAAGCAAAGACTCAAGACGAAGCTGACAGAGCGCGTAGGCAAATGTATGAAGCTGACAAGAACATTCTTGAAATTAGACAGAAGCAAACTGCTACTGTTCAGAAGCAGGCTGAAGTAACAAAGTCTATGAGAGAAGGTTGGATTAGCGCCATTAATGCAATGACCACCGGCGCTGGTGTATTTACGAGGATAGTTATAGATCAAAATAGCAGACTTGGTAATCTTGCCTTCTCAAGACCTGATAAACTGAAAGCTCTTAGAATGGGCGGGACAACAGGAGGAAGAACTGAGTCTGCATCTTGGACTCCTGGCGGTTTTAGAGAAGGTAATGCTGGTGCGTGGGAACAAGACGTTCTTTCTACTTATGGTATTAATCCAAAGAGCATGGTTCAGGATACCGTCAATGCAATGATGAAATATCAAGCAGAAAAGGGTTCTCAAATGTCTCCTGCCGCTGCTGCTTTTGGTATAGGACCGCAAGGAACCGCCGAAGTAACTTCTGCCATAGCAGAGGGAGTAAAGAAAGCGTTTGATGACAAGGGTTCCAGTTCTCCAAAGATGATCATAACCGAAAAGGATCTTGATGAAATCAAAAGATCATTTGTTGACGCTTTCTCCAAGATTGGATCAGAGATTGTAACCGAAACTCTGAAGCGAATTAAGGACAAGTAAACAGTATGCCTAATATTTGTCTAGGAAACCTGTTGCCTAGCAGTGTTCTTGCTTATGATAACATAGACCTTATTCCAAATGGCTATATACCGCAAGTAGGGACAACAGCAAGGCCTCGTACTCGCAATCAGGGAGGGCAACTAATCTCTGAAAGAGAGACGATACGCCTATTGCCGGCAGATAGATTGTATGCCGAGTTTTGGTTTAGCGTTAACTCAAGAATCACAGGAACAAATTTAGGAGACCTTGGAAGGGGAGCTTTTGAGGCTCTTGGCTTTTTAGGCGGAGGTGCTGGCGCTGCTATTGGCGGTGCTATTGCTTGTTCTTTGGCGGGCGACTCAGAGAGAACAAAGGCTAGGTGGGTTTTCCATGTTTGCGATGCAGAAACAAGGCTCAACAGAGAGATTATTCTTACGCAAGAGCATATTTCTTCTGGCACTATAACGCTTCCAGACTATATTATTGGCGTGCTTGGTGTAACAAGAAAGGCCATAAACTTTGTTACCCCAACAACTCCTTTGACTGAAGAGCAAATAGCAAGAGCAAGAGCAACTCCTGCTGATCAAGTTGAAGCAATGCTTGGAAAAAGAGTTGCCCCTAGCCAGCTTACTGATAGTGATATGAGAGTTCTTCTTGGAATATCAGAACTCAACGAGCTTGAAAATCTTGGTAATTCAAACAGAGGCATTAGGGGTTGGCCCCAGGATTCGTCTGGACAGATAAAAGGTGAGTTTACTAACTACAAATACTCTGACAAAGAAAATCTATTTGTAGAGATTGTAAGAGACGAGAGAAAAAATCGTTATAGAGCAGATAATGAATACGACAGGGCTGATGGTCACTGCTTTTGGAACGGAAGTACAGATGATTTGACGGATAAGGTTCTTCGTTTCAATCTCAAAGAACAAACAGAAGAAGGTTCTCCTGCTGAAAATCTCAAGGTAGGAGACAAGGTTTACATATCTTATGCTGCTGCAATAAATCCGATCTTTAGGCATGCGACAGAGAACATAACCAACTTTTTCTTATTTCCAGATCAAAGCGCCTATCAGCTTCCTCCGTTGGATTTAGTTAAGGGATGGAACTTTAGAAAGTTCAAATTCAAGGTTCGAATCAATCCAGAACAAAGAAGTTCTTTGGCTGATATCAGGAATGACGAGAGCATACTGAAGCAAATAAGCGAGGTTCAGAACAATACTGAATTGTCGAATACTGAAAAAGCCAATCAAACCGCAAGACTTCGCAGACAAATACTTCTTACCGACATGGAGTGTCAGAGGCTAATAGAAAGCAAACTAGAAAAGGCCAACAGAAATCCTTTCATTAAGGGATGCTATTTTGCTGATTCAAGAGGCATTTTGTCTCTTGACTTTAGGAATAATTCGCAGCCTGTTTTGTTGATTCCTCGCTCTTCTATTCGTGATCAAGGTTGGTTTGATGCTCTTTTGGAAGAACTTCAACAATCTGCTGGTTCAGCTTTTGATGGTAGCGGTCAGTTGCTTGTTACTGAAGCTAACGATGTTCTTTTTGATGATTTTTGGTTTGACATAAGCGATCACGTGAATTGCGTTCTATATGATAATGAAAAGTTTGGCTATGAAAAACGATTTGCTAATGCTATTTCTAAGTGTACAATCTACAACAAAGATATAGAGAACACTGGTGTTGGTTTTCCCAATCTTGATTTTATCAAGAACCAGACTCCAGGCAGAAAAGACTATGACTTGACAAGTGCCAAGTTCTCAACTGTTCCAATGCAGGGATCGGCAAGCTTGTTTACTTGCAATATTACGTTTACTTATGATTTTGGTTTTTGTACAAAAGGAACCATTCATGCTGACATGATACTTAGGACTCCAACATTTTTGGACAAGATAAGTCAAAAAGGCAGAATCTATATAGAGAAATTTCAGGCAGAAAATCCTCTCAGAGGAGACGGAGCAGTTTGGGTTGGTACAAAGTCTTTTTCGGGAGAGAACTACTCCGTAACAACCGATCCCAAAAACTACTTCGGTTGCCTAGTTTATCCTGATTCCGCAAACGGCACAACTAACTACCGAATCTTTGAGGATGGCATTCTTGCTTCAGAGTTTGAAAATCTTAGCAGAAGCGACCCTGACTCGACAGGACATAGCCTTGCGGCTCTTGACGACTCAACTACCGAGAATTCGGTCAAATATGGCGGATACGACAAGATACTAGGCGATCAGCCAGGATACTTCAAAGGAACAGAGATAACAACGGAGAACGCCTTAGTTTTGATGAATAAAGTGCCAACCTCTATTGTAAAAACAGATAGACTGCAATTTACACAAGTCGAAAGTACAGGAAGAATAAATGTTACAGGAATACCCAACAGAAGGCTTCGTAAGGTAACGATACAATACATTCCTACCTCTGAGGCATTCTTGGAGAATAATGAAAGACTAATATCTTTTGTGTTTTCTGGTTCCAAAACCATTATTGATAACATTGCGGTTCCGTATCAAGGGAAGTATGTTGCTTTGCCTAGAATTATATGCTTAGATACCAGATACATCAACCTTGAAAACTGGTTCATTGATGGTGATGTTTTGAAAGACATGCAGATTCTTTACATTGAGGCGGAATCTATTGAAGAGACAGAATATCAGAAGTACAAGATATCAACAAGCATACTAAGCACTTGTTTTGATGCTAGCGGTAACTGGCTTGTCTTTTATGAGGACGAAAAGGGCGGAGAAGGAGACACAACTACAAATGGAGCTTCGGCGGACGGTTCTCATTTGACTGGACCTTTTGATGACGGGGCAATGCCCGGTCTTCAAGAAAAATCAGACAAGGAGATATCTTGTTTGCTTTCTCCTGATAAGGGCGGTACATGGTATGACTACAAGGGTATAGTTAGAACGGTTGTTGGAGAAACAGTTAGCTCTCCTTATGTTGTTGCTGATAAGTTTTCAAACAGGGTTGATTTGTTCTTTGTCCTAAACGATACCCTAATGCACAAGGTTGTTGATTGCTCTTTGTTTGAGTATGCAGATGCTTTTTTGGCATACAAACGACCAAATCTTTTGAACGAAAAGACTTTGCCCAATTATGGCTTGTATCATTTTTCTCAATCTGGCATTTCTATGAGAACTTCGCCCAATAACGTTGTTGTTGGTAATGTTTCTGGTGATTATCTTAAGTCTCAATTTGCGACAAATGTTGAAATTAGAAAAGCTGGCAGAGATGACTATAGAATACTGCTTTCGGGAGACGAAAAGAACTATGAAGACGGATTTCCTGAAGTTGACTATTTTGTTTATCGAGACAGAACGGGTCAGTTGAAGGTTATGTTTGTTGCTAATGGAAGATTCTACTGTAGAGGAAGCTCTGATGGGGGTTCTTCTTGGTTTGACTTTATAGATGGCGGAATGCTGATTCACAAGAACAGTAATCTTCAGGAGTTGAAGTCAGCAAATATCTTAGGAGTTGTTTTGGATTACAACTCCGATGTGAGTTATATGACTTATCAGGTAGAGGGTATGTTGTTTATGAGAAAGTTTGACTCAGAAACTTCTATTGTAACGGCTAAAAATGTTGTTGATGTAATGAATCCTGATACAGGCATCTCAAAGCCAGTTTTTGTTTTAGGAGCAATTACTCCTGAACTTAAGACTGCTCTACAAAACAAGGAAACTCCTGTAATATTCCCGTACAAGGATATTGACGCCTTCGGTGAAGGCTTTTCTATTTCCGAAGTCGCCTCTCTTGGGTATTCGACAGCGAGCGGCTTTCTTAGATTCTTCTATAAAGACGCATCTGGCAATTTCAGGGCATTTTCCTATCCAGAAAGCCCCATCCTAGACATCAATTATGGAAACCCTAACTAATGGCAGATAGCCTTACAGCATCCCCAGGTAAACCCGGCACCCTAAAGTTCAAGTGCGTACTTTGGGCTAATTGTCCTATTTTCGAAAGAGTTAATCAGGACCAAGCTTTCATTTTCTCGCCAGAGACAATGCAATACGCTCCTCAACCTCTAAAGAATAGGCTTCTTACAATTCCTGGACTTGATGGCGCTTACCTTAGACCTTTGCCTAGTTTCTATATTCACAATTTTGTTTCCTTTATCAAGAAGGACGCCGAAGAGGAAATTCAAGATCCAGCTAAGCAAGCATTTAGATCAATACTGAGAACAATTAACCCTTTCAACTGGGATGATATCATTCCTATTACCTTGCTTGAGTATTTGGGATTGACAAATAATATTGCTTCAGATATGCTTGTTGTAAAAAATGGCGAAGCAACATCAAGCGCTATTGGAACTCACCAAACATGGATTGCTGATGCAAGTCTATATTGTGACACAAATCTTTTGCCGTCAGAATATGATTCTGTTCAAAAGATAGCTGTTGCTACGGAAAAGGTCAAGAAATCTTTTTGTACCAAATGGGAGTACATTGTTGATAATGTAGGTCAATCGCTTGGAGTAGTAAGTCAAAGCACTCAAGACGGTGATATTCTCACAAGTGTTGCTCAATTGAAAAAGAACTCCGTTCTCGTTCCTATTACTAAGGGCATATTTTCGCCAGATGATCCAATAAAAATGATGAAAGACAATGGGGTTGAAAGCTCTTTTCAAGTTTCTACAAATACCTATCGTTCAATTAATCCTGGAATGCATTGGCGAATGCTTAAAAGAACTCCTATTTTCCAGGGCGAAGACTTCGTTGTTGAATTTTCTACCAAAGCTCCTGCAAGCACAAACATAGGCTCTAAGGATGTTAAGTTTAGAATGCTTGATAAGTTTAAGTTCTTGGATGTTTTCTCCAAGGAAGAGGCCGCTGTTTGCGGCGCTCTAAACGGAGATGGTCTTCTTGACAAGAAGCGTAATCAAGAGATTATTGATGCAACCAAAAAGGTCTTTGATTTTAGTAGGCAAGTCTACTATATGATTGAGCTTGGAGTCGGAGATCCAAATCATAACTATTGGATCATTATTGCTGAAAACTCATACCCTATTTTTTGTCATGTCGGCAAGGTCGCCACTCTTACCTGTCGAGTGGAAGAAGATACTTCAGCTTCCGGCTCCGCCGCCTCTGAACCTCCCGCTCGAAGTAATTCATCAGATGATATACCAAAATGCAAAACCGAAGAAGAAGCGAGTTCTGGTCAGGGTTCTAGAACCGATAGTAGCGAGACTCCTTTGAAGGAAGTTATTACAGCCTCAGTTGGTAAGAATCCAACTATTCGTAAACTATCTACTTATGATGGAGCGTCTTCCGCAACTCTTCTAAATAGAAACGAAAAACTAAGAGTTATGGTAAGACAGCATGGCGGCAATATCGTAGTTACGTTTTCGGGTTTTGAGAATCAACCCTGGGTTGTTTCTCGTAAAGACATAGACGAATCAGCAACTCCCATATCTCAAGATGTATCTATTCCGATTAGTGAAAGTCAAGTTGTATACAAAGCAGTTCAGATGTTAATTCCTTTTGGACAAATTGCCCTTATGGGAGGCAATAGAAAGTGTGGCTTTAGTTTTGCTCCTGTTATCTATGGTGAGTTGAACGAATATATGCTACCTCAGCCATTTTCTGTTCAGGGGCCTGTTTCTGCTGATGAAATACAGTTCCTGTGGAGAGATAAGGGTAAAAGCTTAAATCCTGAAGTTTCCGTTAATCTCAACAAGCCACAGTACACTAATGAAGCTGGTGTATACAAAGAAATTGCTATTAAACCAAAAGATACAAGTGGTAAGGTAAAGCCTGTAACCACATATGCAATTGATAATCAGTATTGGCTGACTCGTACTCGGGGTAAAGCTCCTGATATGATGAAGAACAATAAGGCTTATGAAAAAGGTATCAAAGAATCAATTCTACAAATCAATGCTTCTGAATGCACCACAGATCAGGGTTCTAAGGCTCAAAATAGCAAACTAATGCAGGTTGTTATTAGCGCCCTTCCGGGTGGCTATCTTTTTCCTGCTATAGACGGTGGTAGTGATTGGGCTTTACAGAATTGTGTTACTCCTATTCTGTATCTGTTTAGGATGTATGTTCCGCCAAAGGGTTGTATCTTCCAAAAGGCTCCTGTTGATGTTAGTCAGCATGTCTTGTCATTCAGTGATGAGTGGTCTGAAACCGATTGGCAAAAACTTGAACATAGCGGTTCTATTTCTTTCCTTATTAGCGATGGAATGAAATTCCGTAACAATCAGTCTAATTATTTGTACTCACTGGTTGACAAAGCTTTCTACTTACAAATAAGTCTTTGGTGGGAAAATGGTATTATGCCAACACCAACTGATCCTAAAGATAGAGTTGTGTTTACCGGCTTCTGTCAAGGAGGGGTAATAACTACGGAAACAAACAAGAAAACACTTGATTGCAAGGTGGTTGATTACTCCAAGATTCTTAGAGACCAGTTCTTCTTGAACTCTCCATTTTTTGATAGAATGAGAGATGTAAATGCTGTTAGAGATATATTGAGACTCGCTGGCCTTAGAGATGGAGAGGATAACAATTCGTCTTTAGAACCAGGATCTTTGATAAGCGTTCTTGCAAATAGTGAATCAAAGGGAGGTTGGTATACATTTCATTTCAACGGCGACAAGATTTACAACAGAGAATACGCATTGCCAGGTTCTTATGACACTCTTCAATCTCCGTTTTTGAGATTTACTGATGGAAGCTCTTATTGGGACGCCATAGAGAAGATGGCTCTTCTTTCTAATAAAGTAGCCTTTTTTGATAGACTTGGCGTTTTTCACTTCAATCCTCTTCCGTATGACCAAGAGATTTGGGGAGGACAGAGTGGTTCTCAAACCAATTGGACTATACAAGATTGGGCGCAACTAAGTAAGGTAGATTTCTTTGCAACTCCTAAGCAACTAAGCGTTTCAGCAGGATGCGCTACATTAAATAGACAAATCATTGGAGACTATAAGGTAGAAAGAGTAGTACAAGATGTCGTAAACGAAATCAAGGTTATTTCTACTTCGCCAAACGGAGAAATTTTCGTTGCAGGACATACGAACTATGCTTCTTTGACAGATCCAGATAGTCCTGGATTCTTGGGTTATCGTAAGGCTTTCTTGCAGATGGATGGTATTTTTGGCAGCGAGGATACAGTTAAATGGGTCGTCAAGAATTATACTAGAATGTTCATTCCTCCAATAAAGGTTTCTTTCCGAGCTATTGGAAGAAATGATATCAAAGCCCTTGATGTTATTACGTTTCAACCGTTGGGTTCAAGAGAGAAGCAACCATTGGTAATAACGTCCGTAAAAAGCGAAGTTGATGCTTCGAGGGGAACATGGTTCCAAGACTTTGAGTGTCTGTGGCTCTTCCCAAGACAAGACGTTCACTGGGGCAATACAAACGAGATCGGTTTGGGTCTCGATGGTTCAATAAGCGGATCTACAACAGGAGCATAATATGTCAAAGAATAATGTATCAGCTATTTGGTCTAAAATGCGAGATGAAATCAAGAAAGACCGTAGTTCTTCTGAGAACTTTTTGGCTATTCGAAATAGCCGACAGGGTTATAGAGGTATGGGTATGTATCAGCTTTCCAGAAACACGGCGGCTGAAGGCGTAATGGTTGTTGGTGTTACTAGAGGCGGGAAGGTCGGAGCATAATATAAATGGCTGGAATTACTCCATTTTACGGTTTAAGCTACTTCACTTTTGGTGATGATCTTGGCGACGGTATCAATGTCCAAAGAGAGATTGACCGTTTCTTAACCATTGATAAACAGCTTTACGGCTTGTATGTCGTTTTTGGCGATGGCGTTATTCAAGGTTGGGAGATTACCGAAAGGAATAACTTTGGCAGTAATGCTATTGCTGTTGACATAGGCCCAGGCATCGGTATTATTGCAGGGCTTGCTACTCAAACAGATTCTGCTGGCGGGATTGATGAACTTCCTCCTAATGAAACATTCTATATTTACGCAGTTCTTTCTGGTGGAACAATTCGAACAAGAGATGTTGATTTTGTTTGGAGCAGGACTCTTCCAACTGTAAATGCAATTAGGCTTGCTAGAGTTACAACAGGCGAAACTGGCATTACAGAAATAGATACAGGCTTTAGACAAGAGATTAGCTTCCTAGAGTTCATTAAAGATGAAGTTGCTAAACACAAGCACAGAGGTTCCCCAAGTAAGATTGATTTGCAAACTGAAACTAGAAACCAGTTGCCAGGCGCAAGGGTTCAAGATTTTGACGCCGCAAAGGTAAGTAGCGGAAGGTTGTCTCCCGAAAGAATACCTCAACTTGATCATAATGATTTAGCTAATACTGGGCTTCTTACTCATGCGGCTCTTGATTCGTTTACGAAACTAATAAACTCTGGCAATAGACAACTTCTCGGAGAGGTTGCTGCTGTCAATACAATGAAGCTCATAACGGCTCAGCACTACATAGCTAGCACAAATAACCTCAACCTAAGCGAACTTGTTGATTTTCCAAACCTTCTTGTTTGCTATCCAGGCATAACGCCTGACACAGCTATTGACTTTGATGCTTCTACTTCTAATATAGATTTGTCAACCCATTGTATTTCTGGCAAGCCAGTTCAGGATGGTTCCATAACCTCAATCTATTGGAACACCAATGCTGCATTTTTCAGCGCAACAGATAGACAAAATGTTACCATAGCAAGAGACACCGTTTCTCTTACAAGAGGTAGCTCTAGCTCCACTCAAGTTGAGGATTTTGAGCAAGTTCCGAGAGCAGGCGTTGCTATACCGGGATTTACAACACAGGTTCAAATAACAACAGATAAAATAGGAGTTGTTTCTGAAGATAGCTCTTCTCTGAAAACTCAAGGCTTTTACAGCGGTAAGTTTCAAACAGAAAGAGAATCTAGAATCATCTACAAAAGGGCTGTTTCTCAGAATAGGGATTGGAGTCTTTTTGATGAGCTTATTCTCGACGTAAAGAGCCTTACTATAGCTCATGGCGCTGTTTATATGTACTTTGTAAGCGGCACCGGAGAAAACGCAAAACAGTCTCAGTCGTATTTGGTTTTGGGACAAGACGAAATAACAGACAATGTAGATCCTGATTTCAATGCTTTTGAGAGGCGTGTCTTTGATATTTCTAATGAAACAAGAGACGACATCCAAGAGATTGTTTTCTATACAGATGATACTATAACGAAGCATGAGTTCTGGATTGATAATATCTTCATCCGCAATCAAAGTCTCTTTCCTCCAAGCGGCTTGATTCGTTTTAGATACTCTAGCGGTGTTCCTGTTGTTTTTAGCGCCATCAACTATGAAGCCTCTATACCGGAAGGTTGTGATGTTCGTATAAGAGTTAGGGTTGCAAACTCAACATCGCTTCTAAACAGAGCAGTTTTTACTCCTAATATCAAGTCAGGAGATGTTTTCTCTCTGTACGGAACTGATGCAGAGATTGAAGCTGTGTTGGTTTCGAATACAGACAGAACCAAAACACCTTCGTTGAGTAGCATTGAACTTCAATTAGTCGTTGATTCTGAGATTACAGGCTTTACGATTTCAACTGCTGAAGAATGGGATAGAGGTTCTTATACCAACGAGAAACAGTCTGCTGACGAATATAACACTGCTGTTTCCAAGATTACTATTGAAGAGCCTATCTCTGTAGGCGACTTGTACTACATCTATCAGAACGGAGTCAACGAGAACGATCCTGATGGTGCAGCCGTATACGGCTTTAGAGGGCTTTTGTTTAGAACGCTATTGTCTCCGCAGCAAGCTGTCAATATAGCTGATGCTAGCTTTTCACCAGGCTTCAATAAGCCATTCTCTGTTTATAGGCTTGCTAATCGTAATTTCATCATAGCTGATACGGTTAATGACAGAATCATTGAGACCAATCCTAGAGGTGAGTTTGTAAAAGGACTAGGAGGGCATCATGTTACTGACACAGCCTACTTCTATCCGCTTTCCGCAGTCTATAACACTCGAACTGGCGTGCTGAGTATTGCTTTTAGTCAAGAGATTGATTCAACCAAGATTGAAATTTCTAAGGTTAGACTGTGGATTGGTTCCGCAAGCATATTGCTTGGAACTGAAGATGAAATACTAGATAACGGCAAGACAGCAAAGCTTCTTGAGGTTCGATTGACTAATGATAAAGTTGAGCAACTCCAAGACCCAAATTTTGATGTATATGTTGACTTGCTAAGTGGTTTTTTGCCAACTCCATTCGATTTTCCTGATAGCGCAAGAAGGTTGATATCCAACAAAGGTCTCCTTGTTTTCCTTGGTGACTTTGTTTACATGAATGATGTTAAGAGGCCAGTTTTTGCGAATGTTATGGCTAATGGCGAGTGGATGGTTTGTAACTCGACTATTGAAGAAGAGGATGCAGGTAATGGAGATACAACAAGCATAACATTGAAAGTTGGAGAGAGTACAAATTTTACAGTAACTGTTGATCCACCTGGAGACGGCTTTGAACTTCGTTGGGAAAGAAACGTACCAGCAGAAATACAAGATATCTTTACCTTTGAAGCTCCTTCGCCTGGTAATGTTGCAACTGTTCATTTGAACTCACCAACAGACAGTCAGATTAGAACGTGGCAACTTTTGTTTACAGCCGTTTACATAGAAACAGCTACGGGACAGACAATCGCAACAACAACGAATACGGTCATATTGACTATTGTTGCTGCTGATAGCGGAACGGGTAATCCAACAACTAGCGAAGCCCCTTCTTTGGTTCAAATAGATGTTGATAATGAAGAAGTGAAGTTTAGTTATAGCGGCTTGGTATTTTCCGATTTCACTCTTGGTTCTGTATACGAGATTGACTCGGAAAAAATTCTTGTGAGTGGATTGGTTTTGGACTCAGATCCATTGCCTGCGCCTGAAGGCGGAGAAGGTAACGAAACTTATGAGGAACAAGCTATTCGTAAGCTTACAAATTACAGAGGCAAGACTATCGTTCTCAACAGGAGAGACAAGTCTGTTACATTTACATACGATGCTTCGGATAATTCCTATCCATCTGATGCTGTTTTAGACGAAAACAGTAATGTGGTCATTGCTGAAACATCGTTTATCGGGAATGCGGGTAGAGTAATCAAGGTGGACGCTGACGGAAACATCGTCTGGCAGATAAGCGGTGGGTTGTTCAGTAAGATCAACGACGTTAGAGCCAAGTTCAGCGGCGATGTTATAGTTAGCACATGATTCCTCTTGAGTACATAGCATTTGTCAACGAAACAGGATACGGACAGGCAGCTTATGATCTTATTTCTGCTCTTTTGGAAACAAAGAGATATGACATAAGAGTTGTTTGCCTCAATGGGTCTCCGTCTAAGAATTTTCTATCTAAATCTTCTTACGCGAAAATAGAACCCCTTATCAAGAAAACTCCCAATCAGAAAGCGGTGCAGATCTATCACTGTATACCTCCGATGCAGATGAGGCTTCCAAGGACTGATAGAGCTATTGGTTTTGCTACTTTTGAGACTTACGATCCGCCCTCTCAGTGGATAACCTTACTGAATAGGCTTGACGGAGTTATATGTCCATCAGATTTCAACTATAAGGTTTTTGCTCATTCTGGCGTCAAAAGGCCTATTTTCTATGTCCCTCATTGTGTTGATATTTCTGTTTGGAACGAAAATGTAATCCCTCTTACAAAACACAATAAGTTCACGTTCCTATTCTTTGGTTCATGGAAGAAAAGAAAGGGATGGCCTCAGTTGATTGAGGCATACTTTAGGGAGTTCAGTCAATCTGATAATGTTCAACTTTTGATAAAGACTGACAAGACTGATTTGGCATCTAAGGAAATAGAGAAGATAAGAGCCGAATTAGACCTTAAGAAGGCTTATCCTGCTGTTGTTTTTGAGAAGCGGGTATTCAATGACGAGTACATGCCGTCTTTCTATAAATCAGCAGATTGTTTGATTATGCCGAGTTTGGGTGAAGGATTTGGGCTACCGGCATTGCAATGTATGAGTGTAAAGGTTCCTGTAATTGTTACCAATTTTTCTGGGTGCCAGGATTACGCTTCAACTGAGAGATGCACTCTTATTGAGCCTTCTGGGTTTTTGATGCACTCGAACATGGACCAGATTTCTCAGTTTGCCAATAAGAAGTGGCCTAGACTAACAATTAACTCAATACAAGAGGCAATGAGGGCCGTTTTCTCGAATAATGAGGAAGCAAGAGCCAAAGCCGATAAAGCCTATGCATATGTCCAAGAAAACTTTTCATATTCAGCGGCTGTGGACAAGTTTGATAAAGTAATGGAGAGCGTGTACAGTGTCTGTTAAACTAAAGTTGCAACCGTTCAGCGCTATTGCGTCACAAACAAAGGATATAGCCTTTGTTATTTCTGGGCTTGACTCCTCAAAGAAGTATCGCATATTCTTCGAGAATGCATCCCTCCAAAGAGCCGCAAAAGTAGTTTCCTCAGAAAAAGGAACCTTTGTTGGCGACCGTCTTTCTGTTTCTAATACAGAGTCTGTTTCAGGAAAGATTGATCTATCAATCCATGAAGTTGACAACATTAGCGTTGCTTCTATTTATGCAAATATCGAAGAGCAGACAGAATCCGATTCTTGGAGGCTTTCTGATATTGCGGCATTCTCTTTCCAGATTGAAAACTCAACCAAAAAGACTTCTGGCGATAAGGTTTCGGTCTATCCTCCTTTTGTTGGTTTGCAACAAAAAGCAACCATCAAAGTTAACTCTGAACCTAATTCTAATCTGCATGTGTCCATCAACAGTAAAAGATTTGTCATAAAGACCAACTTCTCGGGCGAAGGTACATTTTCTTTCAGGGCTATTGATATTCTTGGCGGTTCTCTTGCTTCTTCAAATGCTTTGCAAAAGTTTCATGTAACCTACTATAAATCTCAAGACGATTACAAAGAAGCATATGATTCTGGCGTCTTTGTTCACTTTGTTCCAGAGAATATGAAAGCATTGCAGGCGACAAACAATCCTGAAGCTCCAGAGTGTGCCATTCTCGATCCGACTCCCGGAGAAGGCCTTACTTTGCAGAAGCTTGATGATTTTTGCCTTGACGGTCCCGTTGTTGGTCCGCTTTCTGTATTTGATGCCGATGACGAAAGTTCAGCTTATCATAGCTCTAAAGTTGGTTTCTGTACCGAACCAAAGCAAATCTATCCAGGGACAGCAGATGATGCTATGTGTCGTATTTACAATTCTACAGATTCTGCTTCTCTTCATAACGGTGCAGGACTTGTTGTTTTTGCCTCTCAAGAAACTTTTGCAAACGAAGAGACACCTGCTCCCAACTTGGCGAGCAGAGTCTTTGTTGCAAACATACCTAGTTCTTTGAAGTACAGCGGCAATCCTGTTAGAAACGGCACCATACTTAAGCCGCCGGCGTTTTATCATACAGCGACTCCAAGTGATGTTTCTGTTGATGATAAGTATAGTTTGACTTTCAGGATTGACGACAGTACACTTTTTGAAATACAGTATACATCCTTACAGGGGACTGTTGCTGAAGTCGTTTCCGCATTTGTTGCTCTTATCAACAATAGCGACAGCGCTGTTGAACATAATATCGTAGCCGTAGATCAAGGCACATACATAGAAGTTAAGTCAGCAACAAGATTTAGCATGCGATCTGCCGTTCTTATTGGAAATGGAACTCTTGATGTTCAACTCAAGAGCAACAAAACCCTAGAACTACTTACAGAAGATAAGGCTCTAGCAGATAGTGGTAATACTATAGTCTTTTTATTCCCAAGAGTCGGTTATCAGTCTCATACTATTGTTTCTAGGGATACTGAAAACAAGATAATTAGATTTGAAGTTCCTTCAGGTTTCAATAACGATATAGGTCCAACAATAACTGAAAATTATTACTGTCAGCAGTTTGTTGTGGTTGACAAAAATACTGAACTTACCGCAACAGATCTTGTTGGCGTAAGTCCTTTGCCATACATATACGATATCTACAATCGAGAAGTTCCAAGCGTTTATCCCGTTATTGCTACAAAGAAAACGGATACCGCAGAGTTTGCCTATGTTGTTTGCCAGGCTCCTGTTAATGGAGTTTACCAATTGTTCTTCTTCTCTTTTAGAATCGGAGAAGAGGTAGAAAACTTACGATGGAAGCAACTTACAAGCGGCAGCGAAAACAAAAATGCTAAGCTTAAGTGCGATAGTGTAGGCAATTTGCATCTTGTTTGGGAGTCGGACAGAATGGGTCCAACTCAGGTTTACTATTCCGTTTTGGGCCAATCTTCTAGATCGATATCAAATGCTGTTCTTATGTCAGTCTTAGACAAGAGCATAAGCCAAGGTACGGGCGCTAATCTTTTGCAGGTTTCAGATCCAACTACATCTATTCAGGATGATTGGACTCGTATTCTTCAGGGCGATGGCAGAGCTTCTGTATACGACCGCAAGTATGTTGCCGTTGAGGGCAATCCTTCCGAAGACGCTGCGATGGCCTTTTTCTCTCTTTCTAAAGATGAATTTGGTAATGATATTTCTTGGAACTTTGGTCATTTGAGCTACCAGATTTCTTTTGAGTTTTGGATGCCTTCGCCAGAAGATGGCGTTCTAGAAGAAGCTGACATACAAACTAAGTATGACGAATGGAAAGCGGAATTTAATCCTGTTGGGGACTATAAATACGAAAAAGACGGCAATTTCTATACAATTGATTTCTACGAACCGTTTTATGAGAACCTCATACCAATATGTGGTTCTTACAAGCTTAATCCGAATGATATGACCCTCATTGCTGGTGGGCTAGAGGTTTCTGATGTTCCTCACAGGGGAACTGGTGTTTATGCGGATTTTGATACTGATATCAAGCTTTCTCAGCCGTCAAACATAAAGCATTTCATGCTCGCTATGATACCTGAGAAGATTAGATTTAAGGCAAAGAACTTTGAATCATTTACTCAGTATTGCGAAAGACTCGGAGTGTCTAGCCAAGAGTGCGAAGGCTTCAATAACGAGATCAATTACGAGATCAATACTGGCAAGTACAAACTTGCTCTTCTTGTTTCAACTAGCGAAAACACATCTTCAGGCGAAATCGCAAAGAAGAACTATAAGATAACTCGTTTCTTGTCTGGATACATTGATTTTAACGATCCGAGACAAGTCAAGGTTGCCGTTCACTATGCTAAAAACGGCTCTGATGAGGTTGCTAATGTTGCAAGAAGAGAAAGACAGTCATCTGAAGATGATTACCGTTTCAGTGGCGACATTATTGTAACCGTTGATGATTCTCCGGTTTTTGCTACAAGCTTTTTGGCAGATTTTAGCGATCAGTATAGGCAGTTTGATATTGGGCTTGGAATGCCTCCGGGACAAGGTATCGTTATTGACGAATCTACCCCTTTCAAGGGCAATATGTTTGAAAACAACTCTTTCAAGCAGGTCTTTGCTGATATTGATATTGGTTCGCATTCTATGTCATTCAATTCAGACTATTACACTATTTCGAGCTTTGATAGAGATACAAGCGAAATGGTCGTTATAGATAAGGTTGTAAACATTCTTGAAAATGGAGGCTTTGAAGAAACCGTTCTTCCTTATGCAGATGCTACGGAAATGTTTGACGGTTATCAGGGTGTTACTGACTGGACTGTTGGTTACGGTTCTGTTTACAGAAGAAGCATAAGCGCTGATAGCACTGTTTCTAGCTGGATGGAACTAACAGGGTTGCAGTCTGGCTTGTCTATACTCAAGGGATACGTTACAACAACGATTACAACGGTTCCGGGTAAGACTTATTATGTTTTCTTTGATATATCTAATCATGTTGACAGCTATCTTCAAGGAACATCTATTACTAAGAAGGTCAAAGTAACTGCCGGTCCAACTATTGCCAATTTTTCAATAAATACTCGTACTGGTGCCGCTCTTGAAAGACCAAACTGGAAAACAAGAACCATGTCCTTTACAGCTATTTCTTCTTCAACGGCCTTGAAGTTTGAAAACTCATCTACGCAGTTTGGAACAGTTAAAGACATACAATATGGTCCGCAGATAGATAAGATAATCGTTATTTCAGAAGACGACCTTAATGACGAACTACATTCGTTTACTACGGCTGAATCATTGATGGTTGATCAAGATGAGTTTGAACTCAATTACAGCCTAAATGCTGTTGACGATTTTACGCAGCTTCCTGTTACTGTTTCGCTTGATTATCAAAACAAGGTTCCAGATATCATTTTGGACAAGATAGATAAAGTTCACTTGGCTTGGCAGTCCAACCGTAACCAATTCTGGGACATTTACTATTCTGGTTTCAGAAGTAGAAATGAACCATTTAGACATGACATTCGCATTACAAATTCTGAGAGCGTAAGTGTAAATCCATGCATAGCCGTTGATTGTAAGGGTAGAAGACTTATCGCATGGCAAGACAACAGAAATGGACAAAACCAAATCTATGCCGCTCTTTCTAAGGCTGTTGATAATAAGCTTCTTGATAATTGCAAACAAGATGAGGTTGATGAGTTTATCTATAACTGGAATAAGGCTATAGACCCATACCTTGATCCTAATCTTGATCCGATGTCGCAACTAAATTGCGCCATAGAGTTTTCATTCACTGCGCCCACATCAGACTTATATCATTTCAATCTTTTGTTTTACGAAGACAGAGAAAGAACCATACCGCTGAAGACAATATCATCTAAGACAAGCATAGACGGGTGGAAGGTAAATGATGAACAGTTGGAATATAACGGTCTAACTGCAACAGCTTCTACTGTTTATAACATTAGCTATTTGCCATCGTATGATGATGATATTTCAGGTAAGGTTGTCTACATTGTTGTTGAATTCGAAGTCAATTCCATTCCTGTTGATTTTAGCAATTCTGTAAACATCAAAATGCTTCAACCGTATAATGGGTTGAATTTGGGTATTAGCAGAACTGAGGATTCCTTGTTTAGGGCTATGGTCGAGTTTGATGATCTTGCTCCTGTTGCAACATCACCTCAAACGGCCAGCTACATAAACTCAAACTCTGGGTTGTTTACTGGGTTGACTTTTGATTCACCCCTTAAGGAGCTTCCTGGATTCGAAAAAGGCGACAAGATAAAGACTGTTCTTTTGCACTTTGATCCTATTGGGACAAGCGGTTCTGTTACTTCGGTTATTAAGTTTACTTCTCCGATCATTGCTATTTTCCCAACGGCTGCCGGTGTGGTCGCTGGCAATAACTATTTTGCTGCTCCAGGAGTTACATATCCAAACTTCAGCGTAATAGGCCTAGAGTCGTTTGATACAATACGAATATCTTCAGACAGAAAGACTTTGACCATAACATCATTTGTAAATCCCTCTATGGACGAAGTTAGAGTCGTTCTTGCTGATAATGCAGAGATTGTCGATCAAACTGAGTTCGTTTATTACTGCCCAACAAAGCAGAGCGAACGATGCGATATTAGTTGCAAGTTTGTCAATAATACAAGCCTAAATAAGACTGTTCATTTTAGAGTAACTTTCTATGCTGATGCCGAAAAGACTCATTCAATAATGTCTTCGTTTACAAGAAGCGATACTCTTAACTGGATCTCTGGATCTTCCGTTTTCCCTGTAAGCGGTCTTGTTGTTGAACCAGGACAGTCAATAAATGCGGTTTATACACCTGAAGTTGTTCCTTTTGAGTTGTACGAATCTCAGAACTCGCACACATTTTCAAGCTCAATAGTAAGACAGCCTCTTCTTTGCGGCGCTACATATCATGCTGTAGTTGAAAGTTATAGAGATGGAGTTTTCTTTGTTGAAAACGAGTTCTCTTTTACCTGTCCTTGTAGCGAAACAAAGTCGGAAACATGGAATAAAGAAACCGATTCTCTAACTTGGATTTGTAGCGGACAAGGCTTTGAGGACTACAGAATATCTCTTACGGATAATCAATGCCTATCTCCTAGGGTTGCAACAACGAGTTTTGATTTGTTCTATATTGTTTGGAGAGACTTAAGGTACTCAAGAATACAAAGCAATCAGTTGCCTTTGTCTCCTGATTGTTTTATGGGTATGTATAACTCAGAAACAGATGAGTTTATTTGTTCTGGACAAGGTGGGTATGACCGTAGAGTTACAAACTTTAGTACAAGCGGATTGGTTCTTTACAATGTTTCTATCTTTGTAGATCCTTTCCAAAATTTGAACCTTGCTATGCATGATGGTTCTAAGATCTATTCTCAGACTTGTTCTTTGGGATGTAAGTTTACGGCTCAGAACACCGATCTTGTTTTACCATGCATGTTTACTGATGAGACGGATTCGACATTCTTTGTTATGGGAGGCGATCCCGAAAGAACGACCGAACAGTATCAAAAGATAAGAGTTTCGGAAAAATATGTCGCCTTTTCTACATACCTCGATTTGCGTAAACCCGTTCCTGTTGTTAATGACTGTTTTCTTGAGTTTAACATCATAGGCGTTCCTGGAACTTACGCATATCGTTTGAGAAATGAAAACGATGAAGAATGGTCTGAGTGGCTCCCAATAGGTCCAAACCTTCCGGTTCAAACACAAACAGACAAAGCATCTACTGAACAAGAAAGGGACTTCTTTAGAGGGTACTTTACCCAGAGAGACGTTTTCGTTGCTCCTTGGGTTGCTTCTCCTGGAAACGGACTTAAGAGGGTTTGTTGTGAGGTTTTGACATTCTTTGGCAAAACAAGTACGTTCTGTGTAGACTTCATGGCTATCTATGATAATCTTGAGTACAAAGTTGATTTGTACTTTGATAGTGATTTCACGCAGCCTGTTCCTAAATACAAGAACTACATGGTTGTAAGCGAATACAAAACCGAAACAGTCATTGATGACACAAATCTAACCTCGATAAAGGAAACGCCTTCGCAAGTATCAACTATTTATGCAAGAATCGAGTTTAAGGACAAGAGAAAGATAACGCTTATTGAAAAGCTTCAAACTGTTTCAAGGTTCAACTATCTTGATCCTGTAACAATGAGTGTTTATCAGCAAGGAATTAACGATCAACTATCTTTGCCTCTCGAAAGAATATCAGACGGCATCTATAGAGGCTCATTTACTGTTGAAGCGGATGATGGTGTTGTAAACGTTGATGGTCTTGCTATTATTGTTGTTGACGTTCCTGGCCAATGCAAGAAGGTTTCTTTCTCGGAACTTTCACAAAGAGCAGAAGCACTTGAAACAACAAGAACACTTGATCAGCAAGTTTCGGTTTTCAATGATTTTACTTTATTCAGAGATCAGTACACGGCTGACGATACAAAAGGTTCGTTTGGAAATCCAAACTACTACAAGGTTAAGAAGTTCGGAGCATCTTCAATTTCCGATAATTCTCCTGTATGGATTGGGGCAGGTCCGGGGCCTGTTGGAAAAACAACTAGCTCAGGTGATAATGGTTCGGGTAATGGAGGTAATGGAGGTAATGGAGGTAATGGAGGTAATGGAGGTAATGGAGGTAATGGAGGTAATGGAGGTAATGGAGGCGGTACATCGGAAAATAGCGGCGGCTAAGTTAGTGTAAAGGGGGAGATTGAATGCCAATAACAGATCCACCAAATCAGTCAGTAGAGGGGCCAATTGAGCCAGATAATCCATTGTTTCCTCGAATAGAGGTAAGACTTAACTCTGCAAGCGGAGAAATTCTTACAGATGGAGGCTTTCATTCTGTTGGCTCATTTGTTCAGAATACAGACACATCTATTACTCTTTACGTCAAAAACGTAGGAGATACTGGTAGCGTATTAACTATACCTCAAAACGGTATTAGTATCGAGACTGGCGGTTCTGCTGTAATAAACTCAAACCCCTCTAGCTCAGGAGCTTTGAATATAGTTCAAGGTTCTAGTGGTATATCATTTACAGTTAAGTTTGACACTACAGTAGTCGGTAATAAGAGTTTTGAAGTCTCAGTTCTATCAAGTGATGATTCTACTCCCAAGCATAATCATACCTTTTTCTTTACAGTAACGTCTCCCTCTACTTTGGTTCCCGATATTGCTGTTGTATATAATGGTTCTCAAGTCCAAAATGACTCTGTTGTTTCTTTGGGTTCTTATCCTAAAGAAGGCATTACTGATATATCATTCAGCATTTTCAACTATGCAACTCCTAACTTGATCATTTCTCAAAACGGCATAGATCTTACCTTGATTACAGGTAATGAATTGCTTACCACTGACCCTACAGCTTCCAGTAGCGTAACCTTGGGATTTAACGCATCAACATCTTTTGCTATTAGACTGGATACAGCAGATCTTGGAAACAAGTCCGTAATTGTTACTATAACTTCTAATGACTCTGATGAAAACCCGTTTATTTTTACCATCACATATACAGTTGCCAAGGCTTTTGATTTAATTGTTCAAGAGTCTTCTGAAGAGGTTGCAGAAGATGAAACGGTTAATCTTGGGTCTTTTAACAAGCGAACCATCATAAACAGAAATATAAGCGTAAGCAACAGAGGCATTTCTTATGGTATTAGGCTTTTGAGCATATCTTCTGATGGGGAAGTGTCTTTGATAGGAGTTCCATCTCTTCCTTATGTCTTGCAACCTAATGAAAGAAACATTGTTGAGTTTGTTGCAAGATTTGGTTCGGCTACTCTTGGTAGAAAAAACGCATCGCTCAGAATACAGTGGGAAGTTTCAGCTTAAGGATAAGTAATGGCAACAATTCTAGAAAACTATCTATTACAACCGTCATCTATTTCGGCGGGTGGTGGTGGTGTTTGGATAGATCAAGCACAGATTGTAGGCGCTAATCCAACTAACGTCAAGTTTTCTTACGTCTCATCTCCTGATAAGAATTACACAACAGACTTATTTGTATGTAAGTTTGAAGACTCAGACAGAACTACTTTCTTGAACTTATACGAGAACTATGAAGTCAATAGTATTACCTATTACATTAGGTTCAAAATTGAATCTCCAAATACAAATGGTTCAATTTCTGCACATCTTTCTTTGGCTCTAGACAGTTCAGTACAAACTCTTGTGCCAAAATACAAGACATCAACATATTCGCCTTCTGATTCTGGTTTCAAGACAGCGGAAATTACTTTTGACCTAACCACCGGAGTTCCTTCTAGAAGCGAATTGCTGGCAGCGACCTCTCTCTTTGCAAGATTTAATTTCAGCGCTTCGAATATGGTTGTCTCGCAGAAGATCTATGTTTACGAGATACTTCAAGTTATAGAGGTTGCTGAAGTTTCTGGTCCAACTATAACAGTAACCTACAACGACAGTCCAGTTGAAGACTCAGTTTCTGTTGATTTGGGTTCTTTTGTGCAGAACGAATCAACTCAGGTATCTTTTTTCATAGAGAACAACGGTTCAGATGATTTAGTTATTGACAGCATAGAAATTTCGGATGCTGGCATAAAGGAAATAAGTTTTGCTTCGTTTCCTACGTCTATATCTCCAACTAAAAAAGAAGAGCTAATAGTAACGCTAGACACCACCGCTCAAGGTGCTTTTGACGCGCAAAGATTGAAAATATCTAGTAACGCAGTAAACGCCGCTACATTTTTCTTGTATATGAGTTTCAAGGTTGACGCTCCGAACGAAGTCAATCCCCCTGTGATTGTTCCTTTTTATGGATCAACGCAAATAATCAAAAACAAATCGTTTGCAATAGCTTCTGCTCCTCTTGAAATAGCAAGAACAGTGAGTATTTTGTTCTATAATCAGGGGCAAACTGCTCTTACTATCAATGGTGTAACAGTTTCTGGAGATGCAACGGTAGGCGCAGGTACAACCCTTGTTGCAGGAGCTAGTATATCAGCATCGAATTATGCAACTTTGAATCTAAGCACTATTACTTCTACTTTGGGCAACAAGTCAATTACAGTTAGCGTTTCTTCTAACGATTCCCTAAATAATCCGTTTGTTTTTACTCTAACATATTCTGTTTTACCGCATACGAGTTTGACATTTTCTTCAGACAACAGCGAACTTATTGATGGTGAAGATTTTGATGTTGGCTCTATTGACAAGGGTAAGTCTTACACTAAATCGTATACATTAAGGAACGACGGAGTATATAAGAACCTAATGATTGATTCTTTGACAGCGAGCGAAGATCTTTCTATTGTTGGAACTTATTCTCTTCCGTTTGCCTTGGCCCCAAATGGTTCCAACTCCTTAGTTGTTACTGTGTTGTTTGATACGCTAACTGTTGGTTTGAAGGACGGAATTTTCACGATCAACTATAGCGAAGGAAGCGTTCCATCATGAGTTCAGTTTCTGTTTCATATAGCTGGTCCATCCCTGATGAATTCAATCTCTTTTTTGATTGGCGAATTGTAACTCCGCCTACGCAACCAACAATTCCAACTCTTTTAACCTCTGGCCCTCAAAACGCCATAAATAGACCAACTCTTGTCTATCCAAATGGCGGAGAGAATATACTGACAAGGGAAATCGAAATATCCTGGAAAGAACCCAAGCCTCCTTCTGCGGATAATCTTGAAGTATGGTATGAGGTTTACTTTACAGAGAACTATGACTATATGACGGAGCCTGATTGGAAGATGATTGCTTCCGTGCCAACAGGAGTTGGTAAGTATCTATGGAGAGTTGGCAATAGCGTCAAAAGTAACAATGTTAGGGTTGGAGTTAGGGCGGTAAATAGTAGAGGCGAAAGAAGCGATCTTTCTGTTTCTGCGGCGTCTTTTACAGTTCTCAAGTCATTACCTGTTACGCCAGCGGTACTTTCTCCTGTTCCTGGACAGAGGTATGGAACAAGCATCAAATTCGTTTTTGATGATACGTCTGTTTTGAATAGTTTTGCGCAAAGAGCAAAGTATTACATCTACTTCAGTTCCGTAAAGGCTTCTGTTCCATTTACTCCGGTGGCTCAAAAAATCCCCGTAGGAAGCGGTCCTTTAGTGTGGGATACTACTCTTATTCCTCCATCTGACGATTACGTTATTACTGTTTATTTAGCTGACGATGATGGCAATAAGTCAGAAGAAGTAAACATACGAGATGTTTCTATCATACAGGAAGGCTTTTTCTTGATTGATACTAAACCACCAACAGGATATGTACAGATAAATAACGCAGATCAGTTTACAAGGGACGAGAACGTTTCGGTACGTCTTTATTCTTACGATGAGATTACAGGAGTTCACTCAATGCAGTTCATTGAATCAGCGGATACTGATATTGTTGGCGCGCCAGAGTCTTTTGCAAACGTTAAGTTTTGGAAGCTTACCGAAGATGACGGAGTAAAAACGCTCAAGGTTAAATTTCAAGACTACGGAGCTAACAGAACGTCTCAAGCAACAAAATCGTTTAGAGTCTTGTTCGATGTAAATAATGAAGACGTTTCGGATATTGCTGTTCAAAAAGGTATGAACGTTGTTTGGCTTGCTAAAAATGGAGAACAGCCAGCCATCTATAGACTTAATCCAATCAACTCATTTATTACCTACGTCAATGAACAGATAAACTGTATTACCTTCTTTGGTGATACTCTTTACATTTCAGTCAAGACATCGGATTCAACCGCATTGGTATATAGATGGACGGGCTTTGTTTTGGAAGAAGCTTTTAGCTTGAGCGAAGTTGACTCTGAAATAACGACGATGTATCAGTATGAAAACAAGCTTTTCTTGGGCTGCAAGAACGGGAATCTTTACTCTTACGATGAGTCAACTCTTAGCTTTGTTCGTTCATTCAGCTTCCAGTTCATGCGACTTTATTCAGACAACTCGTTGTTGTATATTGTACCCAGAAACGCAAAAAAGTTGTTCGTATATGACGGAGACACCTTTACAGAGGTACAAGTATGAGCGTTCTTGACAAGCCAGAATTTTCAGGCACTTACAACTTGACCTCAGAGACTGTTCCATCATATGTTGGTGACAGTCTTTCTGTCTTTAGGGTACAATTCGTAAAGAGCGAAACATCAATAACGCTATTTACATCAGCTAAAGCCTGTATCTTGACAGCTAATGACGTAAAGATTTTTGCTGTTGTATTCAAGGACGAGAGTGGAGTAGAGTCAACTGTTATACAGATTCCCCTTGTTGGTCAAACGATTGACGATCTAGTAACTTTACTCAATACTTATCCTGATGTATCTGCTGATGTTATTAACTCAGCGGGGTTTACTTCAACCCTCATACTAAGTGATACCGCATTTGTTGACATCTCAGGCAAGTGGGCCTATTTCAATTCAACAAACATTGATGTTAACTCGGTATTTTCTTCGTTAGATCAAGATATCAGATTCATTCTTACGTCTGCTGAACCAGTTGCTGTACAAAATAATCTCGTTCAATCGCTTGGGGGGTATGTAAGCCTAAGCGAAATACATGACGGATTGCTATTGTCTGATACTATGTCTATATATGACAGTGTTATCTACATTAATCCTCAATCTTTGAGTCCTAGGTTCTCGTTGGTAGATCTACAGAAGTCTGAATATGTTCAAATAAATGATGAGATCATGAAAGTTGGCAAATGGGTCGGTAACATAGCATATATTTCCGAAAGAAACTCTTTTGACACTCCGCTTAGAATGCATCCGAAGAATTCTATTGTTAGAGAGATACTTAAGAATGATTTCTTTGATACTAACTTTGGCCCGGATCGAAAACAATACAGATGCGTTGCGATCAAAAACATTAACACAAGTGATGTCGCCAAAAATATGAAGGTATTTTTCAATGTTAACAGTAGAAATAACCTATCAAGGATACGTCTTGCTATAGAAGCTCCGTTGAGCGATTATTTTGCAGGAACCGCATCGACGAGCGGTATAACGGCATTTACTGTTACAGATTTGGTTGGCGAGTTTGACTCGTCTCATTTTGTTTCAGCCCCTCTTGTCTTTACAAGTGGTCAGAATATTGGTCAAGTAAGAATTGTCAAATCTTACAACCCAACTAGCGGCACGATTGAACTTGATCAAAGACTACCTTATACAATAGGCGTTGGAGATTCTTTCTACATAGACACCGCTCCAAGTCAAAGAACAAAATCAGGCACAAAAGCTCCTTCAGGTTCGAGAGTTTCGGCCTTTTACGATGTTACAAACGAGGAAAGTGCAGTTTCGATAAACGTTGGAGGCAATAGGCTTAGTGGTAGCGATTTAAGACCAAATGAAGTTGTTTATGTTTGGATCGAAAGAAGTATTGCAGAGTCAAATGACGAATTCCCTAATAACAGGTTCTCTCTTAGTGTAAAATATAGCAAAGTCTAATATGGAAACGATTGACCTAAACATAGCCAAAGCAGACTATTCAAGATCTTTGATAAGCAATGCCAAGTTCTTGATGAAGTTTGAATCAAGCCCATTCAGAGAAGAGCTTAGCGATCAGCTTCTTCAATCTTCGGGTGAGCAATACTCTTTTCCTGAAAAATCAGTTTACGGTAATGGTCTTAGAATGAGACCTAAAGCTTCTCTTTTTCTCCCTCTTTTGTTATCCAAGACGGATGAGTTTTCTTTTGGTTTTTGGCTTAGGCCTTTTTGGATTTCACCAACAGTCAATCCGCTGACTAACACTTCTGTTTATTATCGTATGTCGCTGTTTGACAAGTCTAACTTTTCTTATTCAAGTTCCACTGGCTTTGTTACAGCAACAGATGGTACGTTTGCTTTTTACGAAGAATGCAGAGAAGATGGGTTGAACGTTTTGAAGATTTATCTTCGCTCTTCTGACGGAACGGATGTTGTGGTTGAGACTGAGGCTTACTTAAGCGGTAAGTTTCATCATTTTTGGATTTCTTATTATGGACCGTCTAGAAAGCTGAACGTGTTTATTGACGGCAAAGCTGTAAGGCTTTTTTCTGAGGATGGTCTTTCTATTCCAGAGAATCTAAATGATAACTCGTCTGTATATTTCCACATTAACAACTCTGCAATTGGTTATAGTTCTCTTCTTAGAAACAATGCAGGCCTTTTAGATGAAGTAGTATTTTCAGGTAAGTATACTGTTGACGGAAAGACTATCGCAAAGATCATTAACGTTGGGGCAGAAGCTATTGTTGAACAATCTCTTTTCTATCAAGGTATTGTAAGTAATTGTTTCGCATTCGATGACCCAACATCGCTTGGGGTTACGTCAGTGCTAAGTAACGGCAAGAATTTCTATGCCGGACGTAACGATGGAGTTCTGTTCAAGGGGGATAGGACGATGTGGCAAGTCAGAAGGGATTTTGCCAGCCAAGACGAAATCAAGTTCGTAAAGAAAAACATCTTTGATGCCGACTCTATTGTTAGCGTAGAGAATGGTGCCCTGAAGCTTTTTAAGGCCTCGGTTAGGATATGAATAAATGGCAATTACGATAACAAAGGTTAGTGTCAACAATCAAGAAGTTGGAGGAAGTGTAATAACAGTTCCTCTTGATATCATTTCCATTAACTGGGAAATAGCCACAACGACTCCTGCCATTAAGCAGCTTTCCTATGAAATTAGAATAGCCAAGCATGCCATCAACTGGGGTTCTTCTTCTTTTGCATCTGATGTTGTTCGTCAACCATACGCTAGAGACCGATCCCAGTATTGGAGATTCAAGCCTAAGTTCGTTCAAAGAGGCGAGATTTTCTATGGACAAATAAGAGTAAAAGACACAACCAATGAGGAAAGCGATTGGGTAAAGTTCTCATTCAACATTAACCGTCTTCCCTTTTTGACTTCTGCCAAAATATCTCCTGACGAGCCTTCAGAAGGAAATGATCTCGAACTTAAGCTTGGTAACACAACGGAAGTTTCTGTTATCAAGACAAAATGGTTCAGGAACGGAATACATTACAGTCAGTTTGATAACTACCAAAAGATATCAAGCGAATACGTTAGGTTTGGTGACACCTGGTATGCAGAAGCAACTCCTGATGACGGGATGGAAAAAGGTCCAACAGTATTTGCTTCCGCAGTAGTTGTTTCTAAGAAGCCGCCAGTTATTGATAGCCTTCAGATTCTACCTATCAATCCAAACGTAAACGATATACTTGAAGCAAACTATGTTGTTAATGATTCGGATTCTGGTAAACTGCTTCTTAAGGACAAGAGCCTTATTAGGTGGTACATCAATGGTAATGTTATTTCTGAGGCTGACGATCAAAGATTTGTTCGACTTGCTTTCAAGCCTAATGATGAAGTATACTTTACTGTCACACCTAGTGACGGAATCTTTTCCGGCGACATTGTTGCTTCTAATACGGTTACTATACAAGACGCAGGATTTAGGGCTATCAATCTTAGGGTTGATGGTCTTGTTGAAAATCTTGGCGTAAATAGCGTAAATCCAACAATAGAGTGGGATGTTATTCAGCCGTTTGATAGATCTGCGAGATTTGCTTCGTTGAGGCTTGGAACAGCGCCAGGAGCCTCGAACGTCTTTTCTACTATTATTGAGAGCTATGATTTCAAGTTTACAATACCAGATAACCTTGTTAGAAGGGGTGTTGATTATTACATATCCGTTGCTTCTAGTGATACGAACGATTTGTTTGAACACTACGAAACAAGCCGCTTTAGGGTCGCTGGCAATCTTTGGGAAAGAGATGTTTCCAATGAAACAGGATGGACTATTGAACTTGCCGTAAGCGTTATTGGCGAAGAAGGATATCAAAGAATCTCACTGGGAGATGGACAGCGATTCGCTGAAATTCGTTTCTACACAAACAAGGCTCAGCTTCTTCTCGGAGCAAGTTCTGTTTTGTCTTTCGACCTGGACTTGACAAAACCAAGAAATATCATAATTGTTGGTAAGAAAAACACAATCAAGGTTTACGCAGAAAATTCGCTTATTCTTGACGGTTCAGATTTGTTTAACGAGTTTTCAAGTGATAGATTTATTGAAGTTGGGTCTAGTGCCGGTTCTGAAGTTACAGGCTATTTCAAGAGAATAGCATATAACATAGACGGGTATTATGAACCTGGTTCTTCTGTATATTCAAGCATTCACTTAGAACGATTTATTGACTTTACAGGGTCTTCTATTTCTGATATAACAGAACATGAAGGCAATGTTCTTGTTGCTTCAAACCCTCTAAATGCGGCTGAGAGCGGCGAAACCTACAAGATTATAGAAACAGAGAAGCCCGTTCTTGCTTCTACTGAAAGCGTAGATGTTTTCGATCTCAAAGTTAACGGCCTAACTCTTTCTCCTGACGAGAGTATCTTGTATATTGCTCACTCCAAAGGCGCTAGCTATTTTGATAGCTATTTCATACCAAAGTATGATAGTGATTCTACATTTATTGCCGGATTCGATCCTAAGATCAATTTTTGGGAACTCGTAAAGACAACGCCATTTACCGCTGTTAGTTACATACAAGAAGGCCTTGTTATAGATACAACCATATCTAACAGAACAACGCTTTTGTCTTCCGAATCAGCACTTGTAACGGCTAACGTTCAGGCGCTTAGTTTTCTATCTCTTTATGATTCTATCTTTAGCTATAGCTTTGATGTTCAAATAACAGAAAGTAGTGAGTTGAAGATATTCCTTGCAGGAACTTCAACAGAAGTTTATTCAACCTCTTTGGTCGGCAAAACAATAGATGAACTTGTGATTGAACTGAAGTCCTTGACTTCTTCTATTAACTATTTCTTCTCTTTGTTCTACGATGTTGTTGCTCTTAACGGTGTGGGTTCTCAGGTTGCTAGCAGGCTTACAACTCTTCCTCAAACATCACTGTTCCCTGAATACAATCTCTACGGAGATTATCAGATCATAGACACTTACAACCCAAGTCCTTACGGAACACTGTCAACTGGTAAGTGGTTTTACGCCCATAGAAAGAAAGGAACTCCTTGGTTTGATAGGGTTGACAACGAAAAGGGCTGGACTGTTGATTTTGATTTCAGGGTTGACGAAGTTGAAGACAGCGATACCCCGTCTACTGTCGGAAAACCCAAGGGAGTTGGGCTTTACGTTAATGACGGTCTTTGTTCAGAAAATCTTTGGTTCTTGCCTCAAGAGGTTGTTTTCGAAGGAACTGAGCAGTCTTTTGTATACGACACAACCTCAATGACTCAGTATCGCTTAATGGGCAAGAAGACGAAACTGAAACTCTTTGGTAAGAAAAGCACAGACCAATCATATCAACTTATAGCAGAAACAACAACCAGAACTTCTGGCACGAATCAGGGTAACGCAGGTCGTCCATCTGTATTTACAGACAGATTTGGTGTAATGCATGCAGCATGGCATGATGATGGTTTGGGATTGAGTCGTAGACAAATTTACTACAACAAGTTTACGTCAAGCGAAGGATGGGGAGAACCAGAGCTTATAGTGTCAGACGCTTTTAGCTCTTCAAATCCGTGCATAGCCGTTGACTCTGCTGGCGGTATATATGTCGTTTATGAAACAACAAGAGGCGATTACACTGACATATCTGTTGTTTATGGCAATGGAACTTCATGGTCTGATCCTTTCCTTCTTACATCCAACCTTTATGATTCTTTTGCTCCAAAGGTGGCAATAGACGTTAAGGACAATGTACACGTTGTTTGGGAAGACTACAGAAATGGTCATCCTCAAATTTTCTATTGTCGCAGAAGTGCATCTAATGGACAGTGGGAAAGCGCTATTTTCGGCGGGACGGACATTCAAATAACAGCAGATCCTGTTGGAGCAAAGAGACCCGCTCTCATAGCAAACAATACTAAACTGTATGTTTCTTGGACATCTTTCAATCGCAATGGATCGTCTTCTATTAAGATGGCAGCCTACGATGATGGATCTAAGAACTGGGTATCAAGCGGTCAGGGCGGAAGCGATTTCTCTGTCTCCGGTCTGTTTTTCTCTAAGGCTGATAACTCGGACCTTGTTGTTGACTTGAAGGGTCAAGTTGCTGTTGTATGGAATGACGTTGTTGACTATAACTACCAGTTGTTTGGTCGTTTCATAAACTCAAGACTTGTTTTTGCTAAACCTGTAATGCAACTTACGAGCGGAGATTTTGATTCCACTCACCCTCGTTGCGGTCTTAACACTTCTACGGGAGATATATTCGTTGTATTCGAGAAACAACAGGAAAAGATTGCTTCTCCTTATGACCCATACTCTGCTAGAGAAAGCGATGTTAGCTTCAAGAGTCCTGGCGTATATGCAATCAAATGGGATGCTTACAATCAGAAGTGGATTAGCAGTAATCAGTTTCCACCTGCTGGCTATACTACAAGCTTTGACGTAGAGTTTGATTTTGGCCTTCCAAGACAATGCTACAGACCAACGATATCTCGTAAGTTTAGTAGTTATTTGCATATTCTGTTTGAGAGTTCGGAAGTTTCACCTGCTAACGAGAACATTCCTAATCGGGATTTGTTCACGCAAGCAAGGGTTATTGATTTCTCAAGCAAGACAATGGTTCCAATGTTTGATGTTACCGTCGATCTTGACTTGAGATTGGATGGTTCTTTGAATAGAAAGGAACTTCGTTTCGGAGACTTCTCTGATAATCTTTCAACAAGGCTTGTTGTTGGAAGTCTAAAATACTACCTTTCTGATGCCGTAAATCCATTCAAGATAGGACTTGTTTCTTCTGCTACAACCAATATTCCCAACAAGCAGGTTCTTTCTACTGCAACAAATAATCGAGGAGACGCATGGCTTGGAACAGAAAATGGTCTCATTTTCTATAACAAGACAACTAAGAAGGCTTATGTTGTTGACTCGGATAGTTCAAACGTAAAAGAACTTACGGTCAACGGTATATCCTTTGATAAGAAGTCTAATATGTATCTTGCTACGTCTCAGGGCGTTTACGCAAGTGCTGACCATTCGTACTTTTTCAAGTTGAATTTTGGAGCTTCAGAGGCAAACGCTATAGAAGTTGACAATCTTGACAATCTTTTCGTATGCACAAATAATGGTTTGTATGTTGTCAACCTTGTCAACACATATAACAAGATTCTTGTAACAAAGGAAAATGTAAATCAGACTAACCGTTCAATAGATATCGTTGCTTCTGAGGTTCAGCATTTCACTACCGAAAACGGTTTACCATCAAACACGCTGAATGTTGTAAGAACTGATGCTGGTGATGTTGCTTGGATTGGTTCTGATAAGGGTCTTATTCGTTACGACAGCAACGGAGTCAGCGTATTCACGACAGCTAACGGATTGAACTCGAACAGAATCAATGATATTGCAATTAGAAATACGGCCATTAGGTATATAGCAACCACTTCTGGTGTCAACAAGATGGTTGGTATAAGCGTTCTTCCTTTGAACTTTGATAACACAAATGCTCCTCCTGCATCCATTAATCAAGTAGGTGTTGGAGACGTAAATGTTCCAATTTTCGTAAATGCCCGTTCTGTTATATGGAAAGATCCAAACATTCTTTGGATTGCTTCAACTTACAATGTGTTTCAGATTACTTTTATCGAAGAGTCATTTACTACAGAAAAGACAGAGACAACAAAATTCTCTAGTCAAGACTTTACTCTAAGTCCTGTTGCTCACAAGAAAAATGATGATCTACAAACATTTAGAGTCGTTGGTATTGATGATAGAGAGATTCCTTCAAACGCAGTATTTGAAGTATCACTTAATGGAAATAAGCTAACAAGAGGCTACTCATTTTCTCCAGAAAAGAAGCTTATACGCTTTAGCTATCCTCTTTTTGAAACTGACATTGTTAGCATCAATGTACGTTTTGATGTTGAGAAGTTTGGAGATTTCAAGCAGAATAAGGCTCAACAGATAGCTATAGGCAACAAAGCTACAAGGCTTGAAAAGCTTATTTCTTCTGGTGGTAGCGTTTACGCGATGACAGGCGGAGATGTAAATACGGTTCAGATTAATGATCAAACAACAGATCTCCCGTTTGACAGAATCATACTGGATCGCACCCCTCCTACAGGCAAAATAACTCTTGGAGCAAGAAGAGACAGAACCGTTTTCGAAGTCAATGTTTCTCCTCTTGAATCTGATACAGAAGGCGTATTCGATGCAACGTCTGGTATTGATAAGATGATTGTTTCGAACTTCACCAACTTTACTAGCGACGGAGAAACTCCTTTAGAGCCTATTGTTTTTACAAGATTCCTTTTGCATAACATAGGCGACATTCTGGACAGCGTTAGCAGACAATACACATTTACAAGTGGTAGCGGAAATAGACTTTTGAACTATCATCCAGTTGGCGGAGATCCTGTTATTATGGCAGGCACTTCAAGTCCAGCGAATGTCTACAAATACAACGGTATTACGCAGGCATGGGATAAGATTGATACTCTTGATACTGTTGGTGGTATAGCAAACCCAAGCGCATCTGTTGAGTTCTTGATTGAATATCAAGGCAAAGTCTACGCTGGTACTGGAAGCCCTAACGGAAGCGGTAAGATATGGGTTTTGAATACCGGGACAATGAAGTTTGAACTTCTGAGAACTCTACCCTCGAACACTCACGCCTACTGCGCAGTTGTTTTCGATGAGGTTTTGTATATTGGTGGCGGTGGAGGCAGTTATGGTGCCCTGTATAGTTTTGACGGAACTTCAACAACTGAAGTATTCCGCAACGTAAGCGGCGCAATATATAGTCTTGTTGAGTCTGACAGGGAACTTTATGCTGCAACCGGATACGAAGGTAGAATTTACAAACTTGACACAAAGAATAATACTCAGCAAATTGTTGATGTCAATGCTGATAGAAATGTTACAAGTATAGGCAAAGCAACCGTTAACGGTCAAGGTTATATATTTGCAGGTTTTGGTTCTAGCGGGCAAGTAAAGAGGTCCAAGGTTCCAAACTCTCCATTTATTCATTCGTTCAAGACGGTTCCATCTGCCGTTTACTCCATGAAAAACATTGGAGGCGTACTGTACGCCGCTATTGGCAATACACTCTATTACCTTGATAACGTTTGGACTGCCAAATATACCCACAGAGAAGCCATAAAGGACGTTGTTGAGGGCGAAGATGGTTTGATATGGTTCATTTCTGATTCCTATATTTACAAGATAGGAAGGGTAGAAAACGTCAAAAAGGTATACCTTAAGCTTATTGACAGGGCTGGTAACGAAACTAAGCTCTTTACAGATGTGTCTCAGACACAGCTTGACGCTAATTTGTTTGACGAAATCAGCATTTCTGATCTCGCGGCATTTATTAACCGCAACAGGATTCTCAAGGTTGACGAAACCGGCAATACAACATCGCTCAGAGAAGGTAACGACAGATTCTATTCTGGCGATTTGGTTGAAGAAGAAACTGGCGAATATTACAGCGAATTCTTCAATGGAACAAACAATCTTGTATCTTGGGACAAAATTTCTTGGGATGCAACAGTTCCAGACAACACTAGCGTGACTATTTACGTTAGAACTGGGGCCACAAAAGATGAAATCTTAGATAAGGAATTTACATTCTCTGTTGATGCTAAGGAACAAAATGCAGACATTTCGTTCTTGTCGGGACAGTTTATTCAGTTCAGAGTTGTTATGAAGAGCAGAGTAAGAGGACTAAGCCCCTCTTTGAGAAATGTTGTTATTAGGAGTATTTCTAGCGACTCTACTCATTTCTTTACAACAAACTTTGCTCTGCCAAGCAGAATCAAGAGCGGTATAGTAACTTCAACGAAGATTCTACCCGTTGCTGCTGATATCGTTTTTGGTATAAACACGAATAACTCAACAGATTTTGCTGAGTATCAGATTGTTGACGAAAACCGTATCTTTACTACAGAAGACGGACAGATTGGTAGCGGCATGAGGGTTGGAATAAGATTCATAACTCCAACAAGAGCGGAAGCATCTGGTGAAATTCCAGGCGAATACAGTCCTTATGGGTCGCCTTTGTTCTTCAATGCGGTTGAATGGAACTTTGAAAACTCAGACGCTTCTGAGAGAACTTACAACTTCAATGTCAGCTTTTATGAAGATCCAGGACTAACAACCTTGGTTTACAGCGCTAGCAGTTCTGTTTCCCATATTGGCTTTAGCTCTGATGGAGATATATTCTCAACAGGCGGAGAAGTCTTTGGTCCAGGTCAAACAAAGCAACTATCGTTTACTCCTGTTGGAACAACAACGCTCAAGTGTAGTACCTATTACTATGTTAAGATTGAGGCTGTAAGCGAGCTTGGAAATTCGACAGTTTCTGAAGACCATGCTTTTATAGAGTCTTGCGGAACAACTTATGTTGATACTATATCTTTTGATTTTATGAACACAAGTCCAAACATTGAAACATTGCATTTCAGGGTACGATTCTATAACGATCCAGAAAGAACTGATTTGAAGTATACCGCCTTTAGTGGTAACGATCTTACCAATTGGCTTGTAAATGAAGCTGACATTCCTGTAGAAGGTTTTACGACCGATCCAGGAGAAACAATAAGTGTCAACTATACTCCAAGTACCTCTAACATAGACGCCAATAAGACGTATTATCTGTCGATAGACGTATACAATGGCGAGACTTTTGAGAACAACAGTAACTCGTTTACTTTCAAGGCTAATGATCTTGCATCGCAAGTTTATTGCGGCTCTTACTCAGACGTTCCGATTGTCAAGAATTTCTCAATCATGTTTGAGCTTGAGAACAATGAGTTCGTCAGTATGAGAGTTCACATATAACATGCCTGTTAGAACCCCACATTTTGGTTTAGAAGCCTTCATTACGGGAGACGTTTATTCCGCTTCCGTTGACAGAAGAAGGTTTACTGCTATTGACTCTCATATGGCGTTCATATCTGAGTTGGTTGGACCTGGTGTTATTCAGGGATGGGACTTATCCTCTCCTTCTCCGTTTACTCTTTCTGTTTCAAGCGGATGGGGTATGATAGAAAGATACATAGCAAGAACGTTTGGAGATTATTCCAAGTCCTTGCTTGACAATAGCACAGTGTACGCATGGATGAGACTGAGGCCTGGTGTAATCGGACAGATAAGCGCATTTTCAGATATTTCTCATGTTCAATATTCTGACACTACCGCTCCTTCTGCTCCAATTGGACTATCTATATCTGTAAAGTCAACTGATTCTGTAACTTTTACCTGGACTCAGAATGCAGACATAGATTTTGCAAGATATGAAGTATATAAGAGTCTTGACAATATAGCCTATTCTCTTGTAGAAGAAACAACAGAAGCAACATATACAGATGTTGAATTAGAAGAGAATACGATCTATTACTACAAAGTTAAGGCGTATGACCTTAGCGAAAACGCCAGTTCGTTTTCATCTTCTCTTGTTGTTGTAACGGATAAAGATTTAAGCGTTCCAGCAGATCCTGGTTCGGTCAGGATTGTAAATACAAAAAATGCAGTTCATCTTATATGGAACTCCGCTCCATATGGCAATATAGCAACGTATAGAGCGTATGTTACGCCTGTAAACGAAGAAAGAGTTGCAACAGGAAGCACTTTTACTGTTGAAGTTGATAGCTCATCTGTTGATATGACTATTGGGGATTTGACTAACGAGCAAAGATACCTTGTTGTTCTTAAGTCTGTTTCAGTTAGAGATGTTGAATCTGATGGTATTACAAGGCTTGCTTTCCCTGTCGATACTGGTGGCCCGCCAGATGTTTTGCAAATAACCGTCATTGATTACGAAGTAACTTCAGGAAACTCAACCAACGGTATAACGTTAAGCTGGGCTTCAGACATAGATCCGTATTCCGCATTTGACGGTTCCTCGGAAATTCTTCTTGAAGAATATCGTAATGACGGAACAGTAATAACATCCAACTGGATTCCAACTCTTGCTGGCTATACAACTAGATCGATTGAGGTTTTCCCTTATACAAGAGGCGGTCAAACATATTACAAATCTCTTGAAAACAGAACAACCTACTACATAACTATTAGAAACATAGATACAAACGGACTGAAGAGTGCTGGCAAAAGAATCCGACATTACACAAAGAACTTTATAGCTCCTGATTCTCCTCAGTCTTTGTCAATAACTGACAGATCTGATAAGACGCTAGTTTTCAGATGGGAAAACTCTCCGTCTATTTTCTTGTACAATCGCATTTCTATTACTCGAACCGATTTGTCTGACTTGTCAGAAACATCATTAGTTTCCGAATTAAACGTTGGTCGTTCAACAATCTTTTCCCTTGATCCCTCCTATTCGCTACCAAACAGTAGATATACGTTTTCCGTTGGCTGTGTTGATGAGTTTGGAAACGAAAGCGAAAATAGAACCATAAGTTATGAAACCGGCGATGTAGGAGGGGTAACGAGACCACCTCCTCCTCAGCAACAAATTGGCTTTGCAGGAGACAAGCAGAATACGATAACCTGGAGTGCGGCGGCAACCGAATCGGTTAAGGCTTATAGGATTTATCGTTCTCTTGACTTGGCGACCTTGGATACGAATGGTTTTGAACTTCTTGAAACAGTTTCTGCTTCTACTTTTTCATACACTGATTATGAGGTAGAAAACGAAACGTCATATGTTTACTTTGTTACAACAGTTGATTTGTACGATCAAGAGTCTCTAAATCCTAGAGATGATAGGTACATAAACTACACACTAACTACTCTCAAGCCCCTTTCTATGTCAACTCTAAACTCTCCTGGTTCGCTTGAGACTGTTGTTGCTGGTTCAAACGTTCAGCTTACATGGATTCCGACAGGCGGACAGTTTGATGGATATGAAATCTATCGTTCCGTTGGCAATAAGTATTCGTTCAGTCTTGTTGCTACTGTTGCTCCTTCTATTACATACTATGTAGATTATTCTGTTCTTAAGCAAACAGGCAAAGTCTATTACATGGTTCGTAAGTTCAGAAACGAAGCAGATCTTTTTGTTACAGAAAGCAATATCGCTGTTACAAGTGCCGTTTTCCTTGGTAAGGTTGTTACTAAAAACGGTTCAACAAGTATTGACTTGACAGGCGTTCGAAACATCAGCTTGCTTGAAGATCCAGTTAGAGAAGAAACTATAGCTAGAATAGCTGTTCATAAGCACGAATGGATAGATGACAATAACGACAGAAGAATCAATCTGGACGACAAGCTTACCGTTTCCGATTGGACTTCTACAGACTATCAAACCTACACAACCGAAACTGATATTTCAGGAACTACTGTTTATTCTGTTTTCTTGAACGGAGAAGATGCTTCTTCTTTTGGTCTCCTTTATGCTCTTAACAAAGATAGCGGTGAATTGACTTTTGAATCGCAGCTTGCAGCTACGGGTTTCGAAATAGAAGATAACCTAACCTTTGCTTTTGATTCTCCTCCAACGGTTACTGTTGAGTTCAACAGTCTTGAGGAAACTCAGAATATCCTTCCCAGAAATAGGTTTGAGGGAGCAAGCGCTCAGCAGGTTGCTGTTGGAGTGTTTGAGAAAGTTCAGATTCCTGAAGTCAATCATGACGGAAGAATTAAAGAGAAGCTTGAGCCTGTACAGATTTCAACCATAAGCGTTGATAGTGGCTATAGATATGCTCCTGAAGACGGCGAAGAAACAATAGGCGATGCCGTTGTGTTTTACGAGATTATTCAAACGGCTGGTGATTTGGACATTCTTGTTGCTGCAACAAGTGACGGTATCTATACGAGCGAGGATTTTGGAGTATCTTGGGACAGAAGATTTGAAACGATAACTCCTGTTACTAAGTTCTTCTACTCAAGTAGATATGAGACTTACTTTGCAGGTTCAAATAGAGGGGCATTGTTTGGTCGAGGCGGAGATGCTGGTGGTTTTAGTATTTGGACGGAGATTTCTGGTGTCGAAAACGCAAAGATCATAAGAGATATTGTTCAAGATGAGGACGGTAACGTTTTCTGTAGTACAGACTTGGGAGTTTACAAGCTAAGAAGAAATATTGGCCAGGGGTCATTCTTCTTTCAGCAAACTCCTATCTTTGGTCCTCGCAGCACTGAAGCCTATGCCATGCTTTTTGATGAGCCTAGACAACGAATAATTGTTAGCAACGAATTAGGCATATTTGAAAGCTATAACAACGGAATACTGTGGACTTTTAGTAGCGAGTTTACGGAACAAAGGCCGATTTATGCTTTCGCGCAGAAAAATGGTTACATTTACGCTATTACTGATTTCATGCTATGGAGAAGAAAACCATCTGAGTATGTCTTTGAAAGAATAGGCGTAATGGAAAATGCTTCTAAAGCAAGAAAGCTTGTCATATGGAATGACAGGATCTATATTTCCACCGACAACGGGTTGCTTGCAACGTCAAGCCTTAGTGACATTTATACTGATCGAACTGTTGCTTTTGAGCCAGCATTTGCTCAACTAAGAGTTAACTCTTCTATCCTTCCTGCAACATCTTTGAACGTCATTGATAATAAGCTTTTTGTTGGTTCTGAAGAACGATTGTTTATATCTGAACGTCCTGGGAAATTGTCTCTTCATTCCGAATTCAAGCACAACATCATTCCTACTGTATATGTCAATGGAGAGGCACAGACGATAGGATATAGGTTTACAACCAACACAGATAGACTGAGAAAGTTTGTTTGCTTTGATGTTAAGCAAAAGCTTGGTTCTGTTGTAACTATAGCTAATCAGTATAAGAAGTTCAAAGCCAAGAACGGAGGATGGGCTGATACGAATTATCTGTCCGCTGTTTCTTTGTTTATTGATGGCGTAAAGCTAAACTCTATGAGTTTGTCCGAAAGGCCTGCTCAAGAAATAAGCGAACTTGTTTTGCCAGAATACAATGATCGGAATGCTCACAAAGCAGGAGCGGATACTGCTGCTGAAAAGTTTGAAACAGCTAGAACTTCGCTCTTAGAGGTTGAACGAAATGCTGATGGTCAAATTACAAAACTAAAAGGCTTTACAAAGGACCGAGTAACAAAAACCTTGTATGCTATTGAAAGATTCCTTTCTCAGTTGTACCCAACTGCGAGAATAATCGAAACAACAAATGATCAGGGCGTAACAACTACAACTGCTTTTCAAGTCCCTGAGTTTAGAGTTCTTCTGCTAACTCCATCCACAAATACAACTGCCACAAAGATAAGCGATTTTGGTTCCTACAAAACGTGGTCAGACGATACAGATAACTCTCAGTCCTCCGTTATTGGTCATTTTGGAAGTGAGCTTACTTCTGATGGCATATTGCCTAACGAGCTTATAGGTGGTCTAGGCGATCTGGGTTCTCAGGGCGGAGGAACCGACGAAGATGAGTTGTCTAATGGTTCTACAGATAGCGGTTCTAATCAATCGTCAGGTTCTAACGATTCATCAGGATCTTCTGGGTCTTCAGACAATTCTAACTTCGATAATTCCGATGGACTATTTGGGGGTCTGAATGGCTTTGGACCCGGAGGATAAGATATGGGGCTATTTACACCTAGAGAGGGCGGAAACCCTAATAACCAAGCACTTATTTGGCTTGACCCTAATGATTACACAGAAACCATAGTTAAAGACGCAGCCAATGGAACTCCCATTAGCAATAACCCGTCAACATGGAATGTAACAGTTACAAAAGAATTGAAAGAATGGAGAGGCATTAATATAACCGTTACGGTTAAGAATGTTTCTCAGTTACAACAATCTGCTCCATTTGTCAGAATGGTTTCTGGTATGTATCATCCGTCTTGGACAGGGGCTGGCGGAAGTTCTTTGTTGAGACATTCTGTAAACTACATGAGTCACGACTCTTACGGAATGAGACCTGTTTCTAACACTTATCCAGTTCCTAGTAATCCGGCGACAGATAAGTTTGGTGACCCTAATGCTATTTATGGCGTTAACTGGTTTGCTCCCTGTTTTACTATAGAAAATTCCACTCCAAGCGTTCCTACTTATGGATGCCAAATGATGTCGGTATCTACGAACTACAACTATCCTTTTAGGATCTATGTTGATTTTGATCCTGTCTCTCTTAAGGCCTACTTTAGAATGGAAGGAAATGTCAATATACCAGGAAAGGGTATTCTTGACAAGATTGAGCCTGGTGAAACAAGAACGTGGAAAATATGGCTTAGGTATGAAGATTACTACACAAGCACGCAGAACGCTTTCTATCAATCAAAAGCTTACAGAAAGATAGCTGCGCTTCGTTCGTATGAACCTTACTTTGTTTGGTATTGGAATAATCATGGCGACTATAATGTAGGCCCTAGGGTAAGTGGAAGGGTTTACGGAGTTGAGCTTGCAGGAGCGGGTGCGCCTAGAGCTTATTTTTCGGCAAGAGACAATCCAAGACGATACTTTCTTTTCAGCACTCAAGACAAAAAGAGTCTTGAAGGAAGGTTGCCTCTTCCTGGACAGCAGTATGTTAATCCACAGACCGTTAGCGGTTGGGGTGAATTGCTTGACGGTATAGCTGATGTTACAGCGCTAAAAGCCTATGGATATCAGGCTGTTCTTGTTCTTAATCCTGCTGGATGGGGTAATGCAGATCAAGGCAGTAATCCAGCATTCTTCACTAATCTTCCTTTGAACCTTCGTAACACGCTTGCAGAAATCAAAGAGTGGGAAAAAGAAAATGAACTAAGAGTGTTTTTTGCGGCAAACAATACTCTTGCTAAGGTTAATCTTGGAACATATTCTGATGCTGCTGTTGCTTTCGATCAAACCAATCCTCTTCATCAGCAGTTTGAAACTGATAACTTTATTGAAGGCGGCCTAAGAAGCGTTAGTGGTTTGGCTCTTTTTGATCTTCCTCAACCAATAAGCGATGAATTGCTTGAATCTTATGTTGGAGGATGGCGAGCCGCATAGTCATCGTATAGATAATGATTCATATAATTATGTTGTTCCGGCTTATTATGATAGGTCTGAATTTTTGACAGCAGACTATTCTAAGGGAGGTAGAGACTGGTTTCTTGACATGCTTCTTACGGGTCTTGACCCTTGGGTTTATATGCCAATTAATAGTTGGTATGCTGATTATGGAACTTCTATTTCAACAGAAAGCGCTTATGATAGTTACGCTCAAAAGATAGAACTTGACCATCAGGCTGTTGCTGTAACTATAGGCAGGATTGTTAGGAAAGAATGTCTTCTGCCTCAAAAAATAAGTTGGAAAGAGAACTTCAATACATACACAAGCGTGATCGGCGCAGGAACTATTTGCAATACCGGAGATCCCCTACTAGGCGGTAGGAAGATATGTACATCTAGGGACATGCATAACTACTATTCACAAAACGTACCTAGCGAAGTAAATCCAAACATGCTTGGTTACTACCAGTTTCCAGGATTTTATGATTGGAATGTTGGTCATAGTTGGATTCCTTGCATGGGAGGTTCAGGTGACATAACTTCAAAATCAGGCGATGCGCTTCTCTGGCTATATCAAGAAAGTAAACTATCTCTAGCAAAACAAACTCTTATTAACAACATTACGGGAGTAAACAACAATAATCAGCCAAAGCTTATTCCAGAGGGCTATACTGGAGAATTTTGGATGAATTGGGAGCCTGCTCTTTATAGAGACGGAAGCTCTACTAGCGCTATTGGAATTGGCATTGGTGATGGTCTTGAGTTCTATACAGCAAGACAACAAACAGCTTTGATTAGATCGTCTCCCGCTTCTGGTTTAGCTCCAAGAACGGCTAGAAACTGGTGGATTTGGGTTCAAGATCAAGTTAATCCTGGATGGTCAACTGGCAAAACCGTTGCAGAGCAAGATGTTTACCTACAAACGCAATGGACTGAAAGATGGGTCTATTGGATGTCTCAGATTATCGCTACGATTAGGGGACTAAGGCCTGGAATAGGCAAGATAGGACTATATGGCTCTGTCCCTCAGATTGGTAACTGGGCTATTCATGGACAGAACTTTGGAACAACTAATCCTGATATTGAAGACCCATATAGGGAGCTTGAAAATTCCTATTGGCATAACTGGGTAGGGCTGTTTGAATATATGGCTCATTCTTTGTACCTTTGGGATCCAGTTGTTGATTATGATTCGCCATTTCTGTATAACACAACAGAAAGACGAGCTATGGACCCTATTCAATCAAGAATGTTTCATATCTTATCAATAAGAAACTGCCTTGATGTTGCAAGAAGAGCAGGTCATAAGGAGTTTGTTCCGTTTTTGTGGGATAGACACCTTAGAGCGGATGCGAGATATCTTAATCCCAATTTCTCCGAGTTTTTGTATAAGAGCATTTACCTCATGGGGGGTCATGGCGTTATATGGTGGGATGTTATTACAACGCATAACGATGCTGTAGCAAGCCTTGGTCATATGGAGCAATATTGGTATCCAGCAACTAGATTTATAGCTGGAAGAATTGCCGCATATAATGTAGACGTAGATCCACCAGATCCTCTTCAAGGAACTACTGGTAATGGTGGTGGTCCGGGCGGCAGCGGTGGCGGTCCTGTTACCGGCGAAGAGAATGAAACATTTTTAGCTAAGTTTGGTAATATCAGAATAACTTCTCTTGGAGGTAAAACTCAACGAGACCAGATTCCTGGATTTGGTGTTTCAAGATACAAGAACACTCCGTCAGGCGCTGTTGGAGATCTTTTCCCTGAAGACTATTCAGGATACAATGTTATTGCAATTGCAAATTCAATAGATGGTACTCTTGAGCTTTCGAAAGCAATAGGAAAATACAACAAGATAGAACTAAGTATTGTTGATTCTGCGATTAAGAATGTAGGCATGCCTCATTGGGTTTTGGAAGATACTTTTGAGTGGATAAATTCTGGTATGCCATCTCATTTGAGTCAAGTTCATCATTCTAACATTCTCAGCGGAGGTATTGGTTTAGAGAGAGTTACGCCGGGTCTTATTGATTCTACAGCGCCTCTGTTTCAAGCAAAGTGTATAGTCCCATGCAATAGTAACTGGTATGACAAGACCAAATCTACTGTTGATTATGACCTATCCTTTGACCACGGAACCACTAACCTTAGCTTACCATATGCAAACTGTGTTTTATCAGTTCCTGAACTTGGGACGGTTTGGGTTGGTGGACTTGGAGGCGTACTTCTCATAAATACTGTGACGAAGGACATAACCAAACTTGCTATTGATTCTGATCGAACTTTGCTCATAAAGAGCATAAGAAGATACAAGGATGTCATATACATTCTTGACGAAGCCAAGCTCTATTTCTACGATATTTCCGCAGGAGAGGTTGTTGCGGATACCGCAACAGGTTTGCCTAAGAAACTTTACAGTATGGCTTCTGTTTTTGGAAGCAACCTCGTAATTGGAGCGGAAGATGGAATTTATGCAAGAAAGATAGGCTCATTGTCTTGGGAAAAAGTTGTATCAACAAACAGTACCGTAAATATAATGGCATCACCAGATGTTGTATTGGCGGTTTCTGATTTAGGCGAAAGCTATTACTCTACAGACGGTTTTAACTGGACTAGGGTAGGAATTGTGAATGACAAGATTGTAAACAAGATACAGAAGCATCGTTCTCAGATTCTTTTTGCAACGACAAAGGGATTGTTCCAAGACGGCGGAACGTTCTACACGAAGAATCTATCCTTGCAACTCCTTGATGTATTTGCTGACGCACAGAGATCTTCTGAGATCTCGGTAAACGACATTGATTCTGACTTCACAAAGGCTGTAATCGGGCTTTCAGATGGACGATATCTCGTTTATACCGATGATTTCGTTGTTCATACTGATTCTAAGCTTACCAGCATTCATAAGGTTTTGGTTTTGGGAGACGACATATGGCTTTTTGGGTACAACCAATACAGAATCGTTTCCGAAGAATCAATAAGGAAACTTGCGACTGGATACCCGATAAGATAAGTATAGCCGATTGGGGTCTTTGTATTTCATGAACACTAACATTACTAAAGTGTCTGTTTTCCTTCGTAAGATTGGGACTTCCCTCTCTGAAATAAGCGTAACGGATAATGGTACAACGTTTGATGTTGCCAATTTTTCCTCTTTGGAGCAAGGCAATCCAAATATCATTTTTGACAATTCAGTAACCGGATACTACGGTAACGGATACATGGTTGTTTTGCCCAAAAGAGGAACAGGTGATTACAATTGGCCTGTATTGACATATCCTATTGTTGCCAGCAAATATGGCAAGTACACTTTATATTTGAGAGTTAAAGCCTCTAGCATTTCTAGTTTTACCTTTTCTCTGTCTGTAAACGGCAATGTTGTATCAACTCATACAACATATATAGGAACGTCATGGGCCTGGGTTTCTGCTGATGTTGTTATTCAAGACACAAGAAGTTTCAACCTATCTATAACACCTCAGACAGAGAATGTGTATCTTGATTCTGTTCACCTAACTCAAGGCTCTTTGCCTTCGAGTTTTGAATATTCTCAGTCTTTCATAACTATTCATATGAAGATGTATGAAGTAGATGATAATACTTTACCAGGTAATATCGTTCCTGTATATGTTTACAAAACATCTATAGAAGAAATTGTAGATGATAATTGGTACGGATTTGAAATTACGCCTCTAACGGGCGTTTCGTCTATAACGTTTGATGGTAATTATGCTGTTGCCCTATTTGCTTCGGGAACGACTGATGAAGCGTATTTGATGTGGGACTACTCTAGCGAAGATTCGTCTTTTGACCCCTATACCTCGTTATGCAGTCTTACTTTCAGCGAAGCGACTAGAACTTGGAACCTAGATTGTGACAAGAGATATGCTATTAGAGCCTATTCTTATAGGGATGCGTTGGATGAAAATGCATGCAAGATTATTGTTCCTGCTTCTGCTCTTGCAGTAAAAGCAATTCACAAGTTTGACTCTAATGAGCTTGAGCCTGTTTTTGTTCAAACAAAGATCGTTGATATAGATAGCGAAACAAATAAGGTTGAACTAAGTCTTCCAGATAAGCTTGTTTCCGTTGTTATGGATCAGAGCGGTTCTTTGACATGGAATGACAGCGAAGGCCTTCGCCACATAATGACTCAAAGAATGGTTGACCGCCTTGAAGCAACCTATCCTGGAGAAGTCAAATACAACCTCATAAGCCTTGGTTCTACGCCGATAAAGATCAACTTTTTTGCTGTTGTTGAAAGCGATGCAGTAAATACAAGCGATACATCCGAAGTTGCTTCAAGCTATTTTGCTGATCAAGAAAGCGGATATGCTGGCGTAAGAATTATTAGAAAGATTGGTTCTTATCCTACTGGCCCCCTTGATGGCGAAATAGTAACCGAAGGTTTTGTTGAAAGAGCTTACAACGATAATCTAATAGAAGGTCAAGAGTATTTCTATGCAGCCTATACTTTCAATGGCGATGGTGTCTTTAGCAATGGACGATTTCTAACAGCCGTACCTAGACTCAAGATCGTTCCTCATGGAGTCGGAGGCTTTACATATAGAGTAATGACAGGATCTGGCGTAAAGAGAGATGCTGATGTTATTGGTCTTTGGCATCTAAACGAATCAACAGGCGACAGCGCCTATGACTTTAGTGATAGTCCTGTTCGTCTTTCGTCAAACAATGAAATAACATGGTTGAACTCGTCAGATGTTCCTAGCGGCGTAAGTGGCATAAGACTGAATGGGTCTTCCAATATCTATGGATATAACTCTGACTATAAGCTCATACAAACGAAATATACGTTTATGGCTTGGGTCTATCCGTTCAATTTTGCGGAGAAAAGGGTATTTCTGTCAAGAGAAACATCTGACCAAGATAAGATGACGTTCAAGTTCGGAACGAACACGGATGGTACTCTTTTCTTCAGCATGGATGACCTTACGACCGCTTCTTCTTCTGGAACATTGATAGCAAATCAATGGAATCATGTCGCTGTTACTGTCGATGTTGATACTTTTTCTGTAAGGTTCTACGTTAATGGCACTGTTGCTGGTACTGGCAGTATAACTACTTTGGGCTACTACAGCCAAGAACCAATGAACGTTTACATAGGAGGAAAGACTTCCTCGTTCTTTGGTAAAATCACAGAAGTCAGTATACACAAGACAATACGTTCTGCAAGCTACATTTCTATGATGTCTGCGGTTCCTTTGACTGCCGATGAAAAAGTAACTGATAACGGTGATAGAATCGTTGTTTTGAAGTATATGGTTCCTTCTGATTTTAACTATTCTGGCGGAAGTGTTTCCATAATTAGAAAACAAGCCGAAGGTGTTGGTAATTTTTCTTATCAAACTCCAACTAATAGCAACGGAACCGCTGGAGAACCTGTTTTGGTTTTTGAAGGTTTTGGCGAAAAACCCTCAAGCGAAATAGATGGAGATTTGGTTTATAGCGAAGCAGCATCAGTTGGCGAACATATCGTTACTTTGCCATTTGATTATGTTCATGGTAGAAACTACCATTTCCGAATCTATTCAAGAAATTCAATAGGAAATTATAGCCTATCCTCTGACTCTCCAATATTGTCTGTTGAAATTCCAAGCTTTGCTACAACAGAGAGCAGAACTGCTGCGGTTTCAACTCCTTTTATTAACCGAGTGCAAAACGCAACTGTTCAGCCAGGAAATCATAAGAACTACATAACTTGGGATGCTATAAATGATGGTGTCACAGAGCAAGTTCTTGTATACTGGTCTGATCGTGGTTATCCTATAATCACCACCGAGGCCGGCGTTGATTCTACTGCGTTGTTGGTATTCAGTGGTTCCTCGTCCGACACAGGATTTGTTGACAGAAATCTCGAAAACGAGATAGTCAACTACTATGCGATTGTGGCCGCCGATAGATACGGAAACCTGTCGGCTCCTGTTTTTGTATCTAGTGTTCCTCTTGAAACTGCGGACGAAACAAATATTCCTCTTTTGGAAGTTAAGCAGTTAAGATATGAAGTTGTAAACGAGAACGCTATAAGCCTTGCTTGGGATGCTCCTGTAAAGTTTCAGAAAGATATACAAGCGTGGTTTGATCAGAGAATTGCATTGTACGCTCAAATAACGGATGAGTTTGGAGCGCCTATAGCTGACGCCAGCAATATCAAGTTCTCTGCTGATTCTACAGTTGGTTCTGCTCAGCTTGCAGAGAACGTTTTCGGAGAAACCATAGACAGAACAACTGCGACTCCTGACGCCAAGGACTGTTATATTCTTTCCTCAACATCTATTGGTAACGGTTTCTTGCGAGGCGTCTTTAGGATGACATCTGATTTGGATGTTCTTTCATCAATTAACTCGTTGTCTTCTAATATAACAGTTTCATACACAATACCAGACAGAGAGAACCCAAGCGTAAATGTTTTTGAATTTACTTCTCTTCCTATACACATTGAGATGCTCAATCCATTTGCGATGGAGCTTATCAACATAGGAGATAACTCTGCCAATTTTGGTACGATTACAACGCAGTCTGGCGTTAAGAGAAAGTCAAAGAGAAGAAGATCAGCAGGAACTTCTTCTTCAGATCCTGTTGGGCCTCAGTCTGCGGGCGGCGATTCAGTCAAGATACTCTGCAAGCAAACGGTTCCTCTTGATGATCAGTCGTTTATATCAAGCGGAGGCCTTCTTTTTGACCCAGATAAGTTCAAGAGCTTTGATGGTTGTTGGATAAGAAGACAAAGACCTTTTATGGCTCGTATAGTTGTAACCTATAGGGGTCAATCATTGCCCTTTGGTTCAGACTGTAATGTTGCCGTATATGAGGCCTCAGACCCTCAATGCGATCCGGATGACGATTCAGACTCTAACCCTTGTTCGCAGGGGCTTGGGGGTTCTTCTGAAAGACGGCCTTTCGTTCCTGGTTTCTCTGATAGAAGAAGTCGAGCGGTGCAGCCGCCAGCAACTTCTATTCCTCTTAGGACTGGCCTACAGACGCTAACCGATGGAACAACTAAGCAAGTTTCATATGCAGATATACCGTTGAGATCACCTCATTCTCCTCAAGCTGTTATGCTTTTTGGTAAAGCGGGATACAATGGATATTACGCTCGTAAGAAGATGTACATTGTATTCGACAGTATTCTTAGGGTTGAAACGACAATAGAACCACCTGATTCTAACTGTATTGACGTTGCCGAGCAACAAGCAAGGGTTTATATGATAGACCCTGACAGTCCTGATACTGAGCGTCCTAGGAAAATTCCTGTTGAAGGACAGCAGGTTGTTCGTTGGACATTAAGAAAAGGTCGCAACGCTAAGGACCGTCCGTTTTATTCTACAGACAACGTTCCCGCAGGACCGGGCGTTTTCTCATACACAAGAAACGGAACGGCAAGAAGAATCTTCTTTGGCCCAGCATGCGGTGTTTCATGGGAACTTTACGTTCCATGTCCAGGTAATATCATCTATTTGCCAGAGCTTTATGCAATCAAAGCATCTGTTGTTTACGATGGTTTAAGTGCATTTGAAGAAAGGCCTGCCCTAATCTATCCGCCTAACTTTGCGGGTCTTGGCTTTGGTTCTCGTTTCCTAATGACTACTCCTCAGTATGTCAATACTCTATATGCTGACGGTTATCAGCTTTTGCCTGTTACGGTTTATCATGATCCAAATATAACAGGAGGAGTCCTTGCTGAGTGCTTTAGAGAATGCGCCAATAACGCAGGAAAACCAATATTCGTTTTGGATAATGGGCAAATCATTGATGTTGAATCTGGATCTGACTTCGAAATCCTTTACGGAGACGATTTGGTTACTACATATGATGAAGATTTGGAAGAATATGTAGTAACGCAAGCAAATGAGCAAATAGGATTTGCTCAAGTTCCTCTTGCGCAAACAGGAAACAGCACTTCATTTTATCTTAGAATCAACAAGTTTGTAGGAAGACCAAAATCAACAAGCGGAGGCGACGATGATAACAACCAAGCTGGTAACATTTGTTCTTGCATAGACATTCCTCCAGGCGCAGCAAAGAAGAAAGATTTGCTTGTCATCAATGGCTCTACCTCTATTAACTTCAATGGAGAAACGAGATATCTAAGAGGCGGAGGAGATATCAAAGGTGGAGTTCCTCCAACAACTGTTGAGCTAAAAGAGCCTCTTGATATATTAGTTGTTGATATCAGAAGGAATGGTAGTAGTGTAGAGAAAGTTCTTTGCGATGGCGTATCTGTACATGAGTTTGTTGTTGAGGTAACTTTTAAGCAAAAGCCAGTACCAAACGGTACTCCTGTTTTCTTGACTATTGCTGGTAAGAATCCAGAAAAGATCATATTGCTTAGCGATACCGTATACACAGAAAAGGTCAACGATAGCATACTTAATCCAACTGGGCCAGTAAGAAGTTTTGCTTCATTCTTTGTTGCTGCGTTTGGACCAGAAAGCGCTTTTGAAGCTCAGGTTCAGGCAGAAACAAAGTATGATAAACGAGGAGATGTAGAGCGCAGCATGACTTGTTGCGTAACCATAAAGTACGACCCTTCGCAGCCAAAAGAGGACACAACAGAAGAAAAGCCAGAAGGCGAAATAAGCAACGTCTTTAGCGGTTCTCTTGATATATACGATACGTTCAGCAACACTTGGGAAACTAAGACTCCAATGAGTCACCCAAGAGGTTGCCTAACTCTTAGCTGGACTTTCAATCCATACGGCGAACAGCTTTATGCAATCGGTGGGCTTGATGGTAAATCTATTCTTGGTTACAACGAAAGATATGATGTCGAATCAGATACTTGGACGACAATGGAAGCCATGTCCGTTCCTAGGTTCTATCATATGGCAGCCCAAGATGGCATTTACATTTACGTCTTCGGCGGAATAGTTGCTGATGGGTCTAACCTAACCATAACAGACTCAATAGAAAGATACAACACGGAAACAGATGCATGGGAAAACGTTGGGGTGATGCCAACTTTCGATCAGAATACATATGGTGTTGCTCTCGGAACTTGTGTTGTTATATACGGCAAGGCTTACATTATAGGTGGAATTAGGAAGATAGGACAAAAGGGTTCTATTGATGCTGTCAACGACAGAATACTTGTTTACGATTTCGATTCAGGAACTTGGTCGTATAGCGAAGCGTTTAGTGGAGTTGACTTAACTCTTTACGAGAGAGTTGCTCCTTTCGCGTTTGCTACTGCCGATACCTCAGAGATTCATGTTCTTGGCGGAGCAATTCCAGGGGTAAGAAACGAAGATACAGGCGAACAGCCTCTTGAGTTTGTAACCGATTCATTCAAGATTAACTTGAATGACTTGACTATTTCTCTTGACGATTACATTTACGATCAGATACCTGCTCCAAGGTATAGAGGTGTTTCAGCAAGCATATATGATTCTCACTACTTCATTGGAGGTTCAAGTGCAAAGTCTCAGGTTCTGAGCGTTTTTGATCTTATAGAAGAAGGCTCTCCTACTTATTCATACGATTCTCTTACTAGGATGCCTACAGCCAAGACATCGTTTGGTGGAACAAGCGATCAGTGGAGGTACATCTATACCGCTGGCGGTCTTACGAGCGGTCGTCCTGCCGGATTTTTGCAAATTAAGGCAAGCGCCAATCCTTCTTCTATTAGACTTGATGGCAAGCAGTCTGCAACGGTTGCTATAGAACTTATCAATGATGTTGGAGAGCATCCGTCATCTTCTATAAGAGTTCTTGTGCAGGGTATACTCTTGTTCCCTGATTCAAACGCTGGTAGCGAAACTGATGGAGGCGACCAATCTCAGCAGCAGTCAGACAATTCCGCTCTAAGAGATGCTCTTGTATATCCAGTAGTCTTCAGTTCTAATGATTTCTACATAACTAACGGTGTTGGTTCTACTATTATGTTGCCAAGGGCTGATGATATTCTCAAGAAGATATCAGAGATCAAAGAAAAACTTGGCATACAGGAACAGGTTGTAGGCGAAGGGGGTAACGAAGGCAGCAACACTCTCAAGATAGTTGAGGGCGAGACCCGAAATCCGTACTCTATCAAAGTTAGAATAACAGTTATTGATGACTTCTTCTACGGACAAACCGTTATTGATATCAAGGACAATACTGACTCAACACCCACAACGAATGATAGCGGGTCTAATAATTCGGGTGGGGACTCTAATCAGAATCCTGGAGGCTCTGATTCTGGTGGAACTCCTCCTACTGAATTTGAAGGATGTCGCAGCATAGAAGCAAGTCAGGCTGTTGAAGGAAGTAATAATCAAGGCGGAGGCAATCAAAACGGAGACAACGAGAATAACCAAGTTATCGATCAGACGCTCAAGGAGAGTGATAATCCTGTTTTCGATCTCGCTCCTCCGCAGACTCCTCAGTTGGAAAGCCCAGAAGTTGCTTATTACAGCGACATTGAATGGATTCCTCAGATCATAACTTTTGTCAACAATGGCGAATATGAAGACATGACCAAGTATCTCGGAAGGCTTCGCAACGAGATCCCATTTGGAGCCTCACCTCTGTATGATGCTATTGTTGGTAACTCTTCTATTCTTCTAGACGAATCGCTCGATATCTACTCAAAGGTCATATATGTCAACACAGATAACGAAGAAAACCTTTCTGTCAATACTCTTCAAACTGCGATAGAGGACGTTCAGGCTATTGACGGTTTTGCCCAAGTTCCAGTTGTCATAAACAACTTCTCGGTTGTTTTCCCTGTAACTCTTTCAGCATTGGTTGCTAGAACAGATCTTGATTCTCTTGAGACTATAGCTAACGAGACGGGCGGCGAAAGCCAAACTGTTTTGGATGCAACTTTTATAGATGAAGTCTTGAACAACGCTCTTGGAAGGGTTGAAGGTTCTATTGGTTGGGGCTTATACGAATGTGTTGTTGATTTGAAGGCCAATAGCATAGTCAACTCAATTACTCTTGACTATGAACTTTTCCCAAATACCGATGGAAGCTGGAAGGTCGCAACAAGCGAAGACGGCTTTAACTATTCAGACTACAGCGATTCTTTCAACCCAAATACAGAGATTGAACTTACCGATGTTAATGCAAGATTCTTGAATGAAAGATTCTTGCAGTTTAAGATTACTTTGCTCAGCGGTCTAAGTTCATTTATCGAAAGCGAATACGAACTTATTCCAACTCCAGGCGCTCCGGCTTTGACGGGCATAAATATCGAGTATAGCGTTCCGACAGAGAGCTTCATATTCTTGACGCCAGAAACAACAGACTACAGCCCTCAGCAAATTGCTGTTTCTGTTTCTGCAACAAAACCCGAACTGTCTCAGATTGAGGTTGGGGTAACAACGAGCAATTCATACAACTGGTCTGATTACAAGAGCGGCGCACAGCCTCCATCAGACCGTTTCGGTAAGGTTTTCATTCCGATTAGATACAATCAAGAAAACGATTCATCACTCAATGAACCCTTAGAGAGCATTGATGGTTTCATGTGGAAAGCTAAGTACGGTAGATGGGATACAACATCTGCTGTTGAGATTCGAAATGCAGATGGCGGAATAGTTGATCCTGCTGTATTCAAGACTTATCCTCAAGACGGCTTTGTAATCTTTGACTCAAAGCAGTCTGGTCCATTCTCCATTTCTATTGAGAACGCGGGAAGAATGAAACTTGGTATAAGAGTTTTGAATATGGATTCCAATAATCCCGTAACAATAGATGGTGTTGGTTATATGTACAACACTAATGTTTTCTTGCCGCCTCCTCTTTCGCAGAGACCGCCTGTTGTTTCTGAGTTTAGAGTAACGCCTTCCATTGCGACTATCTATCAAAAATTGAGCGTTAGCTACAAGTATTTCGATATCAACCAAAATGATGAAGATACAGAACAAACGGAAATTCGTTGGTACATCAATGGTGTTGAAATAGAGTATCTTAGAAATCTAAGAACATGGAATAATCTTGAAGACACTAATGATCCGCTTTGGATATACGCTTTCTCATTCCAGAAAGATGACGTTCCAGACGGAACAAGCGTTGAGCAATATGCTAGACAGAGACAAGAAAGCATACTCAAGGTAAACGATACTGTTTATGCGACAATAAGAGCGAGCGACGGAACTGCGTTGAGCGAGATTGTTCGTTCTCCATCTGTTAAGATAATAGAGGCTCCTCCATTCATATCAACTGTTTCAATTAAGGGTAAAAAGAATGACGGAACAGTTCAAGATACCGTAACGACAGCAACAAGAGCTTTCGCAGACTTTGAATTCTTCCAGGATGGTGATGGAGAAACTAAATCACAGATCATATGGTATGTTAATGGAGTTGAATTCAAGAGAGGCGATCTTGGCGTAACTGTTGGTGGCATATCTAACAACGAAATTCTTGTTGGAGAAATCAAGAACAACATTATTGCTATAGCGATAGGCAATACTCTTGAAGTTACGATACTTCCTGCTACGGATAACATTATTGGAAATCCAGTAACAAGCGCTGCGGTTTCTGTTGAGAACGATCCTCCATCAGTCAGGTTTGTAACGATATCTCCAAATCCAACAGTTTCTTCAGCGTCAGCGCTTCAGCTAACATATACATACGTTGACAATGAATCACAACAGCAGGGTAGCACTCAGAGCGATCAAAGTTCTATCAGGTGGCTCAGGGCACCAAGAGGTTCTGACGACTTTGCAGAGGTTTCTTCCTTGCAAAATGTGAGGATTGTACCAGCAGTGAATACCTCGTCTGGCGAGAAATGGAAAGCCGAAGTAATTCCGTTTGATGGGATTAGCGTTGGTACGGCAACTGAATCGAATACAGTACAAATCTTGTAAAGCTGAAATGCTAAAATGATGAAGCAAACCACGATAGTTGTTCTTTCCTACAACGGAAAGGCAGTTACTGAAAAATTCATCGAGATGCTTTTCAAGCATACCGAGCCGTCATCTTTTCATCTTATAATGATTGATAATGGTTCAACTGATGGAACTAAAGAGTATTTGGTGGATGCTCTTTCTGGATTTGAACATCACACTCTTGCTCTAAATGAAGAAAACTTGGGAGTTATTAGCGGGCGTAACATGGGTTATGCTCTTTATCAATCCGAGCCAACAGACTATCTTTGCTTCTTAGACAATGATCAGTTTGTAAGGAGTGGATGGCTTGAACAGTATCACGACTTTATGGAAAAAGGGAAATACGACCTTGCGGGTGCAGACGCTTGGTTAATGGATGGTTCTTTTATGCCGAGAATGAACTGCAAGAAGCCTAACGACCCGTACTCGTATGTTGGTTGCGGCGGAATGATGATCAAAAAAGAAGTGGTTGACAAAATTGGATTGTTTGATGAGCAGTTCAATCCTGCTTATTTTGAAGATCCAGATTTCAACTTTAGAGCAAGACAGTCAGGATTTAAGATTGGCTGGAACTATGCCGCGAAAATTGAACATCTTCCTCATCAAACTTTAGGGAAGAACAAAGACAGAATGAAGCTCTTTGCGCAAAGCTATGACAAGTTCAAGAAGAAATGGCAAGGAGTCGCTATGACTCCAATGCGTCAAAATCCGATTACTTAATATGAAGCTAGTAGTATGCACTAATTTTGCTCAACCATTTCACACGGGCGGTGCGGAAAGAGTTGTTCAGCAGATTACCGAATCTCTTGTAAGAGATCATGGCTTTGAATGCACTGTTTTTTGTCAACACGGGAACTTACCAAGAGTTCATAACGGCGTAAATGTTGTTCCTGTTGGAGGCGATAGCGAAAACGCCTTTATTGAAAGACTGCTTGCAGAGAACGCTGACCATGTTTTTGTCTATAGCGATTGGTTCTTTAGATGGCCTGCCATACTAGCTAATACAGGCAGAATAACAGCAAACAAGAGTATTGCCCTTGTGGGAATGAACAGAATGAGATCTTCTGTTCCTGCTAACACTCAAGTTGCTGAGTTGTTCAAAAAGGTTCATCAAGACTATAGAGTAATAGCTCATGCAGAGAATTACATTGACGCCACAACCTGTAATAGGTGGGGTATTCCTGTAACGATTATTCACAATGCAGTCGATTTGAATGAGTTCAAGCCTTCAAGTTTTGACTTCAAGGCACATTATGGCATTAGGTCTGAAAAGATGCTGCTATGCGTTTCTAATTTCTTTCCCGGCAAAGGACAAGAATTCTTACCTCCCATTATTTCAAAGCTATATGCAAAGAGAAAAGACTTCTCTTTTGTTTTCATTTCTTCAACTTTAGCTTTTGAACCGGGCAATAGATTGAGAGCTATGGTAAAGTCTGTTTGCGAATCAAAAAGTTTGCCTGTTAGGTTCATTAACGATATTCCAAGAGAGCATGTTGTTCAATCTTATTTTGCGTCCGATGCATTTGTGTTTCCATCGCAACAGGAGTGCGGTCCAATCGTTGTTTTAGAAGCAATGGCTGCTCAAAAACCTTGGATAGCAATGGATGTTGGACATATTGATCAGCTTAGAGGTGGCTTGCGAGTAAACTCCTTTTGCAAAAAGGGAGAGTTAAAGGAATTTGACGGAACCGTTTCTTCTAAGTTTTACGAGGGTATGGATAGGTTGCTTTCCGATAAAGAGTTATCAACCTTGTTAGGAAAAGACGGTAGGGAAAATGTAGAAGAGACTTACAATTGGGGGAAAGTTTCTGAAGAATATGCTAAGTTTTTCAGAAACAAAAGATAAATGACGGACATTAGCGTTATAACTGCCGCATATAATTGCGAAGGATTCATTTCAGAATCCATTTCTTCTATTCTTGCGCAAACATACAAGAATTTCGAGTTCATCATTATCAATGATGGCTCAACCGATCAAACAGGCAACTTGATTGCAAAGTTTGACGATCCAAGAATTCGCTTTGTGAATCATGTTGAAAATAAAGGGGTCTTGGCTCGTTCTAAAGAAGCAATTGAGTTGGCTACAGGAAAGTATGTAGCGATTCATGACGCAGATGATGTAAGTATGTCAAACAGGTTAGAAGTTCAACATAGTTTTCTTGAAGCTCATCCAGATGTTTTTTGCGTTGGCGGTAGAGCAAAAAAGATCGGAGTAGATGGAAGCTTTATTGGAGATTGGGACTTTCCTCCCAAAGAACACGCCGACATCGTGAGGATGTTGGTTATTGCTTCAAAGTGTCCGATTATCAATCCAACGTCAATGTATAGGTTAGCCGACTACAAAGCGTTGGGCGGGTATTCGCCGGATAACAGTATCAAATACACTCATGACTTGGACTTTTGGTGTAAAGCTGTCTTGAATGGCAAGAAATTTGCGAACATTCAAGAATACCTCATCAAATACAGGGTAAACCCTTTAGGCATGAGTCGTAAGAATAAATACGCCCAACTGATTGACCACAATAAGGTAATGTCAGATCTAAAGAAAAGGATAAAAGATGTCAAATTTTGATGGTAGAAAATGGACTCACGAAGAAATGAAGACCCTTTACATGGAGAGAATGAAGGGTACTCCGTACAGAGTGTTGTCCGATATGCTAAATCGAACTCCCAAATCTCTTGAGAACAAATACAACAGAGATACTGATTGGACTCAGTTCGACTTCTACGAAGCAGAAGGTAAAGAGCTAGAGGAAATAAGAGAAGAAAAGCTACAAGCTGGTTTGAATCGTTCAAATCTGAGTATTCACAAGGCTCTTGACAAATACCGACTGCAAGCCGACATTATTGCTGACAAGCTTTCTAAGGCAGCTAGGAATCTTTCGCCAGCGCCTCCTCCTATTTATACCCCATCCGTCAAAACCAATCGTACCGCCGAAGATATGGGTTTGATGCTGAGCGATCTTCACATAGGTCATGAGCATACTTTGGAAGAAACAGGTGGCTTGTCAGAATACAACATTGATATCTTTCATAAGCGGATGGAAAATCTGAAGACAGCAATAACGGATATCAAAGAACTGCACTCAAAACTCTATAGAATTCCAAAGCTACATATTTTCTCGCTAGGCGATATTGTTGATGGAGCTAATACCGCTGGCGCTTGGTCCCAAGTTTGGATTGGTACGCCGATTTTTGATCAAGTTATGATTGGCTATAGAAGCATATCAGACTTCATTTACTACATGCTTACGCTGTTTGATGAAGTTGAGTTTTATGGTTTGTACGGAAACCACGGTCGGATTGCTCCCAATGGCGCTGAGAAGAAGTACAATAACTTTGATTTGTTCTGCTATAAGTACATTCAGCAAGAGTTCAAGAATGAGCCAAGAATCAAGTTCCATGTTGATACTACTTGGTGGATGATGAAGAACATTCAGAATCATAATTTCTTGCTAACTCACGGAGATGATGTAAAAGCCAAGAATCCTCCGGTTACTTCGTTCCTTGATTACGAAAGGAAGATAACAGGAATGATTAGGCAAATCCCTAACTACACTCTTACAGGGCACTTTCATAACTGTTCTGAGTATACAACCCATAACGGAAGAGTTCTCATGAACGGTTCTTTCGTGGGAGCAGACGTTTATTCGCTTTCAAACAATATGCCAGGAACTTCTCCTGAACAGAAGCTTTTTGGCATTCACCCCAAGATTGGCATTACATGGACGTACAATGTCAACCTTAAGCATGACAGATCCTGAAAGGATCTACTGAAAAGTTTGCGAATACAAAGGCATGGAACATAAGATAAGTGACTTTGCTATTGTGTGTAAGGCCTTGCAGATTCTCTGCAAACGGCTAGACTGTGACTTTGTTGATCTTCCTGTAACTTTTGACAGTGAAGAGCCTTCCTTCAAGGATGGCTGTATTTGTCTGAAAAAGGGAGGAACTCTTCTTGACACAATGGCGTCGATTTATTCGATTTATGTAAACTCCTTGGGAACAATATGCGGTAGAAACGTTGATAATATTGAGTGTCGCAATTCGTTAATGACATTCTTTTTGTCATTATTGAGGGATTTCAAAACCCAATATGGTAGAACAGTTTCGTTTGATGAAAACGATGTTATAGCGATGCGATTGGACCAATTCCATGTAGTATGGATGTTGCTTAAGAACATATTTTGTCCATACAAGAGTATTCCGCTATTAAATGCTAAGATTGTTGCCAAGTCTTCAGAACAATTTGATGTTGCTCTGGCAATAGATGATGAAGACCCTTACATTTTTGTAAATCTTGACATTGAAAAAGACTCTGTTCGTTCAGCATTTCTTTTGGTCGAATCGTTGAAGTTAATGCTTAGGGAGGGAGATTCGGCTGAAGCTGTGATTAGAGAGCTTTTCTCAAATTACTTCATGAAGGAAAGGTTGATCGACTTCTTGGGTGTTGCTTTTGTTTCTGATGAAGAGGTTTCTAATTTTCTTGCAACTCTTGCTATTCTTTGTCAGTCTCAAGAACTCGAAGAAACAGCCCTTTCTTTGGGTAAGAAAGAATACAAGACCGCTCAAGCTAACCCTTATGCCGGTAACTTTTGGTTTCTTGGCTTGACAGAAAAGATGATGGATTCTGTTAGAGGGGCGGACTGGTCAACGACTAAGAATCTCAAAGACTTCAGCAAAGACCTATGGGACAGAGTGGAAGAAGAAAGAAAGAAGAGAGGATTGACCGAAGTTCCATTTGAGATGTTGTTGAGAGTTCAAAGCGAAGACTTGACAACTCCTCCTGGACAAACGATGCAGTCGCTCTTGTCGAAGACAAGAATTTGGTAAAAGGAAGTAGCAATGTCTGACAATCTTGATCTAAACCAAGTAAGCGAAGCGGATTTTCTCAGAAACATGCTCACTAAAGTGCAGAGGCATCTTTCTAATCTTGAAAATACTTCTGCAATGATGAGGAACGGTCATTTTATTGATGCGTTTCATAGAATATCAGGTTCCAAAGAGGGACTATTCGCTATGAAGATGGTTCTTGAGGAAAGAATAGCATCAAGGCAAGAGTCAAAATGAAGACAGTTCTTTCTCTAAGTTTCGAAAAAATGGCTCATGTTGACCTTAATAGGCAACCATCTTTTTTGCCATCTGACGATCAAGTAGATCAGTCAGGCATCTTTGATGAAGTAAGACGAGACAAAGCATCTATCTTGAAAAGATGGAAAAGAAACAGAAAAGTTCCAACGGAAAGAATATATCAGTTAGGTATTGATGTTCCGAGTGTTCAAAAGAAGTAATTATGAGTGAGACAGAGACGAAGTTTCCAGCCGTAACTTTAAGGGTTACGGATTCAACCACATACGTTATTGGACGGTTGACATCAGACATCTATAAAGAGTTCAAGAAGACTCTTGGATACAAAGATCCAGAAGCTACATGGCGAGTTACCAAGCAAAAAGATTGGGACGGCTATGTTACTGCCGTTTGTTACAATGAAAAGTGGTGCAAATGCTCTATCAAGAAGGATGGGGTGCATTTTCCAACAGGTCTCTATAGTAGAGCAGTTGATTTTTTCAGAGCATATTGCGTACCAGTAAATGTTTCTGACGAACGAAGTAGTTTCGAATCTAACAAGATCGCTATTGGGGTAACACCGAGTCTTGAATTCCGAGATTATCAAAGCGATATTGTTGAAAAGGCAGCAAAAAGCCAAAGAGGTATTATCAAGGTTGCGACTGGCGGAGGAAAAACCGCTATTGGATCTGGTATCATAGCCAAGATAGGCGTTTCTCCGTTCATTTTCTATGTTACATCGCAAGACCTCTTGCGTCAGGCAAAATCAGAACTTGAACGATTCTTGAGCATCAACAATGCTCCTATGGAAGTTGGCGTCATCGGCGGAGGCAAGTGTGATATTCGTGATGTTAACATCATGACTATTCAAACAGCAATCCGTGCCCTAGGTGAAAAGTTTCATAAGTTCGATGACGAAGAAGAGCCAGAAGAAATAAGCGCCGAAATGAAAGAGCGATATGGCGTGATAGCTAATCTTGTTCATAATGCCAAGGGCATGATATGCGACGAAGTTCAGCACTGGGCTGCTAATACTTGTCAGGTTATTGCTGATCATTCCTACAATGCACGTTTCCGTTTTGGTCTTTCCGCTACGCCGTGGAGAGATATGGGAGACGATCTATTAATTGATGCTTGTTTTGGCAAGATGATTGCTGAAATCAATGCTTCTTTCTTGATCAGAAAAGGCATATTGGTAAAGCCAACCATCTATTTTGTTCATACTCGTAAGCGATTTAGTGATGATGAAATAGCTTATGCAACTGCTTACAAGGAAGGCATTGTTCAGAATGAAGAACGCAATTTGATGATTGCTAACATTGCGCAGAACATGGTTAAGCAAGGAAGGCATGTTCTGATTCTTGCAAAACACATAGAACATGGAGATACTTTGGAGTCTATGATTTCAGACAGCGTGTTCCTTAATGGTTCTCATGGAGCAAAAGTCCGACAGAAGCATATCGATCAGATGAGGATCAAGAAAGCTCCTATTACCATAGCAACCAGTATTTTTGACGAGGGCGTTGACGTAAAACCACTAGATGGTCTTGTTCTTGCTGGAAGCGGAAAATCGCAAACCAGAGCTTTGCAGAGGATAGGACGAGTAATTAGGTCTTTCGAAGATACATCAACTGGATTCATTAAGAAAGATGCCTATATTGTTGATTTTCATGACAATATGAAGTACATGCTAGGTCACAGCCGTGCAAGAAGACGTATTTATGAAACAGAGCCAGAATTTGTGATTAAAGATTTCAAGGGCACTTAAATGGCTCGTCAAAGAAAACACTATGATGATATGTTTGCCGACAGCGGCGATCAGCTTTTTCTGGTTGAAGCCGTAAACGCTCAAGCATCTTTCATGAATGTTTCAAATCCATATGTCGGTAATAAGCGTAAGATGCTTGCAGATATTGGTAAGCATATCTATGCTGAACTAGATTTTGAGAACGTTGAAACTATTTGTGATCTTTTTGCTGGTAGCGCAGTCGTTGGAGCCTTTTTCAAGATACTTGGCAAGAACGTTGTATCTAATGAGCTTCTTCGTTCTTCGTACTTGAATGGAGTTTCGTTACATCGAAGCAATGAGTATCCCATTAGCAAAAGCGATTGGAACCTTCTTCTAAATCATGCAAACAACAGTAGTGATGGCTTTATGGAAAAGAACCATGAAGGCTCTCGCCTAACAAAGAAAGAAGCGAAGTTCATTGATAACTTCCATGCTAACTGCGTTGAGTTGTTTGGCTCTCCTAATGACGCTAACTATGTACGATATGCTGTTGCTCAGTCTACGCTGATGCAATACATTATGTCTCACTGTTTTGTTGGTGGTAGGCTAAATAGCGGTCAAGTTATTGCTTCCCTTGAGCATAGGCTTGCTCACCAAAGGAACAACAACAACGAGATGAACTTTTCAAAGATGGAGCCTTTCTACTTTGATTCTGGAAAGGCATCATCAACGTTCTATCAAGGAGATGTTTTCGATTTTCTCAAGAACAAGAACGGAAAGATTGATTTGTTCTATATAGATCCTCCATATGGTGGAGACCAGAGCGATTATGCCTATATGTACAAGTTTTTTGAGGAGTATCTGTCGAGACAGAGTTTTGAAAACATAGCGTATCTTAAGGAAGCTTCTGCTAAGTTTTCAAAAACCAAAACATATAAAGAGTCATTTGCAAATTTGCTAGAGGCTTTGCCAAAGGAATCTTCATGGGTTATCAGCTACAATAACAGTAGCTGGGCTGATATTGGTGTCATAGCAGACATGGTAAAAAAGCACAAACCCAACACCGTTGTCAAAGAGATAGAGTATGAGTATAAATACCGTTCTTCTGAGAATGTTACCGGGGTTGAATATCTATTGATTGGGCATTAAGATGCCAAGAAAGAACAAAATGAAGATTGATGAAATGTTTGATGTTATCTCTGCTAGTCAGAAAGATGCATTGAGAGGTATTGGTCCTAAAGACAAAAGACCGCAAGCGTCTTTGTATGACATACTTGGAGAAAACGAACTGGAAGTATATGGCGAAGAAACGAAAACTAAGAAGACTAAAAGTAAATACGAGAAGAAAGGCACTCGTAACTGGCTAAAAACCAGAGCATCTGGAATGTCGGAATACTTAACCGATCCTGTTGATGTTTGGGATGCAACTCATTTTTTCTATTACTTCAAAAAGTGTTTTCAGAATAAATACAAGAACTCTGCTTATGATCTTACGCTGAGGGCTGGCGTAACTATGATGAAGTCGCTCAAGAATAGATTTGCTAACGACTTCAAAGAAAAACCACTGAATCCACTAATGGTTAAAGACTATATTGACTGGTTCTTTTCGCATGAGTCTACAAGAATGGAAAAGGAAGATGGCGACTTTTATGTTCACGCTATTTTGCAAAAACGAATTGTCAAAAACTTCCTTAGCCAATACAAGAAAGCTGTTTTGATTCAAGAGGAAGTTCCTGATGAGGTTTCTTTTGATGGAATGGATACCGCCTTTGCCGCAAGTCGTATTTGTTTTATGATGACATATGGAGTTGTCATAGCTTTCAATTGGCTTATGACAAAGAAAGGTAAGAACGAAACAGAGGCCAAGAATATTGTCATGGCTATACTAAAAGATACCATGAAAGAGGGCGAACAAAGTGTAGATAGAATTGTGTCTTCTACAAAGAGATTTTCGCCTTATCCGGTTGATTATTGTAAGAGAGAGCTTACGAGTGTATTGGATTCTCTAAAGGTTAAAGCAACCGATGTTATTTTTTCAGAGAGCGCTCAACTGCGCATCTGAGGAGAATGAAGTGAACACTAGAATTTTTGCGAACGAAGAGATTTATGGAGCGGTTGTTATTCTTATTGACGAAAATGGAGTCAACAAGGGTGAGACTAATAAGAGATTTGCCATTTCTACGGCAAAAGAAAAGGGTCTCGATCTTGTTCAAGTCGCTAAGCATAACAATGGTATTCCTATCTGTAAGTTTGCTGATGTTGGTAAGATGAAGTTTGAAGCTTCAAAAAAAGTGACCAGTAAACCTGTAGAGACAAAAGAAATGATGTTTCACCTAACTACTGGTTCTAACGACATCAAAGTGAAGAAGAACAAGATCCGAGGCATGCTTGAAAAGAAGTGCATAGTCAAGTTCGGAATACAACTAAAAGGCAGGGAAAGGGCGTTTATGAACACAGCCAAAGACCTGCTTAAACAAAGCGTGGCAGACTTCTCTGATATTGCCAAATGGGACGATTTGAAGGTTATGGACAACGTTGTTTTCGTTGTGCTAAAACCCTTGAGAGAATCTGCTAATGCCGAAAGAAACGAGCCTACCAACTGATAGTCAGGATTTCAGGAAGAAGTATCTTGGAATGGCGACTGTTGATTTTGCCAACAGTCTTATTGCTCTACTTAGAACAAGAACCAAAGTAATCTATATCTCAAGCAGCGATGAGAAACGATTGCTGGAATATCTTGATAGCGTTTCGAAAGACCGAGGCTACCAGGCTTTTGAATGGGATTGCTTCAAGCTTCTTCGTAGTCTTGGCAAGAAGGCTCCTTTACAGACGAATTCAACGCTTGATTTGAGATATCCAGAACAGATACTCGCTTTCATTATTGACGAACTTGAGAACGAAGAAAAGAAAAAGATCGAAGGCAATGGCTCTATCTTTATTCTTTGTGATTTCTACCGCTATCTGAGTCCAGATAGATGTAACCCTCAGATTGAGAGACAAATCAAGTACCTGAATAGGCTTGTTTCTAACTCTCATGTGATCTTTACTGGTCCAAGTTTCATTGGCAATCCAGCCCTTGAGAAAGAGGTTGCAATTCTTGACTTCCCGTTCCCTAACGAACAGGAAATCAAATCCGTTTTGCATTCTCTTACAAGCGCAGATAAAATCATTGCCAGTATGCCAACGATATCGAAGATTATCAACAAACAAGAAGAAGAGCTTGTCAACGCTGTTAAGGGTCTTACGTTAACAGAGGCAAATCAAGCTTATTCCAAGTCTATTGTTATGGCGAATCAACTTGGACTAAAGCCCTTAGATATCGGAATGATTCTTCAGGAAAAGAAACAGATCATCAAGAAAACCGATGTTCTTGAATACGTTGACTCGCAAGTAAATATGAACGATGTTGGAGGTCTTGATAACCTTGCTCGTTGGATGAACATTAGAAGAGTTTCCTTTTCAAAGGACGCTGCATCTTATGGTCTTAAGCCGCCAAAGGGTGTACTTTTGCTTGGATTACCAGGTTGTGGTAAAAGCTTGACCGCTAAGGCCGCATCAACAATGTATGAGATGCCTTTGCTTAGGCTTGACTTTGGCAAGATGTTCAATTCCCTTGTTGGAGAAAGCGAAAAGATTGCTCGCCATGCTATTAAGCTGTCCGAAACGATTGCTCCATGCGTTAGCGGTGATTCCATTGTTTACGATCACGAAGGCAAGAGTTTTAAGATCAAAGATCTTATTGACGCAGGCAATGGCGATAAACCAATGTATATCTATGCCTTGAATGAAAAGACCTGGAAGATAGAGAAAACAAAGGTCAAGGCCGTTATTAAGCATGCCCGAAAGAAGAGCATGCTGAAAATCACAACTTCTGCTGGTTCTATTGAAGTTACTCGCAATCATAAGATGATGGTGAACCGAGATGGCGACTTAATTTGGGTTGAGGCAAGTAAGCTTGCCGCTAATGATGCTCTTGTTATGCCTAAATATCTCAAGAGAGATGTAAAGAGCTTCCAAATTCAAGAACTATTCCCTACCGCAAAGGGGACGAAGGCGGTTTCGAGAGTTGGCGGTAATTTGCATTGCGCTGATATTTCCGTACCCATGACGAGCCTTGAAGGAGTGGCAACCATAGCTGGAATGATAGATTCCAATGGAAACTGTAACACAGAAACTGGCGATATTCTCTTTTCGAGCAACAACTCATCAACGAGACATATCTTTGCTTTCTATATGAGCCAGACTTTCCTTACTGAACCGGAGATAGGCGATAGCTTTGTAAGGTTGAAGAACAAGGTTGTTGCCGAGGCTATTAGCGCCTTCTTGCGGGATCTTGGCTCTCAAGATATGGACGCCTTGCAGTCGTATCTTGGAGGGTTCTTTCATGCTGGCGGCCAAATTGGTTTTGTAGATAGGGACGAAGAAACCCCTCGTAAGCCTTATGTTTCATTTCCAATACAGACAGAAGCTTCGTTTGATAGATTGCGCAAATCGCTTCTGGTTTATGGTATTATCGCTTCTAAGTCTTTGAGAACAGCTATTATTCTTGACCCGCTATTCATTAGAACGCTTCTTGCTGAGTTGCCATACTTGTCAAAAACCTCCGTTACTAGCGTGGCAGGTTTTATGAATCATATCGAACTCAATCGTCCGCTTTTGATTGATATGGTTGGCTATAAATTTGGTAAATCTTTGGCTTACCTTAAGTCTAATTTTGGAGTTACCGAAAGCAAGTACAGTCAAATCTGCGGATTTGAAGAAGATGCTGTAATGATGCAGCATGGGGCGGCTTCTATGTTGAATATGTTCTTGAAGAAGAAGTTCAAGAGTGATTCATCTTGCCCAATAACTAAGCTTGTTGAGTCAGATGTTATTTCTGTCAAGATACAGAAAATCGAGTCTGTTGGTATGCAGTTTGCATACGATCTTTCCTGCGAAGGCAATAACAATTTCTTTGCTAACGGTTTTCTCTGTCACAATTGCATACTTTGGGCAGATGAAATTGAGAAAGGTCTTGCTGGTGGTGTAGGGGCAGGTTCTGGTGATAGCGGAACAACAAAGCGAGTCATCGGAACGTTTTTGACATGGCTTCAAGAAAAGACGGCTCCTGTTTTCGTTATTTGCACGGCTAACAATGTTCAAGACATTCCTCCTGAGTTTATGCGAGCAGGCAGGTTTGATGAAGTATTTTTTGTTGATTTGCCTGGCGAAGCTGGTAGACGACAGATTTTTGATGTTCTGCTTAAGAGATTCAAGCATGATTCTTCTGAGTTCAATCTTGACGCCCTTGCTTCTCATACAAAAGGCTTTAGCGGTGCTGAAATTGAAAAAGCCATTGAAGATTCAATGTTTGAGTGTTTTTGCGACGGCAAAAGAAAGATAACTTCCAAAGACATACTCAAATCCTGTTCTACTATTTCTCCTTTGTCAAAAACGAGAGACAAAGAATTTGAACAAATGAGAGAGTGGGCAAAGGGTAGATGTAAGTTTGCAAACACAATAGAAGAAGCATCAGAGTCAAACCTGAAAAAAGATGCTATCAATCTTGATTTGAGCAATTAACGTGCTTTGTTGTTAGCTCATTCTTTAGTAAGCCGAAAAGTCATTTATGCTAGACCTTAGTACACTTATCAAGTATTATCGTTTCAACTTTTACAGAACAGCAGGTAAAAAGGCTGATGGTACGCCTGATGTTTGTCAGTATTACAAAGGAAACGATGAGTGCAGCAGAGCGGGCGGGTGTTTCTGTCGCAGATTTGCTGAGGTTAGAGGACTGATTGACCATATCATTCCTGAGCAGTATAGGGATCTGAATTTTCATAATGCTAGAGGAGCCATCATATCAAAAGATGGTTCAGAAATAGACGTTTGGAAAGAGAATAAGCTAACAATCCAAAAGATTCTTGGCGAGTTCTTGTTTGGCGATGCAGACCCAAGCTTGTTTGTATCAAGAGAAGACTACAATAGAGCATCCAAAATGGATAACAGGTTCCTTGAGGGAGCTAATATGGTTATTCATGGTTCGCCTGTAAAAGCCAAGAAAGGCGGATTACCGCTAAAGTCAATGCCTACTGGCAAGACTCTTATTGGTTGCTTGGTTTTGAAAGAAGCAATTTGGCGCAGACTATACAATACGAATAGAGCAGATACATACGCTCTAGTTTCATATCAAACACTAAAGCAAGATCTTAGGCTTAAGACGGAACGAGGCAGTGACCTCAAAGAATGCGATTGGTTGTGTATTGACGATATCAGCGAAACAGCAACATCAAACGACTTTAATCATCAGAATTTCCTGACGACTTTTGATGATTTCTTGATGTCAAGGATGGAGGCGAAACTTCCTACAATATTGATTTGTGAATTTGATGCTTTCGATAAAGACTATACTACGTCGCTTGGTTACAGTTTTCAGAAAATGGTTACTGCCAAAGATACTTGGTTGATACCTGTGGGAGTACAAAATGGCAATAACTGAATCAGAATCGCAAGAAAAACTGCTAAATCTTCTTATTAACGATCAGAAATTCATTCCAGAGTTTCTATCACTTGAACTAGGTCCAGAGTATTTTGCTCACAAGTTTAGACCTCTTGTTTATGCTATTGAAGATGCTCATAAGAACTCTCAGCAGTTTACCGAAAACTACTATCTAGACTTTGTAAACAGGGCAGCTTCTAACGGCGACTATCGAAAGTGGACCGGAACTGATATTGAAAGCACTATTATTGCTCATACAAACGAGAAGAGAGTCTTTCAGCTTGTTGTCAATTTAGACAAGGTTGATTCGGCAGACTTTCAGCTAATATGCCGCAAGGTTAGAGAACAATTTATCAAGGTTGAAAGTAGTATTTTGTTTGACAAGTTCCAAAAGGAACAGTCTCAGAACTATCTTTCGGCTGTACAGAATTTCTCCGAAAACCTTAGCCTTCTTATATCAAGTTCAAGCGATACATCAGCCGCTTCTTGGGTTAATGTAGATGAATTTGCAGACGAATGGTACAATTCCGTTGAGGAAGAGATCAAGAACCCCAAGAAAGTTCTGCCAACAGGTATCAAGCCTTTTGATGAAACTATGCCAATGGGATTAGATCCAGGTTCTCTTACTCTTATTGTTGCAGATGTTGGTGGTTTTAAGTCTGCGACTATGATTAACATAGGACTGAACGTATGTAAGCTTAACAATGAAAATGTACTTTATGTTTCTCTTGAAATGCCCAAAAACAGACTTATGCAGAGATTGATTTCAAGAGAATCTGGCGTTGATTCAGAAAGAATAAGCAAGCCAGATTTGTTGAAACCAGAAGATAAGATGAAGATCAAAACGGCTGCCGAGTCGTTCAAGATGATAAGCTCCAAGTTTGCTATTCTTGATGCTCAAGAAAGAATGACAGTATCAAAGATTAGAGCCGAGCTAGAGAAGCGTAAGCATTTCTTCAAGCCTCGCGTTGTTATTGTTGACTATATCTCTATTCTTAGTCCAGAGACTTGGTATCAGAAGCTCGCTGAACACAGTTGGTATGGTCAGATGTGCAAGGATCTTCGACAGCTTGGGCGCAAAATGGGTTTTGGCGTTGTTTCGGCTGTTCAGTTGAACAGAGAAGCGATTAAGTCTCTTCGCAACCAAAAGGACGGCAAACAAACTGTTGGTTCGGATGCGCTGAGGGGTTCTCACGACTTCTCTGCTGATGCAGATAACATCTATGTTCAGTTTCCTCATCCAGATCAACCTAAAGAAAAGCTTTACTTGTTCTGTGTCAAGTCAAGATACGGCTCAACCATGTTTGGCAAGTTCCGTAACGAAACAAAGGCAACTCTTGAGGTTCATGCGAGCATTGGAAAAGTTTCGGCACCTATTGATTTGAATATCTCTGCCTATGGTATAGATCCAGAAGTTTCGGAGTTCATCAAGAAAGCGGATGACGGCATACCAAAAAATCCAGACTTAGATTTGTCTTTCGATCCGACACCCCCTCCAGCGCCGCTAACAAAGAAGCCTAAATCATCCCAAAAGGCAGAAGACTTCTTCTGAAACTATAGATGAGCTTTATTCTTGACACTATAGCTAAGTCAGCAAAAATTACAGACTATCTAACGTCTAAGGGCATACGCTGCGCGAGTCAAGATGGTGATAGACTGAGATATCGTTGTCCTTTGCCAGGACATAACAATGACAACACTCCATCATTCTTTGTCTATGACAAGCCTGATAGGCAGGATTTTTATTGTTATGGATGCAAACACGCTGGCAGCATTATTCAGCTTGTTGCTGCATATGAACAGATATCAATAAAAGATTCAATCAAGAAACTTTCCGCTGGCTTGAATATCAACATCGACGATGTTCTCGATTCATTGCTTAGGGAAATAATCATCACTATCAATTCTGACGAAAAGACAGATAAGAGCGAGTCTATACTCGCTGCGTCTCTTTTCATCGGAGTTCATATGCATGACTTTCTGGTTAGAGTGAATTTTGATAAAGAGGAACTAGACATAGCCGAAAAGGTCTTTTCTTTAACTGATAGTTTGGTTCTAATACAGAATCTTGAAGAGCTTGAGCAATTGTCTAATGCATTGCCTAAGAGAACTAAGCAAAGGTATCTTATGTATATTGAAAAAATGAAGCAGGAAGAGATACAAAACATTCGTAACTTGAGGGCTTATGAAAAGTAATTATGAGCTTCATAATGTTGACTGCAAGGAACTGCTCACTGATCCAGTTTCCTTGGTATATCTTGACCCTCCCTATAGTTGCGAGTCTGAGGATATTTACTATGGTGTTGGTGATACTTTTGAGGGTTTTCTTGCTTACATGAAGGACAGGCTATTCAATATCAAGAAACTTATGAATCCAGATGCCAATATACTTGTGCATATGGACGGGAAAGCAATTCACTACATAAAGGTGATAATGGATGAACTTTTTGGACGGGATAATTACAGGAACGAAATCATATGGTGCTTTAGTAATCCTGCAAGCGCTAAAAGATGGCTCCCTCGCAAGCATAATACGATCTTATGGTATGGAACAGGAAACTACGTCTTCAATCAGCCAAGAATTCCGTATAAGACCAAAATGCATGTTGGCGGTGATGCTGCCTGGTCCAAGGACAAGATTCCTTGGGAGCATTACGAAAAGAGGGGAAAATTGCTTGAGGATTGGTGGATTGACATTCCTGCGATATGTCGAAACGAGCCAGAGAAAACTGGGTATGCGACACAGAAGCCGTTAAAACTGATGCAGCGAATTGTTGAAACCTGGAGCAATCCTAAAGACAGAATACTCGACCCCTTTTGTGGCAGTGGTTCTTTTCTAGAAGCAGGATTGAGCTTAGATAGATTCGTGGTTGGAAGCGACAAAAACTCAAAAGCAATCGAAATAACTAGATCACGGCTTGATGCAGTAAAAGTTGATATTCTTTTGGAGTAAATATGAGCGTTTTGAATACAGTAATGCTTGATGATGTTCTTGATGGTCTTGCTAAAATACCAAGCAATAGCGTTCACCTTGTTTTTTCTTCTCCGCCTTATAACATTCAGCTTGAAGGTTATCGTAATCGTAATGATGATGATCCATACAAGGTTTATGTTGATTGGTTGAAAAAGATATTCGTAGAGAGCGAAAGAATACTTGTCAATGGAGGCAGGCTTGTTATCAACATAGATTCAGTTAGGAATAGGCAAGATGATGATGAGTATATGAGGCCAATATACGGCGATCTGGTTAATATTGCAAGAGAAATTGGGCTGAAGTTTAGGACCGAAATTTGTTGGTACAAGCAGAACTGGTCTGGTAGAGCTACAGCTTTCGGTTCCTATATGTCTTGTTCTAACCCTGCAATTAGAAGAAATCATGAATACGTTCTTGTTTGGTCAAAAGGCGACTGGAAGCTTGAGGGAGATCAAGAGCTTTCAGACATGACTCCTGAAGAGTTTCAAGAATGGACTTTCAGTACATGGTTTATTCAGCCAGAAACAAAAAATCACAACGATCATCCCGCTCCATTTCCTGAAGAGCTTGCCACAAGAATTATCAAACTTTTCTCATATAGAGGTAACACGGTTGTTGACCCCTTTATGGGAACAGGAACAACTGGTTTTGTAGCCAAGATGCTTGGCAGAAACTACATTGGAATAGATAATTCTGAGAAAGATGTTAAGTACGCTATTGAACGGATTAACTCTTTTGACGATATACTTGCTAGCGACTATGTTCCTCGTTCTCAGAGAATCGCTCAGGTAAAAGAGCGAAATGGTAATAAGGAAGAACTGCCGCAAGAGGACATTCTTAATGGAAGTTGAGTTTGATGTTCAGTTCAATGATTTAACTATGCTTGAAGCGAATGGTCGCTTCGACAAAGTTTGTGAAATAATGTCTTCTGATATAGCTAAAACGGGCGCTGAAGGCAAGAAAAAAGACTGGATGATTAGGTCAACAGTCACTATTATGAGTCCATTTGGCTATGTTGGTATGATTTGTCATTTCTACAATACTGGCAAAGTATATATTGCTGAATACTACCCGTCTACTAGAGATCTTCACAATCAAGATATACGGTTTCTGACCTACTGGGCAAACGAATATGGTTGGAAAACGCCAGAGCCTTTGCCTTCGGTTGTTGATGCTTGGCTTCCCTTTTGGAAGAAAGAGTGGGAAACCTATATTGTTGATTCTGATCATTTAGATAAGAAGTTTGGAACTAGACTGGATAGAGAGTTTGATTCAGCCACTAGCGACGATAATGACGATAACAGTTGATATGGGTTTTTCTTGTCCATTTTGCGGTTCTCAGAATGCTGAAAGAGACAATGTTTATGGAACCATTTGTTATGGTTGCGAAAAATACATTCCTCCAGAAACTAAGCCCAAGTTTGTCAGGGAACATGAAGAAAAACTCGTTGTAGCGCAAAACATCATAAGAGAGTATTTGCGAAGAAAGATATTAGGGGAAACACATGGCAATAAAGTCGAACAAAAAGATTGACTTCGAATACGAATTTGAGTCTAACGATCACCCGTATTCTATTACTCTTCGCTTTCATAGCAGCGAGGAGTATGGTCCAACCATAACGGTCCTTTCCGAAGAAGGGGAACCTGCAATCAGTTTTCCTGCTGGAATGTTCTCCGAAGTTTCAGATTTTCTTGTTGAACAAGGAATCATTGAAGGAAGACGTTCTCTGCCAGCGCCTGCTGCTCCGCAAAGGCTTCCAAAAACAACAGCAGCACCAGTCTCTCGCACTCCCCTTCCTAGACCCAATATTGCTGTTGCTAAACCCAAAGTGAATCCACTGAAAGTTGGCAACAAGCAAATCAAAAATGTTGTAGAAGTAGATCTTGAGGAAGATAGCGGCGAAGATTTTGAAGATGCTCCCGAAGATATGCAAGACCTATTAAAACAGGAACAAGAGCGAATTCAAGGCATTCAAGATAGCATAGAAGGAGCTATTCCTATGCAAACTCTTTCTAATACAGCAAATCAAGTGCAGCTTACAGAAGAAGAGGCTCAGTCAATCCTGTCTGAAAGACAGAAAGCTCTTTCAAAAGCCAAGCCGCAGGAAAAAGTCATTCGTAAGAAATGAACAACTATAAGTGCAAACTAATCCCGCTTGATAGACTGCCAATTGGCCCAATGGGTCCAATTGTTCCTCTTTGTAATAACTGCGAAACAAAAGATTGCTCTAATCCAATAGAGCCAGTTAGTGTCACCGTATTTGGCTCAAAGGTAAACTGGAAGGTTTACAAGAAAAAAGGCGGAGCATCAATAGTTGCTCAGTGTGAAGGTTATAGTAGATAATGCCATTCTATGAGTATGAAATCCTCGATGACAAAGGCGAGCCAACTGGTGAACGCTTTGAGATTTTGCAGAAAATGAGCGATGAAGCTCTAGTAAAGCACCCTGAAACAGGCAAGGCTGTTAGGCGTGCTATTTCGGCCCCATCGGTTAGAGATGGCAGACCAGCTTGGGAAAGATGCTCTGATGTTCGAGATCATATACGCAAGACTAAGCCAAAGTGGGTTAGCGACAAAACCAAAGGCATTCGAGAAAGATTCGATCCGAGAAAGCATGGCTAACCATGAGATACGTTCGTAAGCAAATGACAATTCAGGTTATTGCTGATGAGCAAGTTGAAGACAAAGAAGCCATTAGAACTTTGCTTCAAAACTTCCATAAGGCAAGAACTGATATTTCTATCTCGTACAGGCGAGATGCCCATTCTATGCCTACATCTCACGAAAGGGTCAGGATAAACCTTGTATCCGAAGATACCTTTGATCTGACTGTTATCAATTCAACTCACAGCTTGGTTGTTAAGAAAGTTCCTATTGAGAATATTGACTATATAAGCTCAACGGTTTCTCCATCTGAAATCTTTATGAAGAAAGAGACAGTCAACAAGGGAGACACTCTGGATTTGTCGTAGAGTGTTTCGCAAAAGGCTGTTCGGTACAATGACGAATTGGTACTATGAGCAGAACGATAACCAATGCGGATTTTGTGCATCTTCACAACCACTCGGAATACTCGTCTTTTGACGGGCTGAATAAGCTTTCAGGATTTGCTAAATCTGCAAAAGAGATGGGATTCAAAGCCCTAGCCTTAACTGACCACGGAAATATCGGTGGAGCAGTCAAGTTCATTCAATCTTGCTGGAATGACAAAGAAAAGAACTTTGACATCAAGCCTATTGTTGGATGCGAATTCTACTTATCCAAAGACAGAAACCTTCGCTTTACTGAAAAAAGAGAAGGTACTAAAGTTATCAAAGGCCAAACAGAGGGTCGCAAGGGTAATAGACACCTTGTGTTGATAGCCAAAAACTGGAAGGGGTGGCAGAATCTTTGCGCCCTTTCTCAGCAGTCTTGGACAGAGGGATGGTATATTGACCCTCGTATTGACCTTCCGCTTCTTGCCAAGCATAGCGAAGGTCTTATGTGCAACTCAGCTTGCTTGAGCAGCGTAATCAACGCAAACATTCTTCATGGTAGAGTTGAAGAGGCAAGGAAAGCTGTTGGCATCTTCAAGGACATCTTCAAGGAAGACTTCCATTTGGAAGTTATGTATCATGGCATTGATGCAGAAGCTATGATCATTCCAGATATCATTAAAATCGGAAAGGACATGAACGTTCCGATTATTGCTACCAATGACTGTCACTACTGCAAGAAAGAACACGGACTCTCGCAAGAAATTCTTATGTGCATGTCTACAAGTAGATGCTTGCACGATCCAAAGCACTTGCATTTCCCTTACCATGAATTTTACATGAAGTCAGCCGCTGAGATGGCTGTTATGTTTGGTTCTCATCCAGAGTTCTTGCTGAATACCGTAACTGTTGCTGACAAGGTTGACGCAAAGGACATTTGGACCAATATGAATTCAGGCATGCGTTTGCCTAGGTACAAAATGCCGGAAGGGTTTGCTTCTCCGTTTGACTATCTTTCTCACCTTTCATGGGAGGGAATGAAGAAATTGGGATGGGATAGAAGCCCTCCGCATGTTGAAAGACTTAAGCGAGAACTTGAGGACGTAAGAGTTGCTTGGGAAAATAACAAGTATGACTTTGCGACTTATTTCTTGATCGTTAGAGACTACATACAGAAAGCTAAGGATCAGAACATCCTAACAGGGTGTGGTCGAGGTTCTGGTTATGCTAGCGTTCTTCTTAGAGCTATAGGCATTTCTTACGGACCAGATCCTTTGAAGTATGACTTGATTTGGGAACGATTCCTTGGTTTTGATGATAAGTATTTCGTTCAAGAACAAGATTTCTTTGGCGAAGAAGTAGCAGTTCCAGCTATTGAAGAGGTTGTTAATACCGAGTTGTTTGAAGACCGAGATGTTACTGAGGATGCTGGCGGAGTTGATAGGTATTGAAATGATGATTCAAGTTGACAAAAGCATCAAAGGAAAAGAGGCTTCTCGCTTCCGAGAGGAAGACTTCGAGTGCGATGTTCTTGCTAAGATGGCTGTATTTAGTCTTCTTCACAGACTTGGAGCCAAGAATCTGATAGCAGAGGCAGGTTCAGAAAGAGATTTACCCTATCATAGGGATATTGAATGCGATTTAGGCGGCAAACACCTTATCATAAGCGCAGAGATAAAGCATAACTGGGCGTTTGGTAATGGGTACTTCCCGTTTGATACAGTTAATGTACTTAACAGGAAGAGTAAGGAAGCGAACTCAAGAAATAGGTTTACAACCTTTGCTCTTTGCAGCGAAGATCTTAAGGGAATCGCTATCATAAAGTATGAAGCTTATGACCCGCTGAATCCTGTTCTTGAAAATACAAGAAGAGGACCGGATTATGTTCGAAAAGTTCCCATTTCCGATGCTAAGTTTTATCGACTTGTGGATTACAGAAAAAACACTTGGGAGATCCTTGGCGAGGGGAGAGAATGGCAGACACTATCATAAAAAGAATAGGCGGTAAAGTGAAAATTCGTAAATGGATAATCAAACACTTGCCTGCTCATACCGTATACTGCGAGCCATTTGGCGGAAGTTTTGCGGTTGGGTATGGCATGCCTAAACCCGACGACAAATACAGAATGATCTATAACGACCTGGATGGTCATGTATGGAATCTATTTAGAGTTATTAGAGATCATAGGGACGAGTTCTTAAGCGCAGTTGTTACGACCCCTTATAGTAGAAGAGACTTTGATCTTGCCAACGAGTATATTGAAGGCGATAAAGATTTCTTGAAAGAAAACCCTGTTGAATGGGCCAGAAACTATCTCATCTATAACAGACAGTGCATGTTTGGTAAGGAAGATGGTTCATGGTGTGTTTCTAGAACTGGCGAGAACATTTGTCTAACTTGGGCAAGATTGCCTCCTCTTATTGAACAATGCGCAGCTTTTCTTCGCCATGTTTACATAGAGAATCTTGACTACGAAGATTGTATGAGAAAATGGGATTGTCCAGAAGCTCTTTTTTATCTTGACCCTCCTTACAAAAATGTTGAAAAGAACTTCTATCATGTAAACAAGAAAAAGGGATTTGATCATAAAGAGATGGCTGGTGTTGTAAAATCAGTCAAAGGCAGTTGTGCAATCTCGTATTACGACAGCGAAGCTATTAGGCAGCTTTATCCTGAAAAGGAAGGTTTTGCTTACTATAAAAAGTCTGTAGCAAAAAGCATGCAAACAGAAGAAGAGAAAGACAGAGAGATTGAATTGCTCATTGTTAAGAAAAGTTCCTATGCCGAAAGGCACGGGGTTGAATCAATGTGTTTTGGAGAATAATATGGGCTATCATCGTAGACATATCACAAAGGGCAAGTATGGCGAGATATCTAAGATTGTAGAAGAGCTTCAAGAGCTTCAGGACGCAGAAGAACAGGGCAATAAGATTATGGCTCTCGTTGAGCTTTCTGATTTAGTCGGAGCCATACAGGGTTATTTGAGTTTTAGACTTCCTGCTTTCACTATCGAAGACCTTATTAAGATGTCTAATGCAACGAGATCTGCGTTTATGGACGGGAGTAGACAATGAGTAGATTTCCCTTGATTGATTATGATGCCGTCAATATGGCTATTCGTTACTACGAAGATATTGCGGAATACAAGTACATTGAAGTTCCTTGGGTTGTTTCCAAAAGAGCCTTATTAGTTACTCTTCCAACCTGTATAGAACCAAATTCGATTCGAGAAGAAGAAATGGTTGCTTCTGGTGAACAATCGTTTTTGCAGATGATTCTTAATCAAGAACTGCCTCCGGGCAAATACTGTTGCGCAACTCCATGTTATCGAAAGTTTGACGGACTCAAGAAAGATGGCTTGCATTTTTCTCAATTCTTCAAGGTTGAGTTAATCAATACGCTTGCTCAAGATTTTAGCGAGTTTGGTCTTGGCGACATGATACATGATGCTATGGCGTTTATGGGTAGCGTTATTACTGATGAGCTTGACTTTGTTCAAACAGAAGATGATCCAAGACATGAGTGCGATACGTTTGTGAACTACGATGTTGTCACTAGCAAAGGTGTCGAATTGGGTTCTTATGGACTGAGATCTCATCCTAGTTGCGGCAGATGGATGTACGGAACAGGAGTTGCTCTTCCGAGATTGTTTCACTAAATGGCGGGCTAAATGATTGACTACAAAATAGTTGTCGAAGCAATTTCATTTTATGAAAAACATGGATATAAATACATAGATGTTCCTTGGAGTGTTTCTAAGGAAGCGATGTTGATTACCTGTCCTAAGCTTTTTACTGAAAAGGATGTTCTTGAATGCAATCCAAGCATGTTTGTAACATCTGGCGAGCAGTCATTTCTTGAAATGATTTTAGATGACAAACTTCATGAAGGTAAATATTGCTGCGCAGTTCCGTGTTTTCCTTCTAGTGTTAATTCGAAAGATGGATTGTATTTTCTAGACTATTTCAAAGTAGAACTCATAAGCTATTATGAATTGGGTCAGCATTCGTTTGACTTAAGAAGGCTTTTCTTTGTGGAAGAAATGGCTAATTTATGTAGAAGTTTTATGCAAAATTATCGTAATGAAAACATTCAGCTTGTTAAAAACATAGATAATGAACTTTACCATAATTCTGGAACAGAATATTCTTGTGATTTAGAAATATCGGAAAAGAATTTCAAACTAGGTTCTTATAGTCTAAAATATAGTAATCAACAAAAAAGATGTTCTAATCAAAATAATCAAATTGGGTATTGGGTGTACGGCCCTGGCGTTGTTTTGCCCAGAATAACAACGGAGAATGTAAATGTCAACAATTAAAGAAGAAATTCTAGAAGCTATTCAAGATAAGTCGTTACTTCCTCTTGTTCAAGAAGAGCTTGAAAAGATGGAAAAAACTGAAGGGCTTGATGAAAAGCCTATTCTTCAGAAGTTTCATGGACTATGGAAAAACTCTGCTGGCAAAAAGGGCAAGAGAAATGAGATCAACTCATGGACCGCTTATGCTCTTGGAATGACTGACAAAAAGCCAGACGAAGGTTCTTCGTTCTTGCAGAAGCGTCGAGCTTTTGCCCGTAAGGGCTTTCCCGATATTGATTCAGATTTCGATTATGAGCATCGAAACGAAATCTATAAGTACATTATTGATACATACGGAAGAGAACACGTTGGAAACATAGGAACGTATTCTGGCCTCAAGATGAAGAGCTTCGTTAGAAGGGTCATCAAGGCTGTTGATCCAGAAAGAACTTTCTTCAAAGGTCATGATCAGTGGAAAGTTGAAACAAATGAGTTGGGAAATGAGATTCTTGACTCACTCCCTGAGCAATATGGAGCCTTTTTGAAGGTTAAGGATCAGGATGGCAATGAACATGCAATCAAAACTGTCGAGGACGCTTACAAGTGGTGCAAGAATTTTCGTTACTACGTTGACAAATACCCAGATATCCTCACTCACTCTCGCAATATCGAGGGATTACTTTCTACTTTCGGAGTGCATGCTGCCGGTATTGTTATTTCGAATGAGCCTCTATCAAGCATAGCGCCGCTTCGCCAGACCAAGATTGTCAGCGAAGACGGCGAAGAAAATGATGGGCCTAAGTATACATTTGCTACTCAGTTTGAGTACAACGATCTTGAATTGCTTGGTCTTATCAAGTTCGATATTCTTGCTCTTAGTACCCTTTCTGTTATCAACCATTGTTGCAGGCTTGTAAAAGAGAACTATGGTATAGATATTGACGTTTACGATTTGCCTCTAGATGATCGAAAGACGTTTGATCTCTATAAGAGCGGTCAGCTTGTCGGAGTGTTCCAGTGCGAAGAGCATGGAATGCAAAAGACAATGGTAAACATGGGAGTTGACTCTCTTGATGATATCATGGCAGGTATAGCTTTGTACCGTCCCGGCCCTATGGAGTCAGTTCCTACTTACTGCAATCGTAAGCACGGTGTCGAACCAATAGATTACTTCCATTCTTCTTTGAGGAAGCATATTGAGCCATATCTCAAGAAGACGTATGGACTGCTTGTTTATCAAGAACAGGTCATGCAGATATGCAACGCTGTTGCAGGCTTTTCGATCCCTGAAGGTTACGTTGTTATCAAAGCTATTGGTAAGAAGAAGCCAGAACTGCTTGCAAAGTATCGAGCTAGATTCATTTCTGGCGCGCAAGAAAACGGTATAGATGGTAAAGTTGCCCAAGACTATTGGGATAGAGTCATCATGCCGTTTGCGGATTACGGCTTCAATAAGGCTCACGCTTGTTGCTATGCGTACAATTCTTACATTACAGCATACCTGAAGGCCAATTATCCAGAAGAATTTCTTACTGCTTATCTCAATGTTGAAATCGGTAGGTCAAAGTATGAAAAGGTAGAATCGTTGGAAAAGATGGCTAAGGAAATGAATGTAGAGATTCTTCAGAGACATATCAACGATTGTAAGGCTAGATATTACATTGCATCTAAGGCAGATCCGTCCAATGGAGTTCCTAAATCGCAAATTATGCCTTCTTTGAAGTGTAAAGGCCTTAGTGATGCGGCTGTTGAGAATATCGAAAAGAATCAGCCTTATACGAGTTTGAAAGACTTTGCAGAAAAGACAGATACGAAGGTTGTTGATACGAAAGCTGTAGAATCTTTACTGGCTGCTGGTTTCTTTAAGCCAAAGCAGGGAAGAGGTAAATCAAAGGATGATATCATGAAAGAGTTTACCATCATTCGAGAAGACCTCAAGAGAGCTAGGAAAAAAGGCGTTGAAGCCGGCGATATGTTTGGGTGAATCAGTAGACAGATTAAATGTAGTAGTCGATCTCAAGATACAAATGGAGCATAATCATGTCAGATAAAGCAAATGAAGTAGCGAAAACAAGAAAATCAACAATCCGCAAAGTTATCATGCGGAAGTACAATACTGCAAAATATGAGACAATGGATATCACTGTCGATCATCAGCATGAGATTGAGTGGGATTCTATTGATACCCTTAGAAAGAAGAGCGATAATTTGACTACGCTTGTTACTCAAGATTTTGATGAAACAGCGAAGAAGGTCTTCGAGGAACTCAAAATGACAAGTTTTGCAGCAACGATGAATTCTGCTGAACCATCTCGTCGTGGATTATCTGCTGAAGAAAAGCAAGACTTTGACAAGTTGGGTTGAAATATAAGGATGAAGTAATGACATTGCCAATTCAAGACCAACTAGATGCAATATTCGCTATTCCTAAAGATGGTTCAAACATCAAGGAAGAAGCAGACGACAGCCAAGAAACTTCTTATGCAGAAGTTATAGTGGCTGATGAAAAAGTTGCCTTTGAGCAAAAGGCACAGAAGGTTAAAGAACAATTGGCAAAAGACGCACCTCCAGTTAATGTGGTATACGCTTCTAAGACGGAGGAAAAGGTCAATGTTCAATCCCAACCAGCCTCACCAATCCCAGTCCCAGCAGCCCCAACCCCAGCCCCCAAAGACGAATTCGAAAAAATACTCACACAGTCAATTCGTCCTGAATTCACTGTCCCTGAAGAGGTACAACCCGTGGTGTCGCAACCGAATAATGCTGATCTCGATTCAGAGCATATCGAGGAAGAAAAGGTTACTGTCCAGAATGGCGATCATATAACTTCGTCAGTTTTGTATGACCAGAAACCAGATTCTGATGGATGGTGTCTTACGGCTCCATCTCCGATGTTCAATCGCTTCTATGAAGAGAAATCTTCTTTCATTCGTCATATAACGAAGAATGGTCGTCCTATTGATATTGATAAGCTCACTGCTGAACTAACATCTTCCACGGTAAGTACAAATGTAGAGCTTACTGATATGAGGGGTATGGCGGATAAGCTTACTCGTATTCAAGATCTTCTTGATCGAGTTGTTCATATCAAGATACAAGCAACAAGTCAATGCGCTGCTGCTAAGCGAGGAGTTGAATTACTCAGAGGCGTACTCGCTAAAGTGACATATGAAAAGCCAGCAGCAAGGCAAGATGGCGTTATTTACGACCATATGAAAGACATTGAGATGTATGCATCTCGTCTTGAGTCTCTTGAACAAAACGCTAAAGATGTTTACCACAATCTTCTTGAGGCTAAAGAAATTTTGAGCCGCAAAATTAGTATTGCTCTTGAGCTTGTTAAGGAACAGAATAGAACAGAAGGGCTTGAGAGTAAGTTCAATAGTTTGCCGGAAAGTGCTAAGAAAGCAGTTGTTCAAGCCTCTTCAACTCCAAGTCGTCTAGCAAATGAAGGTTATGACAGACTTGAAGTTCAGGAGGCGGTAAAAACTGCGGCCTCAAAGCCAAAAGATGCACCAAAAAAATCTGGACAACTTCCGTGGTTAGATTGAAGGAATTCGGCGCAAATAGCCGAAATATAAGTATCCCAAAACAGAGTTTTAGAGAAAGGAGCATAATGACAAACAGTAAACGAATAAACAACAGCAATTATTGAAAAGAATGGTTTGATTTTAGGTTTTTAATGTGTTATTAGACAGAGTGTTGAGAGAATGAGAGTTTCTGAGCGTTTCAGAGATTTTTCGAAGAAGACGTAGCAATAAACAAGACGAACTCCAATAGTTTTTAGAGTTCAGAGTTAAGGAGATATCCAATGGGATTGATTGAATGGAATGACGTTGAGACAGGTTCTAGAGCGGGTGGTAAGGGCGGAGCGGGTGGAGGTAATGACAAGTTCTTGAAACTTGAGCCGGGCAAGACCTATCAGGTTAGGCCGGTCGGAAACCCCTGTACGTTTCACGCATATTGGGTAGCGTCCCCAGAAAATCCAAAGCGCTTCAACAGAGCGATTACGGACGACCCACAAAACTGCATTATTAGGCAGAAGTATAACCAAGAGGCGAAGACTCGTTACGCCGTCAATGTTATTGACCGCGCCGATGGTAAGCTGAAGGTAATGGAAGCTCCAAGCTCCGTTTTCGATGCTATCAAGGCATGGGCAAAGGCTGTCGGACAAGATCCGGGAGCTAGGGCTGGCGCTGACTTCCAAATCTCGGTTGTAGTTCCGCCTGGCGGAGATAGGAAGCGCACGGAGTACAAGACGACTCCAATGCTTCAGACTCCGTTCACTGATGCTGAGCGAGCAATGCTGAAGGAAAAGGGTCTTTATGATCTCGAAGAGATTTATAAGGCAACTCCTCAGTCTGAGATTGAGGCTAAGCTTTACGGTCCTACTAAGACCGCAACAGCCGCCCCAGTAGCAGCCGTTGCAGCAGCCGTTACTACAGCAGCCCCAGCAGCTAGGCGTCCCACAAACGACACTAGCGACCTTGGCTTCTAAACAATGTAATAGTCACTGAATGACACGCCGTGGTTGACCGTAGCCACGGCGTTTTCATTCCGACACTTAAAGTGTAAAGGAGATACAAATGACAAAGAAAAGAGATACAGCAATTTCGAATTTTGAGGGTTTTGAATTTGGTAGCGAAGGCAATCCAACTGAGTTCATTCCAACTGGTCATGCGGAACTTGACTATATCATCTCAAGCGGGCTTCTTAGCGGAGATGAAAACGAAATAAAGACAGGCGGACTACCAACGGGTAAGCTTGTTATGTTTTATGGAGGCGAAGGAGCAGGTAAATCTTCGTTGGCCTATGCTGTTTGCGGAGCAGCGCAGAGAATGGGAAAAATCCCGATTTGGGTTGACGTTGAGAATTCCTTTAGCGAGTCTTTGGCAAAAATCAACGGTGTTGACCTTGCTAAGATTGGCCGAAAGAATATGTTCTCAAGGAAAGCAATTGATCCAAAGAAAAATACGAAAGAATCAGCAACGACTGCCGACATCATAGGCGATGGTGAATTTGCTCTAGATGCAGTTATGGATGCTTGTCGTAAGGGGGCAGGCGTTGTTGTCTTGGATTCTATTGGAGCGCTAGTTCCTAGATATGTTATGGAAAATGATGCTGATAAAGACACGATGGCCGCTCTTGCTCGACTGCTAGGTAAGACTGTCAACAAGATTTGTAGCCTTGCTGCCGCAAACAACACGCTTGTGATCTTTATCAATCAGCTTCGCATTAATCCTGGAGCAATGTTCAAGAATCCAGAAGGCTATCCTGGTGGCAAGGCTATCGCTCATGCATGTTCAGTTATTCTGAAACTCAATAAGGTAAACGCAAAAGATGCTTATACTTACATTGAAGATGACAATGGTGAGCAGAAAATGATTGCAGGCGCTGCCAATGCATTCATCGAGAAGAACCGTTTCGCTCCTCCTCACTTTGGTGGTATTCGTATTCCGATTTATTACGAACACTACTTCCCTCAAGTTGAAGAAACAGCATTTGAGTGCGGTCGTCAGACTAAACTTATTAGCATTCGCAATAAGGTCTATAGTTGGGGCGGTATCAAGGTTGAGGGTAAGAAAGCGTTTGTTGCTGAGCTTGTGAAGCAAGGAAAAGTTGATGAATTGGTTATGGCGATCAAGGAAGCAGCAGATGAAACTGATGTTGTTCTGCCAGCAGCAATGTTGAACTATGAGAAGCATATTGCCTTTGCTCAGCAGCACAAAGAAAAGCTGGAAAAGGGCAAGAAGTCTGCTCAGGGCAAGAAGAGTAAGGCTGAAGAAGTTGCTGAAGTTATAGGTGAAGAATCAGATGCAGATAGCAAGGTGAATGAAAGCGAAGGAGAAGTCGAAGTCGCCGATAACGTTGAGTTATGATAGTTCATTTCCCCGAAGTCGAACGTAAAGCAATCGCTGAACTTGCCCAGCGAACCTTGTGGGAAGAAAACACGGAAGATGTTGCTGAGGCTCTCAAGTATTTGAGAGAAACACGGGGTCTTTCAGATGAAACAATCAAGGGCTTTAGATTCGGGTATTATCCGCAACGTTTGAAGAAGCAAGGGCATGATTGGGCCGGAAGGCTCATCATGCCATTATACGACCAAAATAACAATCTCATTGTACTTACGTCAAGAGATTTTCGCTACAAAGATGGACCAGGAATGCCTCATTTACATGAGGAATTTGACAAAAAGTTCTATATGTTTGGCATGGATGTAGCGAAACCTAACATCATCAAACATCAGAAAACTATTGTTGTTGAAGGGCAGTTTGATACGGCTTGCTCTCATACTTTTGGTTTTGATATAACTGTTGGGATTTTGGGTAGTGCTTTTAGCATGTACCATCTTAGCGTTTTGTCGAGATACTGTAGTGATATCTTTCTTGTTTTTGATATGGATAGCTCTGGTTTTCAGAACCTATCCCGTTCAATGGCAATGTACAAGACTTATGGTTTAGAAGGAATGGGAATACGATTTATCCCAGTTCTTCTTCCATCTCTTAAAGATCCTGATGAGTTCTTACGAAAAATTGGACCGACCGAATATCGCAAACTGTTAGTGGAAGCGAAACAAAAAACAATTAAACTGGGTTCTTCTGCATATTACATTGAACTTTGCAAGAGCAACCCTCAGATACGAATAGAAGCAAAGAGATAAGGAAACAAATGCCTCCTGTTGCACAATCACCTGAAGTAGTCAACGTACTCAATGTACTCAATACATATCTAAAATGGAGCAACCTTAACGGTCCTCCAAGAGGTTATGAGCATTATCACCCGTCGTCTTTTGGCGGCTGCTTGAGGAAGGTTCAATACCAGCGATACGCTGATATGGGTCTTGTTCATCCCCATAAGGAAGAAATGGACCCAAAGACTCTTCGTATCTTTGATACAGGTCATAGTATGCACGCTCGTTGGGCTGGTTACTTTGAGAAGATTGGAATTCTTCGCGGAGTATGGGAATGCACAAACCCTTCATGCTGGCAGTGTGATGATCAAGGGCAATTTCTAGCTCATGAACCTAGTTATGCCAGCATTCACAGCCATGATAAACCAAGGAAATATGGCAAAGATAATAAGCTTGGATGTTTCAAACCAGAAAAGTGCGCATGCGGTAATGCTAATTTTCATTATCACGAAATAACCGTTGAGGACAAAGAGCTTAATTTCCGAGGTCATTGCGATCAGATTCTTGATTTCTCCAATTTTGATCCGTCCATGTTTAGCAAAGGAAATCCTGTTGATGTTCTCTTCCGAACGGAAGACCTTCCAAAGAAACCTATTGTGCTTGATATGAAGAGTATCAACTCTTTTGGCTTCAAGAGCAAGCTTGAGCATGGTCCTTCGCTAGTCTATAGGACTCAGCTTGTTATTTACTGCAATATTCTTGACTTAGAATATGGAGTTTTGATATACGAAAACAAAGACGATTCTTCAACCAAGATATACAAAGTTGATCGTAATCCAGATATGTGGAGCATCATCAAGAGACAAGCGGAGCATATGAACGACATGGTTCCTGATCAGTTAGTTCCCCCTCCTCGTCCTCTTTCCAAGGATGATTATGAGTGTAGGTATTGCGAATTTCAGTCGATGTGTCATAGGGGAAAGATCTGGGACGATCCAGACCTCCTAAGAAAAAGGCTGAAGTTTTATGGTGTACTTGAATAAGGGGTTCTATTATGACTACGAATAACCATGATGATGTAACAATTCTCAAGGTTAAAGGCGAGGGAGCTTTTCAGGATGATGCTTCTCGTAAAGAGTATGTCAAAAGTCTTGCGTCAGCAGTTATGACTGTAATTTCTAAACACGGACATGCTAAGCTGAAAACTGTTGGAGCATCTTCTGGTAACAATGCATGGAAAGCAATTATCATTGCCAGAGGCGAAGCTGCAAAAAAGGGAACAAATCTTGTGGTTGAGCCATCATTTGATACCGCATCATTCGATGGTGGAGATAAGACCGCAATTGTTCTAAAAGTTGGACCACGATAAGGAGATGTCAAATGTTAGATGAAGAAGTAGGAATGTCGTTTCTGAAATTGAATGGGCTGCTCAATGGTACAGAAGTTTTGTCGGATAAGTATGAAATTGAGCAAGTTCTTAGCGCTATGCAACAAATGGAGCGCAAAGTTGAGTTTTTGAAAGAACTAAAGAGAAGACGAGTTGCTTTGATTGACGAGCAGATTGCTGCTGAACAGGTCAATATTGAAAAACTCGAAGAGTCAATCAAAAATTGCATGGCAGCAAACAAAGCCAAATCTCTCGACTTCCCAGGAGTCGGAAAGGTTGCCCTTCGTAACACAAAGGGAACATGGACGATTAGTGACGAAAACGGCCTCAAGGCTCATCTTGAATCGTTGGGCAAGTTTGATGAAGTATCTGAAGAAAGCTGGCGATTCAAGAAGAAAGATCTCAACAAACTTCTTGACGAGTTGCAGGCTAATAACAACACATCAACCTTTGTAACTAAAGAGCCTGACAGAGTTTCTTTGTCTGTTTCGTATCCAAAGGAAGAAGTCACTCCTGTGACGGTAACAACTTCTGCTCCTCCTGCTCCTCTTGTTTCTGTTTCACCTCCTGCCGGGACTTATGATAAGCTAGAAATCTAATGTCAAGAGCGATTCTTGTAATTGGGCCTCAAGGTTCGGGATCGTCGGCTATTGCAGGCGCGATGCATTCTCTTGGCATTAGTATGGGCGCAAACCTAAAAGGCGCAAGTGCTTTGAATCCGAAAGGACATTTTGAATGTCTAGTATTTGAAAAACTGGCTTTGAGATGGAATGAAAAGGAAGAAGAAATTGCCTCTAATTTGTCTCAGGTACAGGAGGCTTTTAGAGAATATGTTCTTGCAAGAAACAAAGAAGGAGTTTGGGGTCTTAAAATGCCCCTTATGATTAGCTTTGTCCCTTTTATTGTTCCGTTTGTTGATGAATGCCGCATGGTTTCTATTGACAGACCAGCAGAAGCTTGTATAAAGAGTTCAATGGTCAAGTATCCCTCTCTTACAAGGGATACAATCGAGTATATGCATAACTTGATTAGAGTTAGAAGGCTTGAATTGATTGAACGATATTCAATGCCCAATATTGATGTTGATTACAACGAACTAACCTCAAATACAAGAGAGGTCATAGGTAGAGTAGCTGATTTTTGTTTTGAAGGTCTTGAAAAGCCCTCGCATGATGTTATAGATTCTGCTGTTGCTTTTATTGAGCCAACCTTCAATCATAAACGGGAGATGCAATAATGTACGGCATAACTGACAATAAAAGAAAGCTCAAAGAAGCAAGAGAACGTCTTAACGTTTTGTACAGCAAAATTCCAGACACTAAAGGCTGTATGCAGAATAACAGACCCGAATCTGAGGGTGGTTGTGGGGCTTGGTGCTGCAAAACACAGACTCCTCAAGTCTTGTATACAGAGTTCTTGAATACATGGAAGAGTATTACAAAAGACTGGGATGATAGTAGTTTCGAGAAGTTGATAGAAAAATGTCTTCGTAAGTATCTTTTTCCAAACAAAGATAAGTCTTGCGTTTTCATTGACATGCAAACAAACAAGTGCTTACAGCATGAAACTCGTCCTTTTAACTGTAGAATTTATGGCATAATTCCTGAAGAAGAGTTTAAGCCAAGGTACGAAAGACTCAAAGTGATCTATCCAGACACTAGAGATCAATGTCATCTTGTTTCAACAGTAGATGATAAGCCAATCACAACCAGAGATACAAACAATTGGTGGCTTGAACTCAACTCTATTGAGATGAGTGTTGGTATTAAGAAAGAAGCCATTACAGACGAGCCTGGTGGATGTTATCGAACATATCACGACCATATTTTGATTCATATTCTTGGAGACAAGGGTATGGAACAACTGAGCCTTCTTAGAGAGAAAGGCAGCCCAAATGAGAAAGAACACACAATCATTAGGGTTATGAAAGCTGTAAAGCTTTTTAGGGAGAAATCAAATGAACCAAAGGAAAATGCTACCTCCGAGAAGAGTCAGAATAGTTGAAAGTCACTATATCGAGGGAAGCGATCTTATACAGTGGAAACTTCTGTTCCTGGATAACGGAATGGATCAGATTTATGTTTGGCCTAGCGTTGATTTACTCAAGCTACTGAATATAACAAGAACAGAAGTTGATCCAAGTGTATTGCACAAATTTTGCAGAGACATAACCAATAAGGAAATCAATTTTGTAATAGACGAAGAACCTGATTTGCCATCTCCCGAAATAACACAGGAACAGGCGGATGATTTGCAAAACAAGCTTCGTGACCATTTTGACACGTTCAAGAAAAGTGTCGAAGAGGAGCTTTGATGGAAGGGATAACGATACAAGTTTTTGGTTCTAAGGACTGTGAAAGATGTAATTCTTTGGTTAAGGCTTTTGAGCATCATTCTATTCCTTTTCAGTATTTCGACGCAGATGCTCCTGAGAATGAAGCTATCTGCGATAAGTATAATGTAGATGAATTGCCTCACATACAAGCCATTTACAACGATAATCATAAACCTTTTCATACTCACATAGGCTACATTAGTCCAACAGTTTTTGTGGAAAAGATGAAAGAACATACTGCTGCCCTGGAAGAGTTTTTCAAGGCTAATAAGAGCATTGCTCAGCAGAGAATTGACCTAGAAAGCATAAAGAGAGCCGTACATGAATCAGCCTCAAGACCTTGCACAACCTGCGCAAAAAAGAATAAGCCTAAACACTGAACAAGAGCAGGCTGTAGAGCATGTTAATGGTCCTTGTTTCGTTTGCGCTTGTCCTGGTTCCGGTAAAACAAGAGTAATTGTTGAAAGAACCATTCGTCTTATCGAAAAGGGTAGCTCTCCTCGCGCCATTCTCTGTATTACGTTTACAAACAAAGCTGCAAATGAAATGAAGGAGCGTATTGTAAAGAAGCTTGGCGAAACCGCCAACGAGATCTACATTAGCACCTTTCACTCTTTATGCGCAACCATAATTCGTAAGTTTGGATCTTATATTGGGTATGGTATTAACACCACTATTCTCGATGATGACGATCAAGAAGGCTTGATGTCGCAGGCCGCTAGGCAAGCTGGACTTGAGTTGACTTCACCTCATATAAAGAGCTTGATTTGGAAGGCAAACGATCTACGAGAAAAGCTTATTCCAGAATCTGAGTTCAAAGACAATTTCAAAGATGAACAAGAAGCTAATATCGCTCTTGATTACCTTGCTCGAATGAGGAAGAACAATCAGATTGATTTTAGCGGTCTTCTTTCTGAAACAGTAAGGTTGCTCGAAAAGGATTCGGAAGTTCTCAGTAAACTTCAAGCTCGTTTTGACTATATTCAAGTAGACGAGGCTCAAGACACTAACTTGGCGCAGTTCCGAATTGTTCAGTTATTAGGCGCTCATAACAATGTTTTCGTTGTTGGCGATCCGGACCAGAGTGTGTACGGCTGGCGAGGGGCTAGATATCAGAACATCGAAGACTTCATCAAGATAAACAAGGCTAAAGTCGTTTCTTTGCCGCAGAACTACCGTTCGACACCTGAAATCGTCAAGATTGCTTCAAATCTGATCAAAAAGAATCCTAACCGTCAACAACAGATGGAGTTTAAGACTTCCAATCCTAGCGGTAAGCCTGTGGAGTGTTTATGTCTTCCAAATCCTGAGCAGGAAGCGGCATATATCGCTAATCGTATTAGGGAAATGGTGATAAACAAAGAATACAAGCCTCATGAGATTGCTATTTTGTATAGAATCAACTCTATGTCTCGTTCTCTTGAACAAGGCCTAATGAATGCGGGAGTTCCGTATCAAGTAATCGGTGGTTTTAGTTTCTTTGATAGATCAGAAGTTAAAGATTGTATGGCAATGCTTCGCTTTGCTATCAATCCAATGGACGGTATGGCTTTATCTCGTTTTATCAACAAGCCAACTCGTAAAATCGGCGAAGTAACTCTTGGCAAGATCGAGAACTTCGCCAATGACAATGGTATCAATTTGCTTGAATCCCTTAAGAGAGCGGAAGAATACATATCAGGTAGAGATAAAGCAGCTATTATCAAAGGGTGTAAGGAAATTGTAGACGCATTTGATTTCGATAGAACCAATCGTTCTATTGGAGAAACTCTTGCTGAACTTCTCGCTAGAATGAGTTATGTCAAGTATCTTGAATCTCATTATGAAAGCAAAGATCTCGACGACAGGAAAGACAATGTTCAAGAACTTGTAAATGCCTGTGCATTGTATAGCGAAAAGCGAGGCAATGATATTGCGGCTTACTTGTCTAACATCGCTCTTCAATCTTCTTCGGATAAGGAGAGCAAGGAAAACTCCGTTTCGCTTATGAGTTTGCATGCGAGTAAGGGACTAGAGTTTCCTGTTGTGTTTATGCCCTGCATGGAAGAGGGGCAATTCCCTCATAAGAGAGCTATAGTTGAGAGAGATGGTCTTGATGAAGAGCGTAGGCTTTGCTATGTAGGAATGACCAGAGCAGAGAAACAGCTTATACTTACGTTCCCGGCACACAGAATGATGCGATACAAGAATGGCGGCGTCAAATTCGAAAGAACAACTTGTAGCAGATTCTTGGCTGAATCAGGCGCTTCCGCTGGCTCTCAATTGCTAGGCGCAAGAACGTCATGACTTTTTGACGATACCTCTGTAGCGAGGTGTCAATGTCATACAAACTTCTTTGCGGGAAAGCCGATCAAACTCTTGAAACGTTAGAAACCAAATCGGTTCAAACAGTTGTAACTTCTCCTCCATATTTTCAAATGAGAGACTATGGCTACGATGGACAAATTGGTTTGGAATCTACTCCCGAAGAGTACATAGAAAAACTTGTTGATACATTCAGGGGAGTTCGTAAAGTCCTTAGAGATGATGGCACCGTTTGGGTCAATCTTGGGGACACATACGCTTCATCAAGCTATGAGTCAATCAAAAAGAGCGATCTTATAGGCATTCCCTGGATGTTTGCTTTTGCGATGAGAAAAGATGGGTGGTTTCTTAAAAGCGATGTTATATGGGCAAAGCCCAACCCACTGCCTGGTGGTTCTTCTAATAAGCCAGTTGCATCACATGAGTATTTCTTCCTATTTTCCAAGTCTTCGGAATACTACTATGACAAAGAAGCGACCAAAGAAAATTCAGTAGAAAAGAACAAAGATGGAACCTTTAAGAAGAGATTGAAAAGGGACGTTTGGAACGTGCCTATTGCTTCTTTTAAGGGTTCGCATTTTGCTGTTTTCCCGCAGGCACTAATAGAACCATGCATACTTGCTTCAACAAGCGAGCATGGTTGTTGTCTTAGTTGCGGTTCTCCCTATATCAGAGACGTAGAGAGGCATAGGTATTCTACAAGGCCTGGTAGAAACAACAAGGTTGATAAAACTGGTTTTGCAAACCGAGATTATGGAAGACACTTAACAGAAACAAAGACAAAAGGCTGGCTAAAGAATTGTGGTTGCGAGACCGCTGAAGTTAAGCCTTGTGTTGTTCTTGATATATTTTGCGGAGTTGGAACAACTGGTCTTGTTTCAATGAAGCATGGCAGAGATTTTATTGGGATAGACGGTAAGGAAGAGTATCTCAAGATAGCCGATCAAAGGCTAAGTGGAGTAAGGACTATTTTCTAATGTCATTGCCAATTGCAAATCACAAAGATTTCGTTAGCTATAGAGGTAACTCAATTCCTCTCAAGGGATTAGGAAAAGTTATTATCAATTTTGAGAGAAGAATCATTACCTATGAGGTATATGTTGATACTGTTTTGCAAGGAATGTTTGTTGAGGATGAATTCAGAAAAGGCTCGATCATCTTCGACAAGGTTGTTCTTGGAAGACAGTGTACGATTTATGCAAATGGAGCCAATTACCCGGCAAGATTCTTGCATTTTGTTTACAACTCTACCAAGAACAAGTACCAATGCTCCTTTGAACAGGACTTCCAAGATCCAAAGGAAAAGGAAACGATTTTGTCAGATTCGCAGGACTTTGAATTGCCGCCTATCGAGCCGAATAGATTTAACATGCTGGACCTGTCATGAACCTAAAAGAATTGCAAAACAAACACAAGGGACAGATGGCTTTTGTTGCAGGAGCCGGTCCATCGCTGCGACTTGTTGATCCAAAACTCTTGAAAGATTACGTTGTCTTTACCGCCAACTCAGCCATTCTAAAGTTCCCTGATTGTGATTATTTCGTTACAGACGACGAAGGCGTTTGTACATGGAACTATTGGATACATACTGTAAAAAACAGCAGATGCACTAAGTTGTTGTATGAAAAGAAACTCAAAGACAGAGTTGACCATCTTCGACCCGAGGAAGTTGTTCTTTTCGACCACAGGCAGTGGGCGACTCCGAACAATAGAGGCGAACTTGTGTATCACAAAGAGAATCTCAAGCTTACGGAGGATGCCGAGTTTCCCATTATAGGTTCTCGTTCTTCTCAAGCAACCGCGCTTCATTGGGCATATATCATGGGTTGCGATCCTATTGTTTTGCTTGGACATGATTGCTGTTATGAGGGTAGAAATAGATACTTTTGGCAATTTCCTGGCGAAACAAGAGCTATTCAATATCAAGGTTTTGTTGAGTCTAATCCTAATCGAGGTTTTATCAAAGACAAGCCTGTAGATAAACATTGTGTGGCATACGATTTGTACTGGCAGCATTTTGCCGAAGTAAATCCAGATGCAGCGAAAGGTCGAATTATTTATGTATCTCCAAACGGCATCTTGGATGTATTTCCTAAGAGAACGCTGGAAGAGGTATTAGAGCAATACAAGGAAAGGACGAAATATGAAAAACAAGAGTAAGAAAAAAGCAAGTCTTTTGGTTGGTTTGTCAAACCGAGACAAAACTAAGTTGATGGGTAAGGCTAAAACATCCGAAGAAAAGACGAACCTTATGAAAGAGTTCTTCAAGTTTACAACATTTGCGCCTTCGAAAGAAGAAATTGAAAGCATCAAAAAAATCAGTAATGAAAAGACTGCATTGAAGCCAAGAAGTTCTCCTGATAACATAGTTGAATTTCGCAAATCTATTGAAGCAGTCAATCCATTTGAAAAGCCCTTGTCTTTATCTAACAACTTGCAATCTTCAAACTCTATTGAAAGTCTTCTAAAGAAGCTTATCAATGATGCTGTTACTGTTGCCGTTAAGGAGGCAACTACTAAGAAAGAAAAGGTTGTTTCTCCGTCTGAACAGGGGCTTGTCAATAACATACATAAGATCATCAATTCGGATATTAGCTTTCAAAACAAAGTTAGAAACCTTTATGCAATGATTAGCAAGGAAGTTTACAACGCTTCGAGGATTGCTAATGGTTCGGATTCGTCTCATAAACCTAATGAGATTGATGTTTCTTCAGAAGTAACCGACGAAGAGAAGCTGCGGGATCTTGCTGTTGAAAACAATCTTGTAGGAGCAATGCATCTTTTTTATCCAAACGAAACGACAAGCTATAATGAAGAGGCAGGTCATATTGATGAAAAGACTCTTACAAGCAGACTGATAGATATGCAATCTTCTCTAACAAAGCGGAAAGCTAAAAAGGCCAAGAAAACTTCTAAGAAGTCAAGCAGGAAACAAAGGAATGATAAACGATAAAAGCATACTAGCTTTCGTTCCAGGCAAAACCGGATCTGTTGGTCTTCCAAACAAATTGTTTAAGACCATTGGTGATTATTCGCTCCTTGAATGGACTTTGTTGGCTGCGATGCACAGTCGCTATATTGACAAGGTAGTTACTTCGTCTAACGATCCTCGAATCAAAGAGGCTGTAGAATCGTTCTCAAGCAATAGAGAACGTTGTGAGTTTCTTCAGCGACCGGATGAGCTTTGTTCACCCGTTTCAAAAACCGAAGAAGCCATTAAGCACTTGTTGACTTTTTATGGTGACTATGACTATTTGATTATGCTTCAAGGAACATCTCCTTGCAGGAGAATGCAGCTAATAGACAAGTGCATCGAAACGTTAGTGCGAGGAAACTACGACAGTCTAATAACTGTCAAAAAGACTACGCCTTTTTTCTGGCGCAAAGACCGCATAACAGGCGAAGCTTTTCCGTCCTATTCCCTTAAAGACAGACCAATGAGACAGGAATTGTTGGAATCCGATTATCAGTTCTTTGACAACGGAAACATCTACATAACAAAGACTGAAAGTTTTCGCAAATCTGGATTAAGAGTTTCTGGAAGAACTTGTTTATATGAAACACCAGAGTTTGAGAGTATGCAGATTGACGATCAAGAAGACTTCGACATGATGAGCAGTCTTTTCAAAACCTTCGGAGGATTTCTATGATTCCCCCTACAGTTATAGCGGAGATTGGATGCGTACATCTCGGTTCTATGGAAAGAGCCAAGAAGCTTATACAGTTGGCAACCTTATGCGAAGCCGATTATGTCAAATTCCAAAAAAGGAATCCTGATGAAAGCGTTCCAGAGAACATAAAGAACAAGCCTCATCCAAACAAGACCTTTGCTTACGGAGAAACTTACCTTGAGCATAGAAAGGCTCTAGAATTTGACATTGAACAGCATAAAGAGCTTTATTCGTACTGTAAACAGCTTGGCATCGGCTACTCATGTTCCGTATGGGATATGACTTCTGCTGCCCAAATTGCTTCTCTCAATCCTGATTTCATCAAGATTCCAAGTCCATGCAATCATAACAGAGAGATGATAAAATACCTACTAGGCCGTTTCGACGGAGATATTCATATATCTACAGGAATGTCCTCGAAAGAAGAAAAAGAAGACCTAATCAAGTTCATGAAGTCTTTTGTTATTGATCGTTTTGTGATTTATCATTGTACCAGCATTTATCCGTGTCCTTTCGATAAGTTGCATTTGCTGGAAATAGGTCGTCTTGTTGATTCAGGCTTTAGAGTTGGATTTTCAAATCATGGATATGGCATTGCAGCCGACATAGCGGCAATGATGCTTGGTTCAGAATACATAGAAAGACATTTTGTTGATGACCGAACTTTGAGACATACTGATGCCGCTGCAAGTCTTGAACCAGAGGGTCTCAGGAAACTTTGTAGGGATTTGAAGAACGTTTCCTGTGCAATAGACTATGCCCCGCCGTATCCTGACGAAAAAGAGCTTACCGAGAGGGCAAAGCTAAGGAAAGAACAATGAGCATAGAATCGCTAAAACTTATTGCAGTAGATGTTGATGGAACGCTGACGGACGGTAACTATTACGTTGGCGAAAATGGCAAGATTCATAAAAACTTTCACACAAGAGATAGCTATGCTCTAAATCAAGCCAAAAATGATGGGTTCAAAATCTTGATCATTACTGGCGCTACAGACGACATTCATCGAGAGAAATTTGGCTACAAATACGATGTTATTAGCGGAAGTCGAGACAAGCTTGTAGACCTTAGTAAATACCTTCAAGCAAACAATATGACTTGGGAAGATGTGGCATACATTGGAGATGCTGAAAATGATTATAGATGCATTTTAGAAGCAGGCTTTCCCTCATGTCCATCTGATGCAGTACCAGAAGTTGTAGAGCATTCTGCATATGTTGCTAACGCCTCAGGAGGTAAAGGGGCGGTATATGAAATCATCAGGTACATCTATAAGCTTCGTAAAATGCCTTGGCCGATGTAATCAAAATTGGAGTTTTATCATGTCTGAATTTGAAAGCTAAGAAGGTATTCTTCACTCTTTATAAGTAGAATACTTTATGAAAACAAACATAACCAAAAATCAGATTGAAGTATTGTATGTTGTACAACGAAAAAGAAGACACGAAATAGCTGAAGATTTGGGCATTAAGCCTCATCAGGTTCAGTATTTAGCTGCAAAATTTGGTCTTACAAGACCAAGACTAGAAAGGACAAGGCCAAAAAGTTGCTATTCATTTGATGAATCATTCTTCAAAAAGATTGATACCGAAGAAAAAGCATATTGGCTGGGATTTATTGCGGCAGATGGATGTATTGTTGATTCTAAAAGTAAAAAATGCTTACAAATAGAGCTGTCCTCAAAAGATAGAGGTCATCTTGAAAAGCTTAAATCTGCAATAAAATACGATGGACCAATTCACTATGATCGGAAGCACCACCTTACCCATAACGGCAAAACTGATATTTTTCTTTGTGATATGCTTCAGATAAATCATCGAGAATTGGTTAAAGATTTCATAAATCTTGGTGTTACTCCCAGAAAAAGCAAAACACTTCAACCTCCGGTGATTAGAAAAAGTTTGATTAGACATTGGATCAGAGGATACTTTGACGGAGATGGAAGTGTTTCAATAGTAGAATCAACCAATAATATATGTGGAAGTATTTTTGGGAACAAGCAGGTGATGGAATTTATTTCTGATCATTTTAGAAAAGAATTTGATACCGAAGCACTTTCTCATTATAGAAAAAAGAAAAATGGTTGGGAAATGTGTTTTCATGGTAATCAATTAGCAAAGAAAGTCGAAAGATATTTCTATCGAAACGCAACTGTATTCTTAGATCGTAAATACTATAAGTTTCATGCTTTAGATTAATAAGGAGATTCCCATTTCTGAATTTCATTCCGTAAAATGTGAACTTAGGGTACAGTACGAAGCGTCTTTGTTGGAGGCGCTCAAGAAGATTGGTTTTCGTCCAAAAGTTCACGACAACGCCGTGGCACTTTCTGGTTATCAGGGAGACGCCCGTAGTCAAAAAGCTCACATAGTTATTCCAAGGGGTCAGGTCGGAGCAGCCAGTAATGATATTGGCTTCTTTCGAGAAACAGACGGAACCTATACTGTTCATGTTTCTGCCTTTGATAAGAGAAAATGGGATGAAAAGTTCCCTGAACTTGTCAAGCATTACACCACTGATGTTGTCCACAAGATAGTTCAATCAGGACCGTATCAGTGGGATGGGCAGTCTACTGATAATAGTGGTGTTACAACCATTAGACTTACAGTGCGAGAGTAATCAGAGGATTGTTTGGTCTCTTTCTGTATTCCTGAGCAGGAGGAGAGCCATGACCAAGCACATCAAACTAATATATCTTGACCAATACGGCCCTGAATTTCGCTTTGGCTATGATGCGGCTTGTGTTGTTGAGAAGATACGAGTTTCTCTCATTGAGTTCTACAAAGATAACAAGGTGAAAGATCAGTATGTAACCATTCACAAAGATAGCCTGTCTTTGTGTCAAGGTATTTGTGCAGAGAACTTGTTCTATTCCGAAGTCAAAGATCCGCCAAGCTCTAAAATTGAAAGCGATGTTAAAGGGCAAGACGAAATATGGCTGCTCATCAAACCATCCAAGATGATCAAACATTGATATCTAGGCAGATTGAAGATGGCCGCTTTGAGTGCCTCATCTGTCCACATGCATGTAAGTTAAGGAACGGACAAAGAGGTGTTTGTCAGGCAAGAATCGCCGACAACGGCGTAATGCTTGAGGCCTATGGCAAGATAACGCATGCAGCGGTTGAACCAATAGAAAAGAAGCCTATCTATCATTACAAGCCAAACCTAAAGACTTTATCTGTTGGGGGTTATGGCTGTTCTATGTCTTGTTCCTATTGTCAGAATTGGATGGTTAGTCAAGAAAATAAGCTAGATTCGTCGCAAAACTTGTCTCCTATTGACATTTGCAGCCTCGCAGTCAAAAAGTCATGCGGGGCTGTTTGTTTTACATACAATGAGCCTATTGTGTATTTCGAATTTGTTATGGACCTAGCAAAACAGTGTCAGGAACATGGCCTTGATCTTATCTTAAAAACAAACGCATACGCCAATCTTGATGTTTGGAAAAAACTTTGCAGTGTTTCTTCTGCGATGAACATAGACTGGAAAGGGAGTAAGGAGCGGTACTCTTCTTTTGGTGTTCCTGATTTTTCTCCCATTATTGACTGCTTAGTTTACGCTATTGGCAACACTCATGTTGAGGTTAGTGTTCCTGTTTATTATGATTCACGAATAGAAGAGCATCGTTCTTTTGCTGATCTTATGTCAGCTTTCCCCCATACTCCCGTTCATCTTCTCAAAATCTATCCAGCCTACAAGGATGTAGGAACTCAAGTTACCTCAGATAGCCTTCTTCTTAGGATTCGAGACCTTTATAGCGCTTCGAAGTTCGTTTACATTCAGAACACTTACTACGAGGGTCATCAAAACACTTTTTGCCCTTCATGTAAATCTCTTCTAGCATCAAGGGAATCGCTTCTGACAAAATTCAATAAAGGCTCCTGCTGTGGTTGTACGATAATCAAATTATGAGTAGACCTAATTCTAGTAACATATGTTTCACGACAACGGCGATGCCTCGTCCAGAATTGCTTGAGAAAACATACTCATCTTTCCGAGACAGAATCAAGTGGCTGGACTTCAAGAGCATTCCGTTGTTCTTGAACATAGACAAGTTCCCTTATTCAACAGACTACAAGGAACAAGACGCCAACATTGATCGAATAAAGGAAATAGCTTCAAGCTATTTCTCTAACGTTGTGGTCAACATTGGTTTTTCATGCTTTCCGCAAGCTGTTAAGTGGGTTTTTTCACAAGCCAACACAGAATATGTCTTCAATCTAGAAGATGACTGGGAATTGCTTTGTGATATTCCCTCGTATGTTACTGAGTTTTTTGACAATCCCGATGTCTTGCAAGTTGGCTTTCGCGCATGGAAAAGGTCGGACCCAAGATTCGTTCTAAGCCCCTCTATAATCAAGACTTCATTTTGCAACTTTGCGGCAAGTAAGATGCATACGGCCAAAAATCCTGAAGAGCAAATCAGGAACCTAAACCCTTACAACCCTAGTAAATCTTTTGTGTATTGGCCCTTTGAGGATGACAAGGTAATTCTTAGAGATTTGGGAAGATCCTGGATAAAGACTTCTTGTTACGGTCGAGGTTTGGACGACTTTACGCAATGGAGATTCCTTCCAAATTCAACAACTCGTTGGAGGGATCAGCAATGTCAAGATCAAAGTTTAGATATTGACCTTTCTAAGCTTGATGGAAATTTCAGAGGCCCCAATGTATCCAATTGATGAGACTACTTTATCGTTCACAACAACAGCGATGCCAAGACCGGAGCTAATTAAAGCAACCTACGAGTCTTTTACCAAGAACCTACAGGACTTCAACTTTAGAAGAGCAACCCTTTACATCAATATTGATAGCTTCCCGGACAAGCAAGAAGACCATAAAAGAGAAGAGGTTGCCAGTATTGCAAGGCAGTATTTTGGCAATGTTATTGTCAATATGCCTCATACTCCAAACTTCGCATCTGCCATTAAGTGGTGTTTTTCGAAGATAGAAACATACTACAATTTCCATCTAGAAGATGATTGGGAGCTACTTATTCCTTTCAAGGTTTCGTCATTCAACCAGTTCTTTATCCCTCCTCATGTTCAACAGGTTGCTTTGAGGGCATGGAAGAATGTTAAATCTGATTTCTGGCTATCGCCTTCCTTCCTTAGAGGAACCTTTTGCCGAGAAATGGCAGAAAAGATGGTAATAGCCGATAATCCTGAAGTTCAAATTAGGAATTTGAAAGCTTCATATCGAAGAGAAAGCTTTTTGTATTTCCCATTTGATCCCAAGACCGTTGTTCTGAAAGACTTGGGAAGAACTTGGATGAGAGACAAAGGGTATAACAGGGGAGATAGGAACTTTACACAATGGCTCATTAGAGAAGAAGGTAAGGGTATTCAAAGGTTAGCAGACCAAAATGGGCAAATACCGATTAGCATGATTCAGGATCCTAATAACAAGAAATTGCAAGCCATGAATCGTTGGTCAAAGAACTATGAAAAGCAAAGAGCTATCAAGCTCTCAAGAAGAGGAAAAATCGTATGAGCAAAAGACTATCTATCCTTGTTTGTTCGCTCGCTTCAAGATTGGACAAACTACAAAGGCTCCAAAAGGTTCTTGAGCCTCAGTTGCATAATGATGTAGAGGTTTTGGTTAAGACTGATTCTGGTGAGCTAGTCATCGGTAGGAAAAGAAACATGCTACTTGACGAGGCTAAGGGTGATTATGTAGCCTTTGTTGACGACGACGATATTGTTTCAAATGACTATGTTCGGAAGATTATGGAAGCAACAGAAAATCGCCCTGATTGTTGCGGAATACAGGGTATCATAACCTTTCAAGGCCAAGATCCAAGAATGTTTATCCATTCATTGAAATACAAAGAATGGTTTGAACAAAATGGAATTTACTATCGTTGCCCTAACCATCTCAATCCTATCAAGAGAGAACTTGCGGTTGCGACCAAATTCCCAGAAAGCAATTTTGGCGAAGACAAGGATTTTTCAACAAGACTGTTGCCTTTATTGAAGAATGAGAAGTTTATTCCAGGCGTTCTATATCACTATCTATACGAGAAGGGCGGACCTCCTAATCCTGCTCCTCATGTCAATAAGCCTCCTCATATTCACCCTAGAATAAGGAGTTGGGGAGGATGATATTTCCAAGAGCCATAGCAAACTTGCCTCCTAACATACGAAAGGAGTTTGAGTTTTCAGTCATGTCTGTTCAACCCATTTCTGGTTTGTCTGTTATTATTCCAGCCAGAGGACCAGACAGACAGAACAACTTAAACTACTGCATAACAAGGCTTCTATTGCAAAATGTTGAGCCTATTGAAATTATCGTATCTGAAGAGGACCAAGTTGAAAGAGTCAACATAAACCACTTCATAAACGACTCAAGAGTAAGGAAAATCTTTACGCAGAGCGGTCCAACACCGTTCAATAAATCAATAGCAATCAATGCTGGATTTGCGGTTGCTACTTACAACAAACTACTTATGAACGATGCTGACATTATACCTCCCAAGGGGTATTTTGCAAGGATAGATGCTACGCTAAATGAGTACGAATCCTGTTTCTTTGGCAAAGAGATATACAATGTTACATTGCTGAAAACAGGCTTGCTTTGGAATGGGTCAAAACGAGTAGATTACTTTTCCGGGGGCAGTATCGCATTTACCAAAAAGGCCTTTGCGAAAGCAGGAGGCATGTGCGAAAGGTTCTGTGGATACGGAAGCGAAGATTGTGAGTTTTGGGGCAGAATAACAACTTTGACTAAGATGCATGAAGTAAGGGATACCTCTTTTCTTCATATCAACCACAAAAGGACGAACGCTTATAGCGTAAATGGTGGTATTTACGACGAAATAATGGCGACTCCGATGGAACAAAGGCTTGAATCTTTAAGGCGTGATTTACAGAAAAGAACAGGATGGAGCTATGGCGCACACAACTAATCTAATATCATTCAGCGTTTGGGGTAACAGTCCTAAGTATCTAAACGGTTGCATAGAAAATATCAAGTTGATTGACGAGATTTATCCTGGATGGATTCCTCGTTTCTACTGCGACTCTGATGTTGACGCAAACTTCATGGATTTGCTTAGAAAGCTCAATGCTGAAGTTTTTGTAATGAAGGCAATTAAGAGCAAGTGGGAGGGTCTTTTCTGGAGATTCTTGCCTGCTTCAGAAAGCGGTATAGATACTGTTATTTTCAGAGACATTGATTCTAGAATCAATGAGAGAGAGAAGGCGGCTGTTGATGAATGGCTAGAGTCAGGCAAGCCATTGCATTGCATGCGAGACCATATGGAACATAACGTTCCTATGCTTGGAGGTATGTGGGGAGTCAAGGCCGGTCTTATTGAAAACATTGGACTCAAAATGAACACTTGGGGCAAATATGACTACAAGGGAAGTGACCAAGATTTCCTCAAGGAATGCGTTTGGGAAAAGTTCAGAGACAAGGCTATAGTTCATGATAAGTTCAACAAGGGGTTTGTTGTTGAGCAAGTTGTTGGAAACCTAGAAGAATATCATAAGCAGAGAGCAGAACAATCTGAATATCGAGAGAAAACCCTCAAAGGCAAGGAAGAATACATTGCAAACGCAAAGATACAAGGAATAACAATACCGCAATCAGTTCTTGATGAACTTTTTCCGGAAATTCCAGAAGTACCGCCCATCAAGAGAAACGACAAGGATCAGGTGGTCTTTGATTACAAGTATGATCCTATCAAGTTTTTTGGGATTCATGATGTTCGACCCTTCCCTGCTCATCAACCAATGAAGCACGGAAGCCATGTTGGAGAAATCATCGAATGAAAGTTAATAGCTTCTCCATGTTTGGTGACAAGGCGAAATGGTCGTCTGGCTTTGCTGCCAACATACGACAGCATTTTACTTTGTATTGGGATGATTTGCCAACATACGACAGCATTTTACTTTGTATTGGGATGATTCTTGGGCTTTTTGGATATACACCGATCATGAACTAAATAACGAAGGTTACTGTCCTGTTCTAAAGAAGCTTGCAGATGAAGGTCTTATTAGAGTTATTGTTGTTCCTGACGAAGGAAAACTCTATCAAAAAAGACTTAGATGCACTATGATGCTGTGGCGAATGCTTCCTGTATGGGAAAACACCGAATACGTTTTTTGTAGAGATGCTGATTCAATTTTAACTCCTCGACAGCTTCAGTGTGTTAGGTCGTTTATATCAAGCCGTAAAGCCGTTCATGGCATAACCGACAATGTTAGCCACTGTATCCCTCTTATGGGAGGTATGTGCGGTTTCCACTCTCCTAAGTTTTTGGAGGTGATAAGATCTCCCTCTCTTGATGCGTTTATGACAGGAATGTACACGGAATCTGGCTATACTAGATATGGCTATGATCAAGACTTTCTTATGAATGCTGTTTGGCCTCTCTTTCAGAATTCAGTATTGATCAATCACTTAGGTGGTCCAAATGATCGTTCAGCCAACAAAGTTGTTACTGACGCTTATATGGAGGATATTCCTCAAATGGTAAGAGAAAAGGGGGACAATTTTACAAACTACATCGGAGCCGCTGGCTGTAGTACCTCTAGGGGTTATTTTTCCAGTCGAGAAATATCCGATTTCTATAATGAGTACGGTAACAAAGAAAAGTGTTCCATCATAACAAAGATAGAAGAAAGTTGTGGATGGAGATAACAAAGGAGAGTTTATGCAACCAGAATTGAAGCCTTATGCCAGTTTAGCCTATTCTAATGAAGACACAATACAAAACACTCACGATTTGGCTCTAAGAGCCGTTAGAAATAACATCGAAGGAGATTTCGTTGAGTGTGGCGTGGCTGCTGGTGCCCAAATCGGAGTTATGGGCTATATCTGCCAGGCAACTGGCTCAAACAAGAAGATTTACGCTTATGACAGTTATAGGGGTATTCCTCTTGCTGGACCCAATGACACGGATCAGCCAGGTGTCGGCCCACTAGACCCTAATAGGCCTGTTCCAGGAGACTTGAGAGAATTGCTCAAGTCTAGCGGAGTTACTTCGCATTCTTTGGAGTCAGTCAAGTATAACATCGGAACAAGATGGCGACTTGATATGAGTAGATACCATTTTGTTGAAGGATGGTTCCAGGATACGCTTCCGTTCAACAATATAGAGAAGATTTCTCTATTGAGACTTGACGGAGACCTATATGAATCAACAAGAGTATGTCTTGAATACCTGCACCCAAAGGTACAGAAAGGCGGCTTCGTAATTGTTGACGACTACGCTCTTGCTGGTGCTAGAAAAGCGTTGCATGAGTATTGGGATAAACATGGATTGAATTATGAACTCATTCCTGTAAGACCACAAGACAAAGAAGTTCATTGGTATCAAATCAAGTAAGGAAGTCCATGCGTATACAAAAAGTGGTTTTTTCGGTGTCGGAACCTCCGTTGTACAGTTCTTATTGGAATATGCATTCCAAACTCTGTAGATTAGGCCTTGGTGCCGAGCCAGTATGTCTTCTTTTTGGCAAGAAGGCAAATACTGACATGAATGAGGAATATGGTAAGATCATTGAGATGGATCTTTTGCCTGATGTTCCTTGGGCTATTCAGTTAACAATGAGCAAGTTCTATCACACCATATCAGAACCAGAAACAACCTGGATGATTGGTGATATTGACTTGCTTCCGTTGCAGAAGCATCATTTCACAACCAAGATAGCTCCCTATCCTGATGACCACTATCTCTGTTTGAATAACAGCGGTATTGCTATGCCAAGGTGCGGACGACCAGACGCTTTTACGGCGCTTGGTTCAGAAGTTCATGGCAGACAGGGCGGCTATATCGGTTGCGACTTACCTGCCCACTATCATGTTGCTAAGGGATATAGCTTCAACAATCTTTACTTTCAGAATAGATCGTTTGAAGATGTTGTTAGAAGCATCTATCAAGCTGATAAATACGGGATGGGCTTTGGTTCAAATTGGCCTATAGAAAAGAAGACCGAAGTTCTTCCTCCATTCCAGGGTTGTGGACAGTTCTGGTGGTACTGGTTAGCTGAAGAAAACTATACTTCTGAGTGTATGTATAACGCCATAAAAGCCAACAAGGTGTTCTATGATGGCATTAACTTCACTATGGCGGAGCGTATTTGGGAATGGGATAAGGGCAGAAACGACTATCATTACCGTCCCAACTTTGTAGCAGAGGGGAAAATAGTTGACATTCACTGTTGTCAAGTTCGCCCTTATGCACTGCAAGCTGCGGCTCTTGAAAGGATAATTGATCTCTCCGGGATGCTTAGATGAGAACAATCTATTGGACAAAACCAACAGAAAGCGGTCTTGGTGATAGGCTTTCTGATATACTGTTTATGGCGGCTTATGCTAGATTGCATGAGTCGAATTTGCTATTGACTTGGACCATTTACAGGGGACACGAAAAGCAAGAAACAAGAAGCCTAGACCCTTCGTTCCGTTACGTTGATTCTCAACTTGAGAATGTTAAGAGGTACATAAAGTTTCCTAGCAATGTAAGGGTTGAGCCTTATGTTGTAGTCGAGGGCTACAAAACAAAGGACTGGATCATTAATCAAGAAGAACTTCGTTTGATTCGTTTGAATTATTCGACGTTTGAGTGGGCCTTGGGAGGCGGAACTGATCCTAAGAGATTCTGGATGTCTTATTGCAAAGACAAGATTTCAACATTCAATGAGTTTCAAAAAGTGGTTGACTCCATTGCTGGTGAGTTTGGTTTTTGCGACGAGATTAACGAACATCTTTCTAAGCTTCCTGATAGGTTTGCATCTTTTCATATTCGCAGAGGGGACAAGGTTAGGGGCGGAGAAATAGACGGCATGCACATTCATGCTAACGAAATTGAAGAGTTAAACGCTCTAACATATAAGTGTCTTGACGTTTTTTGCGATAGGTACGATCACTTTTTCCTTTGCGGAGACCAAGACGAAAAGAAACAAGAATTCGTAGACTATCTGCTTTCAAAAGGCAAGAATTTGGTAACAATTCCTAATGGTCTTGAGAAGTGGCAGCAAACATACTTTGACATTGCGACAATGACAAAAAGCGCTATAAACGTTACATCGAACAGGTATTCCGCTTTTAGCCGTTTCCCTGCCATGATAGGAAACAGAAAGTATAAGAGTGTATTCCAGTTAGAAGAGGAGGAATACGATGAAGATAAATAAGGTTGTCTTTTCAAGCTCTGAGACTTTTAGTGTTTTCTGGAATCTGAACGCAAAGGTATGGAAGACGAAACTGGGCATAGAACCAGTTTGTCTCTTTTTTGGAGACAGAAACAAAGTTGATATGAGCGAAGAGTATGGCAAGGTTATCGAAATGCCAATCATGGAGCAGTGGCCTTTGCTTATACAGATCACTTGGAGTAAGTTTTTCCATACAACGACGGAGCCAGATACAACTTGGATTATTGGGGACATGGATATGTACCCATTGGCTACTGATTGGCTTACAACTGATATCGCCAGTTATCCTGAAGACTACTATCTCCACCTTGACGCAGATGGTATAACTCAACTAAATGGTACTGTTTACGGTTGGGCAAATAAGATCATTACGCCACAAAATCAAAAAGACCTGGGACATGACACTAATCTACCTGCTCAGTATCATGTTGCAAAAGGCCATATGATGAAGAATGCTCTCTCTATAGAAGATTCATTCGAGGCGAGCATACGTCATATTGTTGAGAGTAAGCAATACAACGGAACAAGAGGCTATAGACAATGCGATCCTATAGAACAACACAATCTATGGTGCGCAGAAGAGCTTAGGTCAACAAGAGCGCTGAGAAAGGGTATCTTTGAGGGCAGAGTTAACTTTAGAGGATTCTTCCTTAAGAGCGGAGTTGGAAGGACTGACGGGAATCATGTACACTCGTCAATGTATGATGATGAAAGAGTCGCATATACTGTTGATGAAGAAAGGCTAAAAGCAGGTCAATACAAGAACCTGCATGCCGTAAGGCCATTTAAGCATTTCTTGGGCGAAGACGACTGTAAGCGACGAATGGAAGCAACAGAAAAGTTACTCAGAGAAACAGGTATGCTAGAATGACACAACAAAAGCCCTTCATTATTGGTATATCAGGCGAGTCCGGTGTGGGCAAGTCCACAATGGCTAACATTATCTCTTTGTTCTTTGGTGAGGAAAACATACTAGCAATTAGTACGGACGATCTTCATAAATGGGAAAGACATAATCCAATGTGGAGCGGCGTTACTCATCTAAATCCCATCGCTAATAATCTAGAACTTGGAGATAGTCATTTAGAAACTCTTGCAAACGGTAGGCCTATATGGAGGTCCAGCTATAACCACAAGAGCGGATGGTTTAATGCTCCCGTAAAACTAGAGGCCAAGCCAATCATTGTTGTTGAAGGACTTCACGCTTTCTATACAGACATTAGCAATGCTCTTATAGATCTGAAAATCTTTGTTGATGTTGACAAGAACATAGTAACTCATTGGAAGCTTATTAGAGATACGGAGCAAAGAGGCTATAAGTACAATGACGTTCTTGAAATAATCAAGAAGCGTAGTCACGATACCGCCATGCTGAAAGAGAAGCAGATTAGTCTTGCTGATATAGTCGTCAAAATAGATGCCATTTCTCAGATCAAGAATCTTGGAGATAAGCACGAATCTGTAGACATTTCTGTTTCAATAAAACGAAACACTAACAAGACTGTTCCAAGAGGTCTATTGGAGTTTATACGAACGTATCTTTGCGATTTCAAAGATTTCACAAAGGCTTCGGAGGTCATTGGGCAAAGCATTGAAATGTGTCAGAACGGAGGAGGTAACATCTCCGTCAAGACTGGCGATTTCATGATCATAAAAGCTTCAGGATACGACATCAAAGACATCAATTGTCTTAATGGCTATTCCATAATTCATCCAACAGACTCAAGACAAATCCTCAACTCCTTGAGCGAAGTTCAGCTAAGTCTTATCTTGAAGAGAATTGGAATGAAACATAAGATACCTTCGATGGAGGTTGGATTCCATTTGCTTCTAAAGAAGTACGTTATTCATGTTCACTCTATTTATCCAACCACTTTGCTTTGCCTTGAAAACTCGAAACAAATTGCAGATACCCTTTGGGGACACATGAAGTACGAGTACATACCGTATGTAACTCCTGGTTATGATCTGTTTGAAGTGTTTCGAAAGAGTGATTTGAATAAGAACGTCTATTTCCTTGAGAATCATGGCATAGTAGTATCAAGCGACTCTCTTGACGAAGCGATTTCTCTTGTAAATGAAATCAATGATATTGCAAAGAAGTATATCAAAAATCAAGAGGGAACTGAAGAGTTTGACATTCTCTTTGCTGGAAGAGAATCTAATACCGGATTTGCCTTTCCAGATGCTGCTGTTTTTTTCAACAATGTCAACAAAAAAGAGACCATTGCTGCTCACAACTATATCAATATTGTTGGTTCTAAGCTTGGCAAAATCAGATATTTGACCGATACTCAAATTAAGATGATTCTTGGTCTTGAATCAGAAAAACACAGGCAAACACTATGAAAGTAATCATTCCTATGGCTGGCACTGGCGACCGTTTCGTAAGAGCGGGCTATGCAGATCCTAAACCTCTTATTCGAGTCAACGGCAAAAGGATCATTGAGTATATCTACGAGATGTTTGATCCTAAAGACGACTTTGTGTTCATATGCAATGCGACTCACTTAGAAACTACGGAAATGAGGCAAGTTCTCAAGGAGCTTTCCCCTAACTGCGAAATACTTACTATTGCTCCTCACAAAAAAGGTCCGGTATTTACAGTTCTTGATTCTGGCGTAATGAACACAGTCAAAGATGATGAAGAGGTTATTATCTCTTACTGCGATAACCCCTATCTTTGGGATTACGAGCATTTCAAAAAGTGGGTCAAAGACAATGATAGCGATGGGTGCATACTAAGTCATATTGGATTTCATCCTCATCGTTTGAGTCCAACGTTTATGGCTCATATCAAAGACGAGAATCAGAAAGTTCTAGAAATCAAAGAGAAAGAGCCGTATTCTGATAACTTTTGGAACGAACATGGTTCAACAGGGACTTACTACTTCAAAAAGGGCAGGTACGTTCGTGAATACTTTCAAAAGTTAATGGATCTTGACATCAATTACAAAGGCGAGTTTTACGTTACGCTTGTCTACAATCTCCTTATCAAGGATGGATTAAACGTTCATGCATATCCAACTGACTTTGTAACTGTTTTTGGAACACCAGAAGAAGTGCAAACATTTGAAGCTTGGCAAATGATTATGAGATCTCCTCAAAAGATTCGGAATCATCATGATCTTGTCAGGAGTTTTGATTACTGGACGGCTTATAATGCTAGAAGCGCATCAAAAAAACAATGAGGTTCCAACGGCGTTTGTTGACATAGACGAAACAATATGCTTTTTTGACGGCGAAAGAGTGTATGAAAACGCCGTTCCAAGTTATGCTAATATTGCAAAAATCAACAAGCTATATGATGATGGTTGGATAGTCGTTTATTGGACGGCCAGAGGAAGTTCTCAGCCGAACAATAAAGAAAGGCTTACTTATTTGAGGGAGCTTACTATTTCTCAGCTACAGAGATGGGGCGCTAAGTTTCATAAACTTGAAATGGGCGACAAGAAGCCGTTATATGATCTGATAATTGACGATAAAGCTAAGCGTATTGAAGAAATCTAGAAAGGACATTTATGGTAATCATTTCTCACAGAGGCAATATCAGGGGGCTAAACCCTTCTGAAGAAAACAAGACCGAATACATACAAAAAGCTATTGATGCCGGGTATGATGTGGAAATTGATGTTTGGTTTACGGACCAACTTTATCTAGGTCATGATGGGCCTCAGTATCCTGTTGATAAGCAATGGTTGTTGGATCGCAAAGATAGACTTTGGATTCACACAAAGAACTTTGCTGCTATGGACAATCTTATTGATAGTGATTTGAGGCTTTTCTATCATGAAAAAGAGAACCACGTTGCAATAGCTAATACCAAGTTGGTCTGGTCTCATAATTTACAAGAAGCAACAATAAGATCTGTTATTCCATTGTTATCCTTAGACGATATCATAAATTGGAAGCAAAAACCAGTTTATGCAGTATGTTCAGATTTTGTTGCTCATTTTGGCGTAGCAGGGGTGTAAAATGTTTGATCTTTTAATCAAAATACCAACCAGAGGAAGACCTGATAAGTTCCGTAATCAGTTTGACAGATATTACACTATGCTTTCAGGCGAATTGAAAGTCAAGTTTGTTGTGTCTATGGATGCTGATGATAGTACAATGAACAATGATGACATGAAGTGGTGGCTTGGTCCTGCAAATGGGCATCATAACGTCTTTTTCTATTATGGCAACTCCAAAAGTAAGGTTGAAGCCATAAATGCGGATATGCACCATCATAGCGATTGGAAGATTCTTCTTTTGGCTAGCGACGATATGACTCCGGTTCAGAATGGCTATGACAAGATTATCTTCAACGATATGATGAGATTTTATCCGGATCTTAACGGCGCTTTGCATTACAATGATGGAAGGGTTGGGCAGAGACTGATAACCCTTTCTATAATGGGAAAGCCTATGTATGACCATTTTGGATACATTTACCATCCGAGCTACGTTAGCTTATATTGCGATAATGAGTTCCATGACTCTGTTTATGCCTTGAACAAGGCTGTTTACATAGATAACGTCATTATACGGCATGATTGGGTCAACTATACAGGAAAAGACCCTCTTCATATTCGTAACGAGTCCTTCTATACGACGGATGGTAGAACCTATGAGCGCAGAAAGCGCTCTGGATTCAATCCCAGACTTCCTTAGTATTTGGTGAAACGCGCTTCTTAGACTTACATATCTCCGAAACTTGTAATAACCTCGTTCAGGAGAGAAGCGTACATGAAAAAGACCACCAAAAAGACAGAAGCTAAAACGAAGAAGGTAACGCGCAGAAAGAAGAAGGTTAAGCCGCAGAAGTTAATTGGCATGGAAATGGAACAAATCTATGCTATCATAAACGTTACTCAGGTAAAGAGGATCGAACAAGAAATTATCATCGAACCCATAAGCGCTCCAATGATAGAAAACATCTTGAAAGACTGTCAAATCAAGTTTACAGTAGATATCAAACCTGACGGTCATCATTACACTATGCAGCCTCCGCCGGAACGCAAAATTCCAGACGAGGCTTTTATCTTTCCAGAAGAACTAGAAGACGAACTCAGGGACGATGATTTCTGCCTTTAAGGAGCAACCAATGAAAAAGGCCCTAATAACCGGAATAACCGGGCAAGATGGTTCATATCTTGCAGAACTGCTGTTATCCAAAGGCTACGAAGTACACGGAACAGTAAGACGGTCAAGTTCTATAAATACAGACCGCATAAACCACATCTTTGATAAGACAAATCTTCATTTCGCAGATCTGCTTGATCAGACTAGCATTTCGTCTGTTTTGTATCAAGTCAAGCCAGATGAGATTTATCACTTAGCGGCCATGAGTCATGTTAAGGTAAGTTTTGAGATCCCTCTTTATACGGTAGAGTCAACAGCATTGGGTACGCTCAATGTTTTAGAGTCAGTTCGTTCTCAGGGACTTCACTCGAAGATTTACAACGCTTCATCAAGTGAGATGTTTGGAGCAGCAGAGCCTCCGCAACTTGAAACAACAGCTTTCCTTCCACAAAGCCCATACGCTTGCGGCAAGGTATGCGCTCACTATCTTACTCGAAATTACAGAGAGTCATATGGTATGTTTGCTTGTAGCGGTATCCTCTTTAATCATGAAAGCCCTAGAAGAGGCGAAACGTTTGTTACAAGAAAGATAACCAAGGCTGTTGCTCGCATCAAAAAGGGTCTTCAGAAAGAACTAAGGCTCGGAAATCTTGATGCCAAAAGAGATTGGGGCTACGCAAAAGAGTATGTTGAAGCCATGTGGATGATGCTTCAAAAAAATCAACCAGAAGATTACGTCATTTCAACAGGAAAAAGCCACAGTGTAAGAGAATTCCTTGAAGAAGCTTTTTCGTATGTTGGGCTGAACTGGGAAGAATACGTTGTGATTGACCCAAAGTATTACAGACCTTCCGAAGTGAATTTTCTTTTGGGTGATTCATCAAAGGCGTATGCCGATTTGAAGTGGCAACCAAAGACAACGATGAAAGAGTTATGCAAGCTTATGGTGGATTCAGATCTTGCTGCTCTTGGATGAACCGATATTCCCATGAAAGGAAATACAATCATGCTGATTACGACCGTTACACAGTTTTTCACCCCAGAAGGCCACAAAGTAGAAGAGTTGAGGCTTGTTGATGCGGAAACTCTTGCCGCTCCGAGTGCTGAACAATTGGCAGAAATGCAAGAGACAGGTCCAACACTCTTGTTTGTTGGAGTATTTCAGATTCCTGTGGGCATTCATGCTCCTGGACCTGATGGCAAGCCCATGTTGATCGACGTTAGACAGCAAGATATCCGCTTTGATATTGAAGCAAAAACTCGAACGGAAGCTTGTGCGAAGTTTGCGGAAAAGGCAAATGAAGTTCTTGTTGAACTCAAGAAGAAGCAAGAAGAGAGAGCAAAAGCCGCAAGTCAGCCTGGCATTATCGTTCCTAACGCAGCGCAGTCTGAAGCCATCAACAAGCTCAAGCTTGTTTCTGAGTGAAAGGCTTTGATCAATGATATTCATTGACTCTTCAAACAACGAGTACGAACCAACTCGGTGGCTAACTTTCAATGACGTTTTGCTTAAGCCTCAAAGGTCTAGGTTCAAATCTCGAAATGACGAAGAGATTTCATTGAACACTAGTCTTGGCGAGGGTCTTAGCCTTGATATCCCGATTATCAGTTCCAATATGGATACTGTTACCGGCAAGGATATGGCATCTGCTATGTTTAGGCTAGGGGGCCTTGGGATACTTCACAGGTTTTACAAGTCGCCTACGGAACTCGCTGGTGAGATAGACGAGGTTTACAAGCTTTGCTCTAGAGTTGCCTTTAGTGTCGGATGCGGGGATAAGTGGGTCGAGTTTGTAAGAAATCTCGCCCGAGACTATCAGCCAACAGAAGCATCACAAATGATTGTCTGCTTGGATGTTGCTCACGGTCATATGGAACAAAGCATAGAAACCGTTGAAGCTCTTAGTCAAATTGAAAATGTCTTCGTTATAGCTGGCAATGTTGCCACTGGCGATGGGGCAGCCGATCTTGCGGATGCAGGAGCGAAGTGCATAAAGGTTGGAGTTGGGCCTGG